TGTATTCCTTTAGAGGTTTTGGGTTCTCGACAAACTACGCAGGAGCAAGGATAAGATGTTTTATTAGTCATACAAGTATTTATACATCAAAACGAATTTCTCCTACCAAATTGAAATACCATACAAAAACACATTCTTCAAAGAATACAGGGTTCAATTCCCGGCCGTTGATCACGGAACTGCCAAGGTGGTGAGTGTATTCCTATATGGTTCAATGTTGTCTATAGTGTAGTGGTAGCACCCAATCCTGTGAAGATTGTAGTATGAGATCGATACTCATTAGACAACCCAAAGTTTTGCCTCGTTCATATAGTGGTTATTATGTCCGCCTGTCTAGTGGAACATAGGGGTTCGATTCCCCTACGAGGCGCCAAATTAAAGGTTGACGTGAAAAATCGTTGACTATATAATAGTAACAGTTAGAAAGATCAATTGCGGTAGAAGTGTAGTGGCGCATGATAGTCTCATAAGCTATCGGGGTGGTTCGATTCCAACGTCCGCATCCATAATTAGGAGAAGTAAATGGCAGTTAAGAAAGCAAATCCAATGCAGACACGCACTGGTAAGACACGGTTAGGTCCATTGAATTTAACACAGTTACAAACTATGTTAGAAAAGACTTCTAAGAAAAAGATCAAGGCGCAGATTCAAAAGCGCATTGCAGAATTAGAAGCACGTAAGTAAAGTTTTACGCCCAGTTAGCAGAGTGGTAATGCGCCTCACTTGTAATGAGGATATCGGGAGTTCGATTCTCTCACTGGGCACCAGTATTAAGCCCCTTTGGTGGAATTGGTAGACACCGCGGTCTTAGAAGCCGCCGACGAAAGTCATGAGAGTTCGAGTCTCTTGGGGGGCACCAAAAGTTTTATGCGGGATTAGTTTAATGGTAGAACTGCAGATTTCCAATCTCCTGGTGAGGGTTCGATTCCCTTATCCCGCTCCAGAACACAAGGTTTACACTTTTACCTTATAGAAAGTGGGTCATTGCTAATACCAGAACGGCAGGGTGCGCACGATGGTCTAGACCATACCACAAGTCCCACTATCCGGGAGCCTTGAAAGTATCGTGGGAGTTTTATTGTTTCTTACCATATGGAAACAGTTGGACAGGGTAACTACTCAGTTTTGGGCTCGGTTGTGCGAGTAGCAAAACACTGATTCGGGCTGTTAGTATACTGGGTATTATTCCTGCCTTGCACGTAGGAGAAGACGGATCGTAACCGTCACGGTCCACCATATTATAGAGGATTAGCTCAGTTGGTACGAGCAACTGCCTTACAAGCAGAAGGTCACTGGTTCGACCCCAGTATCCTCTACCAGTTCTATTCCGCAGAATCCGAGCTAGGCGCACGGACTTGACTGTTAATCAATGATTAGCTGGGTTCGAATCCCAGATGCGGAGCCATATTTGCAGAGCGTGGGCTAGTCTAGCGTCGACGTACACTCCGAGTTAGTTGCAACTAACAACAGATTGTGAAAACTAGACAACGAGGTTCGATTCCTTACTGCATCTTAAATTTATCGTCGATAGCCGGAGCAAATCCTTTGAGCGGCTTGAGCATAAGCAAGGCACCGAGACGCAGGTGTATATTTCCGGTGAAAGTCCGGACGGTAATAGATTTTATCTCCCTCCGTAAAGGATGGAACAGTGAGCTCTCAGTTCCCTGCAAGGTAGTAGTAGACAAGAAGCAAACAGGCGTACTAGTCATACGCAATGTGCTGATTAGGTCGCTATGCAACCTCTGACAATAGGTCATGACTGGCCAACGATAGGAGACACTTGTAAAGCTCTCACAGTTTAACCGGTGGTGAAAATCCACAGGGGAGGCCAGTTTTGGGATAGACGGCAAGATCTTAAACGAGTCCTAAGTAGCGTCAGTAGTACGAAACACATTTTGCGCGAAATATAGATGAGCTCTCTTGTTCGAGACAATCCAGCAAGGCCTTTGGAGAAAAGGATAGCTGGGCGCCCAAAAACCCTTTTATGCTTCGGTAGCTCAGTGGTAGAGCAATCGGTTGATAACCGATAGGCCGGTGGATCGTTCCCACCTCGAAGCACCATTTATATGTTGACAGACGGATAAACATCTGTTATACTATGTTTTAAGATTTGGAAGAAAGCCGGTACATTATGTATTCGAGGTTAGGAGAGACCGGCAAACCGTCCGATTAGAGTAGGTAATACTGCGGTTCGACTCCGCCGATTGAATTACTGTATGATTCTGCACATACCTAACAGGCCTGTATTGGCCGCAGATCGTTTATGGAAGGTTATGCAATCTGGGATATTGCCGCGCACTTGAAATGCGCTGGAGCCTACGGGCCAGGAGTTCGATTCTGCCATCCTTCCGCCAGTTTGAAAATACGGAGAGTGGGCCGGACGGTAAGGCACCACCCTGCTAAGGTGTACACTTGTGATGAACAGGTGACAGGGTTCGACTCCCTGACTCTCCGCCAAATACCCGGTGTTAGTTAAATGGATATAACAGGGGATTTCGTATAAATAAACAATGCGGTTGTAGCTCAGTGGATTAGAGCAACGAGCTTCTACCTCGTTGGCCGGGGGTTCGAGTCCCTCCAGCCGCACCATTTAATAGAATACTTATGTATCAAAAATTAACTAACTGTAAATATTGCAATGTTTCATTACTTGAAATGACTACTTCTCGGCGAGCAAATCACTCTCGATGGTGCAAACTAAATCCTAAGCATACTGAATATATAAATGCATTAGAAATTTCTAGAGAGAATATAGTTAATCGACGTAATCAATTTATGAAGGCTAAAGAGGATGGAAGGCCGATTCCGCCAGGAACACAGACCGGAAAACCAGGTACAATGTTAGGTAAGAAGCATTCTTCTAAAACTAAACAGCGTCAAAAAGAAAAGGCACTAGCAAGTCCTCATAGAAGATTAGTTAGATCTATTCGGAAATATACAAAAAAGGACGGAACTATAGTTAGTTTAGATTCGTTCTGGGAAGAAGCATTAGCTATTCGGCTTGATACTATAGGTGTTAACTGGATAAGACCGTCGCCTATTAAATGGATAGACAATGATAACGTAACTCATAATTACTTTCCAGATTTCTATCTACCAGAGTTTGATTTATATTTAGATCCAAAAAACCCGTATGCTGTCAAAGCTCAACAAGTTAAGATACAGTGTTTAAAACAGCAAATACAAAACCTTATAATTATAACAAGTTTAGAGGATTGCAACAATTATATTCCTCAACCAGTATTGCCCTATAGTTCAATGGAAGAACGGCTCCCTTATAAGGAGTGAGTGCTAGATAAGCCGCTAATGTAGGTTCGAGTCCTACTAGGGGTACCAATGCTGATGTAGCGTAGAGGTAGCGCAACGCCTTGGTAAGGCGTAGGTCGTGGGTTCAACTCCCATCATCAGCACCAGCAATACAGTAAGATCAATTGGCTCATGGTGTAGTGGTAGCACAACTCAAAAAAATCCTTTATGTTGCTAAATACAGTAAGGAGATAATATGTTAGTTACTATTATAGAATACATGAACCAGACGAGAGAAGAAAGACGCTCTCGATTAAAGTTAGATGAACCATGCGATGAGCGCGGATTAGTGTACAGTTATCATTTAACTGGGCTATTAGCGTACTTAACAAACACAAGTATACCTAAAAAAGGTGATAACGCTATTGTGTGTCATGGATGTAACAACGCAAAATGTTCAAACCCAAATCATTTATATTGGGGATCTTATAAGGATAATCATACGGATCAGGTTGAAAATGGAACATGGGATAGTCCGTATGCTAGGGCTAAGAAAAAATACAGTACTGTTGAGATGAATGAGATATACTCAAACAATGCCAAAGGTAATAAAGGTAATAAACAACCTAGATCCGAAGAGCATAAAAGAAAAATATCTGAGTCAATGAAAAAAGTTCAGCAAGAACTAAATCCTAATTTAGGAAAAGTAAGAAACAAAGTAGAATGCCCTCATTGTGGAAAGCAAGGTGCTATGAATACAATGAGCCGATGGCATTTTGATAATTGTCTTAATAGGCGTGTGGTGAAGATGGCTTAACACACTGGATTTTGATTCCAGCATTCCTAGGTTCGAATCCTAGCACGCCTGCCAGAACAGTCCGGGAACAGCTCTCCTTTCGTAAGAAAGTGTAACTGACTATAGCTGGGATTTACCAGTGAACTTACAGGACGCTGTAAGGTACGGGCATACAGGAGGATAACTCCAATCTATTCCGGTGTAGTATAATGGCAGTGCGACGGTCTCCAAAACCGTTAGTGGGGGTTCGATTCCCTCCACCGGAGCCAAACAATGTGTTGACTTTTAGTTAAGTTGATAGTATAATGTGCTTTTATTTGAAATGGAGCATGAAATGTCAAAAGTTATTAAATCAGAGTATGTTGAAGCAGCCATGGAACAATTAGATAGTGCGGCTAAATTACTCAAAACAGCCTACACCAATCCAAACAAAAATCTTGTGTTAATATTAGACATGATTGATGATATTTGGGGGCAATTAGAATTGCTAGCTGATACACAGTACGACAAAGAAAATCCAGGTAAAGAAATGACGCAGGCTCAATATGACACTGAGCACAGTGAGCGGGTGGCTAGGATTAAAGCCCTACAAGAAGTTACCATTACCAAAGTAGACAAGGCCACATTCAAAGCCATTAGTGATGATTTATACACAGCAATTGGCAATGTCAGTGGCAAATACAATCTGTCTATTGCCTTTCCGTTATCCAGTTTCTCATTCCGTGCCTATGATTCGGAGAATCCCGAGCAGTATTGGCCACTAGGTAGAGAGTTTGATACAGAAATAAATCCATTATAGGTTGACAGGTACCATATGCTCCTGTATTATTAATGAATAGTCAAAAGGACAAAAGAATATGAACGTTACATTACGTAAAGCAAGTGCGTTACAGAACGCAATCAACGACACAATCAAAGGCATTCAGCTTAAAGTAGCTGTAAACCTAAGTGAGTTCCAAGATGCAGAAACAGTAATTTCTAAATCTCGCCAAGCATTGTTAAACAATGTTGATCGCAAGGTAGCACTAACCAAGGCATTGTATGCAATTCGCGCCTCAGTAGGTGCAGCAAACAACGCCTCAGTAGATGCACTGTTGGCACAGGTAGCACAGGTTGAAAAAACAATCCAAATCTACACAAACTTAGCTGAAACAGAAGTGCGTGAAGATGCCACAGTTATTGCAGGTAAGTTGGATAAGATTAAGAACCGCACAGCAGATGCTCGTCCAAGTTACTACGGACACAGTGACGAAGTAAACACCAGTGTATTAACACAAGATGATATTGAATCTTTCCGAGGTTTCATTGCACTGGCAAAGAAAAACAAACAGACTTTGCAGGATCAAATCCTTGAAGCAAACGTTCGCACTGAAATCACTTTAGATGCAGACACAGTAGCAACACTAACAGCAGAAAAATTGCTGTAATAGTTTTTGGTGGTTTGGCTCTAGGGCTAAAATCACCCAGATGTGAGAAAGAGACGAGGATTGGCAAGGACATCATACATCGTATGATTCCATACTTAATGAGCAATCGCCTTGAAAAGCGATCGTGTTTGCGTGTTCCGGTTATTATATAAATTTGTTTATTGCCACCGTTGAAATATGCAAGCCCCTGTGTTTTGAACATTGTCTTTTGTCAGCGGATATTATAATAATATCTTTTGTCATTTGCTGTGCCATTTACTTACTTTCTCAATCTGTTTCTTCGCACACGTGGCTGAGTGGCCCAAAGCAGCGGCCTGCAAAGCCGTAAAACCGCCGGTTCAAATCCGGCCGTGTGCTCCATAGTAATGTAGCATAGTGGCTAATGCGGCACCTTCATACGGTGTATATCGTGAGTTCGAGTCTCACCATTACTACCAGCTTTACATTAACAACCTTAACGCAACTCGGTACACGGATACCTGATCAGTGGGAGTGTTTGACATAGTCGGACCGCTGCAACACTGTGGGTGGCAAAGCCGTGCTCGTTGTTAATTTGCCCTGTTAGTTCAACGGATTAGAATTAGAGTCTTCGAAACTCAGGATGGGGGTTCGATTCCCTCACGGGGCACCAAACAAGTAATCGCATAATGTAGCGGAATACACTACGTTATGTAAATCAATGCGGCTGTAGCTCAGTTGGTAGAGCGTCTGCTTGCCAAGCAGAAGGTCACGAGTTCGAGACTCGTTAGCCGCTCCATTTATTTTGATTGACAGTTGGTAATACCTATGCTATAATATGCTTGTACAGTTAGGAAATGATATGAAACACTACGTATATGAACCAGGTATAAAGAAAATTGAAAAAGTATTACCGTATTCTGTGGCTGTTCCGCAGGGTTATAAAACTCACGCACAGGCCCTATGCCAACGAATATTAGGCAAAAGATATTGTCGTTGGGATCCAAGATGGCGCAGAGTTAATAATTGGACAGTGAAAACCACTACCAGGTGGACAGTATATGAAGATGCAGTTTGGCACTACAAAGATGGTATACTTTACTTCAAAGATGAAGCTAATACTAAAATGCTTACAATGGTATTATTAAGTAAAACCAAAAGGAGATAGTACTATGAAACCATGGATTGAAAACATCAGCTTAGAAGATGTAAAGAAAGGCTATCACCACGATGCTGGCGATAATTCTATGCTAATTCAAATCGTAGATCCTGGTGTAGAGTTTCCAACTCCTAAGTACAAGTTTAAGCGAGTATCACAGTACTTCTTCCTTGATGTAGAGGATAGAGATATTCCCGGTGCTATATTTGATGCGGCAATCACTGACGCAGACGCTATCGGTATTGCCGAAGATTTGAAATACGCATTGGCCAATAACATGAACGTAATTGTTCACTGTCATATGGGTGTGTGCCGTAGTGGTGCTGTAGCAGAAGTAGGTGTTATGTTAGGTTTCCAAGATACTGAAAAGTATCGTATTCCTAACACAATGGTCAAGCGTAAACTTATGGAATACTTTGGTATGACATACACAGAGTCCGAGCTCCCTAAAGGGGCTTGGGCACTTGACGAAAATGGAATTAGACATTATTATTAAGAATATGCTACCTTAGCTCATCTGGTAGAGCACCGGCCTGAAGAGTCGGGTGTGCTTGGTTCAAGTCCAAGAGGTAGCACCAAACAAAGGAAATAGATATGGCAGGCATTTACGGAGTTTATGAAAAATACGAAGGTCCAGAAGACTGTGATGTAGCCTATTCTAAAGTACAATCTGGCGAATGGGATCTAGCACGCTTTAAGGAATATGTGAGCTGTGTTGAGAAGATCACATGGCAAGATGCCACCGCAGATGAGAGTTTCTAATCTTGACAGAAGATGAACAACTAATGTGGGATGTGCTCAAGGCATCACCTGATGCTGATTGGGTAGAGTTCCGTAAACAGCATAATCGACTTTGGCTAACTAAAGATCGCAGAATTGTCCTGATAAAGAACATGCAAAGCGACTACATTCTTAGTTGTGTTAATATGTTGGAAGCATTAAGTCAAACCAACACTGCGGCCTATAAGGGATTGATTAAAGAATTGCGCCAAAGAGGAAGTCAGATACCTGACAACTCAATATAGAAAAGAGGATAACGATATGAACAGTACATTTAGCAGTTTGATTGGACACCGCATCAACGCAGTGTTTCTCGCCAACGCAAATGAGACCATTGTTTTCCGCACGACTGAGGGAAAGTATCTACGATTTGATACCTGCAATGATTGTTGCAACACTGTTTGGTTTAATCACATTAACGGTAGTGGCTGTGTTGGGCAGGGTGACACCTTTGATCTTATCCGTGGTGCATTAGTTATAGGCTGCGAGGATAAAGATTGGACTGAGAATAGAGCCTGGACCCCAGAAGATGGCGGCGATTACGGTGATACTATTCAAGACGGATTCTACACCATCAAGACTGACCGCGGTTATATTGATCTAGAAGTGCGTAACGATCACAACGGCTACTACGGTGGCACTGTTATGGAAAATGAAGATCTTGATTGGGAGATTACCGATCTAGAAAATCTTGTAGAGATTAAGGAAGATTTCTAAAATGAAAATTATCAAGTTAGACCGCAGACACAGAATGCGGCGAGATTTTGATATGCGATATGCTCTAGTTTGGGAAAGTTATGGATATGTTTGCAGACCATATGAAAAATGGTTAGAAAAGCAATTTGGAGTAAGTTGGTATACACATAATCCTCATTGGAAGTCAGGATACGGTAGCAATTCTAGCCGTGGCGATCGTCCAACTTTCTATGTCGCAGTCAAAGAAAAAAGTACATTAACAATGATGTTTTTGGCATTAGGAGATACAAATGAATAAATTTGATTGGGGCGGTATATTCAGCAAAGTGCCAGACCATACTCAAGAGGCACTCGAACGCTATTTCCTGTACGGATTAGAGCCAGGCAGTTTCTTACAAGCGGTATTAAGCAATGACCTGTACAGTGCTGTGGCCCGTGCAGATACTTGGAACAAAACTGCTATAGCAGAAATTGTAACTTGGATTGCTCACAACGCACCGGAAGGCAGTTGGGGACATCCTGACTATTACCGTGAATGGGTTAACAAAGGTCCTGCATTTGTTCGATTTGAAAAGAGTCGTGTTTGGAATATTTTGTCTAATGAACACACAGAAATGAAGGAACCTGAGTGGTGAAACAGAAACCAAAATGGGTTGAAACTCGAGAAGCTCTTAAAACAATGGGTCAAGAACCTTTAGAGTTTATTGGCAAAATGGGCGCCGATGGGGTCATTAATGGCTTACTACCTAACGGTGAAGAGTACGGTTGGTATAAACGTAGAGGCACTAAAGATACTAAATTTAAAGGAAGGAAAGTTTAATGGCTAAAATATTTATGATTAGCGATACGCACTTTGGACACAAAGGCGTTTGTGAATTTAAGCGTGATGACGGTGTTACTGATTTACGCCCGTACGATACCGCAGACGAGATGGATGCAGATATGATTGAAAAGTGGAATGCCAAGGTTGGCCCAAACGATAAAGTTTATCACTTAGGTGATGTTGTAATTAATCGCAAGGCATTGTCTACATTGGGCAAGTTGAATGGTGAAAAGGTTCTAATCAAAGGCAACCACGATATCTTTAGGTTGGAGGAATATACTCCGTACTTTAAGGATGTTCGCAGTTATCACGTCCTTAATGGATTGATCCTAAGCCATATTCCGATTCATGAAGCTAGTTTGGGCCGTTTCGGCACTAACATTCACGGACACTTGCACGCCAGTAGAGTTATGAAGGATGGTGCTATTGATCCTCGGTACTTTAACATGTGTGTTGAGAATCATAATTATGCTCCAGTTGAATTTGAAGAAGTTATGGAGTTAATTAGAGCAGAGGGCGGCACAGTTGGGTTTCGAGAACACAAATGGCCAAACGAACTAGTAGGGTAAGCCTTTAAATAGGGCTTGCCCTATTTTTTTGACTTATTAATCGCAGTCTGAATATGCTTGTACTAAGCGTGCAACACATTCTGTGTCACCTGGCTTACATACAATATTTGGTATACTTGGAGTTGTTTCTTCTTGCAGGGGTTGGATTGGTAATGTATCTGTAGTATTTGACATTTTGTGTCACCTTTCTAAAATGAGATTGTGTCTCTAATGATTTATTTATTAAACTACTATTGTATATTAAAGTACCAATATTGTCAACACCTTGATAAATTTTGATAAATTAGTTGACATACTATAAAAAACACTATATACTAAACAAATGAGATACACTCCAGAACAAATTATTGAATTAGCAAAAGAAGTAGAACTTACAGACAACGATATCGAGTGGGATAATTTACCTCTTGAAAAAGATCGTATCTATCAAATCCTCGGTAGTCAAACTTTTGATATGTATAGCCGGTGGACTCAAATGGAAGATAGTGATAGCGGCGAAGCTATTATGTTAGCAACCATCACTAAACTACTAGTAGAAAATTTCGTATTAAATCTTAAATTAAATCAAGGAAAATAAAATGGCTAAAACAAACTCCAGTTTCAAGATTGGCAAGATGGTTAAACTATCAATGGGTGCAACGCTTAATAAAGAGCAACGTTTAATCTACAAGAACTGTATGATTGATGCTAAACAGTCATATATTGCTAATCGTAATCGTAAACATAAAGATCCTATTGCACGTGATAGCAGCAATGATCAAAACAAAGATGCTCCAAAGGCCTAATTAATGGATTATAAAGTAGCGGACATTGGCCTAGCCGCTTGGGGCCACAAAGAAATTGCAATCGCAGAAACGGAAATGCCGGGATTAATGGCAATTCGTAACGAATTAAAACCAAATCAACCACTTAAAGGTGCTCGCATTGTGGGGTCATTACACATGACTATTCAAACTGCTGTGCTGGTACAGACTTTAGTTGCTCTAGGCGCAGAAGTGCGTTGGAGTAGCTGTAATATTTTTTCAACACAAGACCACGCCGCAGCAGCCTTGGCAGAACAAGGTATTCCTGTATATGCTTGGAAAGGTGAAACTGAAGCTGACTACTGGTGGTGCATTGAACAGACTATTAAAAATCCAAACGATCCAACCTGGAAACCCAATATGTTGTTAGATGATGGACATGATCTAACTTGGTATATCCACACTAACTATCCAGAACTATTAGATGGTATCTATGGTGTTACTGAAGAAACAACTACAGGTATTCACAAGATTAACGAAGCTATTGCTAATGGTAGTTTCCGTCTACGTGCTATTAATGTTAACGATAGTGTAACTAAAAGTAAGTTTGATAACTTATATGGTTGCCGTGAAAGTCTAGTAGATTCGATCAAACGTGCTACCGATGTTATGATTGCTGGTAAGACCGCAGTAGTAGCAGGCTACGGTGATGTGGGTAAAGGTTCGGCCGCTAGTCTTAAGGCACTTGGTGCGCAGGTTTGGGTAACTGAAATTGACCCAATCTGTGCCCTACAAGCCGCAATGGAAGGCTACAAGGTAGTTACCATGGACTATGCCGCAGACAAAGCAGACATCTTTGTAACAGCCACAGGCAATGTAGACATCATCACACATGCGCACATGTTAAAGATGAAACACAATGCTATTGTATGTAACATTGGGCACTTCGACAGCGAAATTCAAATTGCTAGTTTGGCTGGCTACGAGTGGGACGAGATTAAACCGCAAGTAGATCACGTGACTATGCCTAGTGGTAATAAGATAATTATCTTAGCCAAAGGTCGATTGGTAAATTTAGGTTGTGGTACAGGACATCCTAGCTTTGTTATGTCAAACAGCTTTACTAATCAAGTAATTGCACAGGTTGAAATGTTCCAAAACTATGCTAACTATGAGATTGGTAAGATGTATTTGTTACCTAAACACCTAGATGAAAAGGTAGCTAGTCTACACCTAGCACAGATTGGCGCAGAGCTAACCGACCTAACACCTGCGCAAGCAGACTACATTGGCGTAAAGGTACAAGGTCCATACAAACCAGAAACATATAGGTACTAAAATGAAAAGACTAGAAGGGTTTGTTGAAAAAGGTTGGGGATCAGAGTTAATATGGGCTACTAACCATAAGTATTGTGGTAAACTGTTAAAGTTTAATAAAGATGCCAAATTCAGTATGCACTTTCATGCTGAAAAAGATGAATCTTGGTATGTATTAGATGGTCAATTTATTATTAAATGGATTGATACCAGCGATGCTTCATTACATGAGCAATATCTTAATCCAGGGGATACATACCGTAACTTTCCGTTATTTCCTCATCAATTGATCTGCATCGAAGAAGGTACAATTATTGAGGTTTCTACTCCGGACAGTGTAGAGGATAACTATCGAGTAATGCCCGGAGATAGTCAGTAATGCGGTCGTAAGCAAAAGGCAAAGCTCTAGGACCTAGGTCCTAGGATAGGGAGAACCTAGTTCCCCTTGTTGGTTCGACTCCAGCCGACCGTACCATAAATACACTACAATGAACAAATTCAATTGTAGTCCAAAATTGGGTAGAGAATTCTCAATTCCATCGAGAAACGATTTATTGCCCATCATACACGAAATATCTCCCGAGATAGTTAACACCGTTATTGGCACTTATGAGCTAATATTGAAACTAGGTACCCATCTTGGCAAGAGATTTCGTGTTCATATACTACATGTTGAAAACCCTCACGTGCTACCAAACGAGCTAGATGCTAATGGAGTATATGATTCCGAAGATGATGAGCGAGGAAAGATATCAATTAGCCTATATCTTATCAATAATCCAGCAGACCGCACGTTGTTATGGGATCAAGAAACATTTGATCGTGTGGCAAAACGCATAGCTGATTGTTTAATACACGAACTAACCCATCTACATCAATCAAGAGCTCGACATTTCTTAAATGTTTCAACACATCATACTGGAAGAGAAACAGAAGAAGAAGAAGCACAAACATATCTTAGTGAGTTTGACGAGATAGATGCATACGCACGCAACATTGCAGGCGAGCTATCAGACCTAGATGACACTGTTGACCTACACAAATGTCTCGAACATCCGAGTGGTATAAGCCTTAATGTAAGTCCTAATCTCTGGGGTTACATAACTGCCTTCAAAAAAGACCTAAATCATCCTGTAATTAAACGATTATTGAAAAAAATCTATAAAAATTATCAACTTTTGACAAAAAAAGACTTGCGTTCTTAATCCTTTGGTAGTATACTAGTCTTATAAACATAATAACCAATACTAGTCGGCAGGCGTCTACAGTATAGATAATTACGTATAACAATAAAGGATCATTATGAAAAACAAAGGTAAATTAAGCATTCCAACCCGCCCAGCGGCAAAGCCTGCTCCACAAGCATCACGTCCTGCAGCACCTACAGCAAATGCTGCACCTACAGCACTACCAACTAATGCACAGGGACGACCACCGTCAATTATGATTGCTGTTCCGGCAATGGAAATGGTTAATGCAGAATTTGCACAACACTTGGCCATGGCAGCAGCTAATTTAGTAGCTAACGGTATTAGAATTAACTGCGCATTTAATATCGGTTCAGTTATTACAATTGCCCGCAGAAACTTAACAGATATCTTCTTAAAGAGTGATTTTGATTACATTTGGTGGGTAGACAGTGATATGAAGTTTCCTATTGATGCACCTATACGTTTACTTAAACGCAACAAAGACATTGTTGGTGTAAATTATCGTCGACGTCGTTTCCCTAATCCAAACTTTACAGGCATGCAAGGTACTCCAGGTGCTTATTCAGAGTTCCAAACTACTGACAATAGTCCAGCAATGGAATTAATCGATGTATTACCACATGGTTGTGTATTAGTTAAACGTTCTGTATATGAAACAATTCCACAACCGCATTATCTGCAAGAATTCATTCCAGAGTTAAATTTGGAAATTGGAGAAGATATCTACTTCTGTCAGCAGGCACAGAAATCAGGATATCAAGTATGGTGTGATCAAGAGCTGAGCCGTGAAACTGCTCATATTGGGATCTTCCACTTTAATTACAACCTAAGTGTTCCACAACAATAAGCAAAGGAAAATCAATGTTTGAAAGTATCGAAATTCGTAAGGTAAAAAATGGTGTCGTAGTTACACTTCGTAGCGACGATGAAGATGCTGAATACGTTTACGATACTGATCGTAAGGCGTTGAAGTTCATTAAAGAAATGCTTGAAACTAGAGCAAGAGATATACAGGCTAACTAAATGTTACTGTTAACTCTTGTTCTGTTTCAGTTAAAACATTGGTATATTGACTTTGTGAATCAAACTCAAACAGAAGTTGATCACAAAGGAATTTACCTAGATTGGCTTGGCATTACACATAGTTTAAAACATGGACTTGCTACTGCATTAATTGTAGCATTTACATCGGGTTATATTAATTTTGCCATAGCCGTGGGGTTTATAGATTTCTTTATTCACTATCATACTGACTTTGTCAAGATGAAATTTGGATGTAGAGATATTACTAACCCATTATTTTGGAATCAATTGGGATTTGACCAGTTCGTACATCAATTTACCTATATAGGTATTGCAGTAGCACTGGCACAACTATGAAAAAAGAATACGCAATTAAAGATACTGTATGGATACATAACGGTGAACGAGCACTTGTACAAGGTCGGGTAGTCGAAGTTATAGACTTATCCCACCTAGGTGAAGGACACTCTGCTGATCAGGAACTTTATATAATTGAGATTCCTACTGGAATTGATGACATTTACGAAGTTCGTCCATATGATCTAATCAGCCCAGATGCTAAAGGACCAATTGCGCTGTTTAGAGATACCGAAACTCGACGTGCTAATCGGTTATTTAGAAAAATGGGAATGGATGCTCCAATAGGTGAGGAAGTTACAGCATTGATTGCCGATACCCCAGCTACTGAATCTAAACCTCGACGTAAGTATTACAGAAAACCAAAGAAGTAAATGGCCATAGATGTTCGTATCCTTCCTAGAGGAAAGAAATGGGCAGTAATTATCGATGACTTTGTTGATGATGATCATTTATTATATCCCGATAATGTTGAAATTGGACTCTTACAAGAGATCATCGATTGGACTATTCAAACGCTAGAGACCTGGCCGAATGTTAATAGAGGGAGCTACGATATGTGGATCTTCCAAAAGCGCAGAGATGCAGAAAAATTTACAGTGTTATATAATTTAAAATGGGCCAAGTGAGATGTAAAGTAATCAACGGTGTAGTGCATGAAATACATCGAGTAGTTGTTCATCGTTTTGAAATTAATGAACAACATTCCAACCCTGATCTGTTTGCAAAAGGATATCTATACCATTGGCAACAATCTACTCCAGACGGACAGTTTATAACCGAACACGCTATAGATGAAATAGATTATGAAAAATACCTTGATCCATTGACCTATGACTATAAAGCTGTTATAATAGCAGAAATCGAAAAGAAAAAACTAAGTGAATATTATTTAAGATTTCCAAATAAAGGAACAGTATGAGAAACTATTGGAGTTGCAGTAAGTTTGCAGATTGGCTACGAGGCACTGACAAACTAGACAGCGGTACAAGCAAAGAGTGGAATACATGGCGGCGTGCGAGCAAACAAGCACATCCTTTCCGCTTCTGGCTAGTTGAAGAAGGATTAGATAAAGTACAGGACGTATTCCGCTGGCTTCCAGAACGCATTAATGATGTACGCTACTACTTAAACAATCGCTATGAAGCAAAGACACACGCACTATCAAGTCGGTTAGCCAAAGGCAAATGGCACGAGTATGAAGAACGCTTACTGCACTGTACCTTTGATAGCTTTGTAGATTTCATTGAAATTGAAACTGCTTGGAGTCACTGTATGTGGAGTGATAAGGATTGGGACGACTTTAATGTACCATGGTGGAGACGTCAATGGTATACCCGTTGGTTCCTCACTTGGCGCTGTCCCGAAGCAGCCGTTGCCCACTTAGAGTGGGAAATGACTCTTAAGTATGACGATGAGTGGATCAAGCAAGATGATCCAAACTATGGCAAACCTACACATCAAGCAGAAGCCGCAAAAGAAAAATGGGCATTATACTACTGGTGGAAATATGTTCGTCCGCATCGTGTAGATGCTATGGAATATTGTGGTTGGAGTGAATACTGCGAAGACCGTAGAAAGGCTGTTGGTGAAGATGATTGGATATTCGATGAAACCGAACAACCTAAAGATAAAGAACGCAGTCGCAAAATTCTAGATGCCATGGATCGTCTTGAAAAGCAATATGATTCAGAAGATGAAGAAATGCTAATTCGTCTTATCAAACTTAGAAAAAGTCTCTGGACTTAGTACTTGACCTTTCCCTCAGTTGGTGCTATAATAAGTATAGTGAGTTAACAATTGAGGGAAATACAATGGCTGAACAAAATAAACGTGTACCTGTAGCAAAAGATCAAAGTCCAAAGTGGGACAATGCTGATAAAATGACAGCATCTGAATTCTTAAAAACATTCCGTGACAGCATGGCTTGGTATCGTTTAGAAAGCACAGGCAAAGAACTCAAACCTAAAATTATCAATTGGATGGCTGCTAACGGCTACACCAAAGAACAAATCGCAGAATTCAAAGCAACTAAAGATTGGCGCAGTAATACTACCATTGGTGGTATTGCTAGTTGTCTATTAAAAGGTATGCCAGAGGTACATCCCGGCTTTAACGAAGGTCGTAATACTGCTACTTGGTTAAAATCTCGTATTGCAGATATTATGCGCGGTGGCAATGATGATGTTGACGAAGAATCAGTTGATCCAAAAACACCTAAGGTTATGGCACCTGTTGTGAATATTCAAATTCGTATTCGTGAACAAGCTGGTACTATCAGTGAAGATTTAGATCATGCTATTGATTCATTTAATAAGAATCCAGAAGCTTTTGATCCAAAAGCATTTAAGATTGTGAGTTTATTACGTGGCAAAGGTGCTAAGGCAGCACAGGCACGTTATATCAAAAGCTTCTTTGAACGTGGACATGCTGAACTATTAGAGTTAGCAGGTGGTAGCACTGATGAACAATTAGTAGAAGGCTACAGTCATTTAAGCAAAAAGAATCTTAAGAAACTACTAGACTTCTATGAAGGCATTAAGGCAGCCTGTGATCAGATTGCCGCAGAAGCTAAAGTTATGAAGGCACCGCGTGCTAAGAAAACTAAACCTGCAGAAGAGTTAGTTAAGAAACTTAAGTTTCATAAGAGCGATGACAAATTAAACATCACCAGTGTTCCACCAACTCAATTAATTGGTGCAAGTGCCGCAGTAGTTTATAATATCCGTACTCGCAAGATTGGTTATTATATTGCTGTAAATACTAGCGGTCTAGCAGTTAAAGGAACAAGTTTAACTAACTTTACAGACAAATCAACACAAAAGACTTTACGCAAACCACCAGAACAGATTAAAGAGTTCAAAACAATGAACACTCAAAAACGTTTTGAAACTTGGTATGCTAAGGATGTTAAGACAACTGAAACCGTACTCAATGGTCGCTTTAACGAAGATACGGTAATTTTGAAAGTATACAAATAATGCCAATAGGTTGGGATGAAGTACAACGTATAAAACGTGTAGAGGCCAAGGCTAACGAACTTGGGTTTATGTTTAGTACAGGCAGCTATTCTTATGGGAAAGATGTTATTAGTTATATTTGTCTAAAGCCCAAGGATACATGCTTACCACATTATAGTCGCGGTGCCGAACTATTTACAGGCACACTCGATGATATTAATACCTGGTTGCGTGGTATTGAATGGGCTCGTAACTATGACGAGATGCTTAAACTATCTAACAGTAAGAAGCGTGAAGCTAAAGAGCAAGTTGAAAAGAATAAGCAACTAATGAAAACTCTTAAAACTGGTAAGTTGGTACAAGGTATCAATCCGGGCAGATCGCTTGAAGAAGCATATGATGAAGATTACGATGATGAAGAGTATGATGATTCATTGCCTTTCTAATAGTCGCGACCTTGTGCAGGATCTAAAAGCATCCGAGCTAATTGTAGCTAAATGCCGTGAGGATCGATATGCTCAAAATCTATACGCAGCCTTGTGTAATATGCAGTGGCAGCGTACAACTCCATGGATCAAAACTGCAGGCGAACTTGCAGTGTTAGATGATTCTTCTTTGTGGTCATGTACTTGGCGCTCAGCAGGTGGTATTGTAGCAGAACTACAGGGTCGAGGTGATTACCTAAGTTGGTACTGTAGTGGCATGGGACGTGGATACTCGCCTGATGACGAAATAGAGGAAGGCTTTGTCAGTGAAAGCACTGTAACAGATGAAATACGTAGTGATCTAGCTAGTTTAGGATGGTACCCAGTGCCTTGGAAGGATTAAATGTTTAAACCAAAACTAATTAGACGTAAGGTCGCAAGAGAAAAGTTAATGATGAATAATCCTAACTTCTATCGTCCGGTGATTAGAGCGCAGTACGGCACTGAGATTTACTATCGTTGGAACTGGTGGGGATTGTTTGATCGTAAAATCAAAACAGTTTGGCAGCATCAAAAAGATTGGGGTATTCAATGAAGAAGTTCGTAGGTTATATAGCAAGTTGGACACTATATTGGTTAGGTGATTTAGTCAGTAAACCTATGCATTGGACTTATGGATATCGTTTATATCCAGTGTATAATCGCTTGATGATTTGGAGTACTGACGTACAAGATTGGGCCAATGTTAACGGCCCGTGGAGTGAAGAGGGGAAAAAATAATGGCAACATATCAAAGTTTTTCATTTAGTGTAGAAGAATACGCAGAAGAAATGACAGCACAGACTCACCGTACTATAGATTGGATGGTGAATAACGGCTATATTGACAAAGAAACTTGGGATATACTAACAGGTACATTAGTAGTTACTCCTATATCAAATAAGAAAGGGTGGGGTAAGAAAATCCTGCAGAGATTCTTTGGTAAGAAAGACCCAGATGGGCAAACATTTGTCTTTCCGATTGTGCAGTTAGAAGAATAGTATATGGGCCCAACAGATAACCCGGAACCAAAAGGTAAACCAAATTTATCAGTAGTAAAAAATATTAATCAACCTAAGGAAGAAAAATGAACCAAGCATCACTAGTACCAATGGTAGTTGAAAAAACAGGTCAAGGCGAGCGTGCTTTTGATATCTTTTCAAGACTGTTAAATGAACGTATTGTATTCTTAAATGGTCCTGTAGATGATCACTCAGCTAATCTTGTGGTAGCACAGTTACTACATCTTGAAAGTAGCGACAGCGACAAGGATATTCACTTGTATATTAACAGTCCAGGCGGTAGTGTTACTGCTGGATTAAGTATCTATGATGTTATGCAGTTTGTTAAACCAGATGTGGCAACTTACGTAATGGGACAGGCCTGTTCAATGGGCAGTTTCCTTGCACAAGCGGGCGCCAAAGGCAAGCGTTTTGTTCTGCCAGAAAGCCGTACAATGATTCACCGTGTTAGTTCAGGTACTCCCGGCACACGTGGTTCAGTACACGTACAAGAACTACAGTTTGAAGATGCTGTACGTAGCATGGAAGAAAGCCGTCGATTAAACGAACGCCTAACAGAATTGTATGTACGTCATAATACTGCGGGCAAACAATACGATGAGCTATTTGAAACAATGAAGTTTGATACATTCTTATCAGCAGAAGAAGCAGTAGCCTATGGTCTTGCTGATAAGGTGGTTGCTTCTCGTTAATATGAAAGCGGTATTAGGTATTACATTAGTTGGACTGTTATTAGTCAGCAGTCCAGCTGATGCTAAACACCGTAAGGTCTGCGCCTTGCCTCAGAATAAGATTCTTGCCACTAGTTATTTGGTACAGGATTTAGATTCGGGCGAAGTGCTGGTAGAAAAGAATAGCTCAGAAGTGCGCAGTATTGCCTCTATAACCAAACTAATGACTGCTATTGTGGTATTAGATGCCCAACAAGATCTTAATGAACCAATTGAAGTACGACCGCTAACGGGGGTACACTCTAGAATTGTACATCAAACCCTTACCCGAGGTGATTTACTATTGTTGGCTCTAATGAGTTCAGATAATCTTGCTGTTAAAACTCTGGCTGTAAATTATCCAGGTGGTGAAGAAGCAGCAATCGAAGCAATGAATCGCAAAGCCTACGACCTGGGCATGAATCACACACACTATACCGATCCTACTGGATTAGATGAAACTAACGTGAGCAATAGTAAGGATCTTTCGAGGTTATTAAACGTAGCAGAAACCTATCCTTATATATCTTATGCCAGTACCAATCCTAGTAAAGAGTTTGAAGTTCCGGGAAAAAGGCATCCTATTACGCTGTTTTTTCATACAACCAACCGACTGGTAACATCTATCCCCGATATTGTGGTAAGTAAAACAGGTTGGATCAACCGCAGCGGTGGATGCTTGATTATGAACATACACGACCAAGGTCGGCGCCTAGCTGTAGTCCTGCTAAATAGTAGAAACACTCATACTCGTCTGCGAGATGGTGAACTACTATACGGACTACAACATGGTAAAAATATTTGAATTTAGCGGCAATGACATCAACGGTGGAACAATTACTAATTTTGCCAGCACGGGCATAACTGATAATAGTACTAAGCAATCTTTAGTTGTCGAAGACGACAAGATCACAGTTAAAACAGCAACTATTGACACACTTAATCAAGGCATTACCATCAAAGGCGATGTTAAGATCTATGGTATATTAGATGCTGGATTTGTTCGTACTACAGAATTCATTACCAATCAACGCTACGAAAAACAATACCTAGAATTTTCTAATCCCAGCGGTGAATCAGCAGGTACTGGACTACTTTGGTTAGGTGCTCAAAATCGTCAATTCGTATTCATGCAGAATCCAGACCGCTTTTGGTCAACTGAAAATTTCGATCTATTAGGTGGTAAATCATACCTTATTGATAGTACTCCTGTATTGTCAGCAGATACGTTAGGACCAGGAGTAGTTAAGAGCAGTATTCAATCAGTCGGCACACTTAACAGTCTTGCTGTTGCAGGTGAAGTTACCATTGATGATCATATTTTCTACAATCCAGTATCACAAAGATTAAGCATTGGACAAGAAAGTGGCAATGGTCTATTAAGCGTCTACGATTACATCAACAACGTTGAGGTAGTACTTGATAGCAACGAATTAGGACACGGTGTAATTGGTACCTACAGCACCAAGGCACTTGACATTATCACAGATGATCAAACACGTTTAAGTATCAGCGAAACTGGCAATCTAACAATTGGTAACGAATATAAAGATAGTACAGTAACTCGCGTCTACGGCAAAATGGGCGTAGGTGTAAAGAATCCTACAGAACAATTAGAAGTAGCAGGTAACATCAAATTTGGCAATCGATTGTTTGCCAACGGTAATTCAGCTCCTATAGACGGCAGCTATCAAATTGGTGACATCGTTTGGAACTCTAATCCGCGTATTGATTCATACGTTGGATGGGTATGCATCACAGGTGGTGCTCCAGGGCAATGGAAACCATTCGGTAAGATCGAATCATAATCTGCCACTAAAATTCCCTGTGAAGCAATATTAAATATTGTTTTACAGGAATACTCATTATGGCACATATCACTCAAAAACTATCATCTTTCAGAGACCATCTCATTAAATTAAATTACGACCGTAAGGTCTGGCTGTTTCTTAGCGGAGGTGCATTCTTCGCTATTGTAGGAATCATACTTGGTTGGAATAAACTAACCGTCATAAATTCAAATGTCATTTGGACAATTATCGCACTTGGCGCTATTATATTAGCAGTTGCTTGGTGGTATTGGACTATGATGCTAATACGCAAACTACTCGAGATTCAAATTGATGTAGTTGACATTCTTAAAGAACTAACTACTGATATTAAAGTTATCAGAGTAGAAGTAAAAGATATCTTTACTAAAAATTAGCGGTCTTGGTGTCAACCCGCTTGACAAATTCTGCCACCTATGTTACAATTATAAATCATCATAGGAGATAGATATGGCTTGGGTAATTGATAAAACGTTTGAATTTGACATAAATATATCAAACAGGAGTCTGCTATGTCAAAATATTATGTGTACGAATATCGCCATCCACTAACAAATATTCCGTTCTATGTAGGTAAAGGAACAGGAACTCGTATGTACAAACACTTAAACGAAACTAAAGACAATACAGAAAATTACAAGAAGTGGGCATATATACAAGGGTTGCGAAACAAAGGATTAGAGCCTATAATAGTAAAAGTATTTGAAACTGATTCGTCTACCGATGCGTATAATGAAGAAACAAAATTGATAAAACTTTATGGTAGAAGAGATATAGACGAAAACGGAATTCTAACTAATATATGCGAAGATAATAGGCCACCTAAGACTACTGGACCCAGAAGTGAAGAAACAAAATTAAAGATGTCTCTTGCTAAAAAAGGAAAACCCAACCATCAATTAGGGTTAAAGAGGTCTAAAGAAACTAAACAGAAAATAAGTTTAGCCAATAAGGGCAAGCCCGGCACAATGACAGGCAAAACACACACTGAAGAAACTAAACAGAAAATTGCTAACTCAAATAAAGAAGCGTGGACAGAAGAAAAGAGAGAAGAAGCAAGTAACCGAATGTTAGGTAAACAGTTTACAGAAGAACACAAACAGAAATTGTCAGAGTCGCATAAAGGGAACATTGCGTCTGATGAGACAAAACAAAAGATGAGCAATGCTCAAAAATTAGCAAGTGTATCAAGAAGTAAAATAGTATCAGAAAAACTTAAAGGCAAACCGTGGTCAGAAGCACGCAGAGCTGCACAACTTAAAAGGAAAACAAATGGGTTATAAATTTACAATAGACAAAGAATTTTCGTTCGAGATGGGACATCGGGTATGGGCACAAAAATTAGATCGCCCGGATTTAAGTATCGAAACTGAATGTGCGTGTAAACATCTTCACGGACATTCTTATTCCATCAAAGTATTCTTAGGAGCAGATACCTTAGATCAAAGTTCTATGGTAACAGATTTTAAGAACTTAAACTTTATGAAAGAGTTCGTAGATAGTGTGTTAGATCATAAGTTTATGATCGATATCAATGATCCTAATTTCCAAATTATCACAGCTACACAAATTGCTCCGCCACTGCCAGAACATATTCCAAACTTCACTAATTTATCTTCTATAATTGACGGAGATCATTTCCATCATTCCATTAGATCACATTGGGGTGGTTTCGTATTAGTGGACTTTGTTCCCACAAGTGAAAACATCTGTAAGTATCTCAAACTATATGCCCAAGAACGCATCGGTGATTTTGCTAAAGTAACAGCCGTTGAACTTTGGGAAACTAAGAAATCGCATTGTCGTTACGAAGATTAATATGTTATTAGGATGGGGCAGTGACGCATTCACTGAAGCAGAAGAAAGAGCAAAAGAAAGGAATAGTATAAACGACAAGGAATGGTTAGAGAAAGTAGATACTGCTTTCAAAGTATATGAAGAAAAGTTTGGCCCTCAAAACAATGCTGCGGCATTTATAGATTGGCTATTTAAGCAGTACGGTATCGTACACAAGGATAAGAATTGAAAAAGATTTTAGTTACAGGCGGTGCTGGATTTCTAGGAAGCCACCTTTGTGAACGTTTAGTCAAAGAAGGGCATCATGTGTTATGTGTTGATAATTACTTTACTGGATCTAAGAGTAATATTGAACACCTGTTAGATTACAAGAACTTTGAAGTAATGCGACATGATGTGTGTCTTCCGTTATATGTTGAAGTAGATGAGATCTATAATTTAGCCTGTCCAGCAAGCCCGATACACTATCAACACGATCCAATCCAAACTACCAAAACTAGTTTCCTTGGTGCTTTCAATATGTTAGGACTGGCAAAGAGAACTGGTGCCAAGATTCTACAGGCCAGTACTAGTGAGATTTACGGTGATCCATTAGAGCATCCACAAACTGAAGAGTATTGGGGCAATGTAAACACCATCGGTACACGTAGTTGTTACGATGAAGGTAAGCGTGCCGCAGAAACATTATGTTTTGACTATTATCGTCAACATGGTGTTCGTATCAAAGTTATTCGTATTTTCAACACATACGGTCCTCGAATGGCCAAGGCAGACGGTCGTGTAGTCAGCAACTTTATTGTACAGGCCTTAGAAGGTAAAGACCTTACTATCTACGGTAACGGTGACCAAACCCGTAGTTTCTGTTATGTAGATGATCTAGTTGAAGGAATTATTCGTATGATGGCCACTGATGATACTGTGTTAGGTCCTGTTAATTTAGGTAATCCAAACGAATTTACCATTAGAGAGCTTGCTGAAAATGTACTGGCACTTACTGGCGGTAACAACAAACTTGTACAAGAACCACTGCCTAGCGATGATCCTCAACAACGACAACCAAATATAGACCGTGCTAAACAGTTATTAAATTGGGCGCCTACTATTCAATTGAAAGACGGATTGATCAAAACGATTGAGTACTTTCGTACAGTTACTTGACAAAACCAATAGAGCATGTTATAATGTTTTATACTGTTAATTACAAGGCGTTAAATGGATCCTATTAAATTTCGATATATACCTCCAAGTGGCAAATGGAATAGACTATTTGAAGCACAGAGAATATTAAACCTATCGGCTCAGCTAATAGAGCTTGATAGATTAGAACCAATTACTAACTTTACAGATGCATTGGCAGTCATTGCTGATATTAAGGATACACTTTGAAAAAAATTGGCTTTGCTTGTAAGTGGATTGACAGTACAGATCAGGTTAATGGTATTAAACCTACAGATGATGCTAAACAGTACAATACTGGTAGCACTACTGTGGCTTGGCTTAATCGACAAACACGTGATGTAGCTGAACAAAAGCTATGGGACCTAATGGTCCAAAATATCGAAAGTACACATAAATTAATCAACAAGGTTGGAGCATTAGATGAATCGCTTAGGATGGTTCGTATCAGCAGTGATATATTACCAGTATATACAGAGTCTACTTGGAGTTATTTTTGGCGCCGCCCTGACGTCCGCAATTATTGTGAACAAGCGTTCGCTCAAGTGGGTAGCAGTGCTCGTAGCCTTGGGGTGCGCTTATCTTTTCATCCGGGTCAATTCACTGTTTTGGCAAGCGACAATCCAGACATTGTCCAGCGCAGCATAGAAGAGTTTGAATACCATGCAGACATGATTCGCATGATGGGCTATGGTCAAAAGTTCCAAGACTTTAAATGTAACGTGCATATTGCAGGTCGTCTAGGCTATCAAGGTATACTAGATGTGTACCCTAAACTAAGTGTTGAAGCACGTAACACTATTACTATTGAAAACGAGGAGATGAAACATGGTCTTGATGATTGCCTCAATCTTGTCGATACTTTACCTATTGTTCTTGATATCCACCACCATTGGGTCCGCGAAGGGCATTACATTGATCTTAAGGATGCCAGAATTGCACGCATTCTTGACAGTTGGCGCGGCCTGCGTCCTACGCTACACTATTCTGTATCCAGAGAAGACGTTCTCACCGCTCATTCATCTAGTACAGCTCCTAACCACAGCCTACTACTAGAGCAAGGCTACAAGAAAAGTAAGATGCGTGCGCACAGTGACTTCTATTGGAATACTGCGGTCAATGATTGGGCTCTTAGTTTCTTAGACAAGTTTGATATCATGTGCGAGGCAAAAGGAAAAAATTTAGCATCGTTTGCTCTTCACACTCGTGCTAAGGAACTTGGGCTCGTTTAGCTTCCCAATATTTGAGCATAGATTGTCGTTTCTTTTCTAATGCTTCAGGTGTATGTTTTCTACCTTTGTTTGATTTTCCTAACTCAGAAACTTGCTTCTTTCTATCAAGATTATCTACCCAATTTTTCTTAGAAGATTCTGTCCAGACTTTTTGATGTTCTTCACTTCTCGGTTTTGGAATACCTTTACAAGATTCTGATAAATTCTTTTTGTGCTCGTTGCTGCGTGGGGGTTTTTTGGTGCCTGTTAGTTTCTTGCTAATAACATCTCTTACCTCTTGACTTGGTGATTGACCATCTCCACCATATGTTAAGTTTACAAGAGATCCACCATCTTGTTTTAGCCCATATTGCTGTATGAGTTTTTTCTCTAGATCAAATGCTTCTTTTTCAGATAAGTGCTCGTAAAGAATTTGTATCTTACTATCATCTTTAGGTTTAATGTCAGCACCATTAGATCTTTTATGCGATACCCACGCACGATCTAATTTACCTTTTCCGATGTAGTAAGGTGTGTTATCTTCTCTTATATATTGATAAACGTAGTAAATATTCATATAGTTATTTATCACATTATGTGTGAAACTAAACTTATTGACAATCTAATAATTAGATGTTATAATACTAACATACGCTAAAGAAAAAGGAATAATTTAATGGCCTCTGGGTGGTGGGGTAGTCCAAACTGGGCCGCAGACTGGCATCCGTGGTCCTGGTATTCGAAGTTTGCTTGGTTTCCTCGAAAAATGGACAGCGGTCATTGGCTTTGGCTTAAAGAATACTATCACGGTCTTAGATTAATCACCGGCCCCGGCGAGCCTGTGGTCTTACATCAATATATGACACCTCAACAATATACCTGGCACTGTCTAACACAGAGATAAATATTGCTGAGCGGTCAATAGGGCATCCGAGGATCCGCAAGCTATGAATTTTCCCTATTTCTTTTTTCAGCACAGCCAATGTGGCTAAACGGTAAATCGGCGCTCACTAAACATTATGTATAACTTTATCAGACAAATAACAGAAGGCAGACTAGGAAAAACACTTGAACGTGTTAAGTTAGCCTATCCACTCGACGGCCTGGGCAAAAGCCTTAGCAAACAAGCATTAGAATATCATTACGGTAAGTTATACAAGGCCTACTGCGATCGTTATAACGCAGGAGAAGGTGATGCAGACTTTAACGAAGCTGGTGCATACCTACATTCGATCTACTTTAGTCAGTTCCGTGCGCCAAAAGGCAGCAACAAGCCAGACGGTAGTGTGTTAACTCTTATTGAAGAACATTTCAAATCTTGGGAGAAGTTCCAAGAGGCCTTTGAAAAAGCCGCAATGGCTATCCAAGGCAGTGGTTGGGTTTATCTTGCCAAAGATGGCGAAATTAAGACCATAAAAAACCACCAGATCAAAAAGGACATTGTAATCCTTGTTGACTGGTGGGAACATTCGTTTTGCATCGACTACCAGGCTGATAAAAAGGCCTATCTCAACAATCAATGGAAGATCATTGATTGGTCTATAATCAACGCTAGACTTACTTAGTTTTCTTAGCCTTTGGTGCTTTTGGTGCTGCTGGTTTATTAGCACTAGTAGGTGTCTTAACTGCGCCATTTCCGCCTTTAGCCTTGCCTTCTGCCACTGCTGGTTTAGCAGTTTTCAAAGTCTTAACAGCAACCGGAGCCTTTGGTGTACGTGGTTTACGTGCAGGTTTAGCTGTTGGAATATATGTTGCTACTGGCGTTGCTTCAACTACAGGTGCTACAGGTGCTTCAACTTTATAAGGCGCTGCCGTTGCAACAACAGGTTTACCAAATAAAAGTTCTTTAAGTTTCTTTAACATCGTGTATTTCCTCATGAAAAAATTTACTGTGTATTTAATATCAATAAATATCAGAAACAATATTCTTGATTATAAGGTCGCAATACTATATAATATAACAATGCTTAAAATAAAACATCTAACAACAGCAGTAGACGAACAAGAATTAATCAACGATATTTCATTAGAAGTGAAAGCTGGCCAAATACACGCTATTATGGGGCCGGCACATTCTGGGAAATCTTATCTAGTACATTCAATACTTGGCGTACAATCAGTCGCAACCAAAGAAGGTACTATTACGTTCAATAAGAAATCAATTGCCGATAAGAACGTATATGAACGAAGTTTATTAGGTATATTTGCTAGTTGGCAAGATCCTCCAGTTATAGACTTTGTTACTAATTTCGAGCTGGCCAAGATAATCCTTAGCGCACATAATGATCCAAGAACCCCAAATGACATTGAAAAGGATTATAAGGCATTATGTGCTAAATTAGGTCTTAGTTCAAATCACGGCCATAAGATGGTCAATCACGATTCGTTGACCGTCACAGAACGCAAGAAGAATGAGATACTACACATGTGGTTATTAGATCCAGAACTGATTGTATTGGATGAGATCGATGCCGGAGTCGAATCAGACGAATTAGAAACTATTGCAAAAAGTATTAAAACATTTCTTATAGACAAGACCAAAGCCGCAATTATTGTCACGCATAGCCAAAAGTTATTAGACATCTTAGAACCTACACATGTTCATGTTATGGTAGATGGCGAGATCCGTGAAACAGGATCAACTGAATTATATAAAAGGATCGTAGAAGATGGCTATACACAGTTTTCTTAAAGCAGAGCGTGGAGACCCGGATTGGCAGTTTAGTCCGGAAGAGTATTTTGATAGAGAATTTAAGATCCTCGATGCCGCCATGGTCGAACTCGATGAAGATCAATCGGATCAAGTAGTATTACGTCAAACGCCAACTGAAAAAGAATTATTAGCAAAACATTTAAAGATCTTTGTTCGTTCAGGTGCAACACTTGATATTAATATCTTAAATGAAATGGATGCTGAATTACAGCAGGTATTCTTGTATGACGTGCATTTAAAGCCCGGTGCTATGCTTAATCTTGGTATATATGCCAAGAATGGCAAACTTAACAAACACATTGTACAGGTTTATCAAGAAGAAGGGTCAATCTTTAGTTCATATGGTCTTATCTATAATGATTGTGCAGGTGACACCGAGATAGTGACCAAGATCATGCATCAGGGTGCAAACTCAGTTAGCAGTCAATCATTTATGGGAATAGCAGGAGGCGAGAGCCAAACTGTGTATCAAAGCATTGCAGTGGTAGATCCTGAGGGCGTTAATGCTAATATTGGCATTGAAAGTTCTAATCTAGTAATTGATCCAACAGGCCGTTGCTATTCTAAACCCGAAACATTTATCAACTCTGACTATGTTAATTCGGGATATGCTTCAGAAACAGGTAATCTCAGCTTTGAAAAGATCAGTTACTTAGAAAGCAGAGGTATCGAATACCACGCTGCACGCAAATTAATCATATCCGCATTTAGAGATCAAGCAATTGATCTTATCCCACACGAAAATATCAGAGAAGAACTACGCGACATGTACACTGACTAGTGTATCCTACAGTCTGTCCAATCACTAAGGTTTTAGTTTTAGGTAAATACCTTAGTGATGTTATAAGCCAAATCTACGGTAAATATAGCAATAGAGGACAGACATGAGTAAGCAAATAATCAAGATTGGAACCCAAAGTAATGACGGTACAGGTGATAGTATCCGTGATGCGTTTAATAAAGCCAATCAAAACTTTAGCGAATTATATAGTTTATCGGGTGCAGAGAATGGTCTGTACTTTACTAAGAATCTAGTAGATACTCCTAAGACCTTAACAGCAGATACGTTAACCAATGCTGCTTCAATTATTGGGGTCAATATACTAGGCAATAGTTTAACTAACAAGATATTAGTAGCAGGTACAGGAATATCAATTGTATCAACTGGCTCTAACATCTATATCAGCAACACTGCTTCAAACTTATTTTCCGATCCTGCTCCAACTTTAAGTGCTACACTTAATGGTAATAATCAATATGCTATTAACTTTAATGATCCTGTAAATCCTAAAGATCTTGCCAACAAAGAATATGTTGACAAAACTTCATTTGCCAGTTCAATTAATCTATTTGTCAGTCTTTCAGGATCTGACACTAATGATATAACCTTTGGTGATCCTACTTCAGGCGGCAAAGGTGGTAGAGCATTGGCCTATGCTTTCAAATCAATCAATAAAGCATGTCAAGTAGCAGAAAAATTAGTTGCACAATCTAATTTAGAATTAGGTCCTGATCAAAAATATATCACATACGGTCAGGCTAATAACGAATCTCTCATCCAAACTATTACTACCAGCACACGTATTCCGGGTAATCTTGTACTAAATGTAAACTACACTGGCAACGGCACAAATGCATGGATTGAAAATGATATCCACCCAGGTCAATATGTTAAAGGTATGACCAGCGGTGCTATTGGATTTATTGATTATCTTTCTAATCAAGGTACCAACGGAGCATACGAATCTTACGATGTTAAAGTAATTGCACAGACTCCTCCAAAGACATTCCAAGCTAACGAACCTTTAATGTATGGTAATCCGGTTGTTCTTTCGAATATTACAATTATAGTCGAGTCAGGCATCTATGAAGAGCATCTTCCAATTAAAGTTCCAGCAAATACCTCTATTCGCGGTGACGAATTCCGCCGTGTAATTATTAGACCAAAAGCAGGATTGGCCAGTACTAGTCCTTGGGTAGGAACATATTTCTACAGAGATAAGACATTTGACGGTTTGTCTGTTGCAACAACCGGAACATTAAGCGTAAATGGTAACGGATACTTTGGATATCATTATCTAGTAGATCCTACTAAACCATACGACCCTATTACCAATCCGGGAAAAAATAACGAATTACTAGATGTATTGTTAATGAACGATCAAACGATCTTGCGTGCTGTCAGCGGCCAAGGTCACGGTGGATTCATGGTGGTCTTAGATCCAGAAGGTCAAATCTTAACCAAATCACCATACATCCAAAATTGTTCAAGTATCGCTAGATCACTTAATACACAAACATTTGCCGGTGGTATGTATATCGACGGTATGGTCGGAAACTTGCAGGCATATCCAACTAATACTTCTACATTCTTTACTGGTACAACTACAATTAGCGTAACAGGATTAACTATTAGACAACCACAGGTTCCTTGTAGATTCGTTGTTAACGGTGTAGGATACGAAGTTGATTATGTAGAAGGTTGGTCAACAGACGGCAATGCTATACTACATCTTAACCCAAATAATCCAGGTGGTGTTAGTTATTATAATGGAATTATTCCTGTTAATTCAGGAACAGGATACACATCTGCTCCAACGGTACAATTTTCATCACCACAGAGTGCAGGAGGAGTTGTTGCTCAAGGAACTGCTACTGTCGTTGGCGGTGTATTAACTCAAATTAATATTTCAAATCCAGGATCTGGATATACTGCTACTCCAACTGTAACCCTTACAGGTGGTGGATATGCTACTCCTGCTACAGTAACATTATCTAGTTCAACTATACAAAAAGGATTTATTGGCAACCTACCGTCAGTTATTGAAATCGGCACTGCTGGGTATCGTTCAGCACTTGCAGCAGACTTTACACAACTTAACGATCTAGGATACGGTGTTGTTGTAACTAACCTTGCGTTCTCAGAATTAGTATCTGTATTCACATACTTCTGTCATGCTGGTTATTATGCTAACAACGGTGCGCAAATTGGTTCATCAAACGGTGCTATCAAGTATGGTGATTATGCTTTAATATCAAACGGATCTGATACGCTGGAAGTACCAATTCCTATACGATTATCTAACAGCATGATCACTACTGCTACAGTAGTAAGTCAATCAAATACTTGGGGACTATACACAATAAACACAGCAAGTGATACTACTTTATATGTCAGCAACTGGGCATACGTTCCAAATAGTCAATCTATTATGACTGTAGATCACGGCACTGCTACCTACGCCAATGGACAAGTAATTGGTAGACAAGACTATACAATCAGTAGTGCTAACACAGTTACAAATACCAGCACCATTGTACAACTTAATTTAAGTACTGCGGCTGGCTCATTAGGTGGTCTTCTTGCACCAATCGCTGATGGCACCAGCGTAATTATTAGAGCTAACAAGACCTTTACATTCTCAGGTGTAGATACTACCACAATTACAAGACCAGGTACTGCTTTAGATTTCACTGAATCACAATCGATAGCCTATCAAGTGTTAACATATGATACCGCTGGACAAGCAGCCGGTGTAGCTAATGTGGCCCTGAAAGAGCCATTTAACTACATAAGTTTAATTCCATATACTACCGCTACTACAGGAACCACTGTATTACACATTGTTGCTCCTTCAACTAGCACCGGAATAACTACAGCTATCTCAGATAGTCAACGTTTAAACAATGCAGTATTATCTGCAGATACTACAGACAACTATATATTTGGTTGGAATAACCAAATACATACTATCACAGGATTTAATTGGTTAGGTAACAACACTGCTACTATTACAATTACTCCTGCGTTAACCGCAGTAGTTCCAGCAAATGTATCAAACAATACACTATATGCCGGCTTACAATCTAATCGCCCTGCTGAAATTTCAACAAGAATTTCATTATTAAGAGCAACAGGACACGATTTTGTGGACGTAGGTACAGGTGGGCGCGAATCATCTAATATACCAAACGACATCTACGGACCTCCAAGAATTCCTCGCAATTCATCTAACGAAGTTATTCAATCTGGCAGAGGTCGTGTATTTGTTACAGCCACTGACCAAAACGGTAATTTCCGTGTTGGTGATCTGTTTGAGATCAATCAAGGCACAGGCGAAGCAACATTAAGTGCGTCAATATCATTAACTGGCATTACTGGATTAGGTTTTGAGTCTGGCGTGATTGTTCATAGATTTGACGACAGTAATAGCACTATGAATCCAGCAGGACACGATGTTGTTCCTACACAATTTGCAGTAACTGAATATGTAGATCGTCGTCTAGGATTAACAGTAGCAGGTGGTGTTAGAGGTGACAAACTAGATTCTGGTTATTTAGATTTAACTGGTATTCAAGCAATGACCGGTGCTCTTAATATGGGCAGCACTGCTACAGGATACATTTATAATCTACAAACTCCACCATATGGCATTAATACCACTGCAACATATTATGCTACTAACAAAGTTTATGTAGATACTAACGATGCATTAAGAGTAGCAAAAGCCGGCGATACAATGTCAGGCACGTTAATTCTGTCACGTGATCCAGTTTATACTGATCCGATGACACAGGCAACCACTCGTCATTACGTTGATCAATATAGACAGGTAAGTGTATTAAGTGACGTTGCTTTAAACAATGTAGCTGATACTGATCTATTAATGTTTGCTGGATCTTTAAGTGTAAACACAGCAACTAGCCAACCAATATGGAATGCTACTCGTCAGATCATAAACGTTACTAATAGTTCAACATCTAATATTGCTATTACACGCTCAGGAAATACAGCGGCGCTATCAATTAAAGCAGGTAACATTATTGATTCTATGATTAGTTCTAGTGCTGCTATTGCACAGACTAAACTAGCATTGAATACTGCTAACGTATTTGGCAATCAAGCAGGTAGTGTTGGCAATCTTGGAGTTTCTGCGTTTGATTCTGCGTTCTTTAAAGCCAATAGCGGATTTATATCCCTAGCAGCCGGTACTGGAAATACTCCTAATGCTGTTATAGTGTCTGATGGGTCAGGAATAGTTTCTTGGCAATCAATTGCAACAGTAGTCAGCGGAGCAACAGTTAGCACATCTACCTATGCTGTACAATTACAAACAGCAAGAACTATTAACGGTGTATCATTTAACGGTACAGCGAACCTTACTAATGTTCCAGTAGCCAACGGATTAACAGCAGGATCTTACCTGTTATCAAACAACCTTAACGCATTTACTGGTAGCACTGCTACTACATTCTCAGTTAATGCTTCTACAGATACTACTGCTAATACCATTGTTGCTAGAGATTCATCAGGTAACATTACTGCCAACGGTTGGACAGGCAATTTACATGTAACTGGTCAGATCACAGCTACCAACAGTATTACATCGTTTGGCGCTGACGTTGCTGAAAAATATATTGCTGATGCCGACTACGAACCAGGTACTGTGGTAGTGTTTGGTGGTGCAAACGAAATTACTATTTCAACTGAACACATGGATCGTAGAGTTGCTGGTGTTATTTCAACTGATCCAGGTTATTTAATGAACGTTGGAAGTTCTGGCTTGCCAGTAGCATTACAAGGACGGGTACCTTGTAAGGTTGTAGGTTTGATCTACAAGGGCGATATGATGATTAGCTCAGGTACTCCGGGAGTTGCAATGGCTGAAAATAATCCTAAGATGGGTACAGTAATAGGTAAAGCATTAGAAGATTACCATAGCACAGAGGTTGGTACAATCGAAGTTGTTGTAGGAAGATTATAAAATATGGCATTGCCTCAATGGATTACTCCGGCAGGATTCCTAGGAACTGCCACTGAAAGAGTACACACATCTTTTCCGTTAGCAACACAGACCACCTCTACATTTTCTGTAATAAGCGGCACATTGCCAGGCGGGTTATACCTAGCCAATACAGGAACAATCTACGGAACTCCATTTAGCGTTGGGCAAACAATTACCTCACAATTCGTAATCCGTGCAGCAAACAGCAACGGCATTACTGATCGTACATTTATTATAGATACCCAAGGAGCAACTGATCCAGTCTGGCTTACTCCTGCAGGTTATCTATCAGTAGGCCTAGGTGGTCAATCTTATGTGGTCAATAAAGAATACGTTGATTATCAATTTAGTGCGATATATGATGTATTACCTCCAGGACAAAAATTAAGATACTACATTGGCGATATGGAAGGAGACCTTCCTCCAGGATTAACATTAAGTGAAGATGGTAGACTATCTGGATATGTTACTGATACATTAGGTATCGATGTATTAGTTTCACCAGTCGGCGGATATGATAACGAAACATACGATAACTATCCTTACGATCATGCGACAGTATTCGCCGGTGGGGTGGTCAATCAACGTCCTACATTCTTAGCAAAAGTTTATCAATTTTATATTACTGTCACAGACGGGATCGCTAGCGCACGCAGATTATTCCAAATTAAGATAGAAGATCCAAGCTCGTTTAGAGTAGATACTACATTAATCGACGGTGACTCTACAATTTACACAGCAGACAGTTCTTATCTAATCACACCATCTTGGATAAGTCCTATCAATTTAGGCTACGTTAGAGCCAGCAATTATCAAGTTATACAATTATCCACATATGATCCAGACCCTAATACAGGACCTACTACCTACGATTGGACCACTCCAACTACTAACATAGACGGATCACCTAGTGTACATCCTCCGTATTTTGATCTCGACCCAGTAACTGGAGTGTTATTTGCTAGATTACCTTACGAACCTATATACAATACTCCTTATAACTTTACTGTAAGATTAATCAAAACTGATGTCAATTCAGGCGAATCATCATATCGCGATCGTACGTTTACTCTTACGATCAAAGGCAATGTTGATAACACATTAGAATTTGTGACTGCTAACGATCTTGGATCTATATCTCCAGGGTATGTCAGCGAGTTAGCAATAGTAGCACAACACACATCTACCCCTACTGCTATTCAATATCAATTGACTGGAGGACGATTGCCTTCCGGGCTATCATTAGCCAGCGATGGTACTATTATAGGTCGTGTAAATTACAATTCACAAACTTATTTTGATCTTGAAAATTACGGATTTAATGCATTTACGTTAGATCACGGAGCAACAACTGTGGATAAAGACTATGTCTTTACAGTACAGGCTACAGATGTGTATCAAAAAAACATAATAGATCAACAGTTTACAATCACAGTAGATGAATATAATATCAACGAATACGTACGAATGTACATAGCACCTTATATGTCGTCTACTGATAGAAAACTATTTGAAGATTTTATAACGGATCCTTATGTGTTTGACACATCAATGCTATATAGACCGTTAGATCCAGAGTTTGGTGTGCAAACTAATATGAAATTTGTCTTAGAATACGGTATACAGAAAGAAACTTTAAGAACGTATGCAGCCACAATGAACAATCTATTCAAAGAACAACGTCTTTTATTCAACGGATTAAAGACCGCAGTTTCTAAAGATAGTAATAGCAATGTGATGTACGAAGTAGTTTATGTAGAATTAATCGACGAAGCAAATATTGTCATCGATTCTATAAAGAATCATTTGGATGCTAATTTCTTAACTGACGAATATACCATGCCTAACTGGATGAGATCTATACAATCTTCATACGGATCTCCTCCTGGATATGTTAAAGCATTACCATTATGCTATGCATTGCCTGGCATGAGTAATATTATATTAGAACGTATTGCTTTATACGGATTTGATTTTAATCAATTAAATTTCGTAGCTGACAGAGTTTTACTATCATCAACTACTGATCACCCGGACACTAAGTATTTGTTATTCCCTAATAGGATGGCAATTCCAGGATAATCGCCTGACAATACGATTTGAATAAATATTTCTAAACAGAGGATTTACAATGAGCAGCAATATAAACACAGTCGCAGCAAATATAGACGCTACATTTCCAGTAGCAGGACAGGATAATTCTAGCCAAGGATTCCGTGATAATTTCAGTGCTATTAAACTAGCGTTTAGTACAGCAACTACTGAGATATCAAACTTACAACTTAATTCTGCTCAAGTAAATCGATCAAACGATTTCCAATTTAATGGAAGTTTATTACGTGCCAAGATACAGAATAGTGGGTTTGTGGCAAATAATAATGCTACAACCAGTGGTGAACTTGATTATAGTCAGGCTAATTATAATAAAGTAACTACAACAACTGCTACTTCTACAACAACATTCTATGTTACCAACTGGCCAACTACTGGCATATATGCGCAGGTAAGATTAGAAGTTGTTGCACCATCAACAGGTCCACAAGATATTAATTTTTCTGCACCAAATAGCGGTGTTATTCGCACTACTGCTTCATTCCCATATACTATCAACACTTCTACTACTACTGTTTGGGATCTATGGTCAACTGATGCAGGTGCTAATGTATTTGTTAATTTAGTGGGCGGTCCTTACTAATATGTTTCATCCGTTACTAGGTAACCTAACAGAAATCAAAGAACAAGACCTTGAAGTTAAGATTGCGGAATTAAGTAGAAAATACTCAATTGCTGCTAGAATGGGCGACGGTGGATTATGTAGTCAAATATTAATGGCCCTCGAACAATATAAAGCTGAACAACAGATGCGTCTTCAAGCAAAATCAAAAATCAATATGAAGAACCAAGACAAAGATTTAGATGATTTAATAAATGTTGACTGATTCTTCTGAGTTCTTTACCTGGCCAACTAACTTTTCTTGCATCTTAGTAGTCGATGATGTAATCTTACCTATTAATTACGACCTTACCGTAAGTATGATGCCCAGCAATGGTCACAGTATATCCGGTATAGGATTGACAAAAATCAAAGAGTTTACTAACAGATTTGTTCAAAATTCGGTCATAATAGATCAAAATAATGAGTTTTTGGAGCAGTTATCTACCCTAGATACTACTACCATACAACTACCACAAGAACCCAGCGATTACTTTTTTGCCAATACATTGTTCTATAAACTATCAGCTATTGCACGAGATTATTTCTCTATTCGCCAAATAACCATTGACAGCACGGTAGGTAATCGTGTAAAATATCAAGTAAATGAAACTTCCACAGCATACAAAGACATACTTGATGAAGAAGGTTGGTGGTCACGAGATGACGTTAGCACAAACAACACACAATATTTCCCACGTTGGGAAGACCTCAACATCTATGTTGCTCCAAAGTTTTCTGCGCGAGTAGTCAGGGGTGGCCGGGGTGAAACTAAATCAATATAACGAAGTAATAGTAGACGAACAGGATATCCTCAAGGGATTATATTCTGGGCAGATTAGTTCGTTCTCAAGATTAAACATCAAAGATCCTAATTTAATCCAACAGTTCAATAGCAATGTAGAAATAAACGCTGACAGTATCGATCGTATGATCGAGTATGTAGAACCCACTTGCTCGGTTGAGGAGTTCGATTTACGCAATCAACAACAATGGTTTATTCCAAAAGAATATAAGGATCTGCGCATTGAAGAATTCTTATTAGATCAATGTACTACAGAAGAACAAACAGAACGAGTATTACAAGAGTTAGAACTGTTTTTCCAGCATGACATGATAGACGTTCTAGTATGCGTTAAATACTTGGTAGATTATATGCGCAAGCATAATATAGTATGGGGATTAGGTAGAGGAAGTAGTGTAGCAAGTTACTGTTTATACTTAATAGGCATACATAAGGTTGATAGTATAAAATATCAATTAGACATAAAAGAGTTCCTAAAGGGAGAATAAAATGGCAAAACAAATTTATAGATCAATGCAGGGTAAAGAAGTAGACATGGACGCACTATTAGCGAAAAATGAAACTATGCCTGCTGTAGGTAATATTCGTGTTAACGCACGTGGTGACGAATTAGGCCCAGGCGGCAAGATTATCAAAAAACGCGAAGATGTTGTAGCGGAATATTATGAAGATAATCCAAATGCAACTCCAGAACGCAATGCAGCACCAGTGGCTCCTGCTCCTGCGGCAAAACCTGCTCCGGCAGCAAAAACTGCTCCAGCGAAAGATCTAAAGGCAACAAATGAATAGAGTACTAGGCACGCTTATTCCATTAAGAGACAAGATCTTTGTCAGCGAAATGCATTTTGGCGAAGAGAAAACTGAATCAGGTCTTTATCTGCCATCAGACGATGGTAAAGGTTCAGGCATTCATCCTCGTTGGTGTAAGGTGTATGCTGTAGGTCCAGAACAAGAAGATGTTCAGGTAGGAGAATGGATCTTGCTCGAACATGCTCGATGGAGCCGCGGCATTACCTACGTCCAAGAGGATGGTACAGAAGTTGAATTATTTCTAGCGGACAATAAGGCAATCTTATTAGTCAGCGATGAAAAACCAAGCAATACAACCGTACGGGCCGAAGCAGCAGGTGCTGGCTCAAACTTTAACTTTAATATTCCAGGTGCTTAATATGAATGTCTTTAGAGATCAAGAAAAATTCATGCGAGCCTGCGACCAATCCGTCGAAGGCTTTAATGAAGATCAGTTTAATCTTTACACAAGTTTAATCCAAGAAGAAGTAGACGAGCTTTGGGCCGCTAACGCTGCGGCTGACAAGGTAGAAACCTTAGATGCTCTTATTGACATCTTAGTAGTAACCATCGGTGCAATACATAGTATGGGTGCCGACGGCGAAGGTGCATGGAAAGAAGTCATGCAGACTAATTTTGCCAAAATTGACCGAGAGACAGGCAAGGTACGCAAGCGTGAAGATGGTAAAGTATTAAAACCCGTAGGTTGGGTTCCTCCAAACTTAGAAACGTTTGTTTCTAAATAATCACAATAGGGCTTGACAGGCCCTATTTTTTTCTGTATAATAACTGTATGAAAAACCATTGTCAGGATATTCAAATAATGTCATCACCTAACACAGGTAGTATTACATTCGCTCCTTCCGGGGATGGCGAAGTGCCAATGTTAAGGATTGGACCAGACGGCTTCTATGTGCGTGGTGTTAAGGTGCCGGTAGATGAGAACGAAAGTATGGCTGTATTCAAAGCATTCAAGCAGTGGATGGTAGAGGTAGAATTAAGGAGACCCTATTGATATTCAATAAAGTAAAAGATCTTAAAGACCAAGGCAAAAAAATTGGTATTGTGTTCAGCACCTTTGATATGTTACACGCTGGGCATATTGCTATGTTAGCAGAAGCAAAGAATCACTGTGATTATCTAATTGCTGGATTACAAACTGATCCAACATTAGATCGCCCAGACACAAAGAATCCTCCAGTGCAGAGCATTGTAGAAAGACAAATTCAATTAAGTGCTACACGATTTGTTGACGAGATTGTAGTCTATCAAACTGAACAGGATCTTGTTGACCTATTGCTTATTCTGCCAGTTGATGTTAGAATATTAGGTGAAGAATATAGAAATGTAGACTTTACAGGCAAGGGCGAATGTGTTGTACGTGGTATTGAAATCATCTACAATGAACGCTCACATTCATTTAGTTCAAGCAGTTTACGCAAGCGTGTAGCACATGCAGAAACAACTAAACTTTTAAGGAGTGCAAAATGATTATAGGTTTTATTATCTGGTTAGTATTGATAGTTCTAGGATTAATGTTTCTTGCAGGCGCTAATAAAGGCGGTGGGTGTTGCGGAGGTAGTTGTAATCAAGGACGATCAAAATGCGAGGACAATTGTGAAGATAAGTGATAACGCAAAACTGCTTATAGCAGGAATAGCCTTGGCCCTAGTAATAATAGCACCATGGATTTGGCCCGAACATCATATAACTGTTATATACGATTGCAACATTTCAGAGATCTCGCCAGACATACCGGTAGCAGTTAAAGAACAATGTAGAAAATTAATGGAGAAGAAGTAATGGCAAAAGCATTATGGGTCGAACAATATCGTCCAAACACAGTAGCAGACTATGTGTTTCGCGATGACCATCAAAAGAAACAGGTCGCAACATGGATTAAAGAAGGTAGTTTCCCGCATTTGCTTTTGAGTGGTAGCGCAGGTATTGGCAAGACTACTTTGGCAAAAGTGTTAATCCACGAGATTGGCATCGAAGATTATGATGTATTACAGATCAATGCATCACGCACAAACTCAGTAGAAGATGTCCGTGACAAGATCACAAACTTTGTTCAATCAATGCCGTTTGGTGCTTTCAAAGTGGTATTGTTAGACGAAGCTGATTACCTAACTCCAAATGCGCAGGCTGCCCTACGTGGTGTTATGGAAGAATATTCAAACACTGCCCGCTTTATCCTAACCTGCAATTATCCAAATCGTATCATTCCAGCGATTCATAGTCGTTGTCAAGGATTCCACGTTGAGAAAATTGACCAAACTGAATTTACTGCGCGAGTAGCAACTATTCTAGTAACTGAAAATATCGACTTTGATTTGGACACGTTAGACACCTACATTAAAGTAACCTATCCCGATTTGCGTAAATGTATTAATATGGTACAACAAAATACGCAGGATGGCAAATTATTATCCGCTAGTCAAGGAGATGCTGGACAAGTTGATTATAAAGTAGAAATGGTCGAATTATTCAAAGCAGGCAAAATCCAACAGGCCCGTAAACTTGTTTGTGCTTCAGCTCGTCCAGAAGAAATGGAAGATATCTATCGATGGTTGTATGACAACTTAGATTTGTTTGGCAAGGATGACGAAACTAAAGATCAAGCACTATTAATTATTAAACAAGGGTTAATAGATCATACTATTTGTGCCGACAGCGAAATAAATCTTGCGGCCTGTTTGGTTAAACTAGCGCGACTTCAATAAAAAAGCGATGTAGTTCCATTGCAGGTGTATACTACATCGCTCACGTACTATATTATTACTAATCTGTTTCTTTATAGATCGATAATATCTCCTTAACGACCGGGTGTCGCTCGATGTCTTTTGCTTCAAACCACGCCATATCAATTAGATTATGACGGTCTACTTGTTCGTATAATCCTACGAATTCTAGTAGGCCGTTTTCTCTAGGTCTATCAGCTTGGTTTAAGTCACCTGTTACAACCATACGAGAATTATCGCCTAGTCGAGTTAACAGCATTTTCATCTGGCTCGGTGTGGCATTCTGCATTTCGTCGGCGATGATAAATGAATTTTTGAAAGTGCGACCACGCATATAAGCAAGTGGGCTAATTTCAATAACACCATCGTCTAACATATCTGCTATTTCTCTTGGATGGTAGTACTCTTCGAATACATCCATAATAGGACGAGTCCAAGGTTCCATCTTTTGGTTTAAAGTACCAGGCAAAAATCCGTGGTCTTCGTCTACACTTACCGCAGGCCGTGTGATAACTATCTTGGTAATCACCCCCTCTTTTAATTGTTTAATGGCCATCTGAACACCAATCATTGTTTTGCCTGTACCAGCTGGGCCGATAGCAAACACTATACATTTCTTAGGGTTCTTTAATAGTTCTAGGTAAGTTTCTTGACTTAGATTACGCGGGATAATCTGTACTTGAGGCTTTCTTCGTAGACTTTGATTGAAGTTAATCAAGTTTCTACTGTCTTGTTGTGGGCGAGAGTCCTGCGCAAGCTGGACAACACGCTCTTTTCTTCTTGTTCTAGGCAAAGTTTAACTCCTTCTGTGAACAAAACACCTGCATAGATATTTAAGTTAACTTTCAAAAACAGTAATCAAACGCCATTAAATCGGATCGTATAAATATAAACAAGAGAGAACCATTATGCATGATATCGTAGATGTTATAAAAAACTTACAAACACTAACCGTAAACGACTCCGCATTTAAGATCCTAAAGGATTTTGAACGTGTGTTAGACGAGTTAGACATTTATGTTTACAAGAACTGGGAAGATGGCGAGCTATTAGCTGGCCCAGACGTCGGTCGTTACCTAGTCACTTGTAAATTCCTATGGCCATATGCAAGTATGCCAGATCCAGAAGGTGCAGAGCGTTTACTAGATTACGGGTGTGAAATCAAATATGAACGTACAAAAATAATGATTCCACGCAAAGTACACAAACCAAGCGACTTCCGCCCTGGCACTAAGAAAGGCAAGATTGATCCACATCCAATTTGGGTAGTGACTATCAGCATGCCTAAGAAATTAATGCAGGATATCTATCAAGGTTATAAAGAAAAAGACAGCGCAAGACTAGCCGACCTAATGAAATACGATCAACCAGAAATGACTACTGGACAAGTAGCACCGGAGACTGAGCCAAATGCAGAACCGCCACAAACAGCCTAGATTATTTGAAGGACTACGTTCTGGCGACTTAAAGAACATGGTTGATAATAGATTTACGGTAGACCAATACAAGAGCAAAATGGGACTAGACGATGATATCATTGTAATCTCATTCCGTGTTAAGGATAAATTTCCTGCTACTGATCTAGTAGATTTCATTGAAAAAGGCTATCCATCAGTGTTAGATGCTGATATGAGCACAGGTGAAGAGAAAGATGGTGATTACGCAGTGTTTATCGAATTAAAGCGTGATAAGAAGGTTGCTAAAGAATTAGATAGTATCCTTAGAGGTATGTCACAGTTATGCGATTGCAAGGATTGGCGCTTTAGATATTTCAAAGATGTTGAGTCACACGATTTCACAGTGGATGCGTTTGAACAATTTGTTCCACTAACTAAAGATGATTACCTAGCTCGCGTTAAACAGCAAAAAGTAACAGATGTTAGCGATGTGCTTGATCAAGGCCCTGCATCAGTGGCAGATATCGACGAAAGCAATAATCTTACATTTAACAAAGTATATTCGGGCGACCTAACTGTACAGTTAGAAGCTATCGGTACTTACGAAGATCTAAAAGAATCACTACAAGGTGGTATTCAATTAGATGAAGCAAGTCGTGGACAAACATTATACTTAGAAAAATACCTAGGCAATTATGATATTAACAAGATTAATAACAAATTCCTAATTAGAAATAAAGACAAAGCCGTAATCATCAGTAAAGGAGATTGGTAATGGTTCAACTTACTTGGATTTTCAATTTAATTCCATTGAGCTTCTGGCATTGGTTAATAGATCTAATGCTGTTAGCTGGAATTGCTGGCATTATTGTTAGCATATTCATTAAGGTCATTCCGTTTGTGAATAAATGGCGTTATATTATCAAACCAGTTAGTTTGGTGTTATTAGTAGTAGGTGCATATTTCAAAGGTGGATTTGTTGTAGAAGCGCAATGGCAGGCCAGAGTTGACGAAATGAAAGCCAAAGTTGCAGTTGCTGAAGAAAAAAGTAAAGAAACCAATGTCGAAATTCAAACTAAAATTGTAACTAGAACAAAACTGATCCATGATACTAAAATAATTACTAAACAAATTCTTAAAGAAAAAACAGTAGCAATTGATAACTGTAGCGTTCCAGATGTTATTGTAGTATTAAACAAGGCAGCTACTCGCCCACAATTAGATTTATCATTACCTAAGGATGATGCAAAATGAAAAGATTATTAGTGCTAATTCCTTTCGTATTATTATTAGGCTGTGATCAAGATGTCCCTGTTAAACCAGTATGGCCGGATATTCCTGCTGATCTTAAAGCCGCTTGCCCAGATTTAAAGCAAATTGATCCTAGTACAGCAAAATTAAGTCAAGTAATAGATACAGTAGTAGACAATTATAGTCAATATCACGAATGCCAAGACAAAGTAGACTTTTGGATGGAATGGTATAAGAAACAACAAAAAATCTACGAGGATGTTAAATGAAAAAACTATTATTAGTAGCATTGTTATCCTTAAACGGATGTGCGTTAGTTGATGCGTATCTAATGAAATACGATGTTATGGAATATAATCACATAACAGAGATTAGAACACTAGCCAGCATTGCTAAAGATAAATGTGATGATCCGCTGGCAGTGGTAGGGTATGCTGATAATATTGCTAATAAAACATTAAACTTCAAAAACTACACACAACATTTACCACACGACGAGCCTGCTGCCAATGCTGCAATTAAATTAAATGAAATTGCGCAAGGCCTAAATGAAAAATACAAGAATGATTCAGTAAGCCCGATGTTCTGTAAAATTAAACTTGAATCGATTGAAAAGTCAGCAGAAACAATGCAAACAACTATAGGAGCTAAACCAAGATGAGCATAGAAGAAAATCAAGCAATATTAAGTAGCATCAGCAGTCCAGATCCAGAAGTAAATGTAGCAGCAGTAAAGGCTAATCAATACACTGCAATGTGTAAAGCTGGTCAAATCAGCGGTGCTGAACTAATTGAACTATTACAAGACATTCAACGTACAGCAGCAATTGACCAAACAATGAACGACCTACATTCATTAGAAATGCTAAATGTAGCAATTAACGCACTAGTAACAATCGCACAAGCTGTATAAACTGCTAATATAATCCCAAAACCCCATCCGTTAAATACTGCTATAACATAAGGAGTATTAAATGGATGGTTTAACCAAGGCCCAACTAGGTCAATTAATTCCAGGTAATCCGTACCTAGATCACTGGTATGATGCATTATCGCAAGCATTACCAGATTACGATATTACAACCCCAAAACGCATCGCTGCTTTCTTAGCACAGTGCGCACACGAATCAGGTGGCTTTAGAGCTATCAAAGAAAACTTAAACTACAAAGCAGAATCGTTAGTTAGAGTATTTCCAAAGTATTTCCACTCTATTGACGAAGCTCAGCAATATGCAAATAATCAATCAGCTATTGCTAATCGTGTTTATGCTTACCGCATGGGCAACGGTGACGAAGCAAGTGGCGATGGTTTCAGATACTGCGGCCGTGGTTTGATTCAAATCACAGGTAAGAGTAACTATCAAGCATTTGCTGATAGTCTACAAATGAATGTAAGTGATGCTCCAGATTATCTAGCCACATTTGAAGGCGCTGTACAATCAGCTTGCTGGTTTTGGGAAGCAAATAATCTTAACGCATTAGCAGACCAAGGTGATATTCTAGCACTTACTAAAAAGATCAACGGTGGTACTATTGGGTTAGATGACCGTACTGCACGTTATAACAAAGCATTACAAGTATTAGGAGCATAAGATGGCATTATTAGATTCAGTATTAAACATGATAACCAAACAACCTAAAGATAGTAAACCGGCACCTGCAGGTTCACGTTCTGAACGCGAAGCTGCTATTAAAGGCAAAGCAGGGCTAGTGATCAATATATTTGCAGCCTTATTAGCATTTAATGTATGGTATGGCGGCGGATTAAGTTCCACAGTAATGAACAATACCATCAAAGCCAATGATATTTGGAACTTCTATCAAGCAAAGAGTATCAAACAAACCGATTACGAATTAGCAGCTCAAACTACTAGCGATCCAGTGAAGGCTAAGAAATTTAGTGAAAAAGCTGCCAGCTACGACCAGGGTGAAGAAGGCAAAGCAGCATTGTTTGAAAAGGCTAAGAAATTAGAAGCAGAGCGCGATCATGCTAAGAAGAAAAGTCCATGGATTGGTTATGCAGGTACAGCATATCAGTTGAGCATTGTATTACTATCAGCAAGTATCTTAGCAGTTAGTATGATGTTGTTTTGGAGCAGTTTCGTAGTAGCAGGATTGGGAGTTTTATTAATGAGCCAAGGTATTTGGCTTTGGTTACCAGTTTAACCACACACTATTAGGAGTAAGAAAATGGCAGATGATCAAACAAGCGTAAGCGAACAAAAGAAAGAAGATTGGATGAACAGTAAATGGCGTCCGATGATGGGTTGGATGTATATGCTAGTCTGTATGATGGATTTCGTAGGATTTCCAATCTTATGGAGTTTATTACAAGCATTACACGGCGGTACAGTAACTAGTCAATGGCAACCACTGACCTTGCAAGGTGCTGGATTATTCCACATTGCAATGGGTGCAGTTATTGGTATTAGTGCGTATGGTCGTACACAAGAAAAGTTAAATGGTGCTAATAATGGCGGGGCAACTCCGGCAGCATTAGATCCTAGTAACTTAGCAGGATTCGCAGCAGGTTCAGGTACAACATATCAACCTCCGGTACCGGCTCCAGTAGTAGTAACCCCTCCGCCTGCACCTGCTCCAGTAGCCCCGGCTCCTGCGGCACCAGTAACGGTAACTGTAGATGTTACACCAGCACCTGCTCCAGTAGCAACAACAGGATTTGGCGGCAAACCAGCACCAGCTCCTGAACCACAACCTGAACAATAAGGAAAAGAGAAATGAAAATGATATCAACATTATTAGTAGGACTAGCATTAGTAGTAGCGGTACCGTCATACGCAGAAGGTGTAGCAACCAAAGTGTGTCATGACAAGTTAGATAAGGCAGGCAAGCCTGTAGTAAAGAAAGGTAAGGTTGTACAAGATTGCAAGATGATCAAAGTACATAAGAAGTTAGAAGGCACAGTGGTTCCAAGTAAGTAATCACTTAAAGGGGGTAGGTTGACACTTACCCCTTTTTCATCTATAATGTAACTATGGATGCATATACTACATTAGGCGTTGCTCGAGACGCTTCAGACGATGAAATCAAAAAAGCCTATCGCAAATTGGCCAGCCAACATCACCCCGACAAGGGCGGTGATACTGCTAAATTCCAAGAAATACAAAGTGCTTACGATACATTAAGCGATCCTCAAAAACGAGCAGAACACGATAATCCACGCCAAGCAAATAATTTTCATTTCCATACAGGTAATATGCCTCCAGGGTTTGAAGACATGTTCGGCGCTTTTGGGTTTGGTGATATTTTTGGGCACCGAGCACAAGCTCGTCCTCAGCGCAATAGTACACTAAATTTACACACATCGGTTAGTTTAGAAGAAGCATTTACAGGTAAAGAATTAGTAGCTACCGTACAATTGCCCAGCGGTAAAGAGCAGATTATTAACGTAAAAATACCAGCAGGTGTAACAGATGGTACTGTGTTGCGACTAAGAGAAATTGGTGATGATCGCATATCAGGTGTGCCAAAAGGCGATATTCACCTAACAGTTATGGTACGTAGTTCTGCTTTGTTTGAGAGACAAGGTGATGACCTAGTTAAATCAGTTGACATTTCTGCATTAGATGCTATACTAGGTATAGATAAGATAATATCTACGATAGATCATAAGTCGTTAAATGTAACAATCCCAGCAGGTACGCAGCCAAATACCACATTAGCATTACACGGGCAAGGTATGCCTAATATGCACGATAGTAGATTTAGAGGTAGATTATTACTACGAATAAATGTTACAATCCCAACTAACTTAACTGATGAACAAAAAGAGTTCATTAGACAAGCAAGAGCTTAAATATTATTATTCACTAAAAGGAAACATTAATGTTAGAACCAAATAAAGATTTAGCACGCATCTTTGAAAACGCAATTACTGAAGCTAGCGTTAGAAATCACGAATATCTTACCCTTGAACACTTCCTATATGGTCTAGTAATGGATAAGAAATTTGCTGCCTTATTAGATGAATACGGTGCCGACGTAGGTGAACTACGCAGCGACCTAACTACTTTCATCGATGAAAACCTAAGAGACATTGCAAACTTACCAGAAGGTGCTCGTCCTAAGAAAACCAACACTATCGAACGTATGTTAAATCGTGCATTTACACAGGTGTTATTCAGCGGTCGTCAACTTATTGAACCAGTCGATTGTATGATCAGTTTGTTCTCAGAAAAACAAAGTCACGCAAATTACTTTATGCGCAAGGCCAATATTGAAAAAGATACGTTCTTAGAATTCGTAACTAAAGAAACAGATATCGTTGAAGAAAAAGAAGGCGCAAGTGAAGTATCAGATCGTCAACTTGAAAAATTCTTAATTCAATATTGTGCTAATCTTACAGCCAAAGCTAAATCAAAACAAATTGATCCAGTCATTGGCCGTGAAAAAGAAATTGAAGAACTTACATTAATCCTAGCTCGTCGACATAAATCAAACGTTATGTTAATTGGTGATCCAGGTGTAGGTAAGACTGCTATTGCAGAAGGAGTAGCACGTAAGATTATCGAAGGTAATGTTCCTAACTTTATCAAAGACCATTCTGTATATTCATTAGATATTGGTGCAATGTTAGCTGGTAGTAAATATCGCGGTGATTTTGAAGAACGTCTAAAGAATGTTATCTCAGCACTTGAAAAGAAAAAGAATTGTATCTTATTCATCGACGAAGCACACATGATGTCAGGTGCCGGCGCAGTTAGTGGCGGAGCAAATGATATGAGTAACATGCTTAAACCTGCACTAGGTAAAGGTACTATTAAAGTTATTGCTAGTACCACTTGGGAAGAGTTCCGTAAACACTTTGAAAAAGATCGCGCTCTAATGCGCCGCTTCCAAAAGGTTATGGTTAATGAGCCAGATGAAGCAACCTGCATTAAGATTGTCAAGGGCCTACGCAAGTATTACGAAAAACATCATAATGTTAAGATTACTAATCAAGCTATTATTGATTCAGTTAAGTACAGTACAAAATATATGAGCGATAAGAAGCTTCCAGATAAAGCATTTGACTTGATTGACTGTGCAGGCGCTCGATTTAAAATGCGTGATGAAGAAGGTGGCATTGTTGATCACGATGAAATCTTGTTTGAAGTTAGCCGTATTACAGGTCTTCCGTTAGATCAAATTGCTGCTAAAGAAAACAAAAACCTACGCGATCTTGAAAAGAATATGAAAAACAAAGTGTTTGGCCAAGAAAAAGCAATTGAAGTATTGTTAGATAAGATCTTTATTGCACAAGCAGGATTGAAATCATTGAACAAGCCAATTGGTAGTTTCTTATTTACAGGGCCAACAGGTGTTGGTAAGACAGAGGCAGCTAAACAACTAGCGGCTAATATGAATGTTGAACTTGTACGTTTTGACATGAGTGAATACCAAGAACAACACTCAGTGGCTAAGTTTATTGGTAGCCCTCCAGGTTATGTAGGATTTGAAGATAATGCCGGTCAGTTAGTTACTAAACTACAAGAACATCCAAATGCTATCTTGTTGTTTGATGAAGTAGAAAAAGCACACCCAAGTGTGTTAACTATCTTGTTAGGCCTAATGGACAATGGGTTTGTTACCGGTAGTAATGGTAAGAAAGCAGACGGTCGTAACTCGATTATTATTATGACCAGTAACTTAGGTGCCAGCGATGCTGAGAAGAACAGTGTCGGTTTTGGTAGTTTAGAGCGTGATGGTGACCCTAAGGATGCTATTAACAAGTTCTTTGCTCCGGAATTCCGCAATCGTTTAGATGGTATGATCCGCTTTGGCAAACTTGATCACGAAACAATGGTTAAAGTTGTTAAGAAATTCATGGACGATCTTAATGTATTGGTTAAAGAACGTAATGTACATGTTAAACCTACAGTTGAAGCAGTTGAATTCTTAATTAAGAAAGGATTTGACAGCAAGATGGGTGCTCGTCCATTGCAACGTACTATTGATGAGTTTATTAAGAAACCGTTGAGTAAAGAGATCTTATTTGGTCGACTAGTAAACGGCGGCATTGTTGAGATTGGTGCTACTGATACTGAACTTACTTTAAACTATGTTGATGTGCTGCCATTGTTGGATAAGCCAAAAGCAGTTGAAGAAAGTCAATAAAGGTAGCATAAATACTGCATCAGGATAATATACTATGCCAGCATTAAGCTCACCATTTACTTTCATTATTAACTCAGGTACTTTCACTGCTACCTCAGTCGTTATACCATCAGCGGCTTATGCACCAGATGGAAGTACACTGTTTAACTCAATACCAGAAAAAGGCGATGGCTATTTCGGAGCCGCAGACGGTTTACACACAGTAACCTACACAGTGACTCCGAATTTTGCTGGTACACTGACTATGCAGGCAACATTAGCAGTTACTCCAGTCGAATCAGATTGGTTTAATGTGGCTAACACTTCAGTAGAATATGTTTGGCCTATTGTGCCGGCAACAACTACAACCAACTACTGTAACTTTACAGGTAACTTTGTTTGGGTGCGTGCGCAGGTATTCCGCACAGTTGACCAACCAAACGGCACCTTAGAGTTTATCAACTATAACCACTAATTGTTTCTTCGAATAAAACAGTATAAATACTCCATCGGAGTATTAATATGAAATTATACGAATTTTTTGGTGTACCAACTTACGAATCAGATCCAGACAAAGATAGTCGGGATGACGTAAATGGACAAACACAAGCAGATAAAGATAAACTTGCCGACGAAGTATATTGGTATATCTTAGATCACGATCAATTACACAAAGACTATTTCGTTCCATTAGCGAAAGAAATATCAGACAAACAAAAAGCAAAAGAGTTTGATCACGGTGGTTACATTAAGAAGTGGATGCCGATGATTAATAAAGGTTGCATGGAGTTCTATAAAGAAGCTAAAATGGATCGTGATCCAAGAGACATTTTTCCTTTAGATATGCGTAAAGCATTATGTCATAGAATAGCAGAACAACATCATACTGATATAGAACAAGGTGCATACAAGACATAATGCTATTATCCGAATTATTCCACCATAAAAAGAAACTAATAGAAGGCGGCAACGTATTTGCAGGCAAGACCACCTCTATTAAGCTCGAACACATTAAACCAACTTTAGATGCGTACTTTGCAGAATTAAAACATCTGTTCCCAAAGAAAGCAGGCATATTTAACGAACAACATTTTGTTCCGCTCGGTTCAGTTGGTAAGAAAGCAGTATCAGGTGACATTGATCTTGGTGTTAGTGCCAGTGAACTTGTTGATAAAGAAATGAGCGATGCCAGTATAGCCGAATGGGGTATTGATCCCAAAGATGTTGCAGCAGAAGCAGAAGCCTTGCAAAAACGTGCTAGAAGTTCTACTCCAGAACAATCACGCATGAAAGCATTTAATAAATGCCTAGTACGTTATATTAATGCACATGCCCCGACATTACACTGCGATGAAACAAAAGTAACCAACGGTAATCTATTTGGATTATTTCCGCAGATAGACGAACAAGGCAATCACGTGGGCAGTGGTGTGCAAATTGATTGGATGATTGGAGATCTAAATTGGCTACGTTTCAGCTATCATTCAGCAGCATATCCAGAAGGGTCTAATGTTAAAGGTCTACACCGTACGCAATTAATGTTATCAGCGTTCCAAGTGGCAGGACTATCATTTAATCACGTTGATGGTGTTAAAGATAAAGCAACTGGAGAGATTATTGCTCGGGATCCAGATCAAGCATTGACCATACTAGGACAACGTCTAGGATTTAAGATAACACAAGCAGATGCAGAAGATTATTATAAACTACATAATCTATTCAAAGCAAAAATGCGCCCAGAAGAATATAGTGCATTGCTAAACATCTACTTTAAGATATTAGACAGTACTCGCGCAGATATTCCTGACGATTTACAAGACGAATGGCGCAAACGTCAATCGGCATTGGGCCTAACAGGTAAGTTCCTACCTGATAATTCAGCATTAAAGGTGAGACAATGAGCGGAGTGGCCGGGGCAGATCGCATAAAGAGTCGTAACGATTTCAAGCAATTTCTTGCTTCCTATCAAAAACTGATTGCAAAGTTTCCTGGCTTTGTGTCAATGAACACCAGCGGAAGTTATAACAGCGATCCAAGTAAAAATGATTTTGGTGATATTGATCTTATTGTACACATTAAGTCAGATAAAGATAAACCTACTGTAAAGAAAGAACTACAAGCGTTCTTACAAGCACAACCAGATACAGTTATTGTTCCGTTTACATCAGAGAAGCATGCCGGCAAACGTTCATACAATGCAGGTGAGCTAGTATCAGTTCGATATCATGATGATCAATTAGGGTATTCGGCACAGATTGATAATATTGTTGCCCTAGACGAATCTGAAGCATCATTCAAGCAACAGTTCTTAGATTTGCCTGCTGAAAAGCAAGGACTAATTCTAGGCCTAGTTAAGATTGCTACAATTGAAACAGATCCTCAGAGGTTATTCAAAAGCCTGGGCATTACTGCACCGGTGCTTACACAACCAAATGAAGAATACGAGTTTAATCTAAGCTCAGTTGAACTACAATTACGCAAGGTTACTTACAAACCAGGTACCTACGAACAAATTGGTCGCGAAGTTATTTGGACTAGTCGCAATTTTGACGATCTAAAGAAAGTATTATATCAATACAACCTAGATGCAGACTTTGATACACTGTTAGCACGTAGCAAACAGGTAATCAAAAATCCACGTAGCAATGCTCGTATGCAGGGTGTGTTTAGTAGTATGATTACAGTTAAATCAGGCGAGGTTGGCACTGCCAAAGGTGCCGGCAAAGAGGCTGCATTGGGCAAAATACAACAAACATTCCGCGAAGATGTATTCAAATGGACTGATTATGAAAATATAGACAACATGGATGATAGACTACATCTTGCCGAAACGTATTTTACAACTAATGATAATTTATTTGAATCCAATGAGTCCCATGCTACTAATTATTTCTTAAGTTTACGATCAGATGCTAATAATCCAGAAAAAAATAAAAAATATATTACAGTACTATTAGGATTAGTAGGTAATAGAATTATAAAAATGCAACCAATAGAATTTGGCACTTTTATAAAAAAACAAAACGATATATTCTATATTCAATATGATAACGGTCAGATAGCAAAATTTCCGTCCGAATCAACTCAAACTAAATTAATAGCAAAAACATTTCTATTCGATACTGTTCCTTCATATGATAAATTTAGGTCAGAAATTATGATGAAATTCAATACATCACTTCCTCCGGTTAATGAAAATCACAAGGACTACAGCTCAAAAATAAAAGAAAGCCGCTTGCTGAGAGAGATGATCAAACCACAGGCAAACACAGTGGTTTTTGCATTTGGTCGTTTTCAACCGCCTACAATTGGTCACGAGTTGCTCATTAATACAGTAAAGAACACCGCGGCAGGAAAGAGCGCAGATTACGTCATTTATGCTTCAAAAACACAAGATTCTAAGACAAATCCATTGTCAATTAATCAAAAAATGCACTATTTAAACCTGGCATTTCCAGGTACTAACTTTGCTGCCGCTAATGCCGAAGTACGTACATTTATAGAGGCAGCAAAGATCCTTAATAACCGATATAAGAATCTTATTATGGTAGCTGGTTCAGATCGTGTACAAGCATTTGAAGAAACACTAAACAAATACAATGGCACCGAATACAATTACGATACAATCAAAGTAGTGTCAGCAGGTGAGCGTGATCCAGATTCAGATAGTGCAGCAGGTATGAGTGCAACTAAAATGCGCGAAGCCGCAGTAGCAGGTGATCTAAAACTGTTTATGAGTGGCCTCCCAAAAACTATCGGTACTAAGGATGCCGAACAGTTGATGAAAGATATACAACAAGGATTGGTTAAACAACCAAAGACTAATATGAAAGCAAAAGAAATTACTCCAGTGGCAGAAGGCAATGAAATGTCAGATGCAGCACAGGCTAGAGAATTGATCGGTCGTGCTATGTCCAATCGCAATGAACGTCAAAAGTATTTTGACTTTATTAAATTCTTAATTAAAAAGAACGGCAAGGATTATGGTATTCAAGTACATCAACTTGCAACTAAGTTAGCCAAAGAAGGCCAAGATGGTATGGCAGGTGTAGGTATGGGCAACTATATTGTAGACAAAAGCACAACTAACGAACACATCGTTAAACACGGTAGTGGTTATAGATTGGTTAGTAAAAAGACAGGTAAGAACTTAGGTGACTTTCCGACTCGTGCTGCCGCAGAAAAACACGAACGAGAAGTACAATACTTTAAACATGCCGGTGAAAGTGTAGAAACAGACGAAGCAGCAGCGTGGCAAAAATCGTCAGGTAAGAATAAGAACGGTGGCCTTAATAAAAAAGGAGTTGCCAGTTATCGCAGAGAACATCCTGGTAGCAAACTAAAGACAGCAGTGACCAAAAAGCCTAGTGAATTAAAAGCAGGTAGTAAAGATGCTAAACGTCGCAAGAGTTTTTGCGCTCGTATGAAAGGTATGAAGAAACATAACACTAGCTCTAAAACAGCACACGATCCAGATTCACGTATCAATAAATCACTGCGTAAATGGCACTGCGAAAGCATTGAAGAAATGGCACAGATGATTGAGAACGCAGAACGTTTCTTAGCCGAAGCCAAGGTCGAAGAAAAGTGGACTAAGAAATACAAAGACAGTATCAACTGTTCTAATCCTAAAGGCTTTAGTCAAAAGGCACATTGCGCAGGTAAAAAGAAAAACGAAGAAACAGAGATGGAAGAAGCTAAACAACGTTTAGATCCAAAGTGCTGGAAAGGTTATAAGAAACAAGGCACTAAGATGAAAGGCAACACTCGTGTAAACAACTGTGTGCCGGTAGACGAAAGCGTAGAAACTACTATAGCTAAACTTATTAAACTATTAGAATCAAAATGAAACAGTTCTACATTACCAAAGAAAATATAACACAAAATCATCCAGATGATTGCTATCTTGCTCCTGAGGATCCTATCCAAGAATTAAAGATTGCTGCTATGATGGGTGGTCTTGGTGCACAGGCAAGGCTCGACGAATATAAAGCAAAGGTAGCCGAGACAAATAAGGTAAATACTGGCAGTATCGACAAAGCCAAATATATGAAAGATAACAACATCAAGCCCGGCACGCCTGCCTGGTTTGAGCTATGGTTTGGCAGACAAGGAAAATAGAATGAGAGCATACGAATTTATGAGAGAAGCCCGCGACTTTAAGGGCGGAAAAGGAATGAAATCAGATCAATCTGGCGCTATTCCAAACTCGCATGTTTATCCAGAATTAGACAATAGTTCAGGATATATGGCCTATAGATTTGGAATAGCCTTAGCTGGTATGCCTGATCAAAAGATGGATGTCGCTGGCCCAACTGGATTGAAACTAGTATCTATCGGATACACACCAGCAGATGAAGAAATCCTGCAAGCAGCAGCAGATTTAATCGGAACTCCGCGTGTTCGCTTAACTCCAAATGGTAGTACTGAATCACCAGGCACTAACTCTGCTAGCCCAGTTCCAGATAGGAAGAAATTAAAGAAATGAAAATAAACGAAATCTTAGAAGCACAAGAACGTCCATTGCCTAAAACTGATCTACGTGTAGGCGATCATGTTACAGCAGACACAAGCAAAGAACAATATCCAGGTGGTCATAAATCACGCACGGGCAAAGTAACCCGTGTTGGACAAACTGGTGTACACATTCAACCAGATGACGGTGGTGAGCGTGAATATCATCCTTACAAGATCGTAAAGAAAACTTCAGGGGTAGAAGAATCAGCAACAGCAGGTGCTACATCAAGCGGCTCTATTGCAACTGTGGTAAATCCGCAACTTAGTCCAGGTAAAGCACGCGGTAAGAAATCTTACACAGGCAGTCCAGGTCAAAGTGGTACTAAAGCACCACCGCAACCTAAACCGAAAGCACAAAAACCAACAGATAATGCATTGAATATGAAAGGTACTAGCATATTCGGTGGTCCAGCAATTAAACGATAACCCCCAAAAAGGTCAGATAACCTAAAAAATTATTTGACCTTTCCTTTTCAACCCTATATACTAGTATGACTAACAAGGAGATATTATGAGTAAAGCGTTTGGCGATCCAGAAAAAATTAAGATTAAACAAATTGTCTCAGAAGGTATGACTGTAATGCAAGAGATTGCTGACCTAACAGAAGGACTAAATGAAACCATTAAAGCAATTGCAGAAGAATTAGATGTAAAACCGAGTGTTATTAAGAAAGCAATTAAAATTGCACAAAAAGATCAATGGGATCAAGTATTCCGTGAGTTTGATGATTTAGAAACAATCGTAGATATCAGTGGACACGCAAATCGTCTAACCGATTCCGAATAACAATAAATAAAAACGAGAAAGGTTCCGCGAGCCATAAGTCGCATTTTGAAGGTCAGCCAGCCATAAGTGGTATTAGGAGAAGTAAATGTCGTATGTAGATTCCATCTGGGATCGTGACAATGATATTGTCAAGGTCGTCGAACGAGATCCAATCAAGGGTCGTATATTCCAACAATTTCCAGCACGCTATGTGTTCTATTATCCAGACGGTCGAGGAAAATACACATCAATCTTTGGGGAACCATTGACCAAGGTTGTTAGTAAGAGTTGGAAAGAAAATGTTAAAGAACAAAAGATTCATTCAAGTCACAAACTGTACGAGAGCGATATCAATCCTGTATTCCGTTGTTTAGAAGAAAATTATCTAGGTAAAGATGCTCCAAAACTAAATGTAGCATTTTGGGATATTGAGGTGGACTTTGATCCAGAACGTGGCTATGCTAGTCCAGACGATGCGTTTATGCCAATTACTGCTATTGCAGTACACCTACAATGGTTAGACACTCTAGTGTGTTTAGCTGTACCTCCTAAAACATTAACTATGGCAGAAGCTCAGGAACAGGTTAAAGATTTTCCAAATACTATCCTATTCGAAACAGAATACGAAATGTTGGATACCTTCTTAAATTTAATTGAAGATGCAGATGTGTTAAGTGGATGGAACAGTGAAGGCTTTGATATGCCCTACACAGTTAATCGCATTATTAAAACTCTGAGCAAAGAAGATACTCGTAGATTATGTCTATTCGATCAACTGCCAAAAAAACGTGAATACGAAAAATATGGGAAACAGGCCGTTACTTATGATCTAGTTGGCCGTGTTCATTTAGATAGTTTAGAATTATATCGCAAGTACACTTACGAAGAACGTCACAGTTATTCGTTGGATGCTATTGCTGAATATGAACTAGGCGAACGCAAAACACAATACGAAGGCACACTTGATCAACTATACAACAATGACTTTAAAAAGTTTATTGAATATAACCGTCAAGATACTGCCTTGTTAGATCGCTTAGATAAGAAATTAAAATTCTTAGACCTTGCTAACACACTAGCACATGATTGTACAGTATTGCTACAAACAACTATGGGTGCTGTGGCTGTTACAGAACAGGCTATTATTAACGAGGCACATCATTTAGGAATGATTGTTCCAAGTCGTCCTCGAAGAGATGATTCAGTTGACACGCAGGCCGCAGGTGCTTATGTAGCATATCCAAAAAAAGGTATTCACGATTGGATTGGTTCAATGGATATTAACAGCTTATATCCAAGTGCAATTCGTGCCCTAAACATGGGTCCAGAAACTATTATTGGTCAATTACGTCAAGACTATACCAAAGCAGAAATCGAAGCCAAGATGGCTAAAAATGGCGGCAAGTTCGCTATGGCGTGGGAAGGTAAGTTTGGCGCAAATGAATATGAGTTTGTTATGGCCAAAGATAAAACTAACGAAATCATTATTGATTGGGAAGATGGGCACACTGATGTAATGAGTGGTGCTCAGATCTATGAGCTAGTATTTGAAAGTAATCAACCTTGGATGCTATCAGCAAACGGAACTATCTTTACCTACGAGAAAGAAGGTATTATTCCGGGATTATTAAAACGCTGGTATGCTGAACGTAAAGACATGCAGAAAAAACTAAAGGAAGCTATCGATGTTGGTAACAAAATTGAAGAAGAGTATTGGGATAAACGACAACTTGTTAAGAAAATTAATCTTAATAGTCTGTATGGGGCTATTCTTAACGCTGGTTGCCGCTTCTTTGATAACCGTATTGGACAATCCACCACCCTTACTGGGCGACGAATCGCTAGGCATATGGCCGCTAAGATAAATGAGATTATCACAGGCGATTACGACCATGTAGGTAAAAGCATTATCTACGGTGATACTGATAGTGCGTACTTTAGCGCATACTTAACTTTAAAGAATGAAATCAATAAAGGTCAACTTACTTGGAATAAAGATACTGTTATTGATCTATATAATACAGTAGCAGACGAAGTAAATGGTACATTTCCTCAATTGATGCTAGATGATTTCCATTGTCCTAAATCCAGAGGCGAAGTAATTAAAGCAGGGCGTGAAATTGTTGCCATCAAAGGATTGTTTATTACCAAGAAGCGTTATGCTGTATTGTATTACGACAAAGACGGTAATCGTTATGACGTAGACGGCAAGGTTGGCAAGATCAAAGCTATGGGTTTAGATTTGAAGCGCAGTGATACTCCGGAGTTTATGCAGAACTTTTTGAGCGATGTATTAACCAAGGTGTTAAATGGTGCTGAAGAATCAGAAATTCTTGAGATGATATCAGAGTTCCGTACCAAGTTTAAAGTGCGTCCAGGCTGGGAAAAAGGTAGCCCAAAACGTGCTAACAACATTGCTGCCTATCAAGCCAAAGAAGAAAAGGCAGGTAAGAGTAATATGCCCGGACACGTTCGAGCTAGTATCAATTGGAATACTTTGAAGCGCATGAATGGTGACAAATATTCTATGAACATTGTAGATGGTATGAAGGTTATCGTTTGCAAGATGAAAGACAATCCACTCGGATATACCTCAATCGCATATCCAGTAGATGAACTGCGTTTACCTAAATGGTTCCAAGAATTACCATTTGATCACGCAGAGATGGAAGCTACTATTATTAACAACAAACTAGATAATCTTATTGGAGTATTGGAGATTGACCTTGTGTCAACCCAAAACAACAATACATTTTCTTCGTTATTTGATTTTGAATAATTATATTTCTATCAACAAAAAGACTAAATAGTTGATAGGAGTATTATATGAACTACAAACTACATTATGAATTATTGATTAAAAAAGCAAAGAATCGTATACTCGATCCGCTGATTAAAGTGGAATCTCATCATATTTTACCAAGATCAATGGGTGGCACCGATATGAACGAAAATCTAATAGCGTTGTTTCCGAGAGAACATTTAATTGCGCATTTATTGTTATGGAAAATTCATCAATCTAATGCAATGACTAATGCGGCGTGGCAAATGTCACATAGGAAAATTGGAGATGAATATATTAAAATTAACTCTCGTATATATGAAAAATTAAGAATAGCCTTTAGTGAAACACAAACCAAAAGAATGGCAGACCCTAAAGTAAGAGAACACTTAAAAAATATTAATTTAGGGCATCCCGTAAGTATCGAAAGCAGACAAAAAATATCTGCCGCACTTACAGGAAAGAAACAACCAAACGAGTTAGTAGAAAAAAGATCTATAGGTATTAGAAAATATATGTCAGAATCACGTAAAGGAAAAACCTGGGAAGAAATATACGGTAAAAAAGTTTCTAAAAAAATGAGAGAAGATATCAGTAATGCTAATAAAGGAAAAATACTCACCGATTCCCACAAAGAAAATATTAGCAAAGGAAATACTGGTAAGCTGTTATCCGAAGAAACGAAAGAAAAAATATCAACATCTAACAAAGGAAAGGTTAGAACCGAGGAGGCAAAAAAACGAATATCAGAATCCCATATAGGAAAACTATTATCAGAGGAACATAAAACAAAAATAAGTGAATCAAATAAAGGAAAACCTAAATCAGAAGAGACTAAACAAAAAATGTCAGAATCTAAAAAAGGAAAAACGTTCACTGAAGACCATAAGAAAAAACTTAGTGAAGCAGCAAAACAAAGAAAAAAGAGATTTTGAGTAAAAAATACTTGACATTGACACATTTTCTAAATATACTTAATATAACAAAGGAATCATTATAATGAAAGAAATCTTACAAGACATCGTATCACATACACACAACCTAGGCTTTTTGAGTACTGTAAAGATTACAGGCGAAGCTGATTCGACTAAAATTGACTCGATGGCAGATGACCGTACAGTTATTATGTACGCAGAAACTGCCACACCCTACGCAGATATGGTAGGTGTATTTGGTATGCCACAATTAGGCAAATTGAAATACCTATTAGATGGTGCTGAATACAAAGAAAATGCAAAAATTGAAGTGGTTACAGCAGATCGTAATGGCGAAACTGTTCCAACAGGACTACATTTTGAAAACACAGATGGTAGCTTTAAGAATGATTATCGCTTTATGAACACAGAAATTATTAACGAAAAACTCAAGACTGTTAAATTCCGTGGTGCTAATTGGGATGTCGAAGTTAATCCTAGCCTACAGGCTATACAACGGTTTAGTTTCCAAGCAGGTGCTAATAACGAGCATACAACATTCCTTGCTAAAACAGATGATCAAGGTAATTTAAAGTTTATCTTCGGTGACCAATCAACTCACGGTGGTGAATTTGTTTTTGCAACAGGTGTAAAAGGCAAATTAACCAAAGGCTTTACTTGGCCAGTTAATGCTATCTTAAGTATTTTGAAAATTGCAGACGTAAACAACTGTACATTAAGTATCAGTGACGCCGGAGCATTACAGATCACAATGGATAGTGGTATTGCTACTTACAAATACATTATTCCAGCACAAGCATAATGATTAAGAATATCGTACAAGCAAGCTCATTCGTAACTGTCAGTAGTTATATGCCTCAGGTATATGGATCAGGCAATATGAGTGGGCAGATGCGATATAATACCAATTCACAATCTGTTGAAGTATATGACGGAAATAATTGGATTAGTATTAGTCAACAAGCATCAGTTGGATTGAGCTACGAAGCAGAAGAAGCAATGCGCTGGGCCATTAACAAAAAACGCGAAGAAGCAGAGATTAAAGAACTAGCAGAGAAACATAAAGCTGTGGCTGCTGCATTAGAAAACCTAAATAAAGCACAAGAACAATTAAAGATAGTAGCACACTTATCGAAGGATACAGATGAAACAACAAGTTAACCTAACCCCATTACAGAAAGACTACGCAGTATATCTACCAGCGATTAGTTCATTCTATAGTACCTATATCGCCAAACAACGATTAGAGAAATTTATTTCAGATGACCGTATTCCAGCAGGGTTTGATCGCGGTATTGAAGGTATGAATTTCTTAAATCCAGAAGAAGGATACTTTACCTACAAGTACGGTCTATATTCAGCAGGTCACGCACAGTTAGATTTGCAAAAATCAATTACACAAGAGTCAATGATTCAACAACGTGATCGTGCCAACACAATGATCTTAGGTGACTCAGGTGGTTACCAAATTGGTAAGGGCGTTCTTAAGTTTGATTGGTTAAATTTTGATGGTCCGGCTGCTAACAAAACACGACAAAGCATCTTAGAGTGGTTAGAAATGACTGCTGATTGGTCAATGATGTTAGACGTTCCGACATGGGCATGTGATCGTATCCATAGTCCAAAGACAGGATTGAAATCTTTTGAAGACTGTTTAGAAAAAACTAGATTTAATAATGACTATTTCTTAAAAAATCGTTTAGGTCATACCAAATGGTTGAATGTATTACAAGGTGGTGATTGGGATACTGCGGAGAAATGGTACAACGGTGTTAAAGAATATAGTGATCCAAATGGTCCTTATGCGGGCAGTGAAGCAGAAGGTTGGGCATTTGGTGGTGCTAATATGTGTAAGATGGACATCACACTTAAACGTCTAATGACTATGCGTGAAGATGGTCTACTAAAAGGTAAGAATTGGATTCACTTCTTGGGTACAGCACAATTAGATTGGGCCTGTTACTTAACCAGCATCCAAAGACAAATAAGGAAACATATCAATGAAGAACTTACAATATCGTTTGATTGCGCATCACCATTCATTGCAACTGCGCACGGGCTTGTCTACACTAATGCACAACATACCCCAAAACGTTGGAGTGTCATTATGGACAAGGCGCCTGATAATAAAGCACTTTCAGGTAGCGATATCCCTTTTCCGTTCGAAAGCGAGTTTGGAAGACGGTTAACCATGAAAGATATTGCCTACTATGACCTAGGTGTGCCAAAAACACAGGAAGAATTAGGCAAGGATGTTAAATTTAATCACTTAAATCCTGAACATTATACAGTAGTTCCAAAACTTAATAAGTTAGGTAAGATTCCTAACAAAACAAGTTGGGATAGTTTTGCCTATGCATTAATGATGGGACATAATGTTTACTGTCATATTGTTGCTGTACAACGTGCTAATCAATTAGCTGACATCGAATCAACGAGATTTAAACCAGATTGGCGTCATTGGAAGAAATTAAACGCAAAAGATTCAGGTGGTGATCAGTTTAGTGATTGGGTTCCTCGTAATATATTGTACTTCAATCAATTCATTAAAGAATTGTTTAACACCCAGACTAAAGAAGAAGCGTTTGAGATGATTCAACAGGCTCGTCCATTCTTAACAAGTTTAGAAGGTGCAAGGCTACAAGGTGGACCTGCTCAAAATACATTTACTAATTTATTTGATGTTGAAGAAATAACTACAGCAGAAGAAGTAGACTTAGAAAATCCAGACGATGACGAACTACGTGCATTAGAACAAGGACTAAATGATGAATAGATTAAATGAATTAATTCAAAGACAAACTGAGTTAGAAGAACAAATTCGTACAGGTAAGAGTAAGTACTTAGATGATGCTAACTGCGGCAAAGCTGAACAAGAATTAATGATTGTTACTCGTTTAATAGAAGATATCAAAAATGCAGCGTGATTATAATACAGGTGTAGCAGATTCAGTAATATTCTTTATCGGTGACGAGATTGAACAAACTCCTGCATACGGATTACGAACATTATTTGTTGTAGGTGTTCACGAGTCCAATGACATTCTAAAATTATTAAACACAAAACTTGCCCACAGCAACATTCAACATATCTATTTTGGGGCTAATCAGAGCTTTCCTAATCCGGACATAAACAATGCGATTGTTTGGAAAGAATGGGAAGATATGATTATCGCCTGTCTAGAAGCAGGTTATTGGTGTACTCTAGATTTAGATGTACGCTGTGCTGAAGGATTAGTAGAAGGTCCATTGGTAGAAAATCGTAGATTTATTCCACAGTTAAGTGTAAAGATTCCATACTTGACACAGTTGGGATATAATGCTACAATTAAATTAGACGACAAAGGATTTGAGGCAAGTAATCCCGGCGTCTGGTGTCATACATTACATTCATTAACTACTAGAGATTCATTCACAAGTTGGGATGAATACGGTAAAGACGAGATAATTAAACGTGATTAATAAACGAATTTGGGTAACCTTTCAAAAAGAAGGCATTCATTGCTATCCTGCGGCAGCAACTGACCCTAACCTTAATACTGGAGATGCATATGATGTATCGTTTCTTGCTAGTCCTCACCGCCACATTTTTCATTTCAGGGTGTCAATCAGTGTGTTCCATAACGACAGGGACATCGAATTCATCCAGTTCAAACGGTGGCTTGAAACCATGTATGTGGGTAGCGGTGCCACTTTAGAACTAAATTATAAGAGCTGTGAGATGATCGCAGATGATCTTTACAAAGAGATCGCTCAAAAGTATCCTAATCGTGATGTTTGGATAGAAGTATCCGAAGATGGCGAGAATGGGTGTTATCATGAGTACATTAGTACTCGTTCGTAAACTGTCACAATCTAAGGAGATTTACCGTGGCTAATCCAAAATGGCTAAACAAATATCTAACAATAAAGCCAGAAGTACATAAGATCTATGATGATCTTGATGCGTGGTTAAACTATTGCAGGTTTAACTTAACCAAGTTTGATCCAGCGGATCTATACAAGTCACCAGCTTGTAAAGAATGGCTAGAAAAACGCCGTCGTCGTCAGCAATGGCAACAACGTAATGGTCAGACCAGCAATGGTTATCAAGGTAAGAATCCACGCTAGGAACTGTGAGTATATTGTTCCATTAGTTGAGATAGGGTAATATGGCATTTAGTATTTTTGATAGAATTATCTAAATGCCACAACATACGCAGATTTGTCCAATGCCCTATAACCTCAGGAGAGATTCCTTGTTTGAATCCTTCCTCTACAGAAAATATATGATCTAAATGGTATTTGTATCTTGCTCGTGGTAAGTTACTAGGGTTGATTTTATAATAATGGGTATGGTAAGATTTAGCAGTAATCTTCTTTACAGCAAGTCTATAAAGTTCTAATTCGCTACGATGCTCGTCACTTACCCAATCACCTGTAGAAATACGAGATTTTCTAATTTTAGCAGTTACATCTTTTGATTTAGAAGGATTATCTACTCCGTATTTTTCTATACAGGTTTCCTTGTGTTTGTTTTTTACCTGTTCAGATTTGAATGGGTTGTCTACTCCATATTTTTCTATACAGGTATTTTTTACTGTATTCCTAAATTCAGTAGATTGAGAGGCAAACTCTGTTCCGTATTTTGCCAAACAAGCGGCTTTGTATTTTTTCAAGAATGCTGGATTACGATTCCTGCAAGAAGAAGAGCAGTTTTGGGTATACCCGCTCCGGAGTCCGGTAAATCTTAAAGGGTTAACACGGCATACTGGACATAATATCGGAATGACAGATCCTTCTAAATATAATTCGTGAAATGCTTTTTGAAACAACGGCCATTCTGAAGGATATTCTGTTAAACAAGTTCCAATATAGTTCTTGATTATAGGTCGTAAATCTGTTATTTTATTTGGATAAGTTTCTATTAACTTTTTTATTTCATTTTTAGTCATAATACTTGACTCTCAATAATAAGTAGTATATACTTATTTATACATTATGGCACGGAGGCTTACTTAATGAAACCTACAATTTGGATTTTCTCGCTTGAGCCAATTGAAACCAGATATACAGCACAATGGCATAAACATATTCCAAAACTACTCAAGAACAACTTAGGAGATAAGTTTAATATAGTTCAGGTTGATGGTATCCAGAAAGACAGCCAACTTACTCCGGGTGCTTTCTTAAACTTTTCAGATACTAACTATTGGAAAAGTTCGCAATTATGTAATTTTTTAGAGCATCATAATAGAGGAGAAACTTCCACCGACGATCACATCCTTTTTACCGACGCTTGGAATCCTACGGTTATCCAACTCAAATATATGAAGGATCTGTTAGGCTTTAACTGGACCTTACACGGTATGTTCCACGCGGGGTCATATGATCCTCAGGACTTCTTGGGTAGATTAATTGGTCCTGCGGCTTGGGTTAGAAATGCTGAGAAGAGCTTCTTTGCAGCCATCGATCACAACTACTTTGCAACTAGATTCCATATAGATATGTTTGTTGACAATCTACTAGAAAATGGAGTACCGCGTGAGAATCCGTGGGCTGATGAAGATAAAGCAAGTTTGCTTATGAACTATAAGATTGTACGTAGTGGTTGGCCTATGGAATATATGGAACATACCTTAGATATCTATAAAGGTATGCCCAAGCGCGATCTTATCTTATTTCCTCATCGTATCGCTCCTGAGAAACAGGTTGAGATATTTAGAGATCTAGCACAGGCATTACCGCAGTTCGAATGGGTTATTTGTCAAGAACAACAATTAACAAAGAACGAATATCACAATCTATTAGGTGAAGCTAAGATGGTGTTTAGTGCTAACCTACAAGAAACATTGGGCATTAGTATGTACGAAGGTGCATTACTAGATGCTATCCCAATGGTTCCAGACAGATTGAGCTACAGTGAAATGTTTGCTAATGTTTGGAAATACCCAAGTGAGTGGACAGAATCATGGGACAGCTATCTTACCCATAGAAAAGAACTATGTGAGCTGATCGTTGATTATATGGAAAATTATAACGAGTATGTTAAATTTATTAAGCAACAGGCATATAGTTTAACCAAAGAGTTTTTCAATGCTGGACAATTATTAGAGAGATTAAAATGAAGATTGGAATTATCGGATTAGGATTCGTAGGTGGTGCTGTTAAGGCAGCGCACGATTTAGTAGGTATTGAAACAGTTGATGTAGATCCTCATAAGGGATTGCCAGCAACATTAGCTGATGCTAAAGCGTGTGATGCTATCTACATCTGCGTGCCTAGCCCTATTGGATCAGATGGTGCTTGCGATACCAGCATCTTAGAAAACGTTATGGAACAGCTAACAGATTACACTGGCCCTATCATTAGTAAGGTCACTGCGCCACCTAGCGTATATGTTCGCTTACAAGAAAGTCATAAGAATCTTATTCATGCTCCAGAATTCTTAGTTGCGGCAACTGCTAACGAAGATTACATCAACGGTACTTATGCCATTATCGGTGGATATGAACCTTATGCTACTCAGGCAGAAGCGGCTATCTTGGCAGCGCAACGCCGAGTAACTAACATTACTAAGATCGGAATAGGCGAGGCAGCATTAACAAAATATGCTATCAATACATTCTTATCTACAAAAGTTATCTTTATGAATGAGCTAAAGGCACTTGCTGACGCTGCTGGAATTGATTACAATGTAGTTAAAGATACTATTCAGTTTGATTCACGTCAGGGTAATAGTCATTTTGATGTACCTGGTCCAGATGGTAAGTTTGGATTCGGTGGTGCTTGCTTTCCAAAAGATACTTCGGCATTATTAAAATACGCTGAAGGATTAGGAGTTGAGTTAAGTGTATTAGCAAGTGCTGTGGCGAAAAATAAAATCATTCGTTAGTTGACAGAGCCTAAATAACCCTATATAATATTATTAAACATGGCAATCCATCTGCCTTATCATCGGAGATAAAATGGTAGCAAAATACACACCAGTTAGCGAAACTATTCGCAACAACTTAAAGAAAGACAACAAACGTTTCTGGGCTGGAGATAACATCTCAGAATACATCACAGAAGAAAACAAAGCCCTATTAATTGACGAAGCAACTCTAGCATTTGAAGGTGTGCTTGATACATTGTTAATTGATCGTGAAAACGATCCTAACAGTCATGGTACAGCTAGACGTTTAGCCAAAATGTACTTTAATGAGATCATGGCCGGACGTTATGAACCTAATCCAGATGCTACAGCATTTCCAAATGACAGCGAAGATCGTTATGAAGGTATGCTAGTAGTTCGCAGTGAACTACGCAGTATGTGTAGTCATCATCACCAACCGGTGGCGGGGGTTGCGTATATTGGGATTATTGCCGCTCAAAAGCTCATTGGTTTGTCTAAGTACACTCGTATTGCTCAGTGGTGTTCTCGTCGTGGTACTCTACAAGAAGAACTATGTAATGACATTGCTAGAGAGATTATGAAAGCAACAGGTAGTGAGGATGTAGCAGTTTATATAGAAGCCGAACACGGATGTTGCGTTAATAGAGGCATAATGGCACATTCGAGCTTAACCCAAACAACTGTATTACATGGTGCGTTTAAGAATGACTCAAGTACCAAAAAAGAGTTCTTTGATAATATCAAACTACAAGCAAGAAACGGCAAGTAAACTAAATCCATTCTCTCTCCAAGTTTTAGAGGAATCGATATTTAGGTGATCAATTTTCTTGCTTGCCCTACCATTGGTCACAGGGTAAGCATCTAAATTATTATAGATAGTGTTTAATGTCCATTCGGGGATATTTAGAACTTTGTGTATTTCTTTCTTAGTTTTGAATATGCCGACTGGAGTAATGAATTTGTCTTTCAAAACACGAGGCGGGATGAAGTCTTTGGCAGCTCTATTTGCTTTCCAAGAGTTTAATCGTTTTTCCTGTATTGTAGGATTTTTCATAGGATTATTAATGAGCATACGCAGACGAACTTGCTCAATAAGTTTGGGGGTAGAAAAAATGTTTTCTTTTCCTCGTCGATATCTAGGGCCATTAAACGCACTTGATTTATTGAAGAAGCCATAAGCGTGACGCATTTTAATTTCATCTTGGAAATTATCCTGCATTTTGATTAGAAGGCAATGACACACTCGATGTTCTTTATAGGTTAAATCTACTAAATTAGTAGGATCGTTTGTTCCACCTAACGATTTAGGAATGATATGATGGCATTGATTAAATTTAGAAGATTTTGTTCTATTTTCATTTAATGCTCTTGTAATTATTCTATAATATGTTATACTATATTTGTTAGTAATCATAATACGCCTCATAAATTCTATATTATTATTTATCTGGTTGATGCGAAAATAGAGGTATTAAATGAACGAGAAGATTAAACAACTTGCTGAACAGGCTGATAATTTTGCTGATGATAAAATTCGGATGCCTGGAGAATATCACCCAGATTGGCATGATGTGCGAGATGAAAAGTTTGCCGAGTTGATTGTTAAGGAATGTAGTAATTTCTTGAAAGATACATTGGACGATCATTTTGCGGCAGAACAGTTAGAAGAACATTTCGGAGTTGAAGAATGAACACAACTGTTCTTAAGGGTGCATTTAAATCTGATCCAGATACTAAGAAAGAGTTCTTTGACAATATTAAACTTCAACAGGAATTTGCTCCAAGATGATAGGCGCTGACGTAGTATGGTTTGGTGTAGGATTAGTCTTTGGAATATTCTTTGGCCTTAACCTTTACAATGATCGCAAGGCTAGTGATAAACAAAAGGCCTACGAACAAATAGATGAGCAGGTACGTAAAGATCTTATTCGCTATAAGAACATGAGCGAAAGTTTGTTAGAAGATGTTAAATTTTGGCGTCATCGCGCTAATACATTAAGAGATATAAAGGAAAAGAAATGACACCTAGCGTAGAAAATATGAAACAAGGAACCTGCGGTTGTGGACGCAGTTTAAGTGGTGATTGCGATGGCAGTCATGCTTTGAGTGAAGAAATGTGGCAGAATAAACTAGATCAATTAATTCGTGAAGAAAAAGAACTTAAAGACGAATTAGACGATGACGATATTGACGATAATCACAATGTTAGCAACCAAGGAGGTTAGTAAATGAGTACAGGAATAAGTGTAGGTTATAAAGAATCAAATCGTTCAAATCGTAGAGAAACCCCAACAGGTAGAGGCATGTTAAAGAACTTAATTATCAAATGGGCAGATGCTATCTATCGTAATGAAAGCAATAAACTAACTACAATCGAAATGTCTGATCCGAGCATCAATAGCGATAAAGGTATTAACTTTAGTGTGTATAAAGCTAATGGTGGTATGGTAATCGAAACACGGTTCTACGATGATAGTAAGGATCGCAATCGTCGTGGCTTATATGTTATTACAGAAGAACAAGATATGGGTCAAGAGATTGCTAAGATCATCACAATCGAATCATTAAAACAATGAGTCAAATATTTCTCCCCGCTGGTGCATCTGCTAACAAGTCTGGTAATAATACCGTGATTGGTGGCGCTATTAACAATATTACCATAGCAAATGGTGGTACAGGATATGGGGCTGGAAGCAACACTACATTTAGCGGTGCTGGTACAGCTGGTACAGTAGGACCGACAGGAACTTTTGGATGGTCTTATACCGATCAACAGCACGAGTGGATGTTAGAATATAAACTCGATCCTATTAAAATGGGCCTGATGTGTGAAAAATTTCCAGCACTAGCTAAGAGTTGGAGTCAGTTTAAAATGTTGTATAATCTATGTAAATCGGAAGAAGAGAATGGATAAGAGACGAATCAGTTTTGAAGAATATCGAGGATATGTTGGCGCTATCTGCCGAGATATCACTATTAGCGATTGGATGCCTGATTATGTAGTAGGTGTTACTCGCGGCGGATTACTGGCTGCTACAATGATCAGTCATTACTTTAAGATCCCAATGCATACATTAAAAGTAGCCTTACGTGATCACGCAGACACAGAAAGCAATCTTTGGATGGCAGAGGATGCATACGGATACAACGGCGAGGTAGGTGATCAAGTTGCTAAAAACATTTTGATTGTAGATGATATTAACGACACTGGCGAAACACTAAACTGGATTATGAAAGATTGGCAAACTAGTTGCTTACCCAGCGATGCTCGATGGAATCATGTTTGGAATCAAAATGTAAAGTTTGCTACAATTGTAGATAACTTAGATAGTGATTGCAAGGTTAAGATGGACTATGTTGGTTTTGAAATTAATAAAGCAGAGGAAGATGTTTGGATTGATTTTCCTTATGAATCTTGGTGGGAATAACTAAAGGAACTATTATGGCTACAAAGAAACAAAAAGAAGAGTTAATGGAAACACTTAAATTCACTCCACGTGAATATAAAATTGAAATTGGCGCATATGGTGGCGAAGTTTATTTTGGTACTGTAGATCGCAAGATTTATGATTTCTTTAAAGAAAAGAAAATTGACATTGAAGAATATGCAAGTGATTGGGATGATGAGAAATGGGCCGATATCCCAGAAGACATGCGTCCATTTGAACCAGGCAATGCTTACGATTGTTCCAATCTAGCACATAACAGTGGCGCAACATTTGATGAAGGTAACACTGTTGAAGTCTATGATGAAAATGGTGACAAAGTTTGGGAGTGTGTATTAACTACCGAAGCACTTGAAGCCGAAGGGGTTACTGTGGTATGTGATGAAGAAACCTACATCAGTGAACAGCCAGAAGGCACTGTGGTATTCTATGGTGCTCAAGGTGAAAAAGGTCTTCTATTTGGCAATGACTTTCCATTAACCTCACCATTTGATCCTAAGAAACTTACAATTAACTATGGTGACTTCGATGGTTGGGAAATGGTTATCAGTGTGTTGTATGATGGCGAAGACATTGACAACTACAATCTAGACACTACAGGTAAATGGGCTGAATCTAAGTGGATCATTGTTGGAGACGAAGAAGTCTACGAAGGTGAAACTCGCGGCGATGAAGAAGATGAGGATGAAGATGAAGAGGATGACAACGAAGAATGATCCTTAGCAACTATGCCCACGAAAATAGAACAGCAAATGTTTGCAAACAGAGCGGAGAGTATGTTATAATGTGTTATGAAGATGGGCATTACATACGTTCAGAAATAGCATTAAGTGAAACATCAGCTGATGATATTGCAGAAGATTGGGTATTTAAAAGTGATAACTAACAAAACACAAGAAGCATTGATTATTCTGCAGGAAGAATGTGCTGAAGTAATACAGGCAGCTAGTAAAATATATCGATTTGGGCTAGATAATTCTCACAAATCAGGCCTTACCCAACGAGCTAATTTAGAAATGGAAATTGGCGATATGCTGTCCCTGGTAGATATTTTAGTTGAGCAAGGTGTTCTAGACCTAAATAATTTAAACACTGCTAAATTAAACAAAATTGAAAAACTTAAAATATGGTCAAAATTATATGAGTAAAATTAAAGTAGCAGAGCTGTTTTACAGCATACAGGGCGAAGGTCGCTATATGGGAGTACCTAGCGTGTTCCTTAGAACTTTTGGCTGCAATTTTTCTTGTAGGGGCTTCGGTATGGGTAAAGGGCAATTGAGTGAAGAATACTTAACTGTTAATCCAGAACTATACACAAAATATGATGAACTTCCACTAGTTAGTACAGGGTGCGATAGTTATGCTAGTTGGGATCCACGCTTTAAGCATTTAAGTCCAATGTTAGAGTCAGATGCTATTGCAGAAGCAATTGCAGATATGTTGCCTTATAAAGATTGGAATGACGAACATTTAGTTATCACAGGCGGCGAGCCTTTGCTAGGATGGCAACGTGCTTATCCAGATCTATTAGATCATCCCAAAATGAAGAATCTAAAAGAGATCACATTTGAAACAAATGGTACTCAAGAATTATCACCAGAACTTAGAACATATCTACTCAATTGGCAAAGTGAAAACTTTGATAGAGAAGTAACTTTTAGTGTAAGTGCTAAATTAAGTGCAAGTGGTGAACATCCAGACGAAGCAATTAAACCTGAGATTGTGTGTTCGTATGAAGAAGCAGGTTATACATATCTTAAGTTTGTTATTGCAACAGAAGAAGATGCAGAAGAAGCATTAGAAGCCGCAGATATCTATCAACAAAATGGGTTTACTGGTCCAATTTATCTAATGCCAGTCGGCGGGGTTGAAAGCGTTTATGCATTAAACAACCGTCGTGTAGCAGAATTAGCAATGAAACACGGCTTGCGATATAGTGATAGGCTGCAAGTTCCGTTATTTAAAAATGAATGGGGTACATAATTGAGTTATCTATTTACATCAGAATCTGTTAGTGAAGGACATCCGGATAAAGTAGCAGATGCTATTAGTGATGCTATTTTAGACCTAGTTATGGTACACGAAGATCCAAGTATGCGGGTTGCTTGCGAAACTTTAGTTACTACTAATCGTGTTGTACTTGCAGGAGAGTATAAAAATGTTGCCCTACACAATGCGCAGATCGATAGTGCTGTAAGAAAAGTTATCAAAAATATTGGCTACGAACAAGAAGGATTTGATTGGCGTACAGTTGAGATCACTAACTTATTACATGCACAAAGCGCAGACATTGCACTCGGTACTGATAACTTCGGAGCAGGCGATCAAGGACTGATGTTTGGGCACGCTACTAAAGAAACTCCGAACTATATGCCTGCGGCGATTTATTACAGCCATAAGATTATGGAATATTTGACAACAATGCGTAAAGGTGGGCAAACTTGGTTAGGTCCAGATGCTAAAGCACAGGTAACATTAAATTACATTGGTAATAAAGCTCGTTATGCTACTAAGATTGTATGTTCAACTCAGCATAGTCAAGGTGTAGAAGTTGAAGAGCTACGTCCTGTAATTGAAACTTATATTAGAGAGTGTGTTCCGGAGATTATCACAGATGCTACCGAATTTCTTATCAATCCTACTGGTCGTTTTGTCATTGGTGGGCCCGACGGTGATACTGGCCTCACCGGACGAAAAATTATCGTGGATACCTACGGTGGCAGTTGTCCTCATGGTGGCGGTGCTTTTAGCGGCAAAGATCCTACAAAAGTTGATCGTAGTGCCGCTTATATGGCTAGGTACTTGGCTAAGAACATTGTAGCCAGCGGTCGCGCAAATGTAGCAACTGTTCAATTAAGCTATGCTATTGGTGTTGCTGATCCAATGAGTGTGTACATTGACTGCGATGGAAATTGCGAAGGCATTAGAGATTGGATAATTAAACATGTTGATCTAACTCCAAAGGGTATTATAGATAGATTTAATATGTTTCGTCCTATCTATAGTCAAACTACTAACTACGGACACTTTGGCAAAGATTTTTTGCCTTGGGAAGCTGTAGATTTATTTAAGGTGTAATATGAATATTATTCAAACATTATTTGAAAAAGTTACGGGCATTGATAAGATACGTGCTAAAGCGGCTGCAGAAGCAGAAGCGGCTATTCAATTAGCCCTAGAAGCACAAGCTGAGGCAAAAGCATCTTCATTAGCAGCAGAAGAAGCAAAGGCAGAAGAAGTCGCAGCAAAAGAAGCAGAGCGTATTGCTAAATTAACGCCAAAAGAACTTGCTACAGAAAAGAAAGAGCCTTACATTGCAGTATTAGATACCAAAGTAAATCCAGAGAATCCTCGTAATGGATTTTTTGAGCTTGATTGGAATGAATATTTTATCATGCAATTGAAAGAAGCAGGCTATTATGGTGAAACAGATGAAGAACTAGCAGATCGTTGGTTCCAAGATTTGTGTCGCAATATTGGTGCAGAATCAGGTGTAGATATGGATCGTAGAGGTGCAGGATACATTAATGTAAATGATTTAGGTAATGGTAAGTCAGAGATTAGTTAATGTCAAGATTAACAGAGTGGCTCTACGGTATTCAACAACTAGGTTTACAAATTGATACAGTATATGATATTGGTGCCTGCGTAGGCAACTGGAGCCGCGAGATACAAGATAAAGTTTGCCCCAATGCAGACTTTATCCTGTTTGAAGCTAACCCTGCATATAATGAAATTTTATCTAATAGCAAATTCCGCTATTTCAATACAGTCCTAAGCAATCCCGGTAGAGAGTTTGTCGAATTCTACAATGGAACAAACACCGGCGATAGTTACTATAAAGAAAATACCACAACATACGACAATCAAACAACTGTTAGATTGCTCTGCTCCACACTTGATGCTATAATAAATGAATACAACCTGCCAATTCCTAATCTTATTAAACTTGATACACAAGGTTCTGAATTAGATATTTTAGCAGGGGCTGAATCTATTGTAGATAAAGTAGATTTAATGTATGTAGAATGTCCAATTATAAACTATAATATTGGAGCACCTAGCATACAAGATTATTTAGATTACTTTAAGAACAAAGAGTTTGTGCCAGTTGATTTACTTGAAACGCATCAAAACGAGAATATACTATTACAAGTTGATATTATGTTTATGAAAAGAGAAACCAAAGAAAGGATCTTAACTCCAACCCGTCAGGTAAGGATTTAATACAATATGACATTCATTTTAGTAGACACAGCAAATACATTCTTTCGAGCAAGACATGTAGTACGTGGAGACAATAGCGAAAAGGTAGGAATGAGTTTACAGATTATTTTAAACTCAGTACGCAAAGCATGGAAAGACTTTAACGGCACTCATGTTATTTTCTTCCTAGAAGGCCGCAGTTGGCGCAAGGATCATTATCCTCCCTACAAAAGACAACGTACAGAAGCTCGCGCAGCTCAAAGTCCAAGTGAACAAGAAGAAGATCGTATCTTTTGGGAAACGTTTGATGAATTTAAAGCATTTGTTACAGAAAAAACTAACTGTACAGTATTACAGCATGAACAGCTTGAAGCAGATGATTTAATTGCAGGGTGGATTCAAAGCCACCCTAATGACAATCATGTTATTATTAGTACAGACGGTGACTTTGCTCAATTGATTGCACCTAATGTTCGTCAATATAACGGTGTTGCTGGTGTTACTATCACTCACGAAGGGTACTTTGACGACAAAGGCAAACCAGTAATTGATAAGAAAACTAAACTAGCCAAAGAGATTCCAAATCCAGAATGGTTGTTATTTGAAAAATGCATGCGTGGTGATACTAGCGATAATATCTTTAGTGCATATCCAGGTGTGCGCACAAAAGGTACTAAGAACAAAGTAGGGTTAATAGAAGCATTTGCAGACCGAGATAGTAAAGGTTGGGCGTGGAACAATTTAATGTTACAACGTTGGGTTGATCACGAAGGTGTAGAACATCGAGTGTTAGACGATTATCAACGTAATCAACTATTATGTGATCTAACAGCACAGCCCAAAGAGATTAGAAAATTAATCAAAGAAACAATCGAAACTGGCATAACTGCTGACAAAAATGTCAGCCAAGTAGGTATTAGATTATTAAAGTTCTGCGCAAGTTATGATCTTGTTAAAGTATCAGAACAAGCGCAAAGCTATGCAGCCCCATTAAATGCGAGATATACACAATGAATACAACAGCAAAAGTGCTAGTTCCAAATAAAGTTTGGATATTAGAAAATCGTGGTGTTAAGCTAGGTACTTTGAACAAAGAAAAGAAAGGTTATGCTTTCTTTAGACAGGGTATGAAAGTAGAATTAACTGATATAAATGAGGTTAAAGCTCGATTTGGCGAAGAGTTATTTAAAGACAGCATCAATAGTCTTAAACCTAGCAAACCCGCTGATCCAAAATCAATATACGATTTTCCGTGTAGTAGCAAACCATTTAATCCTGTATACAATGTAAAGAATAGATTACCTATCTATGCCAAAAGTAGCAAAAGCAAGAGCTTGTACTGTGCGGGATATTATGTTATTCAGTTTCGTAAAGGATGGGTTAAATCATTCTGCCCAAAATTGATCACATTAGAACGCTATCCATACCAAGGTCCTTTCAAAACTGAACAAGAAATGAAGACCGTACTTAACCAGGTGAACAAACTATGAAACAATTAAACACATTGCCCATCGAACAATTCCTAGACAAAGCTAAGATTGCCATTAAGAGCAATCAAAAGCACCTTACTCTGGATATCAAAGAAGTACAAGCATTAAATGACAGTCTTGCTGTAGCAATGACCCGCATTGCTGGTCAACTTGATGCTCAGCTACAGGCCGCTAGCACATTACCTGACACAATTTCTGTCAATGTAGACGGTGGGGGATTTTGAGTTATATGCTGCTAAATACACGAGCACTATCGTTAAGTGCTACGGAGTCGTTTGTGAGCAGGCCAAAACCCAATATATTGTTAGAAATAACAAACAAAAAGACTTATAAAACTGAACAGGTTTTAGAAGCTGATGCCATTTGGGCTGTTTTCTATAAAGGTAAACCAGTTAATTTGAAAACTAGTTCAATTGTAGCACAGCAACTAGGTCCTAAATATAAGAAAGTATCATTTAGCAACAGCGGGCATGCACTTAATCTTGCAGAAAAATTAAACAAATTGTATAACTGTAATGATTTTGCTGTGTATAAACTAACTACCGGTGAACAATTATCCTAAATGGATACCAAAACTCTTCTAACTAAACAATTCCTTAAAGAATTAGGCTGGCCAGGCGAACCAATTGATGTAGAAAAAGCGTTACATACCTGGTGGCGTAATCCAAGATTAGGTGAAAGAAGTTTTGGATTAACACCTATAGGGTTTGAATTATTATCAGAAAGCATTAAGCTCAAATTCTATAAAATAGATATCCCAGATAACACCAGTATCACTAATCAAATAACTATTTGGATGGACAAATACATCGATTGTCCGTATTATCTAGACAAAAAATCCATTTATGTAAGCCGAGAAAAGGTTGCTGTACAACTGATCTTATTCAGCGGCGACTTATATAAGTTTGGAAAATCTAAAGAAATATCTCGAAAAAGCGCAGAATCAGCTTGACATAGACCCCGTTTTGTCATATAATATGTTTGTAGGTTACACATACACACTTAATTATGCAGAAAGGTTAGAAAATGGCAGAGAAGATTTCAGCAAATCGTACAGTTAGCCCCAATGAAGCAAAGAAGAGCATTCGCAAATGCGTTAAGGTTAAACGTCCAGTATTCTTGTGGGGTGCTCCAGGTATTGGTAAATCAGATATCGTTAAACAAATCGGCGATGAACAAAATCGCGAAGTAGTTGACGTTCGTTTATCACTTTGGGAACCAACTGACATCAAAGGTATTCCGTATTACAACAGCGACATGGGTACAATGACTTGGGCTCCTCCAAGCGAATTACCTACTGATGCAGATAGCACAGCTATCTTGTTCTTAGATGAATTAAATTCAGCAGCACCTGCAACACAGGCTGCGGCTTACCAATTGATTCTTAACCGTCGTGTTGGTACTTATAAGTTACCAGATGGTGTTTCAATTGTAGCGGCAGGTAACCGTGAAACAGATAAAGGTGTTACATATCGCATGCCAGCACCGTTGGCTAATCGTTTCTTGCACTTAGAACTACGTACAGACTACGAAGATTGGTTAGGTTGGGCACTTGACAATAAAGTGCATGAACAAGTTGTTGGTTATTTGGGCTTTGCAAAACAAGACTTATACGACTTTGATCCACGCAGTTCAAGTCGTGCTTTTGCTACACCACGTTCATGGTCATTTGTAAGTGAGTTGTTAAAAGATGACGACTTAGATGACGGTACATTAACAGACTTAGTAGCAGGTGCAGTCGGTGAAGGTCTAGCAGTTAAGTTTATGGCACACCGCAAGGTAGCTAAACAAATGCCAAACCCAACAGACATTCTAATGGGTAAAGTAGGTAAGACTTCTATCAAAGAAGTATCAGCTATGTACTCATTGAGCATTTCAATGTGTTATGAATTACAAGAAGCTGATAAGAAACGTGCTGCCAACTGGAACGAAATGGCAGATAATTTCTTCCGCTTTATGATGGATAACTTCCCAACAGAGTTAACTGTTATGGGTGCTAAGATTGCACTTACTAACTATAACTTACCGTTTGATGCAAGCAAGTTGAAAAACTTCGACGAATTCCACGATAAGTTTGGTAAGTACATTATCCAAGCAATGGAAGGGTAATAAAGCAAATAAAAGGCCCTACGGGGCCTTTTTTCACTTGTGTTATGGTAAAGAAGAGTGTATAATATATACATATTAAACAGAAAGGTATATTATGTCAGTAATGAAAGCAGAAAAAGTTAAGAAGCCAACAAAGACACGTGAGTATTCACCTGCTGAAAAGAACAAGATTATTGAAAAACTTGTAACTGCTCGGGTTGGGTTGCTATTACGACATCCTTTCTTTGGCAATATGGCTACACGTATGCAATTAATTGATGCAAGTGATTGGTGTAGTACACTTGCTACAGATGGTCGCAACTTCTATTATAACAACGACTTTGTCAGCAAATTAAAGCCTAAAGAAGCAGAGTTCGGATTTGCACACGAAGTATTACATAACGTGTTTGACCATATGGGTCGTAAAGGTGACCGTGATCATCAATTGTCAAACATTGCCGCAGACTATGCTGTAAATCAAATTCTTAAAGATGAACGCATCGGTGAAGTTCCTAACTGGATCAAAATTTTCCAAGACAATAAGTATCGTGGTATGAGCTACGAACAAATTTATGACGACTTGTATCAAAATGCCGAAAAGATCGACATTAGTTCGTTAGGCGAGATGTTAGACGAGCATTTAGATGACGGCGAAGGTGAAGACGGTCAAGGCAACGGCGGCGACCAAGAAGGTAAGAGCGGTCGTCCTAAACTAACAGCAGAAGAAAAGAAAGCTATCCGCGATGAAATCAAAGAAGCTATGGTAGCGGCTGCTCAAAGTGCAGGTGCTGGTAAATTGCCAGCAGGTATCCGCAGATTAATTACAGACTTTACAGAACCGCAAATGGACTGGCGTGAATTGTTACGTATGAATATCCAAAGCATTATGAAAAGTAACTTTAGTTTTAGTCGTCCAAATCGTAAGAGCCAACATTCAGGTGCTGTATTACCAGGCATGACTAACGAAGAAACTATTGATGTAAGCGTAGCAATTGATATGTCAGGTAGTATCAGCGATAAGATGGCTAAAGACTTCTTAAGCGAAGTTAAAGGCATCATGGATGAATACGTTGACTTTAAATTAGACTTATGGTGTTTTGATACACAAGTTTACAACTATGCTAAATTCTCAGGCGATACTGCTGACGAAATTATGTCATACGAAGTTAAAGGTGGTGGTGGTACAGACTTCGATGCAAACTACGAGTTTATGAAAGAAAACGAAATTGAGCCAAAACGCTTTATTATGTTTACTGATGGATATCCGGCCGGATCTTGGGGGGACGAAAACTATTGCGAATCACTATTTGTTATTCACGGTAATGATTCAATTATTCCACCGTTTGGGCAGGTTGCGTATTATAAGTGATTCCTAAACTGAAATCTTCATACAATTGTTCTTTGGACTTGTGAGAAGTTTTGCTTTTAGCATAGTTTTCTGTACAATGTACAAGACGAAGGTTAGTAATATCCGAGACAATATTAGCAGGTATAGAGTTTCGAAATCCGTCTGCTACACTATAGATATGATCAATATGCCATTCTCTACCTCGTAATCCTTGCGGATCTAACATACCTTTATGTCGATTGTACATTGTATCGGCATATTGATGACACCGATCTATATACTGTTTTAGAGTTAATCCCTCAACAGAATAATCTTTGTGGTTATGATATTCATTCCAGTATTCTTTTTTGTTAGCTTTGATTTTAGCACGGGCTTCGGGTATATGAGCAGCATTAGATACTCCGTAACGTTCTTCCATAACTTGTTGACGTTTTTCTTTAATAGTAGGACTAGAACTAGCATTAGGTACCCCATATCGTTTAATAGAAGTTGCTTGCATCTTAGCCTGAACCGCCGGGCATCGTGCAGGAATTTTAGAGCATTTATGTTTTCCATTCCAGGTAATATAAGTAGCTTCTTGGCCGCAGTTATTTTCGCATAGTATTTTCATAAATGTATTTATATAAAGTAGCCGTCAGTAAACAAAATATAGTATCAACTAATTAATTCATCACTTCATAAATGGTTGACAATTATCAAAATATGTATTACACTAATTACTAATATATAAATAAAGTAGGTATTTAATGTCTCTAGCCAAGGAAATAATAAATCCATTGAACGTATTAGGGCAACGCAGGTTGAACTATATACCATCTCACTTTAGTACAATGTGTATTAGTAATACTCGTATTTTTGCAGAGATCGATCAATGGATTTATCATAACCTAGATAGTAGATATTGTGTTCGGGTTAAGCAAGGGCTCGATGCACAAAGAAGAATAGTAGACGTGATTGAGATCGGAATAGAAGATCATAAAGAATTAACTATGTTCAGTTTAGCATGTCCACTCTTGCACAAAAAATAATTAGGAGAACCAGAAAAATGGCACAAGAAGATCAAGTAGTAGATACACCAGAAGTAGCACCAGAACAAGCAGCACCAGCACCAGAATTAACTATTGTTGATTTACAGAATTTACGTTCAATTATTGATGTAGCATCACGTCGTGGTGCATTTGGCGCAGCTGAAATGGCAGCAGTAGGTGGTGTATTTAATAAGCTAGATGCTTTCTTAGCAGTAGCAGCACCACAAGCACCAGCTGACGCACCTGCTGATCAACCAGCAGCTTAAGGAGAAATAAAATGAAACATATTGGTAAGATGAAAAACAATTCGGCTAGATTAGCCATTGTGTATCGTACAATACCGGGCGAGCCAAATAACTGTTTAGTTGTTGGCACACAAGGATTAGGTGATAGTTATCACGATTCACTAATGTCATTGTTAGAAAGCGATGCGGCACAACAAGCAAACGAACTAGCAGATGCATTAGCAGTACGCAAATTCCCAGATGGTAGCGTAATGTTAGGTTATCTACATTCATACGGGCATTTGAAGAAAGTTCCTACTAATATGGTTCTTATGACTCCAGATAGTCAAACACAGATCCAGTTAGATGAATTAAATCGAATCATTGCTGACCAAAAAGGTATTACAGTTGATCAATTGGCAGTAAACGATGGATCAGCTCCTGCTCCAAAATCTACCAAAACAGTTGAAGTAGATACTACAGATACTGCCCAAGGTAAGAAAGAGTCATTCGAAATGACTCCAGCAGAAATGCGTAGTCGTGCAGATGCTTTATATAAAGAAGCTGCTAAATTACGTAAAGACGCAGACACAATGGATCCTCCAAAAAGCAAGAAAAAAGTTGCTGCTGTAGAGGTTTAATTGATAGCGGGCGTCGTAGCAGTAGAACGTAACCAGGGCATTGGATTTGAAGGTCAGATGCCCTGGCCGCACCTTAAAGGTGATATGAAATCATTTGTTAGATTAACAACAGATAAGATTGTAGTAATGGGCTCAACTACATGGAAGGGATTAGGTAAGCAATTGCCAAATCGTATCAATGTTGTTATTAGTTCAGAACTGCATCCAGGTGCTCATCTTACTTTTACAGATCCAGTAGAAGCTATCACAGAATTACAAGAACGGTATGCAAATAAAGATATCTTCATCATTGGTGGTCAACAGTTATATGATAGCGTTAAAGATCTAATCAGCGTGTATTATGTAACCGAAATTGACGCAGCCTATACCTGCGATAAATTCTTTAATCTAACCTATGTAGAAGATCACTATCCGTTAGTTGAGGAAATTGAACATTTTGAAGCCACTGACACAACCCCAGCATATACTATTAAAGAGTACAGAAAATGAAACAATACCTAGCAGCACTTAAAGATGTTTTAGAAAATGGTGATCATCGTCCTGATCGAACAGGCGTTGGCACTATTAGTAAATTTGGAGTACAACTACGTTTTGATCTTGAAAAAGGTTTTCCAGCAGTTACAACAAAAAAACTTGCTTGGAAAAGTGTAGTTAGCGAACTACTTTGGTTTATTGAAGGTAGCGGCGATGAGCGCAGACTAGCTGAGATCCTATACGGTGATCGTATGGTAGAAAAGAAAACCATATGGACAGACAATGCTAATTCAGATTATTGGGTTGAGAAACGCATGAAACGCAGTCCAAGTGATCTAGGTCGTATCTACGGAGTACAATGGCGCAAGTGGCGTAAACCTATAGTACGCATTAATAAGGTTATCTTACAGAATCACGATCAATTGATAGAATTAATCGCTGGTATAAAGGAAGATCCCTACAGTCGCAGACACATCTTATCAGCCTGGAATCCCGGAGAACTTGATCTAATGGCATTACCGCCATGTCATGTCATGTGTCAATTCTATGTAAACAATGGTCGATTAAGTTGCCAAATGTATCAACGTAGTGCTGATATGTTTTTGGGATTACCATTTAATATTGCCAGTTACGCATTATTCACTCACATGATTGCTCAAGTTTGCCATCTTGAAGTCGGCGAGTTAGTTATTGTAATCGGTGATGCTCATATCTATGAAAATCATATCGAGCAGGTTAAAGAGCAATTAACTCGTAAACCTTTAGCTGCTCCTACATTGAAATTAAATCCAGAGATTGATGTTATCATGGATTTTGAAATGGATGATATTACATTAGAAGGGTACGAAAGCCACGACGCTATCAAAGCGCCGATGGCTGTTTAGTCTTTATCCAGGGTTAGCCAGCGCAGTTAGTTGAGCCTGTATTGTTGCTAACTGTGCCTGTAGATCAGAAATTGTCGGTGGTGCAGGAGGAGGTGGCGGAGGTGGAGGTGTCCATGTGCTGGTTATATCCTCCCATCCATTGTTAATTGCTGTTTGCATGTAAGGCAGTTGATGTGATATTGTCTCATCGTATGCATATACATCGCCGTTTGGGTTTTTGAAATATCTCATAATTTATCCTTAACTTAATTCTGCCCAGAAGGTACAATCTGCTTCACCTTGCCCACCGCCAACATAATATGTTGCGTCAACTGGTACAATGAAAGATACTGCATTACCATTATTATTGTTATTATCATGAGACACGTTAAAGAAATATGTGCCATTTACATAAATTTGATAATTCCCACTTCTACCGTATCCTAACATAACCATTATAGGTTTTCCAGTTGAATTTGTATACGTTACTCCACAAGATCTGCTTGGGTTTGACCAAGTTTGTCCTACTCCTAATCCAGAATTAGGTGCGCTTACCCAAGTAGTACCATTAGATGTTAATACACGCCCACTTGCACCGGGTGCTACTGTCTGTAATGCAGATGTACCGTTACCTAATAATACTGAATTAGCAGTTAACGAGTTAGTTCCTATACCACCATTTGCCACAGTTAATGCAGATGCTAGGCTAGATACAGTAACATTGCTAATAGTACCTCCATTAATTGCAGCAGTTGAGGCAATTAACGAATTAACATTTAATGTGCTGCCTGAGCCAACTGTCCAATTTCCAGTAAGTGTGCCAGCCGTTGTTGGACTACCTGTGGTAATATTTTGTGAAATAATATTTAAAGTGCTTCCAGCATTAACTGACCAATTCCCTGTTATTGTTCCGGCAGTTGTTGGCGATCCGCTTGTGATAAATTGACTAGTAACATTGCCTGCAACATTGCCTGCAACATTACCTGTAACATTGCCTGTTACATTACCTGTTAGGTTTCCGGCAAAGGTTGCTGCTACGGTATTAAATGTCCCAGCATTGGCTGTAATATTAGTAGCAGTTACCGTAACTGCGGTCATTGTAGTTGCATAAATCCCTGCAAATTTATTGTTAGGATTACCAATATATACCGGCGGAACATTTGATCCTGAGCCAGGCAATAATGAATTACCATCAATCATTAAGATGTTAGTTGTGGTATTATTGTATTGTAAATTGAAAGATATTTTAGTAGCATTTACTCCGGTCATCTTACCTTCAGAGTTACCGTGATCTGCGTGGAATCTAAATACCCCGCCTACTCCAACCAAAATACCATCATCAGTCGGTACATTTAATCCGATTGAAAAATCATTTTGGTAAGTTGATTTTAACAAGAAATCACCCGGAGCATAACTTCTAGTATTATCTACTAGTCCTAATGCAGAAGATGCAGTACCCCACAAATAATATCCAGATCCGTTCATGGTGCTGTTAGCTGATATACCAGAAGCATCAGTATCCGCTAATGTGATTCCTTTTCTAAGGGTAGGAAAATCTCCGTAGAACGATGTGGCAGTATTTACGCTGATATCTTCTGATGCCAGCACTGCTACTACAACATTAGAAGATCCGATTGGAACAATATGTTGTTCTACATAATGATTATTACCCAAGGAATCTTGTATAGTGGTTAATCCTTGACTTCCGCCACTTCCGCCGCTTCCGCCCGATGTAGACGGACCTACTGCTAGCCATTTTTTGCCAGTGTAGACATTTAACACGCTTTGGCTTTGATCAAACCATAGATCCCCTGTGGTTAAATTAGTAGGAGAGCTGCCGTTACTTGAATATGAAGTATATGCTAGTGACACAAAATTTGTACCGTCAAATACTTTTAATTTTTTGTTAGTAGAATCATACCATAATTGGCCTGTAATAGCCTTAGGTGGTTGCGCTTTATTAGCAAAGTTTTCTAATAAATGTAAGAAATTTGTATCAATGAATCCGCCGTATCCAGCATAATTCTTACCAACAAATGTCAGGTCAGTTGATTGATTTATCGAACCGTCTTGAACAGTTGCTAGTGTAGATCCATTTGTTTTATTCAGTATGTATGGCATTGTTTTAACCTATTTTATCTAAATTCTACCCAATTAATAATTGTTTGACCATCTGAGAGGTTGTTTACTGGTTCATCCGGGCAATAGATATTAATATAGTACGATGCTCCGGGAGGAACAAAAAACTGTAATGTCATCCATCCTAAATAAGTCGGTCTCCCTGTTTGATTTACGGCCTCTCTCGTGACTTCTACTCCATTTACGTAAGCAATGGACCAAATAGCAGCATCTTCAGTATCAGAAGTAATATCAGCTGAACTTACAGTAGCATTTACCCAAATTACGTTACCAGTTCCATTAGTGTAGGGTGTTCCAAATGTCCTAGCTCCGGTTACATTCTGATAAGATTGTCCTACTCCAAATCCAGAATATGAATAAGATCCACCTAGAGGTACTGGAATTCCATTCATTGTAATACTTGAATTGTTTAAGGATGTGTTAGGTATACCAGTAACTTTTGTTCCTGCTAATCCTGTAATCCAACTTGGATTATTATACGAGCCGTTAGTATAAACACCGTAAGTAACTGTACCGGCGTTACCTGATACATTGCCTGTCACATTGCCTGTTACATTACCCGTTACATTACCCGTCACATTGCCAATAACACTGCCTGTGTGTGTACCACTGGTATCACTCCAAACTACTCCTGCGCCGGTGCGTTGAACAATTTTATCTGCCACTGGAGGTACCGATGCGTTAGGTAAATTGTTTATTTGATTTTGTGTATTGCTAATTGCATTATCGATGTATAATTTAATAGCTTTTTGCGTTGGGATCCTATCATCGCCATTATGAGCAAATGTAGGATCAGTGTCCCAGCGTGCTATACTCAACAGCGTAGGATCTGTTAATGCTGTGAAACTAACGCTATTGGCATTTACTGTAGGTGCATCAATTGCGTAGGTCCAGATAGTGTTCCATCGTAATCCCGAACTGCCTAAATTTGCACCATTGTTTGCTACTGGACTCAGTCCATTTAATACATTCCATGTTCCAGCTAATTGGCTTGAATTAGTAGGTGATATTAATTTGTTAGCAGTTACAGAACCTGCTTGAATATTTCCGCTTCCGTCTCTTTGTACAATGGTATTAGCCTGAGTTGATGTCGATGCTAGAACATAAGATGTAGCACCATCATTTAACAATGCGTTAGCATTAGTAGCATATAGACTAGTGCCAGTTAATGTAGCATCTGTATTGCCCGCAATGTTACCATTTTTAAGTGTTATACCTTTATGTATATGAGATATGCCAGAGATTAAATTAGTAGATGACGTAACAAAGTCATCGCCACTTATTACATAAATTACTTGATCATTTACTAATGCTTCAATAACAGGATGTGCTACATCAGCAGTGTCTAATAATGATACAGATATAAGTCTTGTAGGATTAAATCCCGGAGCTTTCTCTGGTCCAATTAAAGTAAATCCTGTACCAGTGTTAATGAATAATTGATTGTTAACGCTATCATACCACAAATTACTTGCCGACGATGCTCCGGAGGTAGATGTACTATATGACATCACTGCCAAAGTTTGCCATTGTGTTTCGTTATAAACTTTCAATACATTGTTAGTTTTATCAAACCATAATTGGCCTGTTAGTTTATTTGCTGGTTCTGTAGCAGCCGCAAAATTTTCTAATAAATGTAAGAAATCATTGTTCTGTATCTCACCAAACTTTGAAACATTTTTACCAACAAACGTGATACTAGACGAAACACTGTCAGTAAATCCGTCTGCTAATTCTAATAGTATCGTGCCGTCTGATTTTGTAATTTGGTATGCCATTCTTTATTCCTTATGAGACAATGCTGCCGCCTTGCCATACTAATGTTCCAGACTGATTAATCACAAGGTATTCTCTAACTACTCTAGTAACTGTTGGAACAATTATTGTCGAAGCCGGAATAATACCAGCTAGGCCGGATTGTATTATCACTGTCTGTGTATTATTGTTAATATCTTTTACCTGAACACCGCTTGAATTTAATGTAATCAATTGTTGAGGACTAGCAGGTACAGCAATTGATAAATTTGTACATATTACTCGTACTCGTGTGCCTTCACCTAAATTAAGGTATTCGTACGGTGATGGGTTATAAATTGGAAGAGCTAGATTTAGATATGGTAGAATATCTATTGCCGGATCAGCCATGCCTGTTGTATCAATTGAGAATGTAAATCCTTTTGATCCTACCAATTGTAGTCCAGCATCAACATAGGTTTTATTTGTAGCATCATATGGGCCTGTTGGGATTGCTACGCTAGTAATTCTATTACCGGTAGCATCTACTGTGCCCGTGCCTGTTCCTGATAGATATAATGTTTTATTAGTTCCAGTTGCTTGAACGGTACTGTCATGTATCGTTACATTAGTAACTGTTAGAACAGACAGTATACCTAAACTCGTTAATCCTGGTGCAGACTTGATAACATTGCCCAGCGATGTTGCATTAACTACTGCGTTACCGCCAATTAAGTACGAACTAGCAGTTGAGGTAATGTTAGTATTATCATTAAAGTTCCACCCTGACCCGTTATTAACCCAGGTAATGGTATGATCAGTTGTGCCGTGTAAGGTAATACCGCCGCCTGTGGCTACGCTATCACTTGGACTACTTTGTCCGTAGGCTAATTCTATATTCTTATCATTAATCTGTAAATTTGTAGATTGTACATTAGTAACATTACCTTGTACAACTAAATTGCCTTGTATGCGAGTATCGCCATTAATATCTACAGGATACTGAGGAATTTCTGTAAATAGGCCAACTCGTTCATTTAATGAGTCTACAGCCAATGCTGTGAAATATGCCACAGTGCTGTTTTTACTGCTAACTCCGCGAATACGTAATAGAGAATCAGTAGTATCATGCACTATGTTAGTACTGGTACTATCAACATAAATTTGTAAGTTTTGATTATTGCCAACATACAATCCAGGATTATCACTTCTAATACTTAATCCGCCAACTAAGGTTTGATCTCCTGTGTTTGCTAGATATGAATTTGGACTAAATCCCTGCACTGAATCTGCGCTGGTTGCTGTACCTACGAATCGTATTCCCGGAATAGATTGATTTAGATTAAATCCAGGTTGTACTGAATTCATTCCATTATGTGCAACTTCAAAGGTAAATGGTATTGCTGAGGCAATTCCCAGCAATGCGTTATTACTGTATAATGAAGCAACCACTTGAGAATTTTTAGCAGTGTCTGTTATAGTTTCTACTAACCATCCAGATTTTCCGCTGACTGCTGAATACTGCGGTCCTACTAATGTGAAGTTTGTACCATCTGGGGTAAAGTATAATTGATTATTTCCAGAATCGATCCACAAATCGCCTTGATTAGCAATAGTAGGTTGTGTTGGTGTAACCTGCGCACCTGCTACTGGTTTGAATACTTTATCCATACCATATACATACATACGGCCGTCAACTTTGTTGTACCATAATTGCCCAACGATCGGACTGCGCGGTTGATTTAATCCGGCAAAGTTTTCTAACAATCCTACAAGATCATTATTAAGATACTGACCGTATGAATCTACGTTCTTTCCTATTAATGCTAAACTGGTAGTAAGTTGATCAACCTTAGTATCACTCAAGGTTAATAAGATTGTTCCATCTGTTCGTGTAATTGTATATGACATAGTCTTCTATTCTTAATATTTAATCATGTATCTAACCACATAGGTCGAAGTGTTCACCGAGTTCGATGGAACAATATTGTTTAAGTTTGGAACATTAAATGACGCAGGTCCTGTCTGTCCGTATGGCAGAGTTGTACCTCCTAATGCTGTATATAGCGCACTGTAAATTCCACTTGAACTATAAGAGGCACCATCACACCATAACCATCCGGAAGGAGGAGTTGTACCAATAGTAGGAGATAACATTATAAATCCAGGATACACTATATTAGTATATACATCAGATAAGAAATTTTGTTTATTAATCTTATACGGTGTAGCAGTAGGTGATTGACTTGGATCTGATATAAGCATTGTCCAAGTTCCCGCAGCGGAAGTTGCCGTTGTCTGCGCAGAAATCGAAGAATTATTTAAGGTAGCAACTAAATTAATCGCTTGTGTTCCGTTAAACGCCTGTTGATCAGCAGTAACCTGTCCAGATATTGAAAATGCTCTCGGGTTGGTTAATTGGTCAGCAGTGTATGCCGATCCTTCTAATCTTGTTGTGCCTGTTCCGATGTAATCAACCCACACTCTACGGAAGTGATTATCAATTGTTCCTAGATCATAGGTTGACGGTGTAGAAGGAATTATTGCTGCGCTGGTATTGGTTGATGATACTGATATTGTGTCAACAAACGTTGAATTAGCAGTAACCGTTAGGTTACGATTAAGTTGTACATCACTGCCAACTGTTACTGAGCCAGTAACCTTTAATGCATTTGTAATTGTAGTAATTCCAGAAATTAATACAGTTCCATTAACATCTAATGTAGCATTTGGATTAGAATTAACGCTGTTAATACCAACACGTTGATTTTGTCCAGATATCGTTAATATACTGTTACGTATACCATTACTATCAATCTTAAAGATAATATTAGCAGAATCAGCAATATTTGTTATAACTGCATCTTGCCCTGTTTTGGTTAACAGGAAAGTAGACGAAGTTAATCCAATGCTTAGGCCGCCATTATTGTTTATTGTTAGTACTTCAGTTAATGATTGTGGTATATCTTTTCTAAAGAAACTATTAGCTGAAATTACCTGTGTAGCAGGCACCGTTACCGCCAATGCTGCTGCCTGAGTAGCAACACCATTAAATGTTGGTGCTATTCCGTTGTATAATTGTGTGCTTAGATTCACCCCCGGAGTTAATAAATTAAATCCTTCAATAACCGCAGATGGTCTAAATGAATCTTGAGCAATAATAGTAAGCACATTGCCATTAAGATAATTTTTGATTACGTAATGATATGCTCCGTCGGTTCCTAGAATCGAATCTGGATAATTACCAGTTTGATATGTTGAACTAAAACTTGGTCCAACTAAGGTAAAACTACTACCATTCCAAATGTTTAATTGATTATATGTTGTGTCAACCCAAATATCACCCAATCTAGCATTAGTAGGTGCTGTTAGTGTTCTAAATACTCCGCCTAGTTCTGGCGAATTGCTGTTTAAACCAGACCCGTCATTGATACGTAATCTTTTGTTTACACTGTCTGATGTATCATACCAAAGTTGTCCTTCAGTGGTGTTAGTTGGAGGTGTAGGTGCTGCAAAATTTTCTAATAAATGTAATAAATCACTAGCGATCACTGGTCCAAATCCAGAAGCATTGCGGCCAACTAGGCCTATACTGGTACTATAATCAATAGTACCTGTATTGATGGTAATAGGTGTTTTAGAAAGATCTGAATGATTTATTGTATATGCTGACATTTAATTAACTTCCGTTAGTTAGACTTTGAATTCTAACTGTGTAATCTATCTGTATCATTCTGTTCAATGCTTTTTGTACAGGATGGAAAATAACATGAGTTAGCAATGGGCCTGTATTAGCACCAGCTGAACTGTATCCTCGCAATCCTAACTCATCAAACACAAATGTACCGTCTTGGTTTACGCTGGTGTCAAACGCTGCTTGACCACTTGGTTCGCCAAAGTCCAATAAGCAAGTAACTAATACATCCGAATAAGGTGTACCAGGTACATGACGAACTTCCATAAAGTTCCTAGATGGGTCAACATCATACGGACTTTGACCATCTACTATTTTGTAATATTGTTGGTTGTATAAGGCTGCATTAGATCCAACAGTGTTTGGTGTCAAATATGTAATAATGCCAGTTGGATCAACTCTACTACCACCGTTGCCAAATGCCATTTCAGAAATAAATCCACCGTTGTTTGAGATGCTGTTAGCCAATGCTATTGAAAAGTTTTCATAGTGAATAGCATTACGCTTGTCTACGAATACTTCCTTAGTCTCAGGATCATGTATTTTGATGTGTCCTTGGATACGTACTGTTCCCATTTCGTTAGGTTTTTTTGTATTATTTTCCATAGTTTCTTTCATCTTTTCAGTTTTAGACTTGTCCATAGTGATATTTATCCGGAAGGGCAGCCTGTCTATCTCGCAAGAACGTAGCTACTGCGCCAGTATCGTTCAATAGAGATGTTGCGGTACTTGCGTACCAATCTTTAGCGGTTTGTTGTACAAGGGTGATTGCAGTACCTGTGTTTAATCTGCCTGCAGGCACATTTAATGTCAGAACATTATTTGTGCCGGACGATGTGATAGTAAATTCAGGTGGTAGATAATTTAATCCCTGATACACAAATCCGTTTACCGCAGATAAATCTAGCGAGTTAGTATATACCCATACTTGGTTTGTTGATGTAACCAAATAAGCATTACCTATCACAGTTGTATTAGGTAGCGCAGTTGAAGTAGAAATTGTTCCTACAATAGTAGCAGTTACATTGTCGTATAATACCGACATATCGTGAACATACATTCCATCTTTACGTAGTGGTATACCACCTTGATATACGCGAACTTGGTGTACAGATGCAGTTGACGTATTGAATACTATGCCATTACCTTTGGTGTTGGTCATATTCTCAATTACATAGGCAATATCTAATGGGCTTGGAACTACAGCAGTACTAACATTCACAGTTTCAGTATATGGCATTATTTGACGCACACCCTGATCTAATACCTCAGTACCTACTGGATAACCATCTCTTGCTCCGGTTCCTAATGTAGCACGTTTAAGTCTTGATAATGTATTGCCACTCATTGCCATATATTCAATACGTTCGCCAGCAATTAATATAACGCCTGGAGCATTTTTTGCTGGATTAGGCACTGATAAATCGCTTGCCTCATCTACCACAATTGTAGTAGAAGTAGTATATAACGGCTCAGCTAGATTTGTACTATTTGTTTCGCTTATGCGTTTGAATGTTGTACGATTTAATATATCTTTAAATTGACGATATGCTATCACTGTGTTATCTGACACATCAGTCATACTCATTACAACTATTGTATCAGTAGATTGAATTGGATAATTATCATCAACAACTACTGTTTTATTATCAGTATCGATATAATAATCAAGACCGTTAGTTAACGGTGTTCCGTTAATTGTTACCCATACATAATTGTCATTAAGTACCGCACGATTCATTGTGTATCTTCTTAATGTTCCTGATGTGAATACTTCTGTTCTAATCATATCACTATCTTGATTTGTGTACGTTGTGACTTTAAGTATTCCGCCTTCTGGAATTGCAAGTCTGTTGGTATTCAATATAATTTGACCATTATCAAAATAGTACTGACTATAAACAGTATTAGTAATTGCAACCGCATCACCTGTTTTCAAGATGCCTGGACGGAATACAATTAATTTATTAGGTTGATCTAAAATAAAATCAGCACCATTTTGAATTTGTATTCCGTTGACAAATACCTGCAATGCGCCTAATGAAAATACGCCTGCTGGATAATTGCTGTTTGGATCAATTTCAAATACCGTTTGATTAGCTGCCGCAGAATAATATGCAGTGTTTGGTGGTATTAATCTAAGTTTATTCAATTCAACAATTGCTTGAGCATTAATTGGTCCAATCACGCCAGGATACTGGGTAAGAGTATACGCAGTAGTAGCAGATGATGTAACAAATATTTGGTCTTTTACTTCACTGTAGCCTTTGTATGCTGCTTCGAATACCCACACCTGTAATGTATTTGTACCTGTTAATCCCGAAACAGTAACACCTTTACCATTTAATTTATATTGGTCTGATGTTATTGGATTACCATTTAATGTTACATATAGACTTCCAATATCTGCCAATGGTACTCCTACTGGGACTGTAATTGAAGATTTAGTTGATGTAGCATAATCGTAAGACGAGTACGCTGCACCTCCAATTCCTACGTTAGTCACAGCAACTACTCCTGTTGAAGTTTGTGTAGATATTGTAATAGTATTATTATTGAAGTCAATAGTATAATCGGTACCGTAGTTTAATATACCGCGATTATATGATACCATTAATGATGATGTATTTGCTGGTAACATAGACAACGAAACAGTAGTAGAAGTTGTTGTTGTGCTTACTAAGAATGTATTCTGTGAGATCATAGGTGATCCACTCGGCACTCGGGTGTAAACACTAATACCAACACTTTCAACTACTTCGCCTGGTACTAATTCTTCAGGACCGTGGCTTACATTTGGCGATAAGAATTGATCTCCATCAACAATTAGATCTTCTGGATTTAAACCAGTTGCCATTGTATAGGCTAGATCACCACCGTCGATAATAGTATCAAGTGATGCTTCACCATTGCCACCATCGTCCCATGCTGCTTCAGTAAATGGTAACATGTCCCAGTTTGAAGTGTAGGCAAATGGCAATGTTTGAATTTGTGTACCTGGATAATCTACTCCTGTCATTACTTGAGCAGGATCTGCTCCTGGCATACCATCCGTCGGTGCATAGTAATCTTGAATACGATCAGCAGCATGGTATAAATTAATATTTTTGTTGTAGGTAATATCTAATATCTGTCCTTTATTAGGAACAGATGTTAGTACCAATGTAGAATATAATTTATGATATCCGTTAGATACTTGTGTATAAGTTACTATATCATAATCTAAAGCAAAAATCTTAATACCATCTAATGTGATTTCAATTTCTGATTTTTTGTTTTCAGCTGCCCAAGATAGAGGGAATTGATAAGTGCTGCCATCACAGAAGAACTGATCTGCGGCCTGCTTATTACCAATCTCTCTAAGACCAGTAACACGGTCAAATCGTATATCAATTTTATTAGTACGCACTTTTCCGTTGGCTAATTGAGCATAGGCACGAGCTTGTACAACACCAGTCGACCCGCCGCCAGTTAATACCACAGTAGGGGTTTGTGTATATCCACTGCCGGGATTGGTTACCTCAATTTCAATTACCTTGCCTAATGATATATAAGCAATTGCAGTAGCAGGGTCTGTGATTGTATCTCCTGCTGCTGGAATAATCTGTACATTAGGTACTGATGTATATGTTCCGCCACCGTCGGCTACAATGATGCTACCAACTGTGTACTTGTAGTTATCGGCCCATCCCTTACGTGGATATACATTAAGAGAAGCATCACCTAATTCAATAGGAACAAATGTATCTGTAATATTATCGTATATTGCAGGTAGGTCGAAGTCAGTTGTATAACTTTGTGTTGGTTCTACAACATCATATACTACTTGGAAGTTACGTATTTTAGTATGGTAAGGTTTAACTTCATTTAGATAATCTTCATAGTATTCACTATTTTGGAATTTAAATACCGAACGTTGATCCAGCGGACCTGCTAGATTACTTACATTTATAAACGCAGTTTTGAATGCCCAGTCTAAGAATATTTGTTCGCTCATAGCATAGCGTACTGCTTTAAAGAAGAATTTATTCCAATAGACTTTTAATGGTCCAACGAAGATATCTTCTTTGATTGCCAGTAATACGTTTTCTAATTCTGATTCTGCACTTTGGTCATATAATGTTTGATCAAATGTATATAGGTAGTCAAAGTTGTATGTTGAATCTGTAGTATTCCATAAAGATTCTTTAAATTGTATTGTACCTTTTTCGCTGTAGACTAAATCATAAGCATCATCAAATGTTCCATTTGAATCAACCTTGGCTAGAATAATATATCTACCATTGCCCTGATTATTAACTTTAACATAATCACCAGTAGATGGAGATATTGTAGCTAATAGGTAAGGTTGGTCAACAGTTGTTACCAAAGGTTTCAATGGATCAAACGAGGTAGCTTGCCAGTCAACATAATCCCAAAATAATGTAGTATCGTAATCTTGGGTATGTGATCTATTCCATTGGTTATTATACCATTGATATTCTGCCCATCTATTTCCGCTGGTCGCATCAACTGTTACTATTACAGTATACGGTCTTACCACCAGTATTGGTGTTTCTGTGTAGCCGTATCCAGAATTAACTATTGTAGTGCTAACTACTCTACCTACAGAATCAATCTCAGTAGAAATAACAATACCGCTGGTGTCATTCAACACAGCGATAGTTGGCGCAATTAGGTATCCATATCCAGGATCTTCTATGCTTACACCTGTTACTCTACCATCAGTAATTTGACAAGATACTGCTGCTTGTTTAAAGTAGATAGTTGTAATTTCGTACAATGCCTGTTCATTATCAACTTGTTGATCATATAATCCAGTTTCTACATCAGGTATAGGATCTTTAGAATTTAGATTTGTAAAGTTAATAACATCAGTTACAATATTTTGAGATAATACTGTGTTGGTGTAATCAATTGCGTTACGTAGCGCACCAATTCTATCTTTAAATAATCCTTGGCGAGGACGAATGCTTACACCATATTTGATGCGATCTGATAAACTAGGATCAGGTACAGGATTGCCAAGACTATCACGCCCTAATAAACTATCCATTAATTTCTTTTCAAGCAATGCGTTAGGCATACTGTTAACATCGCCGTCTGCTAATAACATCCATTCGGTGTGTTGATTAATATCATTATCGATATCATCTTCGGCTATGTTAAGATAGATATTATTTTGTGATAATGTTGAAGTAACATTAGTAACCGCAATACTATCAGCAGCTAATACAGAAATGTATTTCATTCCGTATGCTGAAGGATTGTAAATTAAATTAGCAACATCATTTGCCGAAATCTTACGGAAATCTGCTGCAGGAATTGTTACTTTATTTTTTACCCAATAGAAGTAAACATTAGTAGTACCACCTGTTGTGGCATTATAATATTGTTTAACGCTGATTACTGAATTGTCTGCGTATTTAGGTTGACCGCTAATTCCTTTAGCAAGGCCGTCTACAGTATCAGCTAGTGAGCTCCACTGACTCGGTAAGTACTCGCTGCTTACCCATTCGTAAACATCAATACTTGCTCCTGGGAATAAAGTACCCCAAGAGTTTTTTCTATATTCAAGATCACTTTGCTCGTACCAGGTGTATTTTACAGTGCTTAGATCCCACCATAGTTCTCCTAGGTGATCTTCAATCCAGCTGGTATTTGTATCTACTACTACCCCTTGAACCCCAATACTGTATACCGCAGGGTCAAAGGCTGTTTTGTATCGTACTTCTTGATCAGCAATACCTACAATACGACCTTTTGCTGGATCAACTATATCTAGATAATCAAGAACCTGCTGACTTAATGTGTCAATAGTGATAGCACGTTTAACTTTAGATAGATCAACAAGGTCATCTTGTGATCTATAAACATTCCAACTGTTAATAGTTACGTCTTTTTTAGCAAATACATACGCACTACCGATTGTGCTATTTGAAACAAATTTGCCAGGAGTTCCTACTAATACTGTGCCGTTGTTAACTGCAACACTATTACCGTATTGACTGTTGGCCACAGGGGAGCCTGTTGCAGGATCTATGTTAAGAACATTGTCATCAAATAATTCTTCAGCATAGATAAATTTATCATTGTATCTATTGAATACATAGACAGCACCTGATCCTTTAGCGGTATCACCAAAATGGCAAGTTCCATTATCTAAAGTAGTTGCACCTTTATCAAATGTTATATCAATAAATTTATTATCACCGTGACCAGTTACCGTTAATAATTGTCCTAGATCATCGATTGCCAATGCTTGACCAAAATTAAGATTAACATCAGTAGATGGATTATCTAATGTTTGATTTAATACATATTGTGTAGCAGTATTTTGTTTATAGATGAAAACCTTGCCTACATTAGTTTTGCCATCATTAACACTAGTAGATGCCACAAATAGGTAAGTGCCATCATCTGACATTAATACTGTCGATCCAAATCTGTCACCAGTTTTACACACGCTAGGTGCTGATATAAATTGTGCTTGTACAAGATTAGTAGTTCCGCTGGTAGCAGTTGAGTAAACATAAACACCGCCGATATTACCGTTTGTTCCTGGAGCAGAAATTGCTACCATTGTACCGTCTGCGCTACCGCAAATTGAAGCACCTACTCTATCACCTTGTGTATTTGATGGAGTTATTGTAATTGGGGAAGATTGTACTATCGTTGTATCAGTTGACACAATCGACACATTATAAGCATATATCGCACCAGTTGAGGTATTTTGACCAGGTGCGCCAACTACTAATAATTTATTAGTTGAAGTAGTTTTGCTTACATATAATCCGGCACCGTATTCGCCAGGGTGAACGTTTGGATTTGTTATCACTGCACCAGTGCGGTGGATTTCACTTTTTGTAGTTCTGTTAATTCCAGAAATCTTTATTAAATCAACAGCAGGGGCGCCGGCAAATATAGAATCTGTTTCGATGTCATATATTAATGTTGCGCCAAAGTTTGTTGCTACAGATTTGCTGACTGTATTATTAACGATAGTATCATCAATACCATAATTTGTAATAGGAGTTAATATGTTATCTGAATATCCGTACACAAATATGCGACCATATCCGTACGATGCACCGTAATATCCTGTCGGAGCAGAAATTGCCACAATATTTGCAGTGTCTTGAGTAGCAACACGAGATCCAAATCCTTGACCAGTTATTGATAGACTAGGAAGTGTTTCGGTAGATGTGCTATAATTGCTAGCTTTTTCATATACTGCCCATTTGCCAGAATTATCACTGTCAACCCAAACTAAATCACCGTTGTTAAATGATATTGTTTTTTCTAGTTCAGCAATATTATCAAATTGTGCAGCACGCACGCTAACAAATTTAAACATCAATGCCTGCACAGTTGAAGGATTCACTGAGGCTAATGTAGTTGATATTGTAAATGTTGTCAATGACGGAATAGTTTTAATTACATAAACTCCGTCTGACCCGTTGTCTAATCCGTGAATAGATACCACATCACCCACTGATAAATTATGGAATATATCAGTTGTAAATGTTAATTCTGACGATGGAATTGTTACAGCAGAATCGACTACTTTTGGTTTTTGAATAGTATAGCGATACACATCCCATTCACCGTCATTGCGGAATCCTAACCAAATTGTATTGCCATCTTGGATGTTTCCATTGTTAGCAATATCAAGTAAACTGTTTGTATTATAAGCAGTAGCAGTTACATCATCAGTACGAACATATCCTGCCACAGGCATTATAATGTTGTTGTCGGCATAGGTAGATGGTGTTGTAGAAAACGCAGTGTCCGAAGTGTATGTATCACTTTCCATGGTTAAATCAGTAGGAACAATATATGATATTACATCATTTGGTAATACTGGCGCTGTATCCACAAATTTAATAATCTGTGAATTTTCGCGGAAGTCTGCTTCACGTAGAGGAAACTCTAATTCATTATAAGAAACAAAATTACCATAATTACCAACACGGAATGCCCACTCTTCTTTATATTCAATTTGCCCTTGTAGGTTATGAATACTTGCTTTAGCTAATTTAGTAATAGCATTTTGTGTGCCTTTTTCTCGAATAAATCCTTGATAGAATTTATATTGTGCAATCGGATTAACAAAGATATTATCTAGATAAGTACGTGGTGTATAGCCAATCAAATGTTGTGCCATACGTTGCTGAGCAACATCAAAGTTATCAATATCTAAACTATAGAAATCTTCAAACTGATTAATTTTATAATCAAAGTTTGGTAGTAATTGTGCTACTGGTTTAGATCCTAGTAAATTCCAGCTGTTGAAATCAAAAGATGGTGCACCAGCAATATTAACATTAGCTGAATAGTAATTACCTACATACTTAACAATATCAGCAACTTGATAGTCAGTATACTGTGCCCAATCTGAAATCTGTGCATCATCGTAAACAAAGCCCGGACTTAGGAATTCTCCGTTCCAATCAGCAGTTCTAAATCCTGTCAATTTAATACGACTTTGACGGTATCCTGTTTCAATGTCATATATAATATCATTAAACATACTTTTATTATTCATTACAATTGCATGTTCTTTTTGTACAAGATTTAATCTAGCAAAGAATATTCCATCTGTTGTATTCTTAGTCTTAATAGTACATATACCACCTTCGCGGCTTAATGAAAAATTAGCTGCTGGAAATACCTGTCCAGTGGCTTTGATTAAACTATATTCATAGAAACTGTTAAGAACATTGTCAACTACAGCATCTGTAAATTGATACTTAATAACATCTGCAAAAGGACTTAAAGTGATTACTGAACCGTCTGCCCAGTTTTGTGTAGACCAATATAGAAATTCTTTTCCAGTGAAATTCCAATCAATGACTTGATTTAGATCAGCATTGTATTCATCAAATATAAATCCCTGTGACATTAGCCACTGACCATATCCCATTATTAAATCATATACCTGTTGAATAGTACTATATTGTGTGCCGTATGGTACTATTGTTTCTGCCGGATCGTACTGTTTAGTAACTAGAACCGATGCTCCGCCTACTGTAGACAGTTGTTTAATTGCGGCATAATATGTTGAAGTAAATGTTGCTCCAGAATTATGACTGCTGATTACTCTATAATAAACATTGCTATAGAATACAACCTGTCCTGCTTGATAGAATGAATTAGCAGTCCAAACTAAGAATGTTTCTGATTTGCCACCAACTGTGATCGCACTACCATTTGCCTGATGCAAAGGTTGATTAATAGTAAAATACGGATAGCGTTTATCATATCCCTTAACTGCAAAATAACCGTTCTTTTTCTCTACAATAATTCCAGATATTGCAGCAGATTTAACAGGGGTACTTACATTGAAATGCAAGGTGTAATCTTCGTTAGGTAGTAATACTCCAGGATTTGCTGTGTTAGGACTGATAGAATCAATTGTGATTTCTAATTTATCTTTACTTAAGAATCCGCCTGCTTTGTAAAATAAATTAAGATTAACTGATGCTAGATCATTCTTAAGAGTGGTTAGATAATTTGAATTACGTTGACGACCATTTTCAATTAGCCAAACACTGTATCCCGATGCTAGAATAATATTACCGTTAGAATCTGTATCAGTGTATAACAACATTTCTGATGGGTTTAAGAATGTTTCATTTGCACCGTAGTTATATTGTCCGGTAATATCCAATTCCATTCTGCTGGTATCAAACATCATTGCGGCATAGTCAGCTGGCTTGGTTAATGCCATGATAATCTGCATGGCAAATGGCCAAGCACTAGAACGTCTCCATGCTGTTTCAGCAGGACCGTGATCGCCAAATGCCCAGTCTTGTTCAGTATTCATTATAGAATCATTTAGAGCAATACCTGCCCAGTTACGTATATCAATAATATTTCCGCTATCATCAACTGGAATGGCCTGACTCAATCCAGGACGAGCATAGGTTGGATCTACAACGATTCCAGATGGAAAACGTTTAATACCTGCTTCAAGATCTTGCCATAGGTTTAAGTTACCAGCAGTATACGGTGCGGCACCATATTCTGCATCCCACCATGTTGGTTTAATTGTAAACCCAAGCATTTCCCAAGGGCAGGTGTCTGGACGATCTGTATCAAAATACAATTTGTAAATTGCACGCCAGTTACCAGGTAATGCATTACCTAATACCAGATCACTGACAGATTTGTAATTGTATGTCTTATGATTGTTTACATCATACGTACTATTTGTAGCAAAGTCTATTCCGTAGATACTTGCCCACTTCAAGAAATCGCCCTGTACAAGATTATAAATTTCAGCATAGTTATATTCCGAATTTCTAAATACGTTTGGCAATAGATCGTGAATATCTAAAAGATTTGAATCGTAAGTTACCTTTAAATTATTGTAGATTCTTGTTTCATATTCTAATAATGCTAGATCGCGATAATCATCTGCTTCGTTGTAAGCAGAAAATGCCACTGTTAAACTTCCATCGTGGCCTTGGATAACTTTTTGCGGACCATTGGCATAGGTGTTATCAATATAAATTTGTGGTTCATATTTTGGGAATAGACCTAATTTAGTCGGTGTAGGCGGAATGTATGATCCTACTGTAGATACATAATCTTTAATTGTGATTACATCACCTTTGTTTAATGCTGTGATGATATTCACTCCAGATTCGTATGCTGGAAAATTATAATCTTTACCATATACTAATTGTTTGGTTACACCGTTAGAAGTAAGATATACTAATACAGATCGATCACTCAGTGCAGTCGCTGAAAACGCAGAAGTAATCGAATAATGTGTGTTGCGAGAATCAGTTACTGTATAAGTGCTGGTAATATTATTATTGCCGTAGCCTAACATATCGCTATGAGCATAAGGGAATGACGAATTCTTATTTGAATTCATTTCAGTTAACGCTTGATCTAACACTTGAACTGGCATTGTATTGCCAGGTGCTTTGGTAATAAAATTAATTAGATTTAATCTAAATTGATAGTAATCGTCAGATGCTTTTCTTGTAGCATTAATTAAATTATGTTCAGCATCGGTTATAAAGCATTGAGCAAATGTTAGTGGATTTTGATTACTAATTAATCTAGATCCATATTTTGTAATATTAGGTAAACTCTTTAGATTGCTACCATTATATTCCGGATCAGCATCAGTCATTGATGTAACGTGATCTGTTAATTCTGTAAGTGTGAAACTTGATATAAATCCGTTCAAAGGATTATTGGTTAAATTAATTGGTGTTTCATACACCCCAGTGCTATTAGGACTAGATGCAGAATAACATTTAAACAATACACGCACTGGTGTAGAGGTTCCATCTAATGCAGTGGTAAATGTTACGAATAATTTCTTACCACTAGTAGTAAGTGTATAATCGGTTCCTGCTTGTTGTTTGGTATTATTAACAAATACAGATACCGCTAGATCAGATATACTAGTTGGATTATCAAATACAGTAACTTCAATACTAGATTGTACGGTGGTAATAACTTGGAACTGTTCCACAGGGATAAGATATTCTGCACCAGCAGTCCACGCATTTTCATAAACAGGTGTGCTATTGTTAATGCGAATGTATGTTTCTACAGTAGGAATAGTAGTGGTAGTTCCTACTAGTGTAATTGTGTCATTATTTAGATAATTGTCAAATAAGTAGGTACCAACTGTACTAATACTTTCGGATGTGTATTGTAATGGAAAGCCTAGAATAGAATCCGCTGTGCCTGAGCCTACCGCATATCCAAATATTTGATTACCATAAAAGTCAGAATTGTAATATGTTGGATCGCTATAACTATGGCCGTTTTCATCAAACAGATCAAATAACGGTGCTTGATTTATTGCAGTACGTTGTTGACCTTTAATCCAGATAGTGCCATTGTAATACCAAGATGTTCCTTCATTTACTGTGCCTGATTTAACAACAACCGCATCACTCTTAGAAGGAGATAATATCTCAGTTAATCTTGTTTTTTGTTTTCCATTAAATGTTGCAATGTTAACTTGGAAAATCTTTCCCTGCACCATTGGATCAGGATCAGCATTGAAAATAACCTTGTTGCCATCTTCTAATAATACACCATCGATATAATATCCGTATGTACCTTCTATGATAGAAAATGCATCAGTGGTTACTTCGTCAATGAAATCAACTGTATCAATAGCTGTTGAACCAAAATTCCAAAGCTGGATATCTGGTTTGAATTCAATAATAGGACGGGCACCGCGTTTATCTGCAGGATAGTTTGCGGTAGTCCCATTAGCTGCTGCTGAGGCTGTTATTACATCAGTATGTACCCAACGATTATATCTTGACCAAGGATTTAAGTCTTTGCTTGCTTTGTTGATTGTGATATAATCAGGTGTCTCTGGAATATTCTTAAAGTTGTCAAACGGAAAATCATCAAAAGGTGTTCCGTCAAAATTTGTATCATAGGTTGTATTAAGATTTAACGGAGTTGTTAATTTAGTAAAATCAACTAGACGAATTCCCGAGCCAATGCCTTCTACAATATATTCGTTATTAGCATAAGTTGACGGAGTTACATTGCCAACAAATTTCACTTTCATCCCATTGATAAATTCAACACCGTTTCCTGATTTGTATTGTAATTTTCCAATAATATCAGCATCAACATCAAGTGAAGAATTTTCTACGATAGATTTCACTAGAATACGTCCGCTGGCCAATTGATTGTCGCCGGCTGCATAGAACAACACGCTAGGTGTTTGTTCATCTATAGTGATAATAATCTGTCCTTTGCTGGTGCCGTTGCCTGTTACACCGTGAGTATATTGTGATCCTGCCCCATCAGTAGGCTCTGTCTTAATATATAATTTATGGTTAGAATTAATATTAAACACATAGGTGATACCTCTATAGAATGTTAACATAGGATCAGGTGTTAGTCCGTCCGGAGTAAACACAAAGAAATTATCATCTGCTGAATCAGTTATAGTGTATGTGCTAACTGCATTTTTTTGTAGACCGGCAATAGAAATTGCGTCAGGCCCGTTTGGTAACCAATAGTAGTCACGGAAGTTAATAAATTTATCCCAATCAATATGTGGGTCATATGAATTAAATTTAGGACGGAACAATCTATCAAGATTATCCACATTACCACCATAGTAACTTATCTGATTAACTAAGTCGTCAAATCCGTAGGCTGCTTTAATACTTTGATCAATATTCTTTAATATTACCGCAGGCTCTAGTTGATAGTTTTCACGCACCGGTAATGATTCCGGAATATAAACATCAGTTGATGGATTATAATTAGGACTTAATTTACTGCCCACAAATCCATCTATTCGTTCCAGCGAAGGAACTTTAATTAGTTGGTCAAGTGTGCTTGATAAGAATTTATTATTCTTATCTGTTCTGAAAAAAGCAGGTAATAAATTTGCTGATTTTCTAATATTCTTTGATGTGTTGTTAGCCATTATTACTAATTATCCTTAGCTAGTAGTTACTATTGTAGATGCTGCTTTTAATTCAGATGCTGTTAAACTTGTGATGATTTGTATATCATTTATTGTTGCACCATTGATGAAAATCTCATTACTTAAACAGGTAATTTGATATAAACTACCAAACCCATTATCCTGTTTAGGTACTAACACAAAATTGGTTATATCAGGAGTCATTATGTTCATTACATAAGTCGATAATTCACTGAAGTTAAATGTTTGACCAAAATCCCAATTTTGAATAGCAAAGAAATCTTCAATTGCTGCCAAAATTCTTGTTTGTAAATCTGTAGTACTTACGGTTCTTGCAGGATTTACCACAGCTTTAAATGTACCCTGTAATGGACCAACTGCTTGACCACCAAACAATACTTTGTAATTTACTGGATGATAAATTAGCTCATCACTAATTGCCTTAATTGGCTCTAATGTAGCAGCGTAGTTTTCTTCTAAACTTTGTGTTGTAGGAGGTAACGGTGCTGTTCCTGTGCCACTTGCTAGCCAATTTCTGTAATCCGAATCATATGCTTTGGTTAATAGATAGATATCTATAATGTTCGATTTGCTAGGATCAATTCTACGTTCATTGCCACTGTTATGTACATAATGGAATTTTAATCCACTACGTCCCGACTGTGCATAATATGTAGGTTCTAACACAAATCCGCCTAATGTAGAAGAATAGCTCTTAACCACATTTACTGTTGGATCATAGAAATAATATAATTGACCGTCTATTCGATCTTCCGGTAATACTAGATCTTCTGTAGGGTATGGTAATATATCACCTGTGTATAAAGAATATCGTAATCCGTCAGCCGAGGTTTGGAAATAAACAAATTTGTTAAGATATCCAGTTTGTGTACTAGTGCTGGCAGACTGAACAATATTTTCAAACGCATCCGGGTCATCAATTTGACCATCATCATTATGATCAAAGAAACTAACTGATACTTTCTTAGGTTCAATATAGCCATCTGGTTCTATTACAGCACTATCAACTTGCCATGAATAATCTATACCTAAATATCCTTGACTAGTTGGAAGTTTATTAATTGATAATACATCTACATGGTCTTTAATAACAGTATCAGTAACAAAGTCATAATTCTTCTTAGAACTATCTATGAAAAACGCAGTTTCTTGCGCACTTTCAAATATGTATTCTGTAGTACGATATCTAACTACATATTTCTTACCTGTCCATTCAAATGCCATCATCCAACTAGCATCTTTATTTGTATTAGATACATCTTGTTGGAATAGTAAACTAAATGGACTCTTCAAATCAATGTTAGCATCAGTGACTACATACCATGCTCTAGTTGTTGAATCAAAACTCAATCCAAAATTGCGTTTAGATAAACATAGATTTGTAATTTCAGTTTCTAATGAGGATGAAATTATATTATCAAATACCGGGATAACTGCCGCAGGGCTGGCACTCGATGCCGGAATACCTGTACCTGGAATTGTACCTGTTAAGATAACTGGACCTGTTCCGTCTGAAAGATTTCCTGCGCCACTATTAGCCCCATCACCTACTACATTTACAATCTGTGTCCATATATAAGATCTAGTAGTATCATCTGATATAGATGTTAATTTACCACTTGGTAGAAAGTATTGTCCTGTAGGTGGTATCATTTTAACCAAAGCACCTGGCACAAAAAACGACAAGTTATCACTAGCATAAGATCCAAGCGTTGCCGGACCTGTGGTTAAATTTTTGAAATAACCACGTGTTTGATTTGTGGTCTTATTTGATTGATTCCATGATAGTGGATAGCTAGCAGAATCTAATACCAATTGCGGATATTTTGATAGATAGAATGATTTGAAACTAGGAGAATCAATAACTGGTTCAACTTGAGTTTTAATCACACTTAGGATTTCGTTTCTACTAGTAAACGTAAATTCAAAATTGTATTCTTTATCTTTTTTGTATAGAATACCATCATTGGCAAAGATATTAGTACTACTATATTTTCCACTCACATCACTTAATTCATAATATTTGCTAATACCACTAGCAACACGATTAACACTCTTAACTTTAAGAATATCCGAATCAACAGTAATTGGAGCAATGTTATAATCTTCCGCAGTGATCATACGATTTTGTGTATAATATGCCTGTGGTGCTTTTAATTGTATATCTGCATTAGATTCACTTGCGGCAGAATTTGTAACGCTGTATTGTAGACTTAATACAATTGTTAATATATTTGACTGACCGTTACTGCTATAATAAGGAATCTGTACACTTACATTACTTAACTGTTCAGGCTTAACGGTATATGATAGGCCGTTACTTTGACGATAGTACAGTCTGAATGGGCCGTTTGGTAAATTGCCAAAACTACCATCTGCGAATGACAAATCAATCTGATCAGTGTCTCTTGATAATACGCTATAGATATTGCGAATATTTTGGTTTAAACTGTTATAAATTACGTTATTTCCGGTGGTTGCGGCCACTTTTGTCCACAGATCTTGATGGGTTTTGCCATCTGCTGACATTTGCCATAACCACACATCTGTATCATTAATATTAGAAACATTAACACCTATTAATTCATTAGGTACCGGATTTGCAACGTTGAAATTTTGTGCTGTTAATGATCCTTGACGGAATTGTATAAAGAATCCCGTATTGGCACTCGAACTACCTTTATTATCATTTTGAAATATAATACCAAAGTTATTTCCAGGCAACGGAGTATCTTCATAGATATAAGTTTGTCCGCTAAAGGTAGATGGCACCAATTCAAAACTCATTTGTGTACCAGCTATGTTCTTATTGAAAGAATAGATAGGCACATCAGTAGTACTGGTATTGATTTTATATTGTTCTGTTGCGATGCCGTTGATAGTTGCCGCAGCAAAAGGCTTACCAAATACTGTAGGATTGGTCATCGCAGCATTAATGATAGAAATAAACTGTTGATACCAATTGCTGTTTGTAGGATCATTCCATCCTATAATTGAATTAGCAAGATTAATTCCGTTATTATCTATTACACTTTCTGTAGTGGCAATAGATGTAATTTTTAATAGGCCGTTAGCTGGTGTATTGCGTTTAGCATTATAGTTAATTAGACGAGCAAGACGCAGGATGCTGTCACGACGTTGCGCTGTTTCTAAGAAATTTTCACGAGCATTTAGGTCGATGCGGAAACTTAGGTTCTGACCTAAGAATGCAATTAAATCGATAAGGGCAACATATTCGCTACTGTCTATATAATCATTGAAATCTTCCGGATAATTCTCACGAAGATATGTGATCATAGTACGGCGTAATGTTTCAAAATCGTAACTTTGGAATTCAGCGTTTTTGAAACTCTGATATATCTTGGTCCAGTCTTCTGCGACCAGTAATTGATTAGTTGTTGATGGTATCATAGTGTTTTCTCATTGATACCGTATTTATGGAAAATATAAAGTAGGTATATTATTGTGCGATTAAACCGAGCTCTTTATCAAATGCCAGCTGCATATTGGAGGTTTGGTCAGTACCAACATATAATAATGTTACTTCTAACAGCATGCCATACTCTTGTTCGTTGATATTGATCTGTATTGGAACAACTCTAGGATCTGAATTACATATACGACTTACATCGTCACTGATTGCCTGTTTGGTAGACTGTGTAAATGGATCAAATAGTGTATCCCAAACAATAGTGCCAAATGTTGGATTCATAACTCGTTCACCCCGACGAGTGTTAAATTGATTTACAATATCTTGTTTGATAAGATCAAAATCATATAACTTAGTTGTGCCAAGGGTGTCTGCGTTAATAGAACTATAACCTACATAGAACTGACTCTGCTTGGTCGTTTGTTGTAGACTATTTTGTGACGGATTAAGTTCAATATTTTTGTATGCCATAGTGTATTATTTATTGACTAGACCGTCACTCCTGCTTTAGATAATACTTGTTCTACTTCGCGTTTATGCACAGATACCGTAGCTTCTACCATAGCAGGAGTAAAGTATCCTAATCTTTGAGGATCAAATCCTTTATTAGCACTATACCAAGACCCCGATTTAGGATCTCCAGCAACTGCAATTTGTTGATCAGCTGCGGCAAATCTAAATGCCGGTAGCAAGATTGTTAGATATATATTACCTAGGGTAGGATTAGGACATTTTGCATTTGGCCAGCCCCATAATTTATTAAAATATGCTTGCACATAATCCATTTGTCCAACACGAGACATTTGACGCAAGGCATCAGTGGTAGTCCCGAGTCCCTTAGCAGCATCTTTACCGAATTGTATTAATCCAGTAAATCCTAAATTATTTGTTATCGCAGGATCAAACGTCCTTGCACTTTCTAAGTTCATACATGCTAATAAATCAATAACAGGGAATCCCAATGCGCCGGCTACTGATTTAACTTTGTCTAAGAATGGTTGATCAGTACTCCACGGAAATGGTTGGCCTTGAAATGTACCACGGTCACTTGCTGGACCGTTCTTAGCAGGATACGGAGTATTTGCGCTCGGATCTGCCGGAACAACCACACCATTTTTAGTAGTTTGTGTTGCTTGAATTCCACTGTTTGTTTTGTCTAATGTAAATTGATTAGGATTAATGTTTTCATGTTGGTCCCAAGGTTCGTGCATCGGAACACGTTGCATAATTGTTAATAAATCACCGGCTTTATAGAAATGACCATTTGACCATCCTTGTGCTGGGTCTCGACGAGGAACAGAATATAAATTTAATGGTATCGGAGATGCTGCACTCATTGCGGCAATAGCAGCAGTTGCAGAAGGAGCACCACTTGGATTATTATCGCTACTACGTGAAATAGTTGAATAATGATCAGTTGCACTAGCCCACGTATTATGGGTATCAGCCCCAGTCCATGTAAATTTAGTACCTTGCCATCTATAACTTGATGAGCCTGTTACAGTTTCGTTGTAGGTTCCTACTGTAAATTGTTTTGCCGATACTGTTTCTAGGTAGTTTACAGATTTTACATCAATGTCCTTTGCTGCGGTTGTATAGATGGTACCATTCGAATTTACATGAATATCCCCCGATACCAGCGTCTTAGATGTTTCGCCAATCGTAACATCACTTGTTCCACTAATTAATGTACTCATTGTGTCACATATTGTATTATAATTTGATTTAACATTAATATTCATGTCACCTGTTACTGTGGCAACATTAAAATTTCTTCCTGCTTCGATATTAAAATCTCGATCGGCTCTTAGATTAAAATCTCCTTCGGTATGGATGCTGACACTGTCTGCTGCATAGATATCAATTTTACCGTTTGAGGTAAGCTCTATCCAGGCAGTTCCTTTGCTGTTGGCAATATAAACCAAATCTGAACTATTGTGTAACAAAATTTGATGGCCGGTTCTAGTACGTATACGCACTAATTCATTTTGACCATTCTGGTCACCATCATCCATTACGAACTGTGTTCCGCCAAGTCGACTGATAGGAACATTTGCTTTTGTTTCATATCCCACTATGCCCTGTTGTGAGCCTGCCGATTTATCCAATGGACCAGGTGTGCTAATACCAAATACCATACTAGGTACTTCACGACGAGCCGAACTAGAGGTAACTCCTCGAATGTTATCTAATAACAATCCTTGTGCTAGTAATCTATCAGCAAATGGATGTATAGGTTTAAGTTGTGCATTAGGATTTACATTATCTTTCAATGAACGTTTATGAAATTCTGCCACTGGGAGATTTTTTGTTCCGTATTTTAATTCTTGTTCAGGAGTAATGTAAACATTTTGACTGGCAGCAAGTCCCGGAATCATTTGGTCTTGGAATTGATCTGCAATACAGCCCATCCAATATCCTTGGTTGGGATCTCCGTCAACAAAAATAACTAGAACAGTGGTACCAATATCTGGAGGTACCATCCACATACCGTAGGATTTTTGTACAGAATTGAAATCACGAGGATCTGTTCCTTCATATTTCACATTGGTAACACCGTAGAAAGGACTTAAATATTTTACAATATAGGTTTGGCTTTGTATATTTGCATCGCCGACAAATCCTTTTTCAATTACCACTTCTATCGATCCCATATATGTTGGATCTAACAGATTGGTTATCCTAGCTATGTATGGGCCAGGTCCTGGTAATTTTCCTCTAACTCGTTGATCAATTGGCATGGTTAACTAACACTCTTCATTAATGTAGTTAGCGGACTTGAGGCATTGGCGCTAACACTTCCGAATTTACTAACTACCGACGAACTAATACTTGATACATCTGGCAATCCACTTGGCACCATTGAACTAATATTGCCAATTGATGCTTCTACACTTAATGATTGTCCAGTAATGCTGCCCAGGCCTGCTTGAGCTGTTGAAAGTTTTCCAGCAATACTCGAAGCATCTAATCCCAATCCGCTAGGTAAATTAATACCGCTTGATGCTAACAATTTGTCTACGCCCGGTATAGAACTTGCTCCTGGAATATTTGCTAAACTTCCGCCTCTATCTAACACTGCTTTGATATCAGTAAGATTATAAGACGGCAACGGTGCTATTGCTATAGGTTGTGTACTAGGAATATTTGCCAGTGCTGATTTAGGAATATTGTTTAATATCAATCCAGATTTTACTGCTTGATTTACATCTACACCGTCTGGTATAGTTTTAATAGCATCAGTAAGTGCTCCGGCAACTTTAGATTGTAGGTTAGGACTTAATCCTGATAGACTGCTAAGGTCTACTCCTAGATCTCCTGCAATATTTGCATTGCCTCCAGTTATTCCACTAATTTTGGCGCCAACCCCTGATATTAATCCAGCGGCACTACTGCCTAAACTAGTAGCAGCCGACATAGCACTAGTGCCAATTGTTGATGCTGATCCTAATCCTGATGCTAATGCAGTGCTGGCTAATGCATCTGAGGTAACATTCGGTACACCTGCAGATGCAGCAGTTTTGCCCCATTGTACTATACCTGCAGCAGCCGAAGAAACTGCGCCCGATGTTCCAGCTACGGCGTTGGTAACTAAATTAGTTACATTGCCTAACGATAGATTACCTGCTAGACTACTAATTGAACTAGGAACCAACTGTGATAAACTACCTGGTAATCCTGCCACTGGTAACCCTGCGGTTATTGAAGATAATAAACTATTTGGATCTGCTCTCAATGTAGAAACTGGAGCAGGAGGAACTGGAGTCGGAGCATCAGCAGCGTTAGGGGCAGTATTTACTAGTGGGGTTCTAGGTTTAATAGGCACATTAGTATCTATTAGTTGTGCTGGTAAACGTACTAACGATAGCGTTTGTTTAAATTCGCCATCAGTAAACTTGCTACTAACTTGAATAACTCTAAATACTCCACTATATGGAGCAGTTGCTTGATCAAAAATTGCCTCACCTGTGGTAAGATCAATATCACTGGGGTTACGGAATGTTACGATTACCATAACATCCTGCGTGGTGTAAGGTGCTTCACCTTCTCCTGCTTCTTTTGTGTCTGGATTAATTTTTGGTTTATAATTTCCCATGCTACCTGTTACAAGATAGAACGGATCTCCAATAATTTCTATATCCGCTGTACATTGGTCAACGTTGTTAAGAATAGCTTGATGTAGGTTTTTTGCCAAGGCTGCAAATGGATCACTCTGCGGCTGCCCAGAATTTGCTATTCCTTTAGGGTTTACCTGTGTAAAGTCAGGGTAGGCTCTTACTGGCTGTACACCAAGTGACGATTCTTGAGATTCGCCCGGTGGTTTACCCAACAATGTAGGAAATGTATTACCTTCTGTTTGAATTCCGCTGGTTGCCGATGGCATACCTTTTTTATTACCCATTGCCGCAGGAATTGCTTGGAAGAATAATGTATTAAATTTCAAATTAAATTTTAATATATCAACGTTTGCACCAGTATAGATATAATCATATTCGCGATTAACCATTGTAGATAATTTGCTAGTATCAACAGTACCGGATACTACAGAATTAGGAATTCTAGTATAATGCATCTTATACGGAATTACCACATATCTATATTTGTAGAACGGTTTATTTGTTGTGCTATCTACTGTGCCTAGGTCTTCCATTTCAAGATGAACCATGAAGTAATTTACGAATCCTGTGTCAGGATCAACATTATTAGGAAAATCTTTTAATAGTTTTTTAGTATAATCACTGTCACGGATAATTGACACAATACATTCATGTATATTTGCATTTTCAGCAAAGAATATTGCCGGTGCCTTTGGATCATAATGCACAGTGTTTGTAGCAGTATTGGCCATTACGCCCGGATCTTCAAATTTATAAACTGCTGGATCTTTTAATAGGTTGATTCCTTGACAGGTATCCCATGATCCGTCAGTTGACCCGGCAACTATGCCAGTCTCGTCAACCTTAGGTAATACTATTTCATATTGATCACATTTATTTGCGCTAGTATCGCCTTTGGTATTCTTGGCATCGGACTGTATCATTTTATTCAATTCATTTGAAAAATTTGATAAGATCTCCCCAACAGTATTACCTACTAATTGTATATTAGATTTTAATACCGCAGGTTCTCCAAAGCCTTTTTCATTAAACGGCACACACTTACAATGATATTTTGCGCCACTTTCGGTGACCTCTATATCTAGTGAAGTAAACCCTAACACAAAATATCTTGTTGAATTAGGCACCGGAATAGCAGTATCTGGCAGATATTGATCATCTGGATATCCTACGAACTCCATCTTTAATAGGTATGGACAATTAGTATACTGATCGTGGCCAGCAGCAACCGCAGAAACTTGTAATGCTTCTATGAATCCTGTCATACTGTAGGGTTCTATTAAATCAAATTCTATATTAGTTGCCACACTTAGGCTGGTCTTTTCGTTTTGACCCATTACTGTGTCAATACTAACATTGTTGATGTAGAAATCAAATCTGCCTGGACTATTTTTGTTAAATGATGTTACTAGATCCGATACTGATCCGTCTATCGTGGTAATATCTGAAGTATTGGCATCTGTTGGAGGAATAATACCAGTAGATCCTTTACCTCCAGATCTAGCTATTACGAAATAATCTTGATTGATGCGATAAGATTCAGGATCAGTTAACGCTGTTTTCTTTAATGATGCAAGGGTGAATATATAATTGTATGACCGAAAAGAATTTAACGGATTCTTAGCTTTGGTCGTTTTAGCATTTAAGGTTGCTACATCAGCCATATTAGAATCCCAACGCTTTCTTTAATGTTGTTATCTTAGGAAGATATATTGTTTGTCCGGAATATAAATCATATATTGGATCTTGAATTATTGATGGATTTCTTGTGGCAAATACCCACCATAAATCAACGTTTCCGTATAAAGTATATGCTAATAAGTCAGGACGATTTTCATATTGGCTTGTTATTGTATATTGAACATCGTCTGCTTCAAAAGGAAAATCGCGTGATGTAAGTACATCAAGGTAAGATCCATTCAACGGAGTGGTATAATATGGACTTAATTTAGGATAATTTGATGGCATTATAGATATCCTTGTACTCGTTGGGTAGATGATAACCAACCATCTACTGTTCCTTTTAACATTTCGCCTCTACTGTAGATTGGAAGTAATGTTAACTGTACTGTACTGATTGTTGGAACTGAACTATTTCCGTATGCAGATATTGTCTTACCTGTATTGAAATAATCTACGTTATCTGGTAAATCTAATCTAAATCCCGAAACTGCAACTGGTGTGTTGTTGAGCATAAAGTCACCGTAGGCTAATAATCGGCATACTGGAGGTGGACTACCGGCATTTGTGTCATCACCAAATCGCATTTTTGTCAAAGCACGCAATAGATGTATTACACTAAGGAATATTCCGGCTTCGTTTTCATTCTGTACAGTAAATTTACCACTTATAGTGATTTCACCTACCTGACTATTCTTATAAAAGTACTGTGTATAATTAGAATGAGGTACATTTAATCCATTATAGTTTGCTTTATGTTCAAGATTTATCGTAGGTGTATATGGAAAAATTATTCCGCCAGCTTTGACCAGTTCGTTCTTAGGTCCTGTTGCATGTCCTATCAAATAAGTTTGAGGAATAAGCAATTTAGTTCGGGTATCGGGTGATCCATTTATTACCGGAACTGCTGGTGTTGCAGTGCTAGGCATCGAACTAAGAGTTGTTGGTCCTGCAGAAGGAGTAGCGCCGCCACCTGTATAGTAATCCGATGGATTATTAGGATCATAACCGCCCGCTGGTTGCGTAGTATAATCAGGCCCGATATTTGTAGGGTCAGCATATTTTGCGGCTGTGTCAGCGGCTGAAGCATCTGCACCGGGAACATATCCGCCGCCGATTGATTCTTCTTGACCAGGAACATATCCGCCTGCGACAGAATAGTCTGGTACGTAGTTAGCTGCTGGTGAATTTGGATCTGTAGCCATATTTGTTTATATCCTTATGACATATTTAGCAATAAATAATATACCTACTTAATTGGTTGACATTCTGTTAATCAAACTGTTATACTTAACAAAAGGAGTTTCGCGCCACATGACAATAACAATAACACCAACTGGCCGCAAAGTAAAATATCTTAATAATAGAGACTTACTAGCAGAAATACATAAAAGTAAATGTACATACAGTAGTTTTACACTTCCGGAATACAAGCAACACGACATTATTCTAACAAATCTTGATAAAATCAATATCAGGACTATCGCAGATGCCAAACGAGCCCGTGCTAAACGCATGGGGTTAGAAGCATTTATGAATGCCCGCATTGCAGGTGATAAGAAAATCAAATTAGGAGAGTGTACGCCAGACTATACCACTATTCCTAAGACAGATATTGTTATCCGCATCATGACATTCGATCATATTCCGCTCTCTCCGGGCAGAAAAAAAACAACCAAAACAGTAGCAGACGCACACGAAAAAGTTAATTTTCCTCCATTCCAACATTGGAAGTTTAACGAGAACGATGAACTCATTTGTGTGGCAAAAAGCCATTGGAAAGGCCCTGTAGATACAGGATACTTTAGTAAAGACCATGGTCGTATTACAGAAAATCTAGGCAAGATGTATATTAAACTGTCAGAGCGTTACGCACAGCGTAGTAACTGGCGTGGCTACACCTACATTGATGAAATGAAGGGACAGGCTATTCTACAATTAAGTCAAATTGGTCTACAGTTTGATGAGTCGAAATCAGAAAATCCATTTGCCTACTACACCGCAGCAGTCACTAACAGCTTTACTCGTGTGCTGAACATAGAGAAGAAGAGCCAAAATATCCGTGACGACCTATTAGAAACAGCAGGACTTACTCCAAGTATGACACGTCAGAATCAAACAGAATTTGCTGACGAGATTGCCCGTCAAGCTGAGATTTACAAGAACTTACGCATGCCAAAGAGTCAATCGGGCGACTTTACCGAAGATGATTCAGAGGAAAGTGCTTGATCTTTGGTCAAATAAGATGTTAAACTTAATGTAGGAGAGTACCTATTAATGGCATTGTTTAAGAAAGTAGCATGTTTTACAGATTTACACGTAGGATTAAAGGGAAATAGCGCAGCGCATTTGAAAGATTGCGAAGATTTTGTAGATTGGTTTATTCTAGAAGCCCAGGCTGCAGGTTGCGAGACCTGCATCTTTCTTGGTGACTGGCATCATAATCGCAATAGTATCAACTTGATTACCTTAGACACCAGTATTCGCTGTCTAGAAAAATTAGGTGCTGCCTTTGAACAGTTCTACTGGTTTCCCGGTAATCACGATCTGTACTATAAAGATAAACGCGATGTACACAGTTCAGCATTTGGAAAACATATTCCAGGTGTAACTGTCGTAGATGGTGTGCAGACCTTAGACGATGTTACTCTTGTGCCTTGGTTAATAGGTGACGAGTGGAAGGACATGAAAAAGGTCAAAAGCAAATATGTGTTTGGCCACTTTGAACTTCCACTATTCTACATGAACGCTATGGTACAGATGCCAGATCACGGTGAACTACAGGGCACAGATTTTGCAGGCCCAGACTACGTGTTCAGCGGTCACTTTCATAAACGACAGGCTAAAGACAATATTGTGTATATTGGTAATGCATTTCCACATAATTTTGCAGATGCATGGGACGATGAGCGCGGTATGATGGTATTAGAGTGGGGCGGTGAACCCAAATATATCAACTGGCCGGACTGTCCTAAATTCCGCACACTTAAACTCAGTCGCTTAATTGACGAAAAAGACTCAATTATGAAGAGCAAGATGTATCTGAAAGTTAATATGGATATTAATGTTAGCTACGAAGAAGCAAACTACATCAAAGAAACATTTATGAAAGACTATGACATTCGCGAGATCAGTATGATCCAAGAAAAGATTAGCATGGATACCGTTATCGATGACACAATTGACAGTAAATTTGAAAGCGTCGACCAGATAGTTACCGAAGAATTAATTAAGATTAACAGCGAACAATTTGAACAAAAGATGTTGTTAGACATTTACAATAACCTATAAGAGAACCTATGGTAAATACTTTTGTTGTGTTAGCAACAAACAAGTATATAGGAAATCAAACAATGTTAATTCAAGTAGAGAAGTATATTAATCGAAAATCAGTTCGCCAACAAGTTACAAAAATTGACGATGATATTATTATGTCATTAAGTGAAGTGGTGAACCACTTTGGTGATAATGTATTCAATAGGAATAAATCAATCTTTTCTCAACAAATTATTGAAAATACAATACCCACTATGATAGTAAACGGGGTGAAAGATTTAAAAGGTAATTTAATAAAATTACAGTCTGTTAAAAGAAACACCTTAGAGCATTACATCTTAATATATAACAACAATGCTAAAGACATTTATAAAGAAAAAACTGATAAAAGTCTACAAACTAAGGAAAATTTTATAAAGAGGCATGGAGAAGAACAAGGCAATATGTTGTGGAATCGCTACTCTCAAAATAAAAGTAAGCAGAATACATTAGAAGGATTCAAAGAAAGATTTGGAAGTACTACAGGCGAAGAAAAATTTAAAGAATATAGTAATCGACAAAGATATACAAACAGTATAGAATATTATATTGAACAATACGGCAACGATCTTGGTGAAGAATTATATTTACAACGGTATCCGGCATACGAGTACGGTGGAGATTACAAAGATTATAAAAATGCTGTTTATCGGTTAAGCCAGAAAATATATGAAGAAAATATCAAAATTATTAATCCTAACAACTATACTAGGACTCGAATGGGAGTTAAAGATGGGTGGCAACTAGATCATATCAAACCAGTAATAGAATGTTTTAAAGAGGGGTTAACTATTGAAGAAGCATCTAATATTAAAAATTTACGAATGTTGCCTTGGAAAGAAAATTTAATGAGGAATTTTAAGTGTTTAAAATAAAAAATTTGATTGTGAAAAATTTCATGTCAGTAGGAAATGTTTCACAGGCTGTTGACTTTGATAAGGAACATCTCACATTAGTCCTAGGTGAGAACTTAGATTTAGGTGGAGATGACAGCGGCTCACGCAATGGAACCGGCAAGACCACTATTGTGAATTCTCTAAGTTATGCTCTCTATGGGCAGGCCTTGACAAATATCAAGAAAGAGAACTTAATCAACAAGATCAATCAAAAAAATATGTTGGTCACTGTTGAGTTTGAGAAAGATGGTACCAAATATCGTATCGAACGAGGTCGTAAACCTAATATCCTTAAGGTTTATATCAACGATCAGGAGCAACAAGATCAGTCTGAAGTAGATGAGTCACAAGGTGATAGCCGCGAAACACAGAGATTTATTGATCATGCATTAGGTATGAGCCATACTATGTTTCGCCATTTAGTTGCATTGAACACATATACTGAACCATTCTTGAGTATGCGAGCCGCCGAACAGCGCGAAGTAATTGAACAACTGTTAGGTATCACTTTGTTAAGTGAAAAGGCAGAAGTGTTAAAGACATTGGTTAAAGAATCTAAAGATGCTGTACAGGTTGAAACACTTCGTATTGACAGCATTAAGAATGCCAATATTAATGTTCAGAAGAGTATCGATAGTTTGGCATTAAAGAGTGCCGCTTGGAATACCAAGAAGGAACAAGATATCGAAAGCCTTGCTAAGGCCATGATGCGATTAGAGAATGTTGATATCGAAGCCGAGTTGGAATCACATGCTGCTCTTAAAGTATGGGACGAGCAGAACAGCAAACTAAAAGATTTAATCAAACAGAAGTCAAGTTATGACACTGCGCTAGGTCAGGCTGAGAAAACTGTTAAAAAGTACGAACGTGATGTCATAGCCTTAGCAGATAAGAAATGTCCACAATGTGAACAGGATCTGCACGATCACAAACATGAGCTATTGATAGATGATGCTACTAAAAACCTAGAGGATGCATTGGCATATCAGCAGTCAGTGACTGCACACTCAACTGCATTACAGGAACAGATTGCTGCGATCAACGATTTGCCTGTTAAGCCTATGACGTTTTACGACACACATGCAGAAGCACTTGGCCATAAAAACAATCTCGATAACCTAGAAAGGGCGTTGACTACAAAAATAGAAGAAGTTAACCCTTATGCTGAGCAGGTTGAAGAACTAAAAAATACAGCTCTACAAGAAATCACTTGGGATACGGTAAATGCACTTACTCGAGTCAAAGATCACCAAGAGTTCTTGCTTAAACTATTAACCAACAAAGATAGTTTCATCCGTAAAAAGATAATTGATCAAAACTTAAATTATCTAAACAAACGATTGAGCTATTATATCGAAACCCTAGGATTGCCGCATAGTGTAGTATTCTTAAATGATCTAACTGTTGAGATTACACACTTTGGTCAGGACTTAGACTTTGATAATCTAAGTCGCGGCGAACGCAATCGATTAATATTGTCTATGAGTTTTGCATTCCGCGATGTTTGGGAAAACTTATACCAAAGTATTAACTTACTGTTTGTAGACGAGCTCATGGATTCCGGTCTTGATTTAGCAGGAGTAGAAGCGGGGCTAGGAGTTCTTAAAAAATTATCTAGAGAGAGAGATAAGAACGTTTATTTAATTTCTCACAAGGAAGAATTAATTGGCCGGGTTAACAACATACTCCGCGTTGTAAAAGAAAATGGATTTACTCATTATGCTACAAATTCTGAATATATAGAACCAAATATAGTCACGAACTAATAGATTGTTTATAAATACATATATAATGTCAAACACTGTTACTTCTTTTGTCTATTGGATACATCTGCAATCGCATCAAGATATGCTGCTACAAGGATACATTGGAGTTTCAATTAATCCAGAAATTCGATTAAATGATCACAAGAGCGAATCTACCAAATTAAATCCTATTAATCCTGTGTTAGCTAGTGCTTTTAAAAAATATTCAACTCAGATTATTCAAGATATTGTATTTACGGGGTCAAACACCGAATGTTATGCTTTTGAAGAGCGTATTCGCCCCACCCCACACATAGGATGGAATATCAATAAGGGCGGAGTATGCCCTCCTTCACAAAAAGGAAAGCATCGGTCGGCATTAACAAAAGAAAAAATAAAAAATAATAGCTTAAAGCAGGGAACAAATAGAACAATAGAGTATGTTAAAACCCATCAAGATGTTATTTACAAGGTGTTATCTATGATCTTAGAAAGAAATCGATGTGTTACTATTTTAAGAGAAACTGGAATAACTCGAGATTTATATAACAAAATTAAAAAAAAATATCTAACATATATTGAGTTATTAAACACCCATACCGATTATACTTTAATAGCAGACCATATTAAAAAAACAAACGGAATGCAGCAAAAGGTATTTTCTGATAAAAAAGAGCTTTTAATAGAATTATATAGATTAATAAATCTCAATATTAAACGAAAAATTATTCTATCTGAATTGGGCATCTCTCCTGCATTTTATGGGAGATTTAGAAACAAAGAGTTAGAATTTATATCGTATTACAACTCACAATCTACTACCGGCGGTGATACACAATGATAAACAAGTATGTAGAATTACATGAGAAGTTTATGGACCTGCTGGCCAAGTATCATAATGCTCATGTAGTGTTTATCAATAAACCAAACTTCTGGAATACTCGAGAGTTCCTTGGTATTATGATAAGCATGAGTAAGGTAGTTAAAGAAATTAGAAAAAATAATATCGCCATGCGCAAAGAAATGCAGATAGCGATAAAGGCTAGAAAGAAAGTTATAGCAGAACATAAAAAGGAGAAGTAAACATGAGTTCAACCCAAGCAATCCAAGACGCAGTAGTAGCATTCGTAGCAGAAGACGCAAAGTTCACAGCAGGTAATTCAGCAGCAGGTACTCGCGCTCGTAAAGAGTTAGCTGAGTTAGGCAAGTTAGTTAAAGCTCGTCGCAATGAAATTACCGCAGAAAAAAACGCTCGTAAAGAAGCTAAAGCTGCCAAGTAATAGATGTCTTGGACGTATCAAGGCATATTAGTCGAAACGCTACCTGAAGATTGTGTTGGTTATGTATATCTTATAACCTGCATACCTTCGGGGCGCAAGTATATTGGTAAGAAGCTGGCTAAGTTTGCAAAGACTTCTTACAAAACAGTAACATTAAAAAATGGTACTAAGAAAAAGAAAAAGATCCGCAGCAAGATTGACAGCGACTGGCAAGAATATTTTGGATCTAGTGTAGAGTTATCTGCTGATGTCTTAACATTAGGGGTTGACCAGTTCACTCGAGAAATATTATACTACTGTAAGTCAAAAGCAGAATGTAGCTATCTTGAAGCACGCGAACAGTTTGAAAGAAAAGTTTTAGAATCCTCTGATTATTACAATGGTATAATCAGTTGTAAGATACATCAATCACACATTAAAAATTTAGACACCAAGTCACACTCCTACTAGAAAACACCAGCTAACGCAGTAAAATACAGTATAGACTAGCACCGGTAAATTTCGGGTGCCTTTAACCTGGATCTAAGATCTCAGGGGCGGAAATCTTTGCGCTGTACAGAGTACTCAACCACTACCGAAAGATGAAGATCAGATATGCCTACACTAACTGATTTGGTTGTTTGAACAGGATAAATTAAAGGCTAAAAGAAGGGAGAAAAACCCTACGTTTGTGTGTATGTTTACGTATATACACAAGCCGCCGTCGTTATAAAGACGCAGCTCGAGGTACCGGACGACCGCCTCTGTAATGCTGTAACGTGAAGTGATTGCGATACTCAGATAATGCAATTTATGATCTTTGCCCGCCCTGGGCAAAGAGTGACCACTTAATCTAGATAATATCTTATGTCTTTCTTCGAAAGAAAAATTGCTCTGAGTGTTAACGAAAGAGCAAATGAGCGCAAGCTCATTATAACACATAAATAAATTCATATTACCTATTAGGAATCGGATATGAGAATCGAAGAATTATTAGCTGAACAACAATTAGATGAGTTAGGTTGGAAGAATGGTACTCCCACAAATGATGATGGAACTCCTTTACCTAAGAGTGGTATTGCTCAGGGTGTAAACAAAGTAGCTGGTGGTATAGGTAAAGCTGTAGGAGGAGTTGCAGGTGCATGGCAAGCTGCTAAACAAGGATATCAAACAGGTAAAGCTGCTGTATCAGGGCAAGGATCAAATACTCCCACGCAACCTAATGCCCCTGCTGGTCAAGGATCTAATGTAACTACTGGTAATCAAACCTCACAAGGTGATACCCAAACAGTTGGTACTACTAAAACTGTAGGACAAACACAAACAACTCCCCAACCTAACACTGCAACTGCGCCTAGTGCGCCTGCTGGTCAAGAACCTGCACCACCTGCTAATACAGCACAAGCTGATCAACAGGCTAAAGTTGGAGTAGGTCAAATCAATAAGATTATTCCCGGATTACGTACTCGTGATCTACAAAGTCTTAAGAAAACTATTGATCAACGTATGCAAGCAATGAATAAAACTCCTAATCCTACTGGACAACAAACTCCTAATCAAGGTAATCAAACAGTGACCGCTGCTAATACTGTAGCAAATGCACCTGCAGGACAACAATCTAATGTGGGTAAATTTTCTGGACAACCGGCGAATGTAACACAAGGCAATCCGTTAGCAATGGCAGAAAGCGCAGAATTCTACAGCAAGTTCCTAGGAAAGAATATTTAAATGAGAATGTCGCAAATTATCAGCGAGTCGTATCTATACGAAGGGTTAGATAACAGTGCTACTCACACTATGCGTCTATGGGAAAATGCCGGTCGTAAGATTGTAGAAGCAAACTTAGACGCAGCAACTATTCAAAAAATATTCACAGCAGCAGAACAAGGTGCAAGTGCAGGTGGTGATAATCGTACCTTACTTGGCCTAGGTAAAGATGCTGCTACCGCTGTAAAATCAGCCTATGACGATCTAGTAAGCAAAGTACAAAATAGTGGCCCAATTAACGGCATTGATGCCAAATACGATCTGGCTGCTGAAAAATTAAAAGCTGCTACTGGTGGTGATCAAGGTGTGATGAAGTATGTACAAAAGTATAGAGACTTTGCTAAAGCACACCCTATTGCACAAAGTTTAATCTATTCAGCATTAATAGCAGCCGCAGGTATTAGTGGTGCAGGAGCAGGTGGCGCAGCAGCACTAGGCTTGCTAAAAATGACCGACAAATTATTACAAGGTGAGAAATTTAGTACCTCAGTTGGTAAAGGTTTAGCCACAGGCGGTATGGCATTTGCAGCTAGTAAGTTAGGTGATCTAATCAAAGGAGTTAAACCTGGCGAACAAGTTCCTCCACCAAGTGCAGGTGCAGCAGGTAATCCAAACTATTCTAAGCTCGATTTTGCTCATAACGATTATTATCTAAGTCCAAGAGGTGATATGACGGTAGCAGTGCCTAAAGGATACGGTAGTCCTTGGCAAGAAGGAACAAAAGCGTTTGATATTCGCCAACAATTAGCAAATGCTAATTCAGCAAACGAAAGCATCAATTTATCTAAAGATGCCCTTGCAGAAGTGTTTGCCGCAGTTACAGTTAATATGATTAACGAAGGATTGTGGGATGCTGTTAAATCTAAAGTAGGCCAAGCAGCAGATGCAGTAGCAAGTAAAGCACAGCAAGTTGGTCAAAACTTAACTAACAAAGTTACAGCAGACAAGCTAAACAGTGCATGGCAAGCAGCAGGATCGCCTACCGATAGTGAACAGGTTAAACAGGTGTTAATCAATGCAGGTGTACCTGAAAATGTTGTTGCAGATGTTTATAAACAAATGAAGATTACTTCAGGTAACGATCGACCTAAATTAACTGTTAAACAGATTAATCAAATTATTCTTAAATTAAGATTAAGAGATTTACAAAGTCTACAAAAATTTGTTAATGCTGCATTACAACAGCGAACAAAAACTTCTTAGAAGAACGGTAAACCACTTTCTTTAGTGGTTTCGAGATTGCTTTCGATTATCTTACTGATAGCTTCTCGATCTTGTAGGTCTAATTCGTAGGCTTCGGTTATAGTCACACCTCCCCGCATAAACCAGCATATTCTAAATAAATCTTCTTTAACGGCTCTTGTTTCGTTTTCCATGTCCTTGACAAGCTGGTTGATCTCGTCAAGGGATAATAACAAAAGCCTTATGCGAAAAAATTTGATTGATCAAATATAATAGGAATTTCTATTTCCTCCGGAGAACCTGATGCAATCATATCATCTGTTGCACGGACCTTTATCGGTTTAATAGAGTTTTTTTCTCTTAAATTATCTAATCTGTCTTTAATGGTATTAAAAATCTCTCGGTCACACTGATCGAAAAACTCTTTAATAAAATCAGTATCAGTGACCTGCCCAGAAGCTGTATCAATCCTGTACACTGATGATGTTACAATTCCTAACGTTACTTCAGTTAATTTATTAAAACTGTCTTTAAATAAATTTAGTTTTTCAGCTTCTGAAATAGTATCATCACTGACAATATTCATAATGCGTTGAGTTTCAAAAGTCTCTACTCCGGCCTTAGATATTTCTTGATAAGTTAACGGTCGTACATAAGCAACTATGTTATCTCCTACTGTGATTTGTTCTTCCCAGGTAATTGTATTATATAAATTATCTAATAATAATTGTAAATTAATTGAATAAGAAGCATCTTGCCCGAATACTGTTACTGTAGTCTCCATTTCTTCTCCGTAGGTAGCCATTCGAATTGCTATTAATAGTGCATCGAGATCTAAATTTGGAGTTTTCCAAGCATCTTTAATATTAGGAATACAACTTTCCAATACATTAACAACTGCCTGGCCATTAAGCAATGCATCGGGAGTCTTTAATATTAGTTCATCTTTAGCTGTCATAGAATATACCGGGTATTCTCCGTTAGTAGAAATTTCTAAACTCCCCTCAGGCCAATATTGTCCGTTGCTTGGTAATTTAACATAAATCTTAGGTTGTCTCATTAAACTAGCCAATGGATTTACTTTAGGTTGTTGTGATGGGTTTTGCATATATTATACTCCGATAAATAACTATTGTAACGTATCTTTATTTATATACATACATAACTCAAGGATTTAGCAATGGCTAATGTAACAGGACAAATTGGACAAGAATCGGTAGTATTAGAAAACGCAGCCACAGAAGCTACGCTAAAACTACTATTACAAGCAGCTCTAGCCACTACCAAAGCACAAAAAGATGCGGTTAAAGATCTTGCTACTAAAGTAATCGGTGATCCTGCTAAAGTTGAAGAATTTAATCAAGAGGTAAGTAAATCCGGAGGAGTTATAAGAACTACTGCTGGAGCTTTTGGCGGGCTTACTGCGGCTGGACAACAACTACAAGTTGGGTTTAACAAAACTGTTGACGTTGTAAGCAAATTAGTATCAGGAACAAACCAAGCAAGTGATGTGTTTGGTGCTATGAAAAATTTACCTCTCGGTATAGGATTAGTAGCCTCTGGATTTGAAATATTAGCAAAATATCAAGAACAACAATTAAAAGCATATCAATCGATGTCATCAGCAGGAGTAAACTTTGGTGGCAGCTTAAATGCAATGAAACTAGCTAGTTTAGAGTATGGAATGACCATGGAACAATTCTCTAATGTGATGAAAGAGAATGGTAAAGCATTTGCATTAATGGGCCCAACAGTTGAAGCTGGAAAAAATCAATTCTTAAAAATGAATAAGGAATTGATTAACGGTGATATAGGATTACAATTAAAAAATCTAGGATTAACCGCTGAGGATATATCAAACGGATTTGCAGGATTTATACAAATGCAAGGTGGGTTAGGTGCTACTCAGATTAAAGATCAAAAAGCATTAGAAGAATCATTTCATAATTATACAAACGAATTAGATATGATGACTCGATTAACAGGTGAAACAAGAAAAGAACAACAAGATGCACAAGCCCAACTTAAAAATGATGCAGTCTTCCAAAATGAATTAAGCAAACTAGTTGCCTCTGGAAAAATAAACGAGGCAAATCAACTTAAATTCTTAGGTGAACAAGCTAAAATAAAAGGTGCCGGAGCTTTTGATAATCTCATCGGCACGTTAACCAATACTCAACCAGTGACTGCTGCAGGAAGAGCATGGGCAGGGGTTCAGAGTGAACAAACTAGGTTACAAGGGGAATCTGTTAAATTAGCTCTTGAAGGAAAATTAAATAGTCAACAAGCAGTTAAAAGCCAGTTAGAACAACAGGCTGCGATGGCAAAAACAACTACTGCGTTCGGAGCATCAGCTTCGGTAAACGCTAGAATGAATAATGAATACACAGAAGCGATGACTGCTGGGTTAAAAGCCGAATCAAATGTTAGATTGAAAGGGCTTAATACCCAAGAAGGTATAAACGCTGCAATGGTTGCGGCACAAAAAGAACAAGAAGATATTGCAAAAAAAGCCACAGAAGTTAAAGCCGCTAATGAACGACAAGAGGAAATGGCAAAACTATCTCAACATATAATGGAAACTTTAATCCCTATCATTAATCAAGCATTACCTCAAATGAACAAATTTATTCAAGGATTTAGTGATGCAGTAAGTTGGATGAGTAAGAATGCTAATACATTAAAGTTGATAGGTGAATCTTTATTAGCAGCGTATGTTACTGCTAAAGCAGTTCAAGGAGCAAAAGCCGCATATGGAGTCGGATCTAAAGTAGCAGAATTTATTGGAGGTGGTAAAGGTGCCGCAGGAGTAGCAGAAGGAGCAATATCAAAAGGACCGTTAGCCGCAGTTGAAGGCGCAGCAGGTGGTGGCGGAGGTATAGCAGGATTTATACGCAGCATGGGTATGGCATTAGCAGCACTTGGTCCCGAGGCTCCGTTAATTGCAGCCGGTGCAGCCGCAGTTGGAGCAGCTATAACATTAATCGGCGCAGGCATTGCAGGTGCAACATGGTTAATGGGCAAAGCATTACCGTCACTAGCCTCAGGATTAAAAGCGTTTGGAGATATTGACGGAGTTAATTTAATCAAAGTAGGCGCAGGAATTGCAGCACTTGGATTAGGATTAGGAGCATTCGGTGCAGGCAGTGCATTAGCCGGTGCAGGCGGAGTAATTGAAGGATTAACATCTGGACTTGGTAAGTTATTTGGTGCTAAGAGTCCTATTGACAAGATTAAAGAATATGCTGCATTAGGTCCAAGTTTAGAAAAATCTGGTATAGGTATAATGAAATTTAACACAGGATTAGCACAACTACTAGCCACCGATACAGGTAAAATTTACAAAGTTGCCGCAGCAATGGCTCAGCTAAAAAATAGTATACCACAAGAAAGTTTCAGTGATAGAGCCGCAAATCTGTTGACTGGGTTAGTAACAAAAGCTATTGAGCCTGCAGCCGCTACCGCTACCGCTACTACTGCTGCAACAGGAGCAGCAGGCACAATTGATGAAAATAATTTAGTCGCTCAGGTACAACGGTTAAATAGCATATCTGTAGAAATGCTTAAACATATAAAAGACACCGCAGATCAAGCGAAGAAAAATGTTGAAGCAACAAAAGCTCTTAATAGAAATGTTTGGGCATAATAAAGGAATATATTAGATGTCATGGAAACGTTATTTTACTCCGGTAGCCACTGGATCACAAAGCGCAATTAGCGGCGCTAACCGAGCAAACCCAACTCGCTCTAATTACTCAAGCTATTTGCCAGATGTTTACAGCGGTCATCCGAACAGACTAGAACGCTACAGCCAATACGATACTATGGACATGGATCCAGAAGTAAATGCGGCTTTTGATATTCTTGCTGAATTCTGTACACAGGTAAATGAAGAAAATCAAACTCCATTTCATGTATTCTTTAAAGAACAAGCAACTCCTACAGAAATTAAGATTATTAAGAAGTACTTACAACAGTGGACTAAACTAAACAAGTTTGGTAATAGAATCTTTAAAGTCATACGTAACACATTCAAATACGGTGACTGTTTCTTTATCCGTGATCCAGAAACACAAGCATGGATGTATATTGATCCAAGTAAGATTGACAAAATTATTGTTAATGAAAGTGAAGGTAAGAAACCAGAACAGTATGTTGTTCGTGACCTAAACATTAACTTTCAAAATCTAACGGTCACACAGATCAACCCAAGTAATCAAAATGCTACACCAGGTGGTACTGCTTATGTAACAGGCGGCGTACACCAACGAGGTATGGTGGGTGCTTATCCACAAAGCTCAGGTAGTCGTTTTGCTATTAATCAAAACCAATGGGCAATTGATGCAGAACACGTTATTCACCTATCATTAAGCGAAGGACTAGATAACAATTTCCCATTTGGTAACAGCCTAATGGAAACGATTTTCAAAGTTTATAAACAAAAAGAATTGCTTGAAGATGCTATTATTATCTACCGTGTACAACGTGCGCCAGAACGTCGTGTGTTCTATATTGACGTAGGTAATATGCCCAGCCACTTGGCCATGAGCTTTGTTGAGCGTGTTAAGAACGAAGTAAATCAAAGACGTATTCCAAGCGTAACAGGCGGCGGCCAAAGTGTTATTGATGCAGGATATAATCCACTTTCGATCAACGAAGATTACTTCTTTCCACAAACAGCAGAAGGCCGTGGATCAAAAGTTGACATTCTACCAGGCGGTACTAATCTAGGTGAGATCAGCGATTTGCTATTCTTTACACAAAAACTAATGCGTGCCCTACGTATACCAAGTAGCTACTTGCCTACCGGTACAGATGACAGCGCAGCACAATTTAGCGACGGCCGTGTTGGTACAGCATACATTCAAGAGCTACGCTTTAACAAATACTGCGAACGCTTACAAAGCCTAGTTAATGAACAATTTGATATAGAATTTAAAGATTACCTATTTAAGAAAGGTATGAATATTGATCCTAATCTGTTTGATCTTAAATTCAATCCTCCACAAAACTTTGCTGCTTATCGCCAAGCGGAAATGGATACAGCACGTATTCAAAACTACGCAGGTCTAGCAGAAGTGCCATTTATGAGCAAACGCTTTGCACTTAAACGCTTCTTAGGATTATCACAAGAAGAGATTGCAGAAAATGAACAAATGTGGCGTGAAGAGAATGTTGATAGTGAAACTAACCTAAGCGCACAAGCAGAAATGCGTTCAATGGGGGTTACCAGCGCAGGCCTAAGCAACGATGCAGAAACACTTGGTTCTAGCGATACAGGTCCAGAAGATCTACAAATGGACGGTATGCCAGAAGGTCCTTCAAGCAGTGTGCCTAATACTCCAGCAACTCCAGCAGCTGGTGGCGGTGCAGGTGGCGGTGCAGGTGGAATGTGATAAATAATCATATGCTATTAAACGAATTCATGTACTTTAACGCTGATCAAGCAGAAATGACCGATTCGGGTCGTTATGATTCATCGCACGACACTGGTGTAATCAAATCAACTGATTTGAGAAAAAGCCGATTGACGTTGAAAATGCTTAACGATCTACGCAAAGCAGGTGATGCCCGCGAACGTGAACAAAAAGAAGAGTTAGCATTGGTTCGTACCATGTACGCAACACCGACAGAAGAAACTCCGCAATAATTATTAAAATTGCAAAAAGTTTCAAATATTCCCACACCTCTAAGCCAAAACGAGCCGTTTTTGGCCTATTTCATATAAGTATATCAGAATGGCTGTAAATATACTCGACAGCCTTGCCAGTTGAACTTAATTAAGGAGACCGTAATGTCTAGCAAATTTGAGCAATTATTAGACCTTCTAGTAAACGAAGAACACGAAAAAGCTAACGAGCTATTTCACGAAATCGTTATAGAAAAGTCTAGAGAAATTTATGATACAATGATCGCTGAAGAAGCGAAAGAAGAAGATGAAGAAGAAATGGACGAAGCTCGTGACGAAGAAGATGACGAGTCAGTTGAAGAATCATCTGAAGATGAAGAAGAAGATGAATCAGTTGAAGAAGGTTTTGGCGATTCAGAAGAAAGCATGTACGAGATTGGTGGTGAAGAAGAATTAGGTGGTGACGCAAGTGACGACCTAGTACACGACATCGAAGATCACGATGCAATGGGCCAAGACGACGAAGAAGGTGGTGACGAGCCAGCTACTAAAGATGACGTTCTTGACATTGCTGATGCATTAGAAGAATTAAAAGCAGAATTCCAAGCTCTATTAGCTGGTGAAAAACATGAAGAAGAAGAAAACCCAGATATCCATGGTGGCGCTCTTGATTCATTAGATTCAGAAGAAGATAGTGAAGAAGATGACGAAGAAGCTGACGAACAATTCATGCGTGAATACCGTGAAGTAGTTGGTAAGCCATATGCTGGTGGTAAAGTTGCTGGTAAGAGCGAAGAAGCTTCTACTAACAAATCAAGCGTAGTTAGCTCAGCTAAAGGTCGCCCATCATCAGATGCTACTGCACACAATATCACACAAGGTGGTAAAGGTGAAGGCGCAATGGACGGCGAACGTACAAACGCAGGTGCTATTCCTAAAAGTTTAGCTGGCGGTGTTAAAGGTGAATTTACTAAAGGTGTTGAAAAGAACATTTCTAGCAAATCAACTACTAGCATGAAAGACGGCGGTGCTTTAAACAAAGTAGCAGCTGGTCACGGCGCTGAAAAGAAAGGCAGCGGTGAAGTTGGTGGTACTAACACTAAACCAATCGTTGACAAGAAACAATAATTAGGAAAATTAGATGAACAAAATTCAATATCTAAGAGAAAACCTAAGTTTTGATCAAGCTCGTGTTGTATTAGAGAGCGATGACAAAGATGGTAAAAACCTTTACCTAAAGGGAATTGCTATTCAAGGCGGTATCCGTAATGCTAATCAACGGGTTTATCCTGTTAATGAAATTACTAATGCTGTTAAGACATTAAATGATCAAATACAAAATGGGTATTCTGTATTAGGTGAAGTTGATCATCCAGATGACCTTAAAGTGAACTTGGACCGTGTAAGTCACATGATTACAGATATGTGGATGGACGGTCCGAACGGTTATGGTAAGATGAAAGTCTTACCTACTCCGATGGGTAACTTAATCCGTACTATGCTTGAAAGCGGTGTAAAACTAGGAGTTAGTAGCAGAGGTAGCGGCAACGTTAACGATGCAACTGGCGAAGTAGCTGATTTCGAGATTATTACAGTGGATATAGTTGCACAACCTTCTGCGCCAGGAGCTTATCCTACGCCAGTTTACGAGCATCTTATGAATATGAGAGGCGGTAATCGAGCAATTGGGGTGGCGCGAGAAGTAAATCAAGATCCGAAAGCACAAAAGTATCTCCGTGAGGCGATGCTGAATATAATTAACGGTTTGAAATAACCGGATAGGAGAACGTGATAATGGACGCATTCAACCAATTAGTAGAAAGTGGCGTGATGACAGAAGAAACTAAATCTGTTATTGAATCAGCTTTCAATACTAAGATTCAAGAGAATCGCGACCTAGTCACCGCTGAACTTCGAGAAGAATTTGCTCAAAAATACAGTCACGATAAGACTGTTATGGTTGAAGCAATCGACAAGATGTTAAGTGAGCGATTAGCCGCAGAAATGGCTGAACTTGCTGAAGATAAAAATGCATTAGCGGAAGCTAAAGTTGCTTATCACAACAAGATGGCATCAGATGCCAAAGTGATGGAAACATTCATCATGAATCAGCTAGGAAAAGAAATGGTAGAGTTCCAAAACGATCGTAAGAAAGTTGCGGAAAACTTCCAAAAGATGGAAGACTTCATTGTACATGCATTAGCTAGAGAAGTAACAGAATTTGCACAAGACAAGAAAGACTTAGCAGAAGCTAAAGTTAAACTTGTTAAGGAAGCTAAAGCACGTTTTGAAGATATCAAGCATCAATTTATTAAACGTAGTACACAAGTAGTTGAAAACGTAGTTACTAAAAAATTAACATCTGAAATCAAGCAATTGAAAGAAGATATTGATAGTGCTCGTCAAAGCGATTTTGGACGTCGTTTATTTGAAGCATTTGCAACAGAATATTCTACATCATTACTAAACGATAAATCAGAAACAAGTAAATTGTTAAAGGTTATCGAGAAGAAAGATTTAGAGTTAGCTGAAGCAAAACAAGCATTGTCACAGAAAGAAACTATTGTTGAATCTAAAGAACGCGAAATTCGTGTTGCTAAAGATCTAGCAGAGCGTAAGGCTGTGATGAGTGAACTATTAGCACCGTTAGGCGCTGATAAAAGAGAACTTATGCGTGACCTATTAGAAAGTGTGCAAACACAACGATTAGCGACTGCATTTGACAAATACCTACCCGCAGTAATGGAAGGCGAGAGCAAAAAAGCAGCGAAAGCTACTTTAACTGAAAGTACTGCTGTAACAGGCGACCGTAAAGTTTCGAGTCAATCACAGGTAGGCTTAGATAATATTTTAGATATCCGCAAACTAGCGGGTTTAAAATAATTTAATTCAAGGAGACATTAAATGTCACAATTATTAAACGAAAGATGGTCAGAGACCAAAGACGCGCTGCTTGAAGGCCTACAAGGTAACCGTAAAGCATCTATGAACGTAGTTTTAGAGAACACACGTAAGTACCTAGGCGAAGCAGCAACAGCAGGTGCAACAAGTTCTGGTAACGTAGCTACACTTAACCGTGTAATTCTTCCAGTAATTCGTCGTGTAATGCCAACAGTTATCGCTAATGAAATTATCGGCGTTCAACCAATGACAGGTCCAGTTGGACAAATCCACACATTGCGTGTACGTTACGCAGACAGTGGTGATGGTATTGTAGCTGGTGAAGAAGCATTATCACCATTCAAGATTGCTGCTGCTTACTCTGGTAACAACACTGACTCAAATCCAAAAGCTGCTTCAACAGCACAATTGGAAGGTCAACCAGGTAAACGCATGTCAATCCAAATCTTGAAAGCTCCAGTTGAAGCTAAGTCTCGTAAACTAAGCGCACGTTGGACTTTTGAGGCTGCTCAAGATGCACAAAGCCAACAAGGCATTGACATCGAAGCAGAAATCATGGCTGCACTAGCACAAGAAATTACTGCTGAAATTGACCAAGAGATCTTAGCATCTCTACGTGGTTTAGCTTCAGTAGAAGAAACATATGACCAAGCGTTAGTTTCAGGTACTGCTACATTCGTTGGTGATGAACATGCTGCTTTAGCAATTCAAATCAACCGTGTATCAAACTTGATCGCTCAACGTACACGTCGTGGCGCAGGTAACTGGGCAGTTGTTTCTAACCAAGCATTAACGATTTTACAATCTGCTACTACTTCAGCTTTTGCTCGTACAACAGAAGGTACATTCGAAGCTCCAACAAATACTAAATTCGTTGGTACTTTAAACGGTGCTATGCGTATCTACGTTGACAGCTACAAAGCTGATACAGATACAACTAACCAAGTATTGATCGGTTATAAAGGTGCTTCAGAAGCTGATGCTCCTGCGTTCTACTGCCCATACATTCCTTTGATGTCAAGCGGTGTTGTATTAGATCCTAATACATTCGAACCAGTAGTTGGTTTCCTTACAAGATACGGCTACGTCGAGCTTTCAAATACTGCGAGTTCATTGGGCAATGCAGCTGACTACTTAGGTAAAGTGGCAATCAACAACCAAACAGTTTCATTCAAATAATTCGTTATTTGTTATTAAACTAAATGAAAAAGCACCTTCGGGTGCTTTTTTGTTGACTTTATTTTCTAAAGAGTGTACTATGTTAGTTAACTCTACATAAATATCAATATGAACAAATACGAAAAATGGTATAATAATATAGTAGCAATGGGCTTAATAGATCGCCCTAATATGCGCACTGCCCGGCACCACATCATTCCTGAGAGTTTTTTCAAGAATAGAACACGTAAAGGCCCCCCTGGGTGGTTAGATGGTAATCCTGATGATCCATCTAACCTCACATTTCTTACAGGAAGGGAACACTTTATATGCCACTGGCTATTGACTAAGATTTATAGCGGAGAAGCTAAAGCCAAGATGATATATGCATTACGGATGATGAGAGCAGGAGAATACTATACAAAAATAACTGCAAGAGTATATTCTAATATAAAAGAAGAATATTCTAAAATTGCTAGTACCGCTGTTTCTGGAGAAAATAATCCTATGTGGGGTAAAACACACACCGAAGAAACAAAAGATAAAATACGGCAAGCAAACCTAGGTAATCAAATAAATGAAGAACAGCGTAAAAAGATAAGTGACAGCAAGTTAGGCAGAAAGCGTTCGCCATTTAGTGATGAGTGGATAGCAAATATAAAAGCGGCAAGGCAAGGTGAATTAAATGGTATGTATGGAAAAAATCACTCAGAAGAAACTAGAAAGAAACAAAGCGAAAAAGCCAAAGGCAGAAAATATAGTGCAGATGTAGTTGAAAAACGTGCTGCAAAGATTAGAGGTAGTAAAAGAGAAAAACTTCTCTGCCCGCACTGTAATAAAGATGTAGCAGTAAATGGATATGCAAGATGGCACGGCGACAATTGTAAACTTAAAGGACCTAAATAATGAAACAATACGAATTTGCAGATATAGAACCACTAATTATTGAATACAGTAAAGGAAATAAATGGGTACATCCGTATATAAAAGAGTGGTATACCCCTGAATCTGGTAGCGAGCATGATACTGATGTTTTTCGAGTCTATTTCAAAAATAAAAAAGACGAAATGATGTATGTATATTTTAAATCTGATTATCTAACACAAAAAACTAACGAGTACTTTGCACAAGAAGATTGGGAGGATATGCCAAAACAAGGAATATTTAACCCGCCATACATAGATACAACTTTGGTGTACAATTGTTTGCAAATGACATTAGTTGAAGATATGTGGACTCCAGCGCCACCTAGAGGTACTATTAAAAACAGCAAAGAATATGCTAAATGGAGAGAACAATATCCTTCTGAACAATTTTGTTTTACCAAAGACGGTAAGCAGGTTAGCAAATTCCTTAACTTAGATGCAAAGGTTAATTTCTTTTCGTTAGATTGCGGACTTACTACAGACGGTACTGATTGGTTTTGCGAATCTTAGACCCGCTAGCACGGCGACAACTGTAAATACAGTAAAGGAACGGAGCAATGACCAACAAAGAACTTAACAAAATAATCAATGCAATGCCAGAACACCTTGAGTTTAATCTATCTGGCACGATAAAGGAAAGCGCACCACCGTCTAAAACTGTAGAAGAGATTCGCCAAGAAATTGATAAACTAAGTGAAGAAATTAATAAATGGTGTGACAATGAGAATTAAAGACTTATTAGAATCGCCTGCTGATATACATTTAATGTTAAAATTAATGGGATATGATTTACAGTTATTACAAACGAATTCTAAAAAAGTAAAAGAGAAGGTTGAGGCCTCTCCTAATCACGCTACTATACTCTCAATGAAAAGTTTTTTGGTACAGGTCAATTCTAAGTTATACGAGATAGCAGAGCTCAGCCAATGGCATACTTGGGCAAACACTAAAGATGGAAAAGATACAATGGAAGAGATTGACCAATTATATAATGATAATATTAAATTTATGAAAAGGTTTCCTTAAAAGACAATAAATATACTTGTTCACTCTTAAAGAGAGTTTATGCGGAAATCCAACCGCGTAGGCGCTAGAACGCTATATTCACAAGGAGAAATAAAATGGGACGTCCTTTAAACGACAGATTTTTTGGTAACCGTAACATCGGTTCCGTAAGTACAACAACAGACAACGGCATTGGCGGCGAAGGTATTGCCAGTGTAAGTTGGAGCAATTTAGGTAGCGTGTTAGCTACTAGCGGTAGCGGTACTCCACTATCAGGTATACAATTGCCAGCACCAACACTACCAGGTGGCGTACAAGCAACTTGGACATTAGTTTACGGTGTAGACGTTGTATCAACAGGCGCTGGCCGAGCAGGATTATACACAGGCGATCTTTACACATATCCTGATATTCCTGGCTCAAGTGTTCAAGTTGCATCAACATCAAGTTCAAATGCTACATTTACTGTACTTGCATCAGGTAGTACAGGCACACTAATCACAGACACACAAGGTGTTAACCTTACTAAAGTATCAGGTGCAGGAGTTGGTACATTCTTAGTTGATGTTAATCAAAAGATTGTAAGTTCAAACATTGTTGAAAGCGGTTCTGGATACACTGGCGTAGAAACAATCACAGTTACTCTGGCAAACGGCGCAACAGGCCAGGTGCCAGTAACAAGTGCTATCAACTTAACAACAGACAGCGGAATCCAAAACCCAAGTCAAAACCCAGCAGGCGAAAATGCTAATGCAATCATTATCTACGCTAACACAACTGGCGCAGGTGCTAAGATTGGCGACATACAAAAACAAGTTGGTTCACATCGTTATCGAGTTAAAACAGCAGACGGCGTTGCTCGTGTACAATTAGTTGCTTCAAATACTCCAGCAATTGGTCAAGCATATATTATTGCAACTGATTCAGGTGGTGCAACCTATTGGGTAACTAAACTAACAGCACGCAGAGCTGTGTTAACTCCACGTGGTGACGGTACTCCACAATTCCCACTAGTAGACAACGGCGAAGGTGGTACACAACCAGTATCAGCAGGATGGGTATTAAGCGGTGCAGTAGCTAACCAATCTGTAGTTGTTCAGAACGCTTAATCATTAAGTGTATGAAAATAGAGCCTCCGGGCTCTATTTTTTTGGGTAAATAATCATATGACAACAGCCTGGTTCCTACCTAATACCGTAACACAATTTGCCGAAATACCTCAGCATATAGCTTGGCAAGGTGAAGAAAATAATTACGCTTATCTACGTACTGTAGATGCTTACCTATCTACTAAAAGTGAATTATTACACATTGCAAATCCTTCTGTAAACGATCTTAAGATGAAGACCTATTATCTTTATCTTACCAACTTTAATATCACAGGCTTGCCTGATGTAGTATCAGGAGTTGAAGTACAAATTGATATGAAACGTGGTGGCCGTATCACAGACGAAACAATACAACTACGTTATAACAATGAATTTATTGGAGTAAATCGTGCTTCATATCCATTAGATAATAATACATTATATGGCGGCCCGACTGATTTATGGGAATTAGACAGTATATCTACAGATATTATAACAGATCCTAGCTTTGGGCTAGGAATAAGATACCAGAGCCACCCATTTTGGCCACATAAAGAACACCCGATGCTTAACTACATTATGTTAAGAGTTTGGTAATACAATAAATACACTAAAGGAAACAGCAATGCCGACAGATGTTCTTAAATTATCAGGTGATTACCTACTAGATGCCAGCAATGGTAATGTAACTATTGATGTTACAAATGCCTCTACAACCGGCACAGTGACCATCATTGGTAATTTAGATGTAGTTGGAGTGAATACTAATCTTCAAACGATTAATTCCGAAATACAGGATAATATACTAATCCTTAACAGTGGCGAAACTGCTAACTATGGAATTACATTAAACACTGCGGGGATATTAATTTCACGTGGTAATAATAATGATCCCAGTCAAGCAGCCACTATCATATATGACGAAACACCCGGCGGCTCAGGACAATGGACTGACAACGGTGGCAATATTCATGCAGGATTGTTTAAATTTTCATCAGCTGGTGCAGGTACAGCTATTCAAACTAATGCAATTAGAATTGACACTAACACTACCAGCACACTAAACATCTTAGGCGCAGAAGGCGGCTCAGCAATGATCAATGTTAAAGGTCAAAGCAATTATGCTAGCCGAGTTGTTGATCCGGATGACATTCCTAATAAACAATATGTAGATAACGCATTATACGCAGGTACAATATTTGCTAAACGTATTCAAGTTGGTAATACGTTTATGAAGATTACTGATAATAGTGTTCAATTTACTGATCCACCTAACTACGGTCCAAACAGAATATTTGCTGCCCTAGGTACATCAACTAATGAAGTATTCAGCTTAGAAGGCAATACTGCGGTAATTCAAGGCATAACAATTGATAATTCTATCATCAGTGCTAATAATACTGCAACTGATCTAGTATTACAACCGCCAGTAGGCTACGGTGTTGTGATCAATGAAGCATTAAAGATTGGTGAGATAACATCTAGTACTGTAATTACTGCCCAAGCAAACGTAGACACATTGTACTACACAGCAAATCCAGGCGGCGGCGGCACAGGATTGTATTATGTAAATACAAATCAGAGCGATGAATTAGTAAGTCGTAGAAAAGCAATCATCTACGGTATTATATTTTAAGGTTAACAAAAAATGGCGATATCAAACGTACGAGTAGAATCAACACAAACTACAAAAATATTTATGGCACCTCTAAACGAGGAACATGCAATTACAACTATGTTTTTCTGTAATCAAGATTCATCAAATGATACAGCAATAGACATTTATCTTGTTCCAGGTGGATCAGGATTAAGCACAGGCTCGCAGGTGATCAAATCATTAGCATTGCCTAGAACAGAAACATTTGTGTTTGATGCTGAGAAACTTATCTTGGCCAATGGTGATACTATCTACGCAGAAGCTACAGTAGATAAGATTGTAGTAGCAACTATAAGTTCAGTTAAGACTTCATAATTATGAGATATATCAAAAAACTTGCCCTATATGCCAAAAACCCTGCTGATGACAGATTGTCTGTTGAACCAGATAATCGTATTGTTACTAACAGTGTAACCAGTTTAGAAGTTCCTACAGGAACTAAAGCACAACGACCAACTACCTTAGTAGACGGTACAATTCGTTACAACACTGATCTAGGCGAGTTTGAAGTTTACAACAGTCAAAACCCAGGCGTTAGACCTTGGGAAATATTACGTACAATACGTCAAGCAACTATTACTCCACAAAATTTAGGTTATGGTAATTATGTAGATTATCTATTTGGCCCGTTAAGTTATGATGTTGCTATTTCTAAACCACAAAACGTATTAGTGTTTGTGGACAATGTTTATCAAACACCTACTACCAATTACACATTAACATCTAATCCTGTTAGTTCTACAGCTACATTGGCTATATCAACTATCACTGGTGTAACAACATTATATCTAAACACACTGACTAGTATTGACACAGGCGAACCAGGCAAATGGAGAACAATTAGTGCTTCATCTGGTATTCAACTTGGCACTACTGTAACCAGCGTGAGCACCACATATAACAATACAATCCACGGATGGCCAGTTGGTATCAGCTTGCCAACAAACGGTCCTATGTCGGCTGGGGCACTAGTTTCAGTTAACTATAGTGCTGGTACATATATTCAGTTTACTGGACCAGTACCTGCCAAACCGGTATTTGCCCTATTAGGTTTTGATGGATATTTCCCTGCTGGGCCTAACGGCACTGCTTTTGAATCGTAACAGATCGGTTTAATCTCCCCGTAATAAATACACTTGATGCCATTATTGTGGCGTTATCATACTGTGGTAAACCCGCAATGTAAGGTGGTTAGCCGTGAAACACGGTGGTTGATGAGGAGCTCCAATGGCCATAGGTCGCATTTCCGGTCCGCTGCTATCGAAAAACCTGTTACGTGACGGGGTTGATCTAGCATTTGAAACCGATTTATTATATCTCGACGTTACAGACGGTCGCATCGGCATACGAAAAAGTAATCCAGCCTACGAGTTAGACGTCAACGGAACCATCAACGCAAACAATCTTCGAGTAACTTACACAGGTCCCGGCACAGGATCAGCAACACTTGGTAAGTTAACAATTAACTCAGGAACAATTTCAACTACTGTTGGTCCAGTAACAATTCAACCTAGCGGCAATGATAAGATTAACCTAGTCGGTGACACAACCGTTACAGGAAACTTACACGCAACTGGCAATATTACATCAGATGGCGATATTACCATTGGTGATAACGCAAATATTGATAATGTTGTATTCAATGCTGAAATTAAATCAAACATTATTCCGGCGGCCACCGGCCTATACACATTAGGTAATGAGAATAATTCTTGGGCAACTACCTATGCCGACACAGTGGTTGCTAACGCATTATCTAGTCGTGGCAATATTGAAATCACCCCACATGGCGGTTTATTAGAAATCAACAGTGACATTCGCGTTAGTGGTAAGAATCCAATCGGTACTGCTCCGGTGGTTACCAACGTATTGTATGTAACAATGGACGGTAACGATACTAACGATGGCCGAGCACAAGATCCAAGTCGTGCATGTAAGACAATTAGTGGCGCTGTTCGTAGTCCTTACTATCGTCCGGGAACATTAATTCGTGTATCTAGCGGACACTATTACGAAAACAATCCAATTTTAATGCAGCCTAACACTGCTATCATCGGTGATGACTTACGTACAACTAGTATTGAGCCGATTAACAAAACACAAGATTTATTTCACGTACAATCTGGTTGCTATCTAGCACAGATGCAGTTCTTAAATGGCCGCAGTGGATTATTACCTGGTCCTTATGTTCCTGGAACTAACCGCGGCGCATTTGCTGTGGCATTTCCTCCAAGCGTAAACGGCAAAAAGTTAGATGTATATCAATCACCATATATACAAAACTGTACTAACCAAAGCGGTCCTTGGTTAATTGATGGTACTGTGTTTGTTCCTAACCAAACTATACAAGTTCCTACAGGAGTAGGAATGACACAATTTGAAGCCAACACTAACACAATTACTGTAACAGTGTCAGAAGGTGTAATTAAATTAGGCGACAACGTTATCAGCGGTCCGCAAGATCCTGGCTTCTTTAACGCAAGAACATTGTTGTTGGCAAACATACCATTTATAGAAGATCAAGCTATAACATACATTAATGACCTAGTGCTGACTGCAACTAATACTAATGATATCGGAAATCCATTCTATAATTTTAAATATGAGCAATCTAAATGGTCACGAGATTTAGGACTTATCATTCAAAACATTGCTTACGATGCTACATTTGGTGGTAACCAAAAGAGTGTCGAATCTGGCTTAGCCTACTACAACGGTGTTGTCAACCTAATCGAAGGTCAACAGACACAATTTACCACAGCAATTAATTACGTTAACACCTTAAGCCAAGCTATCATACAAAATATAGCGGTTACTCCTGTAAGTACTGCTACAACACAGGTAATTAATACAGCATTAGTAAATGGCGTAATTGCCTCAGACGAGATCAATGCTGGTATCAGCATTATTACAAATATTATCAACAACGGTCCTGGTGTTGCTCCGGCTGTGTTTAATAGTTGCGGCCCAGAAAATCCAAGCGTTAGCGCAGAAATATTATTACAAGCAAATAGAACATTCTTACAAGAAGAAGTAACTGCGTATGTAGACGCACAGTATCCAACCTTTGAATACAAAAAAGACTATTGCTACCGAGATGTTGGCTTGATCGTAGATGCGGTTAGCCAAGACATAATTGTAGGTGGCAACACAAAATCAATCGAAGCCGCATTAAGTTACTTCACAGGCAGCAAAGGAGATAGCAGCGTAGCTGAGCAGGCAATTACTAGCAACATTGAATTAATCAAAAATATTATCGTAAACGGTTCTGCTACAGCACCTACTCCTATATCAGGACCAAACCAAGGCACCGGATTTAGCAATGCCGCTGACCTACTAACTAAGAATAAATTATTCCTACAATCTGAAATCAGTGCGTATGTACGCACTATTATTACCTTAACTCCACAACAAGAAGCATTATGTTATAGAGACCTTGGGCTAATTGTTGATGCTCTATCTGCTGACACAGGAGCAGGCGGCAATGTAAACAGCATCTATGCTGCCTTACAATATTTCAGCGGTATGACTAACATCTTACCTAGCAATGAAATTACTCCATTAGCACAGGCGTTGGATTACATGGTTACCTTGTGTGCAAATATTGTTAAGAATACACAAAATACTAATCTATATCAAAAATTAATTTCTCAAGTAATATCATTACCTGTGGCATCATTAGCAGAATACAATAGTGCCGCAGCTAATATAGATTTAATAACAGATATTATCACAGTTGGCCCAAGTGCTGCTCCAACTGATGTGCCAATTAGTCTATCAATGTCAACTGCTACCACAGCATATAACGCATTTAGAATACTAACAGAAAATAAAGATTTCTTATCAGCAGAAGTAACTGGATATATTGACAGTGTATTTGGCGGCGGCTTTAACTACAATACAGGAACATGTTTTAGAGATACGGGACTTATTGTAGACAGTCTAGCATTTGACCTATTATACCAAGGTAACACACAGGCTATATTTGCAGGTTCACAGTATTATAACCAAAGTACCTACACTGGTCAAATTGGTCGCGAACTAACCACAACCACTAATGCTATTAAGTATGCTAAGATGTTAGCAGAATTAGTAGCGGTTAATTCGACTGTGACTAATTTACAAGCAGTATCTACACAGACATTTGATCTATCTAATCCGGGATCAGATATTTCAACAGCAACGATTGAACAATTATTCAACACTGTTACTAATATATTAACTAATGGCACTGTGGGAATTACTAATCAAATAATTTCAAATAGTACAGCTTCTAGCGACCTTGGAATTATTAATGCATTTACTCTTGTACAGGCAAATAAACAGTTTATTGAAGACGAAGTAATAGCCTATGTTGATAGTCTTAATCCGTCATTTGTCTACGATCAAGTTAAATGTTCTAGAGATACTGGCTTAATTGTTAAAGCACTAGCACAAGATTTAATGTTTAGTGGGAACAGTCAAAGTACATTTGCAGGATTACAATATTGGAATCAAAATGGTTACGTTGGCGCTATTTCAAATGAATTAACCACTACAACCAATGCAATTACCTATATTAGAGATCTAGCAATTAAAGTAATAACATTAGATACTAGCGGAACACGCTATCAAACAGCCGTAGGTCAATGGACCACAGGCACAGCCGCTACTATAGCTGAAACACAATCAGTTTATGACGACTTTAATCTAATCCTTGACATTATTACCAACGGAACAGCTAATGTAACTGATAGAATTGTTTCTAATAGCCTAACTACCAGCACTAATGCTAATGTATTAAATGCTTATGCCTTATTAGAAGAGAATAAAGCATATTTACAAGCAGAAGCCATTGCTTTTGTTGAAGCCAGCAAGGCATTTGGCTTTGTTTATGATCCAGGTAAATGCAGTCGCGATATAGGTTACATGGTTGATAGCATTTCATTCGACTTATTATACGGTGGAAATAGACAGGCTATTCAAAGCGGTGTTTATTATTACGGCTTCTCCAATACTGCTACGCAAGTGCCAAATGAACAGGCACAGGTAAGTGCTGCCTACGATTATATTAAGACTCTAGCTTCATATATTGTTACTGGACAGCGTGTTCCTACACAATATCAAAGTATTGTTCCGCAGATTATTTCTGCAACTACAGGCACAGGATATCAAGCATCTTTAATTAACACTAACATTGATACTATTGTTAGCATTGTAAATGGTGGACCTACACTAGCAGGAACTCCGAGTCCGATATCATTAACTACATCGGGTGATATACACGATATTAATGCAGCAATGTTGTTAGATGCCAACATGGCGTTTATTCAAGCGGAAGTAATTGCGTATATTAACTATCTATATCCTACAGGATTTACCTACGATAGAACCAAATGTCGTAGAGATGTTGGTTATATTTTAGATTGTGTATGTTTTGATTTATTAAACGGCGGTAATAGACAAAGTATTCAAGCAGGTGTATATTATTATGGATTTAACACATCATCTAGTGTATTAACCTACGAAATAGCACAGATAACGGCTGCGTACAATCATATCAAAACAATTGCTAACAATATTGTACAAAATATTCCAATAACTCCGACCTCTGGAAATACATATTCACAGGTCACATTAGGATCTACTGCTACTATTGCTGAAGCTGAATACATTGCCAGCGACATTGATATTATCACTGATATTATTAACACAGGTGATATTGATTTCTATCCTAAGACACCTATTAGTTTAACCGCAAGTGTTGATGCTAATATAGTTGCTACCTACGATCTACTATTAGCCAACAGAGAATTCATACAAAATGAATTAATTGCCTACATCAATTATTATTTCGTTCAACCATTTGTGTATAATAAAGAAAAATGCGCACGTGATACTAAACTAATTGTTGATTCTATTGCACTTGACATATTATACGAAGGTAGTTCACAAAGTTCATTTGCTGCATTACAATATTGGAACCAATCTGGATACACCGGAGCGATTGCTAGTGAATTAACAACTACAACTAATGCTATAATCTATGCTAAAGGTCTAGTACAATCATACATTGTTACTCCAGATGAAAGTGATCAAGTTGGACATTTATTCGATACTATTGTAAATGTTATTACACAAGTGACCACAGGCACTACTGATTTAATAGTTCCTAATGGTTTACCATCACCGGTTGTCTCAGTAAATAATGCTTATGCCGCAATTATAGCAAATAAGAGCGTGATACAACAACAAACAGTTGATTATGTAAATGCTACTAACCCAGGTTTCGTTTATAATACATCAACCTGCTATAGAGATGTTGGCTACATTATAGATTGTGTGGCATTTGACCTATTACACACTGGAAATAGACAAAGTATTCAAGCAGGAGTTTATTATTTCAGCTTTAACGGAACATCTAACCTAGTTGATACAGTCAGTGGCAATCCTGAAATCCCACAATCTACTGCGGCCTACACCTATTTGAAATATCTAATGAAACAGGTGTTATTAAACAATCCAATAACACGCAGTTATCAAGTAGTTTATCCTCAGGTAATTATTCCAGCATATATGGGAATGGCCACTGTTATTCCTGGCGAACAAAATATTACAGTTGATGCTATTCACTATCTAAACGATTTAAGTTTAAATGTAATTAGTAATACTTCTGTACCTGTGGTACGTTCATCAACTGCACAGACTATGTACCCTAATTTTGAAGGCGGTGCTTATGCAGGTCCGGGTATAACTAGAAATTACAATACCATTGCCGATATTATTCAAAATGGACCAAATGTAGCACCAGTACCGTTTGCTGGCAGTGGATTATTTGCTACCACAGGTGTTAGTTCAGACGATGTACGACAAAGTCCAACAGTTATTGCCCTATCTACAGTGACAACTGGCACATATTTGGTAACATTGTCAGGGTCAACCGTAGGTGATTCACAAAACGGTACATTGTATTTTGGTAAAACTGAGGTTTATCCAGCACAAGATGCAGATGTACCTGACGAATGGGCACAACGTCGCGTTGATGTATTAGGTTCTATGGGCGGTGCGCTGGTAGATGGCGGTGTAGTAAGTGCTCGTTCACCGATTCAGTCATTCGTATTTGACGCATATACTCAGGTTAACCAAGGCGGACGTGGGGTATATGTTACAAATAACGGCTACGCACAGTTAGTATCTGTGTTTACAATTTTCTGTTCAACTGCGGTACAGGTTGACAACGGTGGCATTTGTTCTATTACTAACTCTAACAGTAACTTCGGTGATCAATGTTTGGTGGCTAAAGGATATGGCAAATTAGAATTTAGTGGTACAGTGTTCAATCCTCCTTATCCAAGTTACCAGCCAAACGGTCAATATTATCCGAATGGTTACTATCCTAAGAATGGTGTAGCGGAAATCTTCTTGCCAGATACTGCTAATCGTCCGCATATTGGTTTGGTAATGGAAATTGAACCGCCATTAGGTCATATTAACGAACAAGGTTATCCAGGATTCTTAAATGCTGCACCATCGTTGGCAACATTAACTACAGGAACTATCACAATTGATGGTATTGACACAACAGGTATTGCTGTGGGTAATAGAGTAGACATCCGTGATCAATACGGCAACACCTATTATGTTGCCGATGGCACAACAGTAGTTGATGTTAATTACCAAAGCATCACATTGAACAAAGGATTGATCAGTGGCGGCGGTGATCCAACTAATAGTAATTACTTTAACTTATATTTCTCTGGCAATGCTTACTATACTGTACTGTCTAGTCAACTATCTGAAGCATATAATACAGGAACTAATGCTACTGTTATTCCTTCGGATCAAATAGGCCCAGAATTAGATGCATTAGCCTTCTTAAGAGATTCTAGTCTAGGAAATGTATTAGTAGGTGCTAGTGTTGATCCTAGCTCAATAACGTTTATTGACAATAGTATTAACACAATTATCAGTATTGTAGGGGCAAGTGACCTAACTGCGGCACGTGCGGTTGTTCCAGCGCCATCTAAAGTAGGAACACCACCGAGTGGCGCAAGTCTAGCGATTACAACTATTAATAATAACATTGAAGCAATAGTAACTGCTACGATTGCCCACGTTGTGACCACATTCCCTGATATTAGTTTACCTACAGGACTAGGAGCACCAACTGATTTAACCACCTATCTAACAAATAAATGTGCTAGAGATATTAGATTAGTCCTAAGACAACTAGTATACGATCTAGAAACAGGTGGCAACTACTATTCAGCCTATGCTGGATTAAGTTATTGGATTCGTACAGGCACACATCACATCGTTGATCTTGGGGAAGCAGTTAATAATACTGCACTATTCCCAGATGGCGCTATTGTAAACTTCTATCAACGTAGTTACATCAGTGCATCAGGATACTTGTTTGAGTATGTTGGTGCTGGAACTAACTATGGAGCACTACCTCAACGCGGAGTGGCTGATCCTGTACAAACCAAAGAAGTAATACAGTTAAATAATGGTAAGGTGTTCTTTACGTCAACAGACCAAAACGGTGACTTTAGAATTGGTCCAGGATTAGTAGTAAGTCAAGCAACTGGTGTATTATCAGGACGCACATTTACTAAATCATTATTTGCAAACTTAACGCCATTCATATTGGCAATTGAAGGCGGAGGCTAAGAGGAAAGATTATGGCATTAATACCATTAAACACGTTTAAAACAAAAACAGCGATATTACAAGGTGATTGGACCTACGGAACAACCGCCACGGTATATACAGCACCAATTGGCGTTACATCAATTATATTAATGACACAGGTAGCTAATGTTAGCACACAGACTCATACAGTTACATTTGCTCATTCAAGAAATTTTCCAATATTTGCCGATGCACAAGGTAATGGAGCTCAACCAGCAGGTGTAGTTACTGAATTGATACAACAATTTGCTATTCCGACTAATGATGCGGCTAGTCTAACCACTGGTAAAATGATTATTGAAAGTCTTGACAGTGTAATTTGTTATGCAGATGCAGATGGTGTAATGAAATTAACTATGAGTATCTTGGAGACAGCTAATGCCTAGTTTAATTAGCGGCCGCACACTTGTTACCAGCGCACCGAATCTACAAGATAGCCGCTATCAATTCCTAAATCTAGCCCAAGCACAACCTGCGCTTGGCCCTACTCCTTCAACTAGCACAGGATATACTCTAGTTGCTGGACCAAACGGCTCGGTAGCCTACACAAATAGTTTAGGAAATTTAATATTCTCAACAGGTACTATTAGTACAAACTTACCTAATGAAAATATAACATTAGTTACAACTGGCACAGGCATTATACAATTATCGTCTAGTCTAGTAAGTGTTGATGTTGCAATGACATTTACCAATGTATCAGGGTATATAGATCTAGGCGGTCGCCCTAGTTATCGTATTCCAAATTACTACGAAGGTATCACACCACCAGACAACACACAGTTCTGGGCAGGCGACCAATGGTATGATCAGGTTAATGATGTCTTATATGAATACACCTTAGACGACAGCGGCCCATCGTGGGTAGATATTACAGGTCCGTTCTTTAGTACATCAGTATCAAACGGATTTATAGGCAGTGGTGGCGGAGGCAGCGGCAATGGATATACCGGATCTAAAGGTGATGTAGGTCCAAGTGGTGGATATACTGGCTCACGAGGTAGTCAAGGATATTATGGAAGTCGAGGTTACATAGGTAGTATCGGTACAGGTTACCAAGGTAGTCAAGGTACTACTGGATATACGGGTAGTTTTGGAAATCAAGGATACACAGGTAGCCGAGCATATACTGGTAGTACTGGTTATGTTGGATCACAAGGTATATCAGGATACTACGGTAGCCAAGGAACATTAGGTTATACTGGCAGTCGCGGCTTTACCGGCAGCACAGGTTATGTCGGATCACAGGGCATTACTGGATACACAGGCAGTTTGGGATATGTAGGTAGCCGCGGTTACACAGGTAGTCGAGGTGACACAGGGTATACCGGTAGTCAAGGTGCTATGGGATATACTGGTAGTCTGGGATATTTCGGTAGTCAAGGATACACCGGAAGCCAAGGCATTACAGGATATATTGGTTCACAAGGCCTTCAAGGATATTTCGGAAGCCAAGGATATTTCGGAAGCCAAGGCTACACTGGATCGCAAGGTATTCAAGGTATTCAAGGTAACACGGGATTTAATGGTAGCTTTGGTTACACAGGTAGTCGAGGCATTACTGGATACTACGGATCGCAAGGTATTGTAGGGTTTACTGGATCACAGGGCTATTTTGGTAGTCAAGGGTATTTTGGTAGTCGAGGAGTTACAGGATTTGATGGTAGTCAAGGGGTTATCGGCTATACCGGATCACAGGGCTACACCGGATCACAGGGATTCTTTGGATCACAAGGAGTGGTTGGATTTAACGGTAGCCGTGGCGACCTTGGATACACTGGTAGTCAAGCGTATACTGGTAGTATAGGCTTTGTCGGTAGTCAAGGCACTGTTGGATATAATGGATCACTTGGTGGCATCGGATATGCTGGTAGTATTGGATATACTGGATCACAAGGGGTAGTAGGATATGTTGGCTCGCAAGGTGACCTCGGCTATGCTGGTAGTATTGGATATACTGGATCACAAGGGGTAGTAGGATATGTTGGCTCGCAAGGTGACATCGGATATGTAGGTAGCTTAGGATATGCGGGCAGTGTCGGATATGTCGGTAGCCAAGGGCTTGGATATACAGGAAGCCAAGCGTATACTGGTAGCATAGGTTTTGTTGGTAGTCAAGGAATTATTGGGTATACTGGTAGTATTGGTGGCATTGGATATACAGGTAGTATCGGGTACACTGGTAGTCAAGGCACACTTGGTTATTTTGGTAGCTATGGGTATACAGGTAGTGTCGGATATACAGGCAGTCGTGGGTATACTGGCAGCATTGGCTATGTAGGCAGCATTGGCTACGTAGGTAGTTCAGGAGCATTTGGTGCTATTGGATTTACTGGAAGTCAAGGTAATATTGGATATGTAGGCAGCATCGGATATGTAGGTAGTCAAGGACTTGGTTATGCTGGTAGTGTAGGTATTGGGTACACAGGTAGTCTAGGCTATGTTGGTTCAATAGGATATACCGGAAGTCAGGGTATTACTGGTTATGTTGGATCATTCGGTAGTCAAGGTATAATTGGTTACGTCGGAAGTATTGGTTATGTAGGTAGCACAGGATCGTTTGGTGCAATTGGATTTACAGGTAGTACTGGTTATGTTGGCAGTCAAGGCATTACTGGTTACACAGGTAGTACCGGAGCCGCAGGTGCGGGCGGATACCTAGGTAGTATCGGCTATACCGGTAGTCAAGGTGCTACGGGATATCTCGGTAGTCAAGGTAATATTGGCAATATAGGATATGCAGGTAGTCGCGGAGTAACTGGATTTAATGGTAGTCAAGGCTCTATTGGATATTCGGGTAGTATCGGCTATACTGGTAGTGCAAGTACTGTACAGGGACCAACGGGATATACAGGCAGCGGAAGCGCCTCGGTGTCAGCAACACCGACCTCAATTGGTAGTGTTTATGCCTATACAACCTCAACCCGAAACAATACCGCATTAGGCTACTGTGCCGGCAATACAACAATGGTCGGTCGTAGTAATGTTGCTATTGGATACGGAGCTTTGGGTGTAAACACCTATGGTTCCAATAATATAGCAATGGGCTGTTTTGCATTAACATTTAATACCGCTGGATGTGCCAATGTCGCATTAGGATACAGTGCAATGCACGACAACTGCTACGGTGGATGTAATATTGCCCTAGGATGGCAGGCTTTATATGCTAATCAAACTGGTTGCAATAATATTGCAATTGGATGTACAGCATTAGTTAATGCAAATAATACTGGAACTAACATTGGTATAGGTGCTGCTGCTGGTATTAATATTACAACTGGTATTAATAATACTGTTATTGGTTCATTACCAGCCGCTGCTGGTTGTGTATGTACAGTATTAATTGGTGCAGGTACCTGTGAACGTATACTTGTAAATGACAGCGGTATGACCATCAATGGATTATACACTGTAAGTACAGCATCGGCTGTAGTAGCAGCTACTCCAACAGTATTAGGTACTGTTTACGCTTATACTCCAAGTACTTACGGTAATGTATTTGTCGGTTATTGTGCCGGTAATAATACAGTAACTGGCGGCGGCAATATTGCCCTAGGAGGTGCTTCACTTAGAAATGTCACAACCGGCGGTAACAATATTGCCATCGGTGGTAGTGGTACACTTTGCAGTCTTAACATAGGTAGCAATAATATTGCTATCGGGTCTCACACATTATCTGCAACTACTAGCAGTTATGCTAACATAGCAATAGGACATGGGTCATTGTCCTGTAACTCTACAGGACAATGTAATATTGCTTTGGGGTGTAGCCTTTATTATAATACCTACGGCAATAATAACATTGCAATGGGAGCTGGGGCATTGTTCTGTAACTCTACAGGCACTAACAACTTTGCAGCAGGGTGGGATAGTTTAAAATCAAATTTATCCGGCTGCGATAACATTGCAATCGGCTATAACGCAAACAGTAACGGTGGTGGCTCGTGTAATATCGCACTCGGAGCTAATGCACTTGGTGGTATTTGCTTCACAAGCACAAACAATATCGGTATTGGTGCGTGTACCTTAGCTAATCCGTTTGGCGGCGCTGGATCTTGCAACATTGCAATCGGGTGCTATGCATTTGGTTGCTTAACTGGTGGGTTTGGTAATAATATTGGTATTGGTGTATGTGCAGGGTATGGTATTAATAACGGTGGGAATAATACTGTTATTGGTAATCTAGTAGGAGGCTGTACTTGCCAATATACTGTATTAATCGGCGCAGGTACATGTGAACGTATTCGTGTTGATAACAGCGGATTATATATTAACGGAACAATATTTACAGCAGGCGGCGGATACACAGGTAGTGTTGGTTATATTGGATCAGCAGGCTCTGCAGGAACAAATGGATATACCGGTAGTACTGGTTACGTAGGATCACAAGGTATAGGCTATGCTGGTAGTATCGGGACCGGATATACCGGCAGTGCGAGTACCGTACAAGGACCACTTGGATATACTGGTAGTATCGGCTACGCAGGTAGCATTGGATATGTAGGCAGTGCTAGTAGCATAATTGGTTACACTGGTAGTAGTGGTGCTGCATCCTATCAAGGATATACTGGATCACAAGGTATTGGATACGTGGGCAGTATTGGATATGTAGGTAGCACAGGTCCGGGAGTATCAACTTCTACTAATATGCAGGTTAATAGCCTAGGTGTTGGAGTAGTAGCATCAGGAACAACTGGCGAAATACGTGCTACCAATGCCATTACTTCTTACTACTCAGATGAAAGATTGAAGACCAATCTTGGCAACATACCTAATGCACTAGACAAGTTATTAACATTAGATGGGTTCTACTATGAAGCCAATCAACTAGCACAGACATTAGGCTATGCAGTTAAACGAGAAGTAGGTATATCAGCACAACAGGTGCAAAAAGTATTGCCAGAAGTAGTAACGCCGGCACCGATTGATAGTCAATACCTAACTGTGTATTATGAAAGATTAGTGCCATTGTTGATAGAAGCAATTAAAGAATTGAAAGCAGAAGTTGATCAATTAAAAGGAAAGAATTAAGATATGTCATTCCCATTAAATCCAGTAGATGGACAAAAAGCCACAAGGAATAACATTGTCTATACCTACTCGGCTATAACAAATAGTTGGCGTAGAGATTTCAATAATCTAATAGATAGATTAACTCTAGCGGGCAATTACAATTCAACTTCTACAACTGATGGTACACTTGTAGTCTACGGTGGAGTGGGCATCACTGAGAATCTTAATGTTGGCGGATCAACGGAATTACTTGGCACATTAAAGGTAGACGGTGAAGTTACATTAAGTCCAACAGGCGCCGACGTTTTCATAGAACCAACTAGTGGCGGAACACTGATAATAGCACCAAGTGCCTATGGTTATATTGATAATATGATTATTGGTGGCAACACTCCGAAGATTGGATATTTCACAGACCTAGTAGTTGAAGACACTACTCCAAGTATTAATACAGGATCGGGTGCATTGACTGTTGCAGGTGGCGCAGGCATTGCTGGAGATTTGTGGGTTGGCGGTACAATTTACGGTAATGTTTCTACAACATCAACAGCTAATCTTGGAAATCCGTGGCAAATCATTCAAACTAATTATACCGCTACAACTAAAGATAGACTAATGATCAGCACAACAATCACAGCCGTAACAGTTACATTACCGTTAGCACCAACATTTGGAGACTGGATACAGTTCGTAGATTATGGTGGTAGTTTTGGCGTAAACACGGCAACTATTGCCAGAAATAGTGAATTAATCATGGAAATTCCTGAAGATATGATCATAGATTTTCCGTATGCGGCTAATACCTTAATATATGCCGGAATAGATGAAGGTTGGAAACTAGGAGCAGTAATGTAATGTCATTTTATACTCAATTTAAACCAGGTGCAGGAGTAACTAAATTATACGCAGGTACTGATACCTCAGTAAGTACCTCCACTGGTGCAGTAACAGTATGGGATATCAGTACATTACAAACAGTAACTGATCGCGGAAATTCTACAACTGACAATATTAGTATATTAAACACTGCTAGTTCAACCTCAACAAACACTGGCGCATTAGTTGTCAGTGGTGGAGTTGGGATCAGTGAAAACTTAAATGTCGGTAGCCACATATACATTAATGGTATTAATGTAGGATACGGGTACACTGGATCTATAGGATATGTTGGATCAATTGGATATGCTGGATCACAAGGAACTACTGGATATGTTGGATCACAGGGTGATATCGGATATGTCGGATCAGTCGGTTCGTTCTCTGGAACAACCGATCAACCAATAATTACCACAAATGCAACTGCAAGTACAGATACTACCACCGGAGCATTAATTGTCACAGGTGGCGCAGGCATAGGCGGCGATATTTACGTTGGTGCTACATTAAATGCAGCAGGTACAAGCAATCTAAGTCTAACTAATATTAGTCCACAGTTACTGGTTACAAGTAATCCTTTAGATACATTAAATTCTGCTACGATTGTATTAACCAGCACTGCTCCTGTGGGATATAGTGCCTTTACTATTCAAAATACAGGAACAAGTGGCCGTAGTTATACCATCGATGTTGGTGGTAACAATCGTGCCCTAACTGGCGGTACCAGCATCAATGAAGGTAACTTAACCATCTATGACAATGTAGCATCTGCCTACAGAATGGTTATAACCAAAGCAGGTAATATGTTAGTAGGCACTACTACTAGTACCGGCGATATGCTAGTGGTTAATGGGTCAATTAATGCCACAACTGCTACATTCTCTGGACCGGTTACTATTGAAACCTCACTACTGCAAACTACGGTAACTTTGGTAAATACAACTACAGCAACCGTGGTAGATAGCTTTGTGGCAGCAAATTATAGAAGCTGCAAGAGCTTTATACAGATACAAGACGGGTCAAATTTTGAATTAACTGAGATAGTGTTGTTACACGATGATCTCGGACAGGTTTATAAGAGTGAATATGGTATTATTGCCACAAGCGGCGAGCTAGGTACATTCACAGCAGATTTACAAGGCGATGGAATAGTAAGATTATACTACACAGCAAGTGCGCCAAGTAGTAAAACAATTAAAGTGGTAAAAACAGCAATAGCTGCTTAAGGGAAAATAACAAATGGCAACAATAAAAGATTTCATAGTCAAAGCTGGTCTCCAGATTGAAAGCTCAACTAATTCCACCAGTACTAATACTGGTGCCTTACGTGTACAAGGTGGTGCAGGCATTGCTGGCGATTTGTGGGTTGGTGGCACAATCTACATGCAGGGCGCAGGCCTTGATTCTGTAAGCAGTACAACTGGTACATTTGTCAATGTTTATGTAACTGGTACTAACGTAGCCACTAATACATATTCTGGTGCTGTAGTTGTCACAGGCGGTATGGGTGTTGGCGGTAGCTTATATGGTACTGCATTATATGACAGTGGTGCTCGTGTACTTACTACTGCTACTATTGGCAGCTTTGGTGTTAGCGTACTAACAGCAGGAACAGATACTGCGGTCAGCGCATCTTCCGGTCCAGTAACTATTTGGGATACTAGTACTTTACAAAGTGTAACTAGTCGTGGTGCTACAACTAATAATGCTATCAGCATTACAAATGCTAGTGTAAGTACTGGTTCAACTACTGGTGCATTACAGATAACAGGTGGATTGGGTGTAGGTGGTGTGGCAAATATCGCTTCACAATTAACTGTTGGTTTAAACTACGGTTATAACACCCTAACAAACACAATTGCATACTTTGGTGCAAACACCTCAACATTTGCTCAGGTTAATCTACAGAACATTGGCGGCGGCACCAGTTCATCAGTTGACTTTATTGCAACAGCCAATAACGGTAATGACACAACTGGCTATATCGACCTAGGTATTAACAATAGTTCATTTTCTGATGCATCATTTACCATTGTTGGTGCAGGCGATGGTTACTTATATTCACAAGGTGGTAACTTTGGTATTGGTGCAGCAGCATCAGGTAAAGATATCATATTCTTCCAAGGCGACACCTTAGCTGCTAATGAAGTAGGTCGTTGGGCAAATGGTCAAGGCCTAACAATTAAACAAGGTACTAACGCCAGCAATACCAACACTGGTGCATTGATTGTACAAGGCGGCTCGGGCATTTGGGGTAACTTGTTTGTTGGTGGCAACACTAATCTACAGGGTGTAACAGCTACCACACTAACATTGTCTAGTACATTAAACGCTGCGGCTGCAAACTTTAGTGGTCAAGTGGCAATCACCAATACCACAAACGGTACAAGTACCAGCACAGGACAGGCATTATTAGTAAGTGGTGGGGTTGGTGTAGGTGGTAATGTTTACTCAAGCGGTAACATTGTTACTTTAAATTCTACCGCAGCCACACAAGCAGGCGCTGGCGCAGTACAGGTAAGTGGCGGTGTTTACATTGCTAACAACTTGGTTGTTAACGGGTCAGGTTCAAGTACCAGTACCACAGCAACCAACGCATTAGTTGTAACTGGTGGTGCTAACATTGGTAAAAACTTGATTGTTGGCGGTCCAACAATATTCCAAGATACTGTAACATTCAATGGTACTGCAACCTACGTTTATTCAACAAATACCTACTACACAGATAATATTATTGAAATACATACCCCACCGGGTGGTGTTTATAGTAATTGGGAGTATGACGACGGTAAAGATATCGGATTCCGTTTCCACTACTATGCTAACAGTACAGACACAAATGCTGCTCTAGTATTAGCTGATGATACTAAAATGTTGGAATGGTACGGTTCAGGTGCTGAATCAAGCACAGGTACATTTGCAGGCGCAGCATACGGTGGTATTAAAACTGGTTACATGTATTTGGTCACAGCCACAAATGCTACCAGCGCCAGCACAGGTGCACTACAATTACGTAATGGTGGTTTAGGTGTTGCCTTAGATGGTTGGTTTGGTGGTGTAGGTACATTTAACAGTACCACAGACACCACAGGTGCAGGCACAGGTGGATTGATCACCTTAGGTGGTCTAGGCATTTCCAAAGCTGTTTACGTGGGTACCACAGCCACAGTAGCAGGTGCAGGATCAAGTTCGTCAGGTGTTGCTGGTAACGCATTACAGGTAACCACAGGTGGCCTAGGTGTCAACGGTGCAGGTTACTTTGGTGGCGCAGTACTAGTAGCATCAAATACCAACGGTACCAGCACAAGTTCAGGTCAAGCATTATTAGTCACTGGCGGGGTTGGTATTGGTGCTAATTTATATGTCGGTGGACTAGCAGTACATCAAAATACCACAGATGCAGCTCTAACCAGTGCAGGTTCAAGTGGCTCTATACAGACCACTGGTGGTGCAGGTGTTGCCAAAAACCTAGCAGTAGGCGGAACAATTTCACGCACCGGTGCTGTAAGTCAAGCAAGTTGGCAAGGTGCAACTGGTGTGGCATTAAACCTAGCAGCCGCAACCTACACAGATACAACCACAGCAGGTACAGTACAAGGTCCAAATGCAGCAACATGGTTAGGTCAACCTACCCTGGCAGCAACCAACACCAGTACCTATACTGATGCGGCTACTTTATATATTGCCAATGCTCCAACAAATGGCACAAACGTAACATTAACCAATCCCTACGCATTATTAGTTGCCAACGGGGTAGTTGGTATTAGATCTACAACCAGTGCCACAAGCACCTCAACTGGTGCATTGCAGATTGCAGGCGGGGTGGGCATCGGTGGTAGTGTATATGCTGGCCCTATCTACTCAAACGGTAGTGCTGTTATTACTTCAGCAAGTTTAGGTAGTTATGGTGTTTCAACTATTGCAGCTGGTACAGATACTTCAGTATCAACAAGTATTGGTGCTGTGACTGTTTGGAATAACAGTACATTACAAACAATTACTAACCGCGGTGCTACAACCAATAATGCATTAAGCATCACCAACACAACAATCAGTGCCAGCACTAACTCAAGTCAGGCATTATTAGTAAGTGGTGGTATTGGTGCTCAAGCAGTTTACGCAGGTGCATTATATGATACTGGTAATAGAGTTGTTACCAGCGTGGCAATCACCACTGGTACTAATGGTATTACTGTTTCGACTTCAACTAACGGTACTGCTGTTTCATTCACAGTTAACAACACTGGTGTTACAAGTTTAACATCCAGCGGTGCAGGACTAGGTGTTAGTGCAGCCACAGGTGCTGTCACATTAACCAATCTAGGTGTTACCAGCATCTCTGGTACAACAAATCAAATATCAGCAAGTGCCAGCACTGGTTCAGTAACATTAAGTTTCCCTTCCGGTGGTATTACAACCACAAACGTTACAGCTACCAGCAATGTTTATGTAACTGGTTCAGCAATTGCCACTGGTGCAAGCTCTGGTGCACTACAGGTAACAGGTGGTGCTAGTGTAAATGCTAACTTATACGTAGGTACAACTGCCACAGTAGCAGGCACATTATATAGAAACGGTAACATAAACTCAACTGGATGGTTAGCTGGCGGTATTGGTCTAGTAGTCAGCACATCAACCTACACTGACACAAGTTTAACTGGCGCACAGGGTGTGATAGCAATCAACACCTTTGGTAAACCGACTATATCAGCAAGTAACACACCAACATACAGCGATGCAGCAACATTATATGTAGCTGATGCTCCTGGTGTAGGCTCTGGTGCTACAATTACTAACCCTTGGTCATTATATGTTGCTTCTGGTAACGTTAAGATCAACACAGGTACAGCAAGTAGTCTAAGTACCAACGGTGCATTAGTAGTCACGGGCGGTGTAGGCATTGGCGGTAATTTAAACGTAGCTGGTACAGGTAACTTTAGTGCTAACGGTGTTACAGTTGGTAACAGTTTAATCAGTTCATACACTAGTTCAGCGATCAGCAGTAATACTACGCAAAACTTAGATACGTTCAGTACTTCAACATACAGAACTGCTAGATACACTGTTCAAATTTTAGATCAAACTAACGTACATATCACTGAAATGACAGTATTCCATGATAATACAATTGTTTACAAAAATGAATACGGTATCGCAACCAACACAGGTGAGTTAGGAACATTTGACGCAACCTTAGCTGGCGGTACAATTACATTAACCTTTACTCCAAACTATACTCCAACAAGCATGGTGATCAAGGCAAATCGAACTGCTATAACAGCATAGATAAAGATATTGATGGCAATACACAAAGGCGCTCAAAGCGCCTTTGTTCTTTTATAGTACGACTAAATACCTATACAATTCGATTAGTCGATGGTGGATAGGGAAGCTTACCGACAATGGCAACAAACAATGATTTTCTGGTCAAGAATGGCCTTGTGGTCAAGACCACAGCTACAATTCAATCAACTCAAGCAAGTACAAGTACCTCAACCGGTGCATTAACAGTCGCAGGTGGCGTTGGGGTGGGCGGCAACTTATATGCCTCTGCATTATATGACAATGGCAGTAGAGTACTAACAACTGCTAGTTCTATCACTATATCAGCAGCCACTCCGACAGTACTAGGTACAGTTTACGCTTATACATCAGCGTCCTCATCAACTGGATTAACATCATTAGGATATAATGCCGGTAACCTTACATCTACTGGTCCTAATAATATTGCTATCGGATACGGATCTTTAGTATCTAATACCACAGGCGGATTTAACCTCGCTATTGGTCAATCTGCACTTTACACTAATATAGGCGGCGGCTGTAACATTGCATTAGGTGCTAATGCTCTTCGCAATAATACCTACGGTTGTCTTAACATAGCCATCGGAAATGGATCTCTGTGCTTGAATACCACTGGTACTAACAACGTTGCTATAGGTAGCAGTACACTTCGACTTAATAGCTCAGGGACCTGTAACGTTGCTATAGGTAACAATGCACTTTGCGTTAACACCTACGGAAGCAATAACGTTGCAATTGGTAACAATGCAATGATTTTCAATACTACCGGCATTCAAAACGTTGCTATCGGAACAACAGCACTTCGCAGCAACACCTACGGTTGCGCAAACGTTGCTATTGGTACCTGCGCATTATATGCCAATACCACTGCTAGCAATAATGTTGCGGTCGGATTTGCTTCACTGAGATGTAATTCTACTGGTTATAATAATACTGCTATTGGGCATTGTTCATTATATAATAATACTACTGGATTTAATAACGTTGCGCTTGGTGTAACAGCACTTCGTGCCAACACCTACGGTTCTAATAACTTTGCAGCCGGCGGAAATTCATTGTTTAACAATACTACCGGTACTGGTAACGTTGCTCTTGGTGGAAACAGTTTATACAGCAATATTACTGGTATTAATAACACTGCTATTGGTTCAGCCGCACTTTGTTTAAACATCAGCGGCAGTAGTAACGTTGCTATTGGTGCACAGTCCCTTAGATCTAATCTAGCTAATTACAATACTGCAATTGGCACACTTGCAATGTACAACAATACCACTGGTAGCGGTAATATTGCCATCGGCTATCTATCATTGTGTGCAAATACCTACGGTAATAATAACACCGCGATTGGTACTAATGCATTGCCATTTAACACCACTGGATGTAACAATGTTGCTATTGGTCAAAATGCATTGTATGCCAATATCACTGGAAATCTAAACACAGCTATTGGTCTATCGGCGTTACGTTATAATACCTACGGATGTAATAATACAGCAATTGGTGCAACAGCGATGTGGTCAAATACCACCGGGGCGTGTAACGTAGCAATTGGGTGGTTATCACTTTACAATAACACCTACGGTAATAATAACACCGCACTTGGAGTTGCTGCACTCTGTGCAAATACTACTGGTACCAATAACGTTGCTATTGGTTCTCTTGCAATGTACTATAATACAACCGGTGGAGGTAACACTGCAATTGGAGTTAGTTCACTAAGATGCAATACCACAGGATGTAATAACGTTGCCATTGGTTGCGCTGCTCTATGTGCAAATACTTACGGCATTCAAAACGTTGCAATTGGAACTAACTCCTTGTTGGCCAATACTACCGGTATTAACAACGTGGCCATTGGATATCTTGCGTTGCCAGTTAACACAATTGGTGTTAATAATGTTGCTATTGGAACTAGTGCATTACGTTATAATACCACCGGCATTAATAACACCGCAATTGGTACTAATGCATTACTCTGCAATATTACAGGAGTTTGCAATGTTGCTGTTGGAACTAACACACTGCGTTATAATACCACCGGCATTAATAATATAGCATTTGGTACTAATGCATTATTCTGCAATACTACAGGTATTTGTAACGTAGCACTTGGGTGGCAAGCTCTTTTCAATAACACCTATGGCAATAATAATACCGCAATTGGAGTTTCTGCATTATATTGTAATACTACCAGTACTAATAATGTTGCTATCGGTTCTGTGTCATTGTATTACAATACCACTGGGTGTAATAATACCGCAATTGGTGTCCAATCGCTTTACAATAATACCACCGGTACTAATAATATTGCCTTAGGAAATGCAGCAGGGTGTGCAATCACTACCGGCAATAACAACACTATCATTGGTAACATTACTGGTACTAATAGTTTAGTATGTACTGTATTAATTGGTGCTGGCAATTGCTGTCGTATCCAGGTAGACGATACTGGATTGTATATCAATGGATTTAGTGTATCAACCGGTACTGTATCAGCAGCTACTACACAAACACTAGGTACTGTCTACGCTTATACCCCAATTACTAACTGTAACGTATCATTAGGCTACAATGCTGGTAATAACTTTATGACTGGCAGAAGTAACTTTGCTGTCGGTTATGGGGCATTAGCGAGCAACACTGTTGGTTGTCATAACGTTGCAATTGGATGCAAATCACTATGCTCTAACATTTCTGGCTTGCAGAACATAGCAATCGGGTGCGGTGCACTTAAATCTAACATTACTGGTAATTCTAATATTGCAATCGGCACCGCGGCACTTTGTACAGTAACCTGCGGAGACAATAATGTTGCTATTGGATGTGCTACACTATTTTCTTTAATATGCGGATCCTCTAACACTGCAATTGGGTATTGGGCACTACACAGTGCTACTACTGCTAGTTATAATGTTGCAGTTGGAGATAGCACATTAGCTAACAACACTACTGGTACAGGAAACGTTGCCGTTGGTTTTCTAGCACTGAGTTGTAATACCATCGGTATTAACAACGTTGCTATTGGTTGCTGTGCCGGCAGATGTTTATTAACCGGCAATAACAACACCATTATTGGTAATATTACCGGTACTAATGCGCTTACTTGTACTGTATTAATTGGAGCGGGTAGTTGCTGCCGCTTACAAGTAGACGATACTGGATTGTATATTAACGGTTCAATATGGTGTAATACTGGATATGCAGGTAGTATTGGATATGTCGGTAGTCAAGGCGTTACTGGATATACTGGCAGCGTCGGTTACACAGGTTCACAAGGTAATTTAGGCTATGTGGGTAGTTTAGGATATGTAGGCAGCATTGGCTACGCCGGATCAGTGGGATCATTCACAGGTACCACTGCATTTCAAATCATTACATCTAACACTACACCAGCTACATCAACAAACAGTGGCGCACTACAGGTAGCAGGTGGTGCAGGCATTGGCGGCAATTTAGTAGTAGGTGGAACCACTTATCTATCAGGTGACCTATATGTTGACGGCACACAGTTTGTTGTCAACAGGTCAAATATCTACACAGGTGATAAGACTTTAACATTAAGTACAGCCAGTGCAAGTGCTGCTCTAGCTGCCAACTCTGGAGTATTAATAGGATCAACTGCTACTAATACTGCTTATATGTCACTGTTATTCGACGGTGTTAATAACTGGATATCAAGTGGCGGCATTAAGGTTAACGGAATATGGACAGTATTAACCGGTACTGGTAGCGTAGGCTACAGTGGAAGTATTGGTTATCAAGGCAGTACTGGTTCAACTGGTTACTTTGGATCAGTAGGATATCAAGGCAGTCAAGGTAGTGCCGGCTATCAAGGCAGTGCTGGGTCTGGCGGACTACTTATCACAGATGATACATCAACTAATGCTACATACTATCCGGTATTTGCTACTTTAAATACTGGTGCATTTTCAACAGCTACAGTATCTAGCAGCAAGTTAACATATAATCCAAGTCTTGGACAGTTAACAGCAGTTGATTTAAACACGATATCTGACCGATCACTTAAAGATCATATCACAACTATTACTAATTCAATTAGTGTTATTGATCAACTACGTGGTGTATCATTTAACTGGCGTGATGATGGAAGACTATCACACGGTGTGATCGCGCAGGAGTTAGAACAAATATTACCAGAACTAGTAACTGTAAATGATATTGGTGTAAAATCTGTTAATTATATTCCGTTAATTGGCTTCTTAATTGAAGCTATTAAATATCAACAATTGCAGATTGACGAGATACGTAAACAGCTTGCCGAATAAATAACAATAGTAACAAACCGAGTTCAGAGAACGATGATGGTTATGTTTATTCAATGAGATAGCCTTGGCTATCCGTCATAATAAAATAGCCGTCACACAAGGAATAGCAGATGGCAATAAAAATATGCGGCAACACCATTATACCCAATCTAAGCGGGTCCGATACTACAACTGGTAATCTAGCGGTTGGCTATAATGCACTGGTATCAAATACCACCGGATGCTGCAATACTGCGCTTGGTGTAAATTCTCTTCGCGGTAATACTACCGGCTGCCAAAACGTAGCCGTTGGGGCTAACGCACTTCAGGGCAATACTATTGGCACATGTAACATTGCGATAGGCCAAAACTCGTTATGTTCAAATACATCTGGCAGCAATAACGTAGCAGTAGGTCAACTGTCATTACTTAACAATACTATTGGAAGTTGCAATATAGCCTTAGGTAATAGCACATTATTCTGTAATGTTTCTGGTTGTTTCAACATTGCAATCGGATATAATGTATTAAACTGCAATCTTTCAAGTAACAATATTGCTATAGGTACGTGTGCTGGATATAGTATCACCACAGGTAATAATAACACTATCATTGGTAACATAACTGGTACTAATAGTTTAGTATGTACTGTATTAATCGGTGCCGGTACTTGTTGTCGTATCCAGGTTGACAACAGTGGACTATATATCAATGGCACATTGGCGGTAATATCAACTAGTACATTACAAGCAGTAACCAATGTTGGATTTACTACTACTAATGCTATTAACATTACAAATACAGCTACTAGCACTGGAACCGCTACTGGTGCATTAACTGTAGCCGGCGGAGCAGGTGTTGCTGGCAATCTAAACGTTGGCGGGAACGCTACGGTCAACTATTTGGTATCGTTTACATCATCAGCAAACGTTGGACTGTCTATATCTGGAATAGCAGCGGTATCAGCTCCTTCGACTGTAGCAGTGTTAACTGTCGCAGGTGGTGGTGGCGGTGGTACAGGATCTGGCGGTGGTGGTGGTGCGGGTGGTGTTATATCTGATTCAGCATATTCAGTAACAACTTCTACACCAATCACTGTTACTGTTGGCGCCGGTGGCGCTGGTGCTGCTTACCCAGGTGGTGGTCCTGCAACATCAGGTTCAAATTCGGTTTTTGGAACCTGGACTGCGATTGGTGGCGGCCGTGGTGCCTCGGATACTCCTTATGCTGCATCTAGTGGCGGCTCTGGTGGCGGCGGAGTTTGGGATTCAACCGGTGGCGGCTCTGGTACATCAGGTCAGGGAAATAACGGTGGCCACGGTGGTAATTACACCGGTGGCGGCTACTATGGTGGCGGTGGCGGTGGCGGCTGGGGTAGTGCTGGCGGTGACGGCGGAAATAGTACCGCAGGTGCTGGTGGTACTGGTTATAACGCTAGCATTATTGACTCAACCGCGGCCGCAACATTAGCAGTAGGTGAAGTCTATAGCGGCAGTGTTTGGTTTGCAGGTGGTGGTGGCGGTGGTGCTGATTCTGAAAGAGGTGGTACTGGCGGAGCTGGTGGCCATGGTGGTGGTGGATCAGGCGGATTAATAACCAATCCAAATGGTGACGGTGCTGCTGGCCTACCAAATACCGGTGGCGGTGGCGGTGGTACTACTAATGATTCACCCTCGCCATCTGCAGGCGGTGGCGCTGGTGGTAGTGGTGTGGTTATTGTATCTTATCCTACAAGTTATGGCCCAATAGCATCAATCACTGGAACATTAACATATAGCAGTGTAGTTTCTGGTAGTAATTACATATATGCGTTTAAGAGTGGTACTGGATCTATAACATTCGGCAGTGCAGGTACTGATGCAAAAACTTGGTTATATGACGGATCAGCAAACTGGGTATCAAGCCAAGGTATTAAAGCGCAGTCAAATCTTGCAAGTACCTCAACCAACACTGGTGCATTAACAGTAGCAGGCGGTGCTGGTATCGGTGGTGCGATGTACATCAACACTACATCATACATTGCTGGTGCACAGATCTTAACTACTGCAACAGTTAATAGTTTTGTAACAGCAGGAGTTAGTTCAGTAGCCGCAGGTACTGATACTGCAATTAGCACATCAACTGGTGCTGTTACTGTATGGAATACCAGTACCTTACAAAGTATAACTAATCGCGGTAGTACCACAACTAATGCTATTACTATCAATAATGCCACAGCCAGCACAGGTACAACAACTGGTGCGTTAACTGTAGCTGGTGGTGTTGGCATTGCTGGCGATCTAAACGTTGGCGGGAATATCAAAACCAACCAGTTAGTAACATTCAAGACAGGACCAAATTCAGGGCTAGTAGTAGACACAGGTATCACTGGCGGTTATGTAGGCGGTAGTGTGTATTTCAATGGCTCTACTGGTATGAGATTGCCTACTACTAGTCTATTACAATTTAACTCCAGTGACTTTACTATCGAATTTTGGATGAAAGCTGGATCTAGCCAAACTACGTATGCAACTATCACTGACGCTAGCACAAACAATAGTGCAACTGAGATTGGTGTTGGAAATAATAGTGGTAATAGTCCGGGTAAAATTGGTTTCCAAGCTGCCCCAGGATATGAAATAAACGGAAGTACAACTATATTAGATAATGTATGGCATCATATTGCCTGCGTTAAGAGCGGTAATAATGGTTATATTTTTGTTGACGGTGCACTTGATGCTACTGCAACAGGATGGAGCGGTATCACAGCCGCATATCTAAACGGTGGATCACTGGGTCGATCATCTTATGGCAGCGGTGGTAACGGTGATAACACATATACAGGTTATATAACAAACTTCCGAATATCAAACTACGCAAGATACACTTCTGCATTTACACCATCAACAAGCAGTGTATTAGCTAATGATGCTAATACTGTGTTATTAATGCTAGAAACGAACTCAGGAGGACTTTATACTGATTCAAGTTCAAACGGTTTTACTATAACATCATTGAATGGCACTCCAAGTTGGGATTCTAGTAGTCCAATATATGCTACCTCTGGTGTATATTCTACGCTGACCTATGATGGATCAGCAAACTGGGTATCAAGCCAAGGTATTAAAGTACTAGGGAATACAGCCAGCACAAGCACAACCACTGGTGCACTGCAAGTAGTAGGTGGGGTTGGTATCGGTGGCAACTTAAACGTTGGCGGCACAGCGTATATCGCAGGCAACTTATATGTAGACGGAACACAATTTATAGTTAATAGTACTAATATCTCCACCGGTGACAAGACTATAACACTGAGCACCGGCAGTACATCAACCGTATTGGCTGCAAATTCTGGGATATTGATTGGCTCAACTGCTACTAACACAGCATACATTTCATTGTTATATGATGGTGCAGGTAATTGGGTATCCAGCGGCGGACTTAAAGTCAACGGCATCTGGTCAGTACTAACAGGAACAGGATCAATAGGCTACAGCGGAAGTATTGGCTACACTGGATCATTTGGCTATACAGGTAGCACTGGCTATACAGGTAGTCAAGGTATTACAGGTTATACTGGAAGTACTGGATATACAGGCAGTACTGGTACACAGGGTATTGTTGGATACCAAGGCTCGGGTGGCGTCGGATACCAAGGCAGTGCCGGTAGCGGTGGATTAGCCTACGCAACCCCGACTACGATCGGTGGTGTATACGCTTTAACCACTACAACAGGCAACAATGCGTTCTTTGGATATAATTCCGGTAATACTACAACAACTGGAAATAATAATCACGCAGTCGGATACACAGCATTAGCAGCCAACACTACTGGTAATAATAACATCGCTATTGGTACAGGCGCATTAGCAGTTAATACTATCGGTAGCAATAACTTTGCCGCAGGTTGTTCTGCACTGGCATCTAACACCACAGGTAATGATAACGTTGCCATTGGCTTCTGTGCATTATTCTGCAACACCTCTGGTATTAGTAACATCGCTATCGGTAATAATGCGCTTACTATCAATACTACTGGGTTTGATAATATTGCATTAGGCGACCACGCACTAGTTTCCAACACTGGTGGTAGCCATAACTTTGCTGTAGGCTGCTGTTCTCTACGTAATAACACTATTGGGTGTTCTAACGTAGCTATAGGCTGTGCAGCCCTGCAGGCTAATACCACAGGGGTTAATAACTTTGCAGTTGGAAATCTAGCACTAGCTGCTAATACCACCGGCGTAAACAATACAGCAATTGGACAATGTGCGCTCAATGCGAATATATCTGGCATCAATAATACAGCAATTGGGTGTTGCGCCCTTGCTAAGAACACCGCCGGTATAGCAAACCTTGCTATCGGATGTCTTGCATTGGTTAATAATACTGTTGGGGGTAATAATACTGCCTTAGGTACTGGTGCATTACTCCAAAACACTACTGGTAATAACAATGTCGCTATAGGAAATCGCTCGCTGTATTGCAATTCTGTAGGCGGCGGTAGCATTGCCTTAGGACAAAACGCACTATACGGAAACACAATTGGCAGTAATAACTATGCGCTAGGATATTTTTCACTCTTTACTAACATTTCTGGAAGTAATAATGTTTCTATAGGGTGTTACTCACTATATAACTCATTAGGTAGTAACAACATCGCACTAGGTGCTAACGCAGGATGTGCAATTACTACTGGTGTAAACAATACCGTAATTGGTAATTTATACGGAGCAGCAGCTTGCGTATGTACAGTATTGATCGGTGCTGGTACCTGCCAACGTATACTTGTAAATGACAGCGGCTTGTTTGTTAATGGATCAGCATTTGCTGTCAGCACTGGATCAAGTGTAGTAGCAGCTACTCCAACAGTATTAGGTACTGTATATGCTTATACCACAGGTAATGGTAATACTGCCCTAGGACAAAATGCTGGCAACACCACAATGAGTGGTGCTAATAATATTGCTATCGGATGCCAAACTTTATCAGTAAATACCACTGGTGCTAACAACATAGCACTTGGGGTTGGCGCACTCTGCGGTAATACCACTGGTGCTAGCAATATTGCACTCGGGTTCAGTGCATTAACTTTTAACACAACTGGTACTAACAACATTGCCCTTGGAATTTGTGCTCTTAAGAATAGTACCACTGGCACAGATAACTTTGCCGCTGGTGCCTGCACTCTTTATACCAACGTCAGTGGTAGTAATAATATCGCGATAGGTAATGGTGCCGGGTGGGCTCTTTGTACTGGATCAAATAACTTTGCTGCGGGATATCAGACTTTATATGCAGGGGTATTCAGCTGCACTAGTGGCTGCAACAACATAGCCATTGGATATCAATCATTATATTCAAATACTGCCGGTAATAATAATATTGCACTTGGGTGTTGCGCACTTTATGCTAATACCACTGGACAGAGTAATATCGCATTAGGATTATCTGCCGGGTGTGCTATTACTACTGGTGCAAACAATACAATTATTGGCTCATTACCAGCAGCCGCAGGCTGTGTATGTACTGTATTGATCGGTGCTGGTACTTGTGAACGTATTCGTGTAGACAACAGCGGTATGACCATCAATGGATTATACACTGTAAGTACAGCATCGGCTGTAGTAGCAGCTACTCCAACGGCTTTAGGCACAGTTTACGCTTATACTCCTGTTGGAACTAATTTATTCGTTGGTTATCAATCAGGTAATACTACATTAACAGGCACCTGCAACATAGCACACGGTGCATTTTCATTAAGTGTAAACACTACCGGTGTTGGTAATATTGCTATTGGGGTTAATACATTGTGCCTTAACACTTCCGGTAGCAGCAATATCGCAATCGGCGGCGGCGCATTGAGTGCAAATACCACTGGCAACACCAATATTGCAGTTGGAGTTAGCACACTTTGCTCTAATACCACTGGCTTCAGCAATTCCGCAGTTGGTGCGAGTGCATTGCAGTACAATACCATTGGCAGCAGAAATTCCGCGGTTGGTATGAGTGCATTGCAGTGCAATACCACTGGCAACAACAATTCTGCACTTGGTGTGAGTGCATTGCAGTGCAATACCACTGGCATCTGCAATTCCGCGGTTGGTATGAGTGCATTGCAGAGCAATACCATTGGCAACAACAATTCCGCACTTGGTGTAAGTGCATTGCAGTACAATACCATTGGCAGCTGCAATTCCGCAGTTGGTGTGAGTGCATTGCAGTGCAATACCACTGGCAACAACAATTCTGCACTTGGTGTGAGTGCATTGCAGTGCAATACCACTGGTACCAATAATATCGGTGTAGGATACAATGCAGGATGTGCAATTACCACTGGTAATAATAACACAGTTATCGGTTCACTGCCAGCAGCCGCAGCTTGCGTATGTACAGTATTAATTGGTGCTGGCTCTTGTGAGCGTATTCGTGTAGACAACAGCGGTATGACCATCAATGGATTATATACTGTAAGTACCGCTACTGTATCAGCAGCCACTCCGACCTCACTTGGTACAGTATTTGGCTACACAACCAGCAATGGTAACACAAGTGTGGGATGTTGTAGTGGTAATACCACACAAACTGGCTGCAATAATATTGCCATTGGATGCTGTGCCCTAATTGCAAATACCACCGGCTGCCACAATATTGCACTTGGCGCACTTGCACTAACCAAAAATACTGCTGGTTCAAACAATTTTGCAGTAGGATATAATGCCCTGTGTTCTAACCTAATAGGTAACTTTAACGTGGCTATTGGTTGCCAGGCCCTGTTGGCTAACACCAGCGGTGTTGATAATCTAGCCATAGGCTACGGTGCACTACAAAATAACATCACAGGTATTAGTAATTTTGCTGTAGGTCGCGCAGCACTATGCCAAAACTGTGGTAATAATAACATCGCACACGGATGTGCTGCCTTAACTAAAAACACAGTGGGTAATAATAATTTTGCCGCGGGCTGCTTTGCCTTGTGCGCAAACATATCAGGGTGTGATAACGTTGCTATTGGGTCTAGCGCATTATACAATAATACCACTGGTAACTCAAATACAGCCATTGGTAATGGTGCTCTATATAATAATACTACTGGTGCAACCAATATTGCAATTGGATGCTGTTCAATGTTCCAAAACACCACTGGTACCAATAATATTGCAGTTGGATTTAATGCAGGTTGTGCAATAACCACTGGTGCAAACAATACTGTTATCGGTTCATTACCAGCAGCCGCAGCCTGTGTATGTACAGTACTAATCGGCGCAGGCACGTGTGAACGTATACGTGTAGATAACAGCGGATTGTATATCAACGGTACAGCAGCTGGCGGATTCTCATCAACAGACGATGTTTCAACTAATGCTACATATTATCCTGCAATTGTTACCACAGCAGGTGGATCAACTGCTAAAACAAGTTCAAGCAAACTAACATTTAACCCTAGCAGCGGTGTGCTAAGTGCTGTGGTCTTTACCTCCTTGTCAGATCGAACTGCCAAAACTAATATCAATTCGGTGACCAATGCTGTTAGTACTCTACAATCCGTACAGGGTGTAAGTTTTGATTGGATAGACAACGGTGATAGATCATACGGGGTTATCGCCCAGGACATTGAACAGATATTACCAGCTGTGGTAAGTACTCTAGCTGATGGTAAGAAATCAGTTAACTATCCTGCATTAACTGCCTTCTTAATTGAAGCAGTTAAAGAACTTGATGCTAGAGTGCGTGTATTGGAAAGTAAATAATGGCTGGCGGATTTACTAGTAATGGTAATGGAGATTTACAAACAATTTATGTAGATGACTATGCCTTGATTGACCAATGGGCGGCTACAGGATCGTTATGGACCTGGGGATATAACTACTATGGTCAACTAGGTGATAATACTATAGCCAATAAATCAAGTCCAGTCCAGACTGTTGCAGGTGGTACTAATTGGAAGTCAGTGGCATCTGGTGGACTTCATACAGCAGCCATCAAGACTGACGGAACCCTATGGCTCTGGGGATATAACTACTATGCCGCTCTAGGAGATAATACTCTAGTCAGCAAAAGCAGTCCGGTCCAGACTGTTGCAGGTGGTACTAATTGGAAATTGGTAGCTGGCGGAAGATACCATACCGCAGCTATCAAGACTGATGGTACACTATGGCTCTGGGGTCGTAACACCTATGGACAACTAGGTGATAATACTATAGCCAATAAATCAAGTCCAGTCCAGACTGTTGCAGGTGGTACTAATTGGAAATTGGTCTCAGGCGGAAGATACCATACCGCAGCTATCAAGACTGATGGTACACTATGGCTCTGGGGATATAACACCTATGGTCAACTAGGTGATAATACTACTGTCAGCAAAAGCAGTCCGGTCCAGACTGTTGCAGGTGGTACTAATTGGAAGTCAGTGGCATCTGGTGGAATTCATACAGCAGCCATCAAGACTGATGGCACATTATGGACCTGGGGTGATAATACTCTTGGAAAGTTAGGTGATAATACTACTGTCAGCAAAAGCAGTCCAGTACAGACCATTAGTGGTGGTACTAACTGGAAACAGGTCTCAGGCGGAAGATACCATACCGCTGCCATCAAGACTGATGGTACACTATGGACCTGGGGACATAACACCTACGGCCAACTAGGAGAGAATGATATTGTCCATAGAAGTAGTCCAGTACAGACTGTTGCAGGTGGTACTAATTGGAAACTAGTCGCAAGTGGATACTATCATACAGCAGCTATCAAGACTGATGGTACACTATGGACCTGGGGAGGTAACGGCAATGCCGCTCTAGGAGATAATACTCTAGTCCATAGATCCAGTCCAGTCCAGACTGTTGCAGGTGGTACTAATTGGAAATCGGTAGCTGTCGGAATATACTATACCGCAGCCATCTATTTCTATGATGCCGGTAATCTATATCCAAATGCATAATAAGTACATTAAGAGGAATTAAAATGTTTGTAATCGTATACGAAAATCAAGTAGTATTAGGACCAATGAGATGGAACCAATTTCGATTTGAAAACTTCTTAGCTGAAGAATATGAAATTACAACTACTCTTAGTTCATCTAATATTGACCAAGTTGTAATTGTCGATGATAATTGTAAAATTATGCCCGTACAGGGAACCGATAATCCGGAGTTCAATCCAACCATTGAAATGTTACACGGTCCATTCTGGGAATTCACTGATACCGTGGCAATCTCATCGTACCAAGTAGAACCATTGCCAGTTGATGCTGTTAAGAATATGTTGAAAGAGCGTGCATCTATTGAGCGATATAAGAGAGAAATATCAGGTACCACTGTTACTATTCAAGATACTCAGGTTTCTTTGGCCACAGACAGAGATTCTCGAAACATATTTAATACCACATATTTACTAGCAACTGATCCAGTCAATTGGAAATTTCCAGAGGGTTGGTTAACCGTAACCAAAGAAGAATTGGGATCGGCAGTTACCGCTATTAACTCATATGTACAACAGCAGTTTACCTGGGAATCAAACAAGGTATCTGAAATTGAAGCAGCTACTACGCTAGAGCAATTAGCTAGTATTGAAATAGAACCTATTATAGGATTGAACGATGTCATCGGTCCAAACTAACTTTATCGATGGAACAACAGGTCAAGATATAGCCGCTCCCTTAGTTGACAAATCATATCTAATTGACCGATATCCTGAATTGGTTGATACATTTAGGTTTGCTGGGTTATGGACCTGGGGATATAACACCTATGGTCAACTAGGTGATAATACTCTAGTCAATAAATCCAGTCCTGTCCAGACTGTTGCAGGTGGTACTAACTGGAAGCTAGTGGCCTGTGGAAAATACCATACCGCAGCTATCAAGACTGATGGCACTTTATGGCTCTGGGGTCGTAACACCTATGGTCAGCTAGGTGATAATACTATTACCCATAGAAGCAGTCCAGTACAGACTGTTGCAGGTGGTACCAACTGGAAACTGGTAGCTGGCGGAAGATACCATACCGCAGCTATCAAGACTGACGGAACTCTATGGCTCTGGGGATATAACACCTATGGTCAGCTAGGAGATAATACTCTAGTCAATAAATCTAGTCCTATTCAGACTGTTGCAGGTGGTACTAACTGGAAACTAGTCTCAGGCGGATACTATCATACCGCAGCTATCAAGACTGATGGTACACTATGGACCTGGGGATATAACACCTATGGCGCTCTAGGAGATAATACTCTAGTCAGCAAAACCAGTCCGGTCCAGACTGTTGCAGGTGGTACTAACTGGAAACAGGTCGCAAGTGGACTTTGGCATACCGCAGCTATCAAGACTGATGGTACACTATGGACCTGGGGATATAATAACTATGGCGCTCTAGGAGATAATACTAGTACTAGTCGGAGTAGTCCAGTACAGACTGTAGCAGGTGGTACTAATTGGAAGTCAGTGGCATCTGGTGGAATTCATACAGCAGCCATCAAGACTGATGGTACACTATGGCTCTGGGGTCGTAACACCTATGGTCAGCTAGGAGATAATACTATAGTCCATAGAAGCAGCCCAGTACAGACTGTTGCAGGTGGTACTAATTGGAAGTCAGTGGCATCTGGTGGCGAATACCATACCGCAGCCATCAAGACTGATGGTACACTATGGCTCTGGGGACATAACACCTATGGTCAGCTAGGTGATAATACTGTAGTCAATAAATCCAGTCCTGTCCAGACTGTTTCAGGTGGTACTAACTGGATAATGGTCGCAAGTGGATACTATCATACAGCAGCCATCCGTGATGATTCAGGTGACCTACTTTGATACATCCTTTAGTTAAACTAATCACCGTTGATGGATTTATGACTTCAGAACAGGCAATCAATCTATCAAACACAGTAAAAAATCTACAGTATATTGAAAAAGATTTTGGCAAAGAGATAGAAAACTTTAATCTTGTTTCTCCTGATGCGGATCAGTTATTCTCCACTATTATAAATACTAACATAAAAGTAGATGAGGATAGATCAGGAATTTTCAGATTTCCCCAACTATTTGTTCATTTTGAAGAATTTGATGGTATGAATGAATGGGTGTTTGCTGTAGCACTACAACCGTCTACATTTAACATATACGAAAATCTTAATGGACCAAAGTCAGCACTAGACGGATATCAATTGGGGTACAGGGATATGTTTCAATGGGACGTGACTACAAATTATCTACTGCAACCAGGTCAGGGTATACTGTTTAGACCGTGGTTGTTTCACTCATTTGATTCTGGATTAATACAAATATTTAGGTTAACAGAAAATGGCAGTTAATTTTCAATTTAATACAGCCCCGGGTTATTACAGTGACTTTGATGATATGTTCATCCGCAGAGATTATTTTACCACTGGTGGATTGTGGCTTTGGGGAATTAATACTATCGGACAACTAGGTGACAATACTGTAGTCAATAAATCCAGTCCTGTCCAGACTGTTGCTGGTGGTACTAATTGGAAGTTAGTCTCGGGTGGACCCAATCATACAGCAGCCATCAAAACTGATGGTACCCTATGGCTTTGGGGATATAACACCTATGGCGCTCTAGGTGATAATACTACTGTCAGCAAAAGCAGTCCGGTCCAGACTGTTGCAGGTGGTACTAATTGGAAACTGGTCGCAAGTGGATACTATCATACAGCAGCCATCAAGACTGATGGCACTTTATGGCTCTGGGGTCGTAACACCTATGGTCAGCTAGGTGATAATACTATTACCCATAGAAGCAGTCCAGTACAGACTGTTGCTGGTGGTACTAATTGGAAGTCAGTGGCATCTGGTGGGTATCATACCGCAGCCATCAAAACTGATGGTACCCTATGGCTTTGGGGTCGTAACACCTATGGCCAACTAGGTGATGGTTCTAGTGTAGTACATAGATCCAGTCCTATCCAAACTGTTGCAGGTGGTACTAACTGGAAATCGGTGGCTGGTGGAGGCTATCATACAGCAGCTATCAAGACTGATGGTACACTATGGCTTTGGGGACGTAATAACTATGGTCAACTAGGTAACAATACTTCAGGAAATTCTAAATCAAGTCCAGTCCAGACCATTAGTGGCGGCACCAACTGGAAGTTAGTCTCCTGTGGATACTATCATACCGCAGCCATCAAGACTGATGGTACACTATGGCTTTGGGGATGGAATGCAGTATTTGGCAATCTAGGTGATAATACTGTAGCTGCTAAAAGCAGTCCAGTACAGACGATTGCTGCTGGTACTAATTGGAAATCGGTGGCCTGTGGAAGATTCCATACCGTAGCCATCAAAACTGATGGTACCCTATGGACCTGGGGACGCAACACCTACGGCGGACTAGGTGATAATACTATTACCCATAGAAGCAGTCCAGTACAGACCATTAGTGCTGGTACTAACTGGAAACAAGTGGCCTGTGGAGGGTATCATACCGCAGCCATCCGTGAAGATTACTATTAAAATAGTTGACAATATATTAATTTTGTGGTATAATATATAGTATATAATTATAATATATTGAGATACTATGCGAATTAATATTGGTTCGGGGGCTAAACGATATCCAGGTTTCTTAAACATTGACGCAGATGTGGGTTCTAATCCAGACTTTGTGGTTGATTTAGAAACAGAAAAACTACCATTCGATGATAATTCAGTTGACGGAGTAATCGCCCACCATATCTTAGAACACCTAGGCGATGGATTCTTTAACTGTATTCAAGAATTATACCGTGTATGTAAACACGATACTATTATTGATGTCCGAGTACCACATCCACGTCACGATACATTTCTGATTGACCCTACTCACAAAAGACCTATATATCCACACACGTTGGATATGTTTTCAAAGACCCGTAATAAACGAGATTTAGATGCCAATGGGTGCGAAACCCCATTAGGTTTTATATATGATGTAGACCTATATGTAGCAGACCATACATTTGTGCTCGATGAATATTGGCGAGAGCAATTCAAAAACTTCTCCGATGAACAATGTGAACACACCGCAAGAACTTTTAACAATGTGATTCTCGAGATTGGTATTAAATTAATGGTGAAAAAAGATGAACCCTCTAGCAACCGCTGAGTTCTTTATATTCTTAAAACAATTCGATAAGGCAAAAATAGTATTAGATTTATTAAAACCCTTTGCCCAAAGAATTGAAGAAATCGACCAAATTGGTAAACTCTATGCTGATATTAGGGAATTTAATGATACTTTGGAATTAGCAGAAAGAATTTATTCTTTGGTGAATACTCCTGATGCTAGGTTTGATGCTAGAGTTAATATCATTCGAGCTTATCTTAATCTTAATAAACCTAAAGAAGCACTTACCTATATCAGTATTAACGAACGAGAGAGACCAAAAGATCATCCAAATCAAATGGACAAGGCAATGTGTTACTTCTTGCTTGACCAAAAAGCTCAAGGTGAAGCAATACTAAGAAATATTCTATTGGAACCACACACAGAAGACGTTAATTTTAGAGTAAACTTTAATCTTGGCACCTACGATTTGCGCAATGGTAATTTCAAAGAAGGATTGCGACGAGTCTTACTGGATGGTCGTAAATTAAACATTTGGCACGAGTTTAAGTATCCACAAGAGCAATTATGGGAAGGCAATCCACAACCAGGTAAGACTATTGTTCTTTGTGCGGAGGGTGGAATCGGTGATGAAATAATTTCAGTAAGGTTTATGAAACATTTTCGAGACCTCGGAATGACGCCAATTTGGTATAGTGACCGTAAAGATATATGTGCTATATTTGAACGTAATGGATTTAAAACAATATCTGATCTAAAAGAAATTCCAAAAGATTGGTTATGGACTTATTCGATGCCATCGCCAACTTATCTAGACTTAAATGAAGATGATTTATGGTATGGTACATATTTAACTCCTATCAACAATGCAGCTAAATTGCCCAGCACTAGTAAGAAAAAGATTGGTATTAAGTGTATGGGTAATCCAAAATATGACCAAGACCTTCATAGAACTATTCCATTTGAACAACTGATTTCTCATATTCCAGATGATTATGAAATATATTCATTTCATATCGATGAGGACTTTGCTCACCCTAGAGTAATTCCACTGAAGGATAAAATTAAAACCTGGGACGATACATTAGACTATTTGGATCAAATGGACATTGTGGTATCAAGCTGTACATCTTTAATTCACGCCGCAGGCGCAATAGGAAAAAATTCTATAGTCATTATTCCTATTCTAACGTACTACACTTGGGCCAAACCCGACTATCATTCAAAATGGTATGGTGATAATCTAACGGTACTGCGGCAAACTGAATATGATAACTGGAATGCTCCATTGACTGAATTAACTTCTTTACTATGATTGATTATAAAATAATTAATATTAATCTAACTTCTATCGGCAGTGATGACCCCATCGAAGATGTGCCCTGCGGTTCCTGTGTACTCTGTTGTGAAACACTAGCACCTTTCTTATCTCCTGAAGAAGTAACATCAGGATTATATCCATTAAGTTTAATACAACCGAGTCAAGAACAAATACAAGCTAATCCTGATATTGGACCCATTGTGACTCTTTATAGAAAAAAAGAGGGAGGATGTGGAATGTTAGTTGATGGAAAATGCAGCATATATAATTATAGACCAAGAGCCTGCAGACAGTTTGATTGCAGAAAAGGTCATCATCCCGCATTAACTGAATTTGCAAAAGAGTATTTCAAAGGTGAAAAATGAAAACAGCAGCCTACACGATATTAAAGAATGAAAAGAAGTACATTGAGAAGTGGTTATATTATACTCAACCTTTCGATTATAGAGTTCTATTAGATACTGGATCTACTGACGGTTCTTGGGAGATGTTACAAGAATATGCCAAAGATGATGTTAATCTAATTATAGAACAAAAAATATTTACTCCTTGGAAATTCCATATTGCTCGCAGATATAATCTAGCAATGGTGCCGGAAGAAGTCACTTGGTGTTTATCACCAGACCTAGATGAATACTTCTCTATCAATACCAGAGAACAGATGGAAATTATCATTAAGGCAGTGCCAAAGATTACAAATATTGCCTGTGATAGACTAGACCTATATTCTAAAACGGTTAGGGTAGGTCCACCTAATTTCATTGCCACTAATAAGATACATCTTAGAGCAGACTATACGTGGAACCAACCGATATATGAGCACCTAAGTTGGATTCATAAAGACCGAGAAGAACTTGAATTATATTCCGATGAAATATTTCTAATTCACGACCAAGATTTTCGAAAGAAAGAAAGACCCGAACTGTACATTAAAATGATGGAAGATGAATATCAAGAAAATCCAACTAATACTTGGAACTTATGGTATCTATTATATCATTACAGAAATAGTCAGCAATTAGATAAGTTTATTTTAGGGGCCTGTTTGTTTATTGCACACCATAATAAAAAAGATGATTGGTTTAATAAAATAACTGAGCAACTTACTGAGATACTAAAGCAAGCACCAATTACAAAAGAGCAACGTGAAATGATTATAGGAGTTTTATGAAACAAACCCTACACTTTCTATCAGGACTACCTCGTTCAGGATCTACTGTACTAGCATCTATACTTAATCAAAATCCTAGTGTATATGTTACTCCTACTAGTCCGATGTTGAATGTTGCGGTTAAAATGCAAGAAGCGTGGCGAGAAGACCCAACGGTCAAGGCCAACTACTTTGAAGAGCAAGCACGAAATCTAACCAAGGCAATATTACCTGCATTTTGGCAACATAGACCCGAACCTATTATCATTGACAAAGGCAGGGGCTGGGCAAAAAATATGCCAACAGTTAATGCCTTATTTGGTGAGAAAATTAAAGTAGTAGTTGTTGAGCGAGACCTTCCTAGTATTATGGCGTCGTGGCTAACTATTATCAGGAATCAAACTAACTCTAATTTTGATAATATATTATTAAAAAATGGAATGATGATTAATGATGAAAATCGTATGGGAGAAATGTGGTTTAATATGGTTAAAGACTGTATGGAAGGAACTCAACAGATTAAGAAGGATGTTCCTGATCAAATAATGGTAGTCAATTATGACGATATTGTAAGTAATCCCCGGCACGAAATTCTAAGAATTGAACAATTCTTAGATTTGCCCACGCACGCATACGACTTTGATAACATACAAAGCGACACAACAGATGACGATCTAGTAGCTTGGGGATTTGAAGGACTTCATACCATTAGACCCAAATTGGAAAAAACATCAAAAGACCCTAAGGAAGTATTAGGCGAAGAATTGTATAATAGATTTGTTGCAATAGAAAAGGAATATAAATGAAATTTAGTGCAGATTGGTTTAGTTATAATATTCCAGGAGTAACTAGATGTTTAGATACACTCCAAACTAGAACTAAATTTCTTGAAATTGGCTGCTACGAAGGACTATCTACTACTTGGTTTATAAAGAATTATCTCAACGAAGCTGGATCTATCACAGTAATTGATACATTCGAAGGTGGAGAAGAACACAAAGATTATGTATCTAATTCTTTATATGATACTTGTATTTCAAACATAGAAGAAGTGATTGGGCAAAATCAAAAGTATGAGGTTTATAAAGATATTTCCTATAATGCAATTGCAAAGCTAATTGTTAATAACGAACGATTCGACTTTATCTATATCGACGGTAGCCATCAAGCGGCTGATGTGTTATCCGATGCTGTTATGTCATTTCCGTTATTAAATTCCGGTGGCATAATGATTTTTGATGACTATACCTGGGGATGGAATCTGGGAGATAAACCTTATATTAAAGACGATCCATTAAAATGTCCCAAGATTGGAATAGATTCATTTGGTCAATCTTTCAATGATAAATTTGAACAGACTCTGCTGACAAATCAAATCGGTATAATGAAGAAATAAACAAATATCTAAATCCTAGCACCACCACTTGACACAGTGATAAATTAGTTGTATACTAAGAAAAAAGGATCATTATGGCTAGTACAGTTTTCTATATCGACGGCGGAGCAGGTCGTGTTATCGCAGCAATTCCAGCATTACTCAAATACGGTAGACTAAATCCCAGCAAAGATTGGGCAGTGATTATCCCAGCATGGGATAACTTACTATGGAGTATTCCAGAACTACAAGATCGTACCTACGGTGCCGACACCAAGGGCGTTTGGGATAATGTTATTTCCCTGTGCGACGAGTTGATTACTCCGGAGCCATATAAACTTCCAGCATACTTCCGCCAGGAAATTAGTCTAGTAGAAGGTTTTGATTGTGAGATTAACAATACTACAGATCATAGTGATCTAGGCGCACCAATTATGCTGTTTAACAAAGCTGAAGAAAAGTGGGCAGTAAACACCATTGCTGATGTTAAGACGCAACAACAAAAATCCAAGACCGTGGTTATTCAACCATTTGGTCGTGGTGCTACGTTAGATCGTGTAGACATTGTTGACACAGCCAGTCGCAGTCTAAGTCCAGATGCTTACATTAGTCTAGTACAAAAACTATCAGCACGTTACAATCTAGTATTTTTTGGTGAACCACAGTTCCAAATTGTAACAGATACCTACACAGTTAAACTGCCAAACACCACTGACCTACGTATGTGGGCTGCACTTATTGACGCAGCTGATTATTTTGTTGGAGTAGACAGCGTGGGGCAACATATGGCTCGAGCAACTAACACACCAGGTACTGTTATCTTTGGTAGTACATTCCCAATTAATACCAGCTATCCGGATTTCTTCCAAATTATAGAAAAACCAGGCGCTAAGAAATACAGTCCTATTCGTATCACAGGACTTGACAGCATACTAGCAGATCGCAGTAACGATCGCATGGCTGACTTTAGCGAACAAGAACTGCAAACAATCTACAATGAAATTGTAGCAGATATTGAACGTAAGGTACCTTAATGTCATATTCAGTCCTTGGAGTTTCACCAGGCCATAATGGCTCAGCAGCACTCATAATTGACGGAAAAATAGTCTATTATTGCGAAGAAGAACGTCTTTCTCGCATGAAATATGACGGAAATCCTTTCAGGGCTATGTTGTACATCCTAGAACGTTATCCAGTAGATGAGATCATCATCGGTGGTACTACTGCTGAATTACCTATCTTGCCATGGACCATGGAAGATCCCTACACTGCTCTAGCACGCAAATATAATCCTAAGATTAAATCAACTAATTTAGGCCACCAGCATCATCTTGGTCATGCCGCAGGTGCGTTCTACAATTCAGGATTTGACACAGCTATTGCTATTATTGTTGATGGTGCTGGCAGTAAACACACAGCCTCAGTAGACGAGCAAGGTAATACAGTCAGTGGATATGAAACAGAAAGTGTTTACAAATGTTCCTACACTGAACCCTTACAACCATTGTATAAACGCTATGCTGATGGTAATACATTCTACTATAGTAACGGTGTACAAGAATTTGATAACAGTGTAACCATTACCAAGGCCTACGAAGCAGTCAGTCAATACCTCGGGTTTGGCTTTATTGAAGCTGGCAAGACCATGGGCCTAGCACCTTACGGCAAATCAGATAGTGCTATTCCTGAATTATTTGTCAATGGAAAAGGTAATAAGAACGCATTAATTCCTCGCTATCCAGCAGGTGCGTTTATTGATGTCAATCGATATCCTAATCTACAACAAACCCGTGATCCAAAAGAGTGGCATTGCGACTTTACTAAAGTCACTGATACTGAAAAAAATCTTGCATGGCGAGTACAAGACGAAACACAAAGGTTAATTGGTGACCTAATTGAGCGTGCCGCAGCAGCCACAGGTGAAACTAATATTGTTATTGCTGGCGGATATGGGTTAAATTGTGTAGCAAACTACTACTATCTAAGTCGCTTTCCTAATCTTAACATCTATGTTGATCCGATTAGCCACGACGGAGGCACAAGTGTTGGGTTGGCTAAACTTGCTTGGTACGAACACAGCAAGAGTACCGTGAAAGAACCACTTACTACCTTATATCTTGGCGCACAACCAGTATACGAAGGTATGAATTTACCAAGTAATTTCTCATTGATAGATGCTACTGCCGCAGATGTAGCAGAATTGCTGTTTAGAGGCAACATTGTGGCCATGTTCCAAGGAGCAGCAGAAGCAGGTCCTAGAGCATTAGGTAATCGCTCAATCATGTTTGATCCACGTAGAAGTGATGGTAAAGACTATGTGAACAAGGTCAAAGGTCGCGAATGGTTCCGTCCATTTGCCGGATCAGCACTAGCAGAACATGCAGCAGAATGGTTTGACCTACGGGGCATGTCCGAAAGCCCATTTATGATGTATGCTGTAAATTTAACTGCGGCTAAAGTAGGACAACTACCTGCAATTACGCACGTTGATGGAACTTGTCGTGTACAAACTGTTAAGCAAACTGATAACCCTGCGTACTATGCAGTGATTAATGAGTTTTTTGAGATGACAGGAGTGCCTGTGGTGTTTAATACTAGCTTTAATCTAGCAGGAGAACCGTTGGTTGAAACTGTACAGGATGCTATACATACACTGACAAACTGCGATATCAGTTATATGTATATGCCTGATATTAAGAAGTTGTTAGTGAAGCAAGGTTAAGAGCGTAGGCCATAAGGTTATCAAATATTTGAACCTTTGGCTTAAGCATCTTATAAATTAAGCTATCTAATTTTGCTAGTGTTTTTTGACCATTACCAGTAAGCACTAACACGGGTGTTGCGCCGGCTTTGTCAGCCATGATCAAATCTTCAATAGAATCACCAACATACACACCACCTTTGAAATTAACACCGGGCAATGTGCCTTCTGCATGCTTAATTAACCCGGTCTTGGGTTTGGCGTAATCATCTTCTTTCTTATTTGATGTATTGTAGTAAATGCCGTCAATGCTGATACATCCAGCAGCACCAAACGTGTTCAGCATCACTTGATTAAGTGTTTCTACCTGAGGAATGGTAATTTTCTTTTGTGATATCAGTGGCTGATCGTGCAATACACAAATCTTATGTCCTAATGAACGCATGATAGCCACTGCGCGAGCAGAATTAGCAATAGGCACATACTTATCGGGGGTGTCAATAATACCACCTAGTTCGTTTAATACTCCATCGCGATCTAACCCGATAGTAAATTTGTCAAAAGTAGCAGGAAAATTCAATTGACCATTGATCAGTTGATCATTTGATGCTACACTTAATTGTTGCTCCTGAGCAGGAACCATATTACGTTCTACACTAAATCTTGCCATAGCATCCTCTAATTGATAATTAGTAGTAATTATATAGGTATTTAATAGAAACTACAACCGATGAAAAAATATCACTTTATATCAGGCCTACCTCGAGCAGGCTCAACATTACTGTCAGCAATACTAAAACAAAATCCAAGATTTACAGCAGATATTTCTGATCCACTGTTAGATTTCATTAAAAGTATCACCTCAACAGTGAGCCAATCTGTTGGAATGGCAGCACAATGTAATGAAGAAAAGCAACAAGAAATCATGCGAGGTATTGTTGATACATATTATAAAGATAGCAACGAAGTTTGTTTCAATACCAATAGAGGATGGTCTGCTAATACATCGTTAGTTCGTGCATTATATCCAGACTCTAAAGTTATTGTATGTGTGCGTGATATTCCTTGGATACTTGATAGTTTTGAAAAACTTAATTCAAAGAATCCATTCACAATCAAACCACTTTATAATCACCAAGACCTTGGCACAGTGTACGAACGTACTCGAATGTTAATGGGCGAATATCAAAACCAAGCAGGATATGTGCTTGGACCGTTGGCCAATGTTAAACAAGTGGTCTACTCAGATGACAGGGATATGATCTGTGTAGTTGATTACGAAGCACTGGCTAAGAATCCTCTAGACACAATGAAACGAATTTATGAATTTCTTGGCGAACCTTGGTACGAACACGATTTTGAAAACGTAGAAGATAGCTATGACGAGTTTGACGAACAGGCTAAAATTTCAGGACTGCATACAGTCAAACGTCGAGTAGAATTTACCCTACGTAAACCGATATTACCTGAAGATTTATGGTTACAATATTCGCAGAGTTCGTTTTGGAAATATAATTTTGATCATATCAAACGTCAAATTAACTGGATTGGTTAATGAAACCAGCAGGCGGAAGTGAATTAGCATATCAAGCATTATTGGCTAATCTAGGAGGATCGTGGCCTTCTAATATTAATTTCATATTAAGTACCTGTGATCCATCTTCGGTTGATCCAAATAAAATTAATGTACTTTGGCAACAGTTAAATTGGAATGAAGAAAATGTTGCTCTAATGGCAGATCAACAGTTCGTAGATAGTATTGATCATTTTGTGTATGTTTCGCATTGGTGTTATGATAAGTTTCGTAATAAATTTAACATACCGCATCAACATAAGTCGCATGTGGTCAAAAATGCCGTGTATCCGTTTGAACATAAACCAAAAGTTCGTACAGAAAAACTTAAATTAATCTATACATCAACACCATGGCGTGGATTAGATGTATTATTAGATGCATTTGAAATGTTAGGTAGAGATGATGTAGAGTTAGATGTTTTTTCGTCTACTACAATCTATGGTGATTTCTTTCATACCAGTTATGGCAGTCAATTTACATGGATATTTGATCGTGCCAAGGCCATGCCAAATGTAAATTATATGGGATATGCTAGTAACGCTGGAGTGCGCAAAGCCTTACAAAATGCACACATATTTGCCTATCCTAGTATGTTTGAAGAAACTAGTTGTATATCAGCAATCGAAGCAGGTGCATCGGGCTGTCAAATGGTAGTCAGTGATTACGGCGCACTTTATGAAACCTGCGCACAGTGGGCTACATTTGTTCCCTACAATCCAGACCGTAAACAAATGGCACGAGATTACGCACCTGTGTTAAATCGGGCAATAGATGAATATTGGTCAACCGCTAACCAATCTAAACTAGTAGCACAGGTGAATTATTACAACAGGTTTTGGACCTGGGATTATAGAATGATAGAATGGAGAGATTTCTTTGACAGAATCAGTAAACAAAAAACGTAGAGTTATGATCGGATCGCCTAGCTACGATGGCAAACTTGATGTTTGGTATGTAAACAGTCTAATACAAACTATGAAACTAGCAGATCGACACAACGTTGAAGTAATACCAATCTGGGTCAGCTTTGATGCACTGATACAACGCTGCCGCAATGATACACTAGCAATGGCTCTAGCACAGGACTGCGATGATTTAATATGGATTGACACTGATATAGAATGGGAGCCAGAATGGTTTTATCGTTTACTAGATCACCCTGTTGATATCGTTGGCGGAACTTATCCAAAAAAAGGTGACACAGTAGAACAATATGTGTTAAACTTAGGTAATAACACTGGTGAGATTGATGCTAATGGCCTAATGAAGGTCGGCGGCCTTGGCACAGGATTCTTAAGATTTAGTCGTCGAGCATGTCAATGGTTATGGGACAATAGCCCACCATATATTGAAACTGAAAAAGGTGGATTAGAAAAACGATGGGCATTTGATGTTGCTATTCGCAACAATGATTTGATCAGCGAAGATATATGGGTATGTAAGAGATTAATAAATGAAGGTGGATTTGACATTTACCTAGATTCGACAATGACCTGCGGACATGTAGGTGGTAAGAAATATACAGGTAATTTCTTACAATGGTTTAATACTAAATTCAAACCATCGATTACTCCGCCACCACCTACAACTAATGGTATTAGTTACTTAAACAGATATTTAAAGGGAAGATAATATGGAAGCAGTACAACAACCAACACTAAGAACTGTGTTCATAGGCACACATTGTCCTAACAACACACTAGAATCATTCTATGTACACAGTCTATCAGATACAATCAAACAGAGTCCACTGAGTAACATTAGACTTATACCTTTGTTTATCAATGATATTTCGTCAGCAGTTGTGGCCAAGAATGAATTACTGGCAATCGTATCTGGACAAGAATACGAAAGTATAGTATTCGTTGATCACAATATGGCCTGGGATGCAAACGCATTATTAGATATTATCAATTCACCGTATGATGCTGCGGCCTTGCCCTGCGTTAAGAAATCAGGAACAAACGCAGTATTTGATCTAGAGATTGGCACTGAGATTCAGCAAGATGCCAACGGCTATATTAAAGTAAACTATGCCAGTACTTCGATGATTAAACTTAGTAAGAAACTAGTAGATGCTCTAAATGATTCTAATCTATCTATTACAAATCCCACAGGCAATGAAGTAAAGAATGTATTTGACACCAATACACAATACGGTAGATTCTTTAGTGAAGGCATCGTATTGGCAAATAAGATACGCGATCTTGGATTTGAAATTTGGTTAAATCCTGCATCAACCTGTGCAAACATTGCGGGTAATATCTACGCAGCAGATTTTGCCGCTAGTCTAACTCCGCAACCTGCACCGCAGGCACCAGCAGTTCCAGACGAAATTAAATCATTGTACTCATAACCCAATAAATATAGGATAACAGGAGAACTATCATGGCAGGAATTTTAGATATTGGTACACTAACCAACGAAGTGGTATTAACAGAACGTATTGTTACAACAGAATTTAAGGTTACAGAAATGCACGAGAATGTGGCTAATCGCGAAGTACGTGCTGAAGTAGAATTAGGCCCATTTACTACAGAAACTAATCCAGACGGATCTACTTACACACGCGGTGCTAGTCGTCGTGGTGTTATAGTATGGCAAAATGATGCGTATGATGCGGTGCGCGATACTTGGAATAACCTAGATCTTATTGCTCAAGTTACTACAATCTTAAACGGTTAATAATGGCACACCGCATTTTGATCATGGGATTACCTGGCGCAGGCAAAACTACCCTGGCAGAAGAATTACAAAAATCTCTACAAAATGCGGGTCAAACCGTAACCTGGCTCAATGCCGATGCTATTAGAAAAAAGTTCGACGATTGGGATTTTAGTCTAGACGGTCGAATTCGTCAATCTACTCGAATGAGTGCTATTGCCGATAGGTCAACTGATGACTATGTGATAGCGGATTTTGTGGCACCTCTTGCAGTGATGCGTGAACATTTTCGTGCTGATCTTACTGTATGGGTTGATACTATTAGTGAAGGTCGGTTTGCAGATACTAACAAAATGTTCGAAGCACCTGATCATTATGATGTACATGTAACCAGTCAAGATGCGGCTCGTTGGAGCAAACTAATCATGTACCGACTAGCAACACACGCAGTCCGTAGTTAAATTAATTCACGTAATAATTCAAGTTTAGTTTTAATAATGCGATTGCCAAGACTGGTACGCACTCCGCGATGTAATGGCTTTGGCCATGCACCTAGATCACACCACGCATACCCGCTATGTTCTTCATTAAGGGTTGGAATAAATTCATTATCTACGATTAGAACATAAGTGTTGTATTGAAATAATTGATCATTACTGGTGAATAACTCTAATGGAACTACCTTGTGGATAGTAGGAGTTGTTCCTACTTCTTCTTCAATTTCTCTCATTAGAGTATCGTGCGGAGTTTGATCACTAGGCTCACGCTTGCCACCTACAAGTCCCCAGGTGTTGGCTGTTTTGCCTTGTGTTCTAAGTAAGAACAAAAATCTTTTTGTGTCGCGTGCTATAAACAATCCGCCTGAACACACTATTTCTTTTACAGTATTAATCGCCAATTCTCATTTGTGTAAACCCCCTCGTAGGATTTAGACCACTGTGATCCATCCCACTTGTATTGGATGTTGGTATAAGCATTAGTTATGTAAGTAGTTGTGGTAACATTAGCAGAATCGAATAATACCCACCAACGGAAACCATCCCATTGTATGATATCATTTGCGTGAGCTATGGTTGCAACCACTGAATTATCATTAGGTGGAGGTGTTCCTACTCCAGTCCACGCTTCGGTAACACCCTCGCCTTGATTAAGCACAACATCTTCTAAGATAAGATATCTAAGATCGACGTTTTCGCCTTCTGTAGTGTGAGGATTAAATGTCTGAGGATTAATAATAGCATCAATGGTGCCTCGGCTTACCAAGTGAATGTGATCAGTTAAGATTGTGTTAGCAGGTACAGTATCTTGATCAAAGTTCAGTGCCATCAATGCTTCATTGGTTGGATTAAGACTAATGTAAGCAACTATCTCATTACCGTCTGGTTTGGTCAAGCGTATTTGACTTAGCCCCGCATTAAATTTACCAGGATATAGATCCAATAAATTCATCCAACTTGGACGATCTGGCACTAGATTAGGATCAATCCAGCCCTCGCTGACATTCATATAATCGTGCGGAACTAATACCGCGGTATTGTTTAATACTAATAATCCGTAATCACCTGATGTAACAACAATCTTACTATCCGGAGTTAGTCCGCCAAATATATTTCCACCATAGAACGCATCATCGTATCCGCCTGCATCGCCTGTGCCGGTTGGTTCAGCAAATACATTTGAAATAATTTTAGTAATGATACCGAGTTTCTTTACCTTGGCCGGTGGACTGATCCACGCAGGTGCTGTAAATTGTAAAGAAGCAATGCTAAGATCATTATTAAGGCCCTGAGGAATTGCACGTGATTCAAATGTAGATGTGTCCATCAGTTCAAGATAGCTCAGACTTGTCCAGTCAACATAGTTGTCTGTGGTCTGTAATTCAATTGCTGGATTAAACAATACAGTAATTTGTTCCCATAGTTGTAATTTTTGATCAAAATTTGATGTCCATATATCAGCCGTAAACGATATCATATAAGGAGTTGGCATCAATCTTTCAATGGTATAATTGCCGCCTTGTATGTTTGCGTATTCATTGATAGTTTGTCCGTATGTTGGACTATTAGGATCTTCATCTTCGTATCCGTACTGTCTTTCACGTATATTAAGTTTGCTTATATAAGTAGGATCCTGCATGCGCTCGCGATCAAATTTTAGTTCTTTAATATAGCAGGCAATAAACGGTGCGCTGGGCATTACGTTTTCAGTATTTTTGTTTAAGATAGCACTAGCTTGTCTAGAAGCATCGCCGTAGCGCACAGGCACTCGAATTACATTGCCGCTTGCGTCTTTATAGGAAAAATTACTCATTAATCGCATAAACTGCGTTAGATAACGTCTTATTTGACCATCATAGAACCATTCGATAATAGTACATCGGCGTTAAACCGAAGCTCCTTGTGTTTTCTGTATACGCATCTTAATTGTCTGCCTTAGGTTTCAATACTTGACTCAATGCTTGACGTTCCGGTACAACCTCGCCAGCGATTGTAGCAGTATTATTATTATTGATAAAGCTAGTTTTTTGTGTTTGACGTGTTAGGCTATTGTCTGCCGGCAATCCGTCGACTGGTTTATTAGTCATTGTCATGCGCACATTATCTTCAAATTTAATCCAATTTCTACCATTCCAACGGAACAGTCTGTTAGGGAAATAATCAGTGCGTAGATGGAATTGACCATCTACCACGCCATCTGGAAAACTAGCACCAAATGTATATGGAGCACCGTTAGGTGTTTTATTATCACCAGTTAAATATCCAACGTAGAAATCCTTATCTGGACTGCGTAATACCATGCTAGCATCAAGTGCAGCAGTTTCGCTGTCTACAGTATCAGTGTCATCGCTGGCATCTGCTGTGTTAACAATTCCGTTGTCACGGGTAGGAATAACATAGAATTGATTTGTGTCGTAGCCACTTAACGGAGCATCTGCTTCTGCTTGGGCAATAATAGCATCATTGATAGCAATATTTTGATTGTATGTACTGATGATATCACGTAGAGTTTTGTTGCCATCTCCTGCCGGAGCATTAAGAATCTCAGCAAACTCTTGGCTATCAACGAGTGGTTGACATTTAGCACGTAAGAGATGTGGATACCAAGTTTGACTGTAGCCTGTACTAGGACGGGTTACTTCTGTGATCACATAGTATCTGCGCAGGGCAACCATGGCATCATCTAATGCATATTCATCCTTTTGATGCGGCAATTCGATAACATCACCTGCCATTACCTTACGTCCCAAGGCTTCAAATGTGCTGCGTAAATGAAAGTGTACTAGGATCTCATCATTACTTAAGAATAGACCAAACTGTGCTAGATTAAACACGCTGTCCATCATTGTGTAAATACCGCGTAGTCTGTAGACATCTGGATCATAATGGCGATCACGGTTTTCCATAAACACTAGATCTTGTATGCCTAATTCTGGGATAGGATTGGTATTATTTGGAATACTTGGTGTAGCAGTTCCACCCACTTCGTCTGGATTTACGGGACCTAAATATTTGTGTATCATACAGTCAGTACCGCCAACTTGAAACTGCTCGTTGATCACACGGTCTAATAATTTAAAGTCGTTGCCCTTCTCCGGGCGATATAAGGAAAGTCTTGGCATAGTAATGTTATTTATGGCTAAATATCTGTATGACTGAATTAGAAAACGAACGCCAGATAGTAATCGATTATATCAAAACCTTCTTAGGTGACGGAATCGTAGACGTAGAATTAGATCCTATCCACTATAATACTGCCATTGATCGAGCTCTTATGCGCTATCGCCAGCGCAGCCAAAACTCAACCGAAGAAAGTTTTGGATTTATAACCCTACAGGTAGACCAAAATGAATATTTCCTTCCTAAAGAAGTTATGGAAGTTCGTCAGTTATTCCGTCGTAGTATTGGTAGTCGTAGCGGAGGTGGCGATGGCGGTAGCTTGTTTGAACCGTTTAACCTAGCTTATTCAAATACTTACTTACTATCTAGCTCAAATATGGGCGGATTAGGCACATATTTTGCTTTTGCTAGTTATCAAAACCTAGTGGGCAAAATGTTTGGTAGCTTTATTAACTTTGATTTCAATCCAACAACAAAGAAACTACGTATAGCACAACGTCCTAGAACAGAAGAAAGCGTGCTCATGTGGATGTATAACTATCGTCCAGATTTCAATTTATTCCAAGACAACTACGCAGGTATTTGGATCAAGGATTATGCACTGGCCAATGCCAAGATTATGCTAGGCGAAGCACGTGAAAAATTCGCAACTATTGCAGGTCCACAGGGTGGTACTAGCCTAAATGGTGCGGCAATTAAAGCAGAAGGTACTGCAATGATTGAAAAACTTGACCTAGAATTAACCAATAACTTTGACGGACAAAAACCAATGACATTTGTTATTGGCTAAAATTATTTGACATTGTAATCTAATTGTATTATAATTGTGCATAGGAGACAATTATGATCATTGGTATTTGCGGTTTCATTGGCGCGGGAAAAGACACTGCCGCCGACTACTTACAAAACTTCCACGAATTTAGACGCGAATCATTTGCCTGCACACTCAAAGATGCAGTTGCGGCTGTGTTCGGTTGGGATCGAACCTTGCTTGAAGGGCGGACAAAAGAAGCTCGCGAATGGCGAGAACAGGTAGATCCGTGGTGGGCCGAACGCTTAGGTATGCCAGATCTTACCCCACGTTGGGTATTACAATACTGGGGCACTGAAGTGTGCCGTCGAGGATTCCATGATGACATTTGGATCTCTAGCTTAGAAAACAAACTTCGCAATAGTAAAGATAATGTGGTCATCAGTGACTGCCGTTTTCCAAATGAGATTAACGCAATCAAACGTGCAGGTGGTAAGATTATTTGGGTTACTAGAGGGCCGTTACCTGAATGGTACGATGCTGCTGTTAGTATGAACCTAGGGCCAAAACGCAATATGAGTTGGGCTATTAGCACTCATAAGATTGAACAGTTAGGTATTCATGCCAGTGAAACTGCGTGGGTTGGTACTAAATTTGATGCGGTAATCGACAACGATGGCAGCATTCAAGACCTGTATGATCAGTTACAAGAGATTATTAATGATCAGGAGTTAGATCTCCCTGTCTCCAAGAAACATTAGTAGAATGTAGTACTCGCTGGCAATTTGCGCAGACTGTCTTTAGATTATCATATCGGCAGTTACGTAAATTGCCATCAACATGATAGACATTAAACTGTTGTGGAAATTTACTAATATATCCACAGCGATCACATTTAAGTTTTTTCCTATATCCTGCCTTAAACCAACTAGGCATCCCTTCCTTAGATACTCGAGCACAATGGTCACACTGTGACCTATAATGTGGTTTACCCTCTTTATGGTAGTTAATTGCCACTGGTCTTTGCCCGCAGGTCTTACATAATTTTCGCATATTGTATTTACACGCCCTTTGTCGCGCCCTTTGATCATGCATTTAACCGTGTATTTTTTCCACTTGCCACTAAATATAACAAAGTAATATAGTAATCCATTAAGGAGATCAAGAAATGGCAACATTACAATCACCAGGCGTACAGGTTCAAGTTATTGACGAAAGTTTCTACACCCCTGCTGCTCCAGGAACAGTTCCTCTAATATTTGTGGCAAGTGCTTCAAATAAAGAAAATGCTAGCGGCACAGGTACAGCAGCTGGTACATTAGCAGCTAACGCTGGTCAAGTTTGGACAATTACAAGTCAACGTGATTTAACAGATACATTCGGTACCCCAATTTTCTACACAGATTCAAACAGCAATCCACTTAACGGTGACGAGCTAAACGAGTACGGTCTACAAGCTGCTTACAGTTTGTTAGGTGTAAGCTCAAAAGCCTATGTTGTTCGTGCTGATTTAGATCTAGGTCAATTAGTTCCACAGGCTAGTGTTCCGGAAGGTTCAGCAGTAAGTGGTACATATTGGGTAGATACCAGCAACACATTATACGGTGTTAACGAGTGGGATGCAGTTAACAAAGTATTTGTTACTAAAACTCCATTAGTTATTGACGACAGCAATGCTAGTACCGCAGCTGATTTAGTTAGCGAAACATATTTCCCTAAAGCAAGTTTTGGTGTTAAAGGCGATTACGCAGCCGTAGTTACTAAACAAGACACTAACCAAATTTGGTTTAAAAATAGCGATAACGTTTGGGTAGTAGTTGGTTCTAACGAAGAAACTAATTTCTCTTCAAGTGGCTTTACAAGTGCTTGCTGGCAAACCAGCTGGCCTGTTGCTACAAGCTCAGGATTCGGTGCTGTTACTACAGCTACAACATTCTATGTAAACAGTATTCTTGTAACACTAGGTGGCGATGTAACTCCAACAGGAGTAGCAGCAAGTATTAATGCTGCAATGCACACATACGGAGTTGGCGCAAGAGTAAATTCATCAGGATACTTAGCTTTATATGCAGATGCTACTGCTAAATCAAATGGCACAGCAGTAGATGGTAAAATCTTATTAACACCTGGTACATTAACAGATATTACCAAACTTGGACTAGCAACTACAACATACGGTGCTGTTACATTAACTGTAGCTTCGCACACACAAGTTCCACAATACGGTACAGGTAATAATCCTTCAGGAAGTGTTTACGTTAAAACAACAAGTCCTAATCTAGGTGCTAACTGGGCAATCAAGTATTACAATGGTGCTACACAAACATGGGGTACAGTAAGTGCTCCAATTTACGCATCATCAGAAGCAGCAATCTACGGTATCGATCAAGCAGGTGGCAAAAATATTGCTACAGGTACATTGTTTATTGAAAGCAATTATGATCACGGTGATGGTTCTACTGTTGATTCTCCTAAACTAGCAGAATTCAAAGTGTATCGTCGTTCAGCAGTTAGTCCTACAACTGTAAGCACTGTGGCAACTACTTCAACATTTGGTAGCACATCAACATTTACAATTCAAGAAACACTAGCAGGTAGTGCAACATATTCTAATGCTGCTACTGTACATATTGCTGCTGGCGCAAGTTTAGCAGATTTTGTTACTGCGGTTAGTGCAGCAGGATTAGTAAACGTTTCGGCTTCATACAACGCACTATCAGGCACAGTAAGTTTAAGCCATAAATTAGGCGGTGACTTTAAATTAGTAGATGGCACACATACTCCATTGGCAACAACATTAGGGTTTACTGCGTATGATTTAACCACACGTACAGGTACTGCTAATCTTTATGGTCCTGCTGCGTTTGATACATTTACATTCAAAGCAAGTAACTGGAAACCATTAGCATACGAATCAAAATCAACTGCTCCGTACACTAATCCAGCAGATGGCCAATTATGGTACAGTTCAATCGTTGACGAAGTTGACGTATTATACCACAATGGTACAACATGGGTAGGTTACCAAGATGCTACAGCGTTCCCAACAAGTGATCCAATGGGTCCACAAGTTGTTGCGCTAGCACCAACTACACAAAGCGATGGCACAGACCTAGTAGACGGCGATATCTGGATTAGCACAGCTGATACAGAAACATATGGCCAAAACATCTACGTTTGGAATGCTACTACATTAAAATGGATCAAACAAGATCCAGCAGATCAAACAACACCAAATGGTTGGTTGTTTGCAGATGCACGTTGGGCTACAAGTGGCCAAGCGTCAGATCCTGCTACAATCGTAGCATTGTTAGGTAGCAACTATTTAGATCCAGATGCTCCAGATCCTGCACTATACCCACAAGGTATGCGTTTATGGAACACTCGTCGTAGTGGTTACAATGTTAAGAAATATGTTCAAAACTACATTAACATCTATGCTAACAACGGTGAAAATGCTCGCTACGGTAATGATCCAATGGATGGTTCAAATATGACAGTCCCATACTTTGCTGATCGTTGGGTAACAGCAAGTCCAAATGCAGCAGACGGTTCAGGTTCATTCGGTCGTCACGCACAACGTAGTTTTGTTGTAGAAGGATTCAAAGCATTGATTGATACTAATCAAGCTATCCGTGACACAGACACATTAGTGTTTAACTTAATTGCTTGCCCTGGTTATCCAGAAGCTATTCAAAACATGATCGCATTTAACACTGATCGCGGAATTACAGCGTTCGTAGTTGGCGATACACCGTTCCGTTTAGCATCAGATGGCACTTCATTAGCTACTTGGGGTAATAACCTAAATAGCGCATTAGATAATAATGATACCGGCGCAGTAAGTTACGATGACTTTATGGCTATGTTCTACCCAAGTGGTTACACAAATGACAACACAGGCAACTACATTGTTGTTCCACCAAGCCATATGATGTTACGTACAATTGCTAACAGTGATGCTAAATCATATCCATGGTTTGCTCCAGCAGGCCTACGTCGCGGTGGTGTTGACAATGCTACAGCAGTTGGTTACTTACTAAATGGTGAGTTCCAAGCAGCTCCACTACCGGAAGCAATTCGTGATGTATTAGCAGGTGTTAAAATTAATCCAATTGCTACATTCCCAGGTTCAGGTATTGTTAACTTTGGTAACTACACTCGTGCTAACGCAGCCAGCGCATTAGATCGTATTAACGTGGCTCGTTTAGTTTGCTACCTACGTAGACAATTAGAAATCCTTGCTCGTCCGTTCTTATTTGAACCAAACGACAAGATTACACGTAACGAAATCAAATCAGCAACCGAAAGCCTATTGTTAGAATTAGTAGGACAACGTGCATTGTATGACTTCGTTGTAGTATGCGATGAGTCAAACAATACAAATGCTAGAATTGACCGTAGCGAATTATGGTTAGATATCGCTATAGAACCAGTTAAGGCTGTAGAATTTATCTACATCCCACTACGTTTGAAAAATACTGGCGCTATCGCAGCTGGTCTATAATTAAAGGATAAGGAGCACTTACAATGGCAATTTCAAGTTTAAGCAAGTTAGGGGTACCGTTAAGCGGTTCCCAAAGTGCTAGCAATCAAGGGTTGTTAATGCCGAAGCTGCAATATCGCTTCCGTGTATTATTTCAAAACTTCGGAGTTAGCAAACCAACAACAGAATTAACTAAACAGGTTATCTCTTCATCACGTCCGTCACCGGAATTTGAAGAAATCACTCTAGATGTTTACAACAGCAAGGTTAAACTAGCTGGTAAACCAAAATGGAATGATATCTCAGTAGTAGTACGTGATGATGCAGGTGGTGCAGTTAGCAAGTTAGTTGGCGAACAATTACAGAAACAATTCGACTTCTTTGAACAAAGTTCTGCATCTTCTGGTATTGATTACAAATTTACTACAGTTATTGAATTATTAGACGGTGGTAATGGCGCATACGATCCAGTGGTATTAGAAACATTTGAATTGTATGGCTGCTATGTTAAGAAAGCAGAATACAAACAAGCTGAATACAAAACAAGTGAAGCAATGGATATCACATTAAGCATTGCTTACGATAACGCTTTACAAGTTAACTCAGCAGGTCAAGCAGTTGGTATTGGTGCAGCAGTTGGTCGTACAGTACGTACACTAGCTACAGGCTAATAACAGAAACACAAGAAAGGGCGTATACTATACGCTCTTTTTTTGCGACTAAATAATTGCATGGCCAATGCTTTCGTAAATTTTCTTAGTGAAGCTGTAAATGCTTCCGGTAATCTTAGAGACTATCAACATGCTAGTAGATTGTATGTTAATAATTTCTACGACCTTGCTCCGAAGGCAGGGTGGATTTACTATGTGGTAATGAATGTTAATCCTGCAATAGCTGGGACAATCACTGATCCAGCAGTATCAGCAGCCTTTCAAACTTGGTATGCTAGATATCACGGTAGTGTGGGATTACTGGCTAAACAAGCAGATCTACCAAAGTTCACAATAGAAACAGAAGTATTAAATCAATACAACAGAAAGACAGTAATTCAAAAAAAGATTAATTACAATCCATTAAGTTTCACATTCCATGATGATATGGCTAATGCTACAACTAACCTATGGAAGAGTTATTATCAATATTACTTTTCAGATAGTCTAGGTGCTAGCAATTCGGGAATCTCTACTTCAATTGTTCCAAAATATGTAGATACCAAGTACCAAGATACAAATGTAAATCAATACGGTTTAAACAACGGACAGACAGTTCCTTTCTTTATTTCAATTGACATGTATCAGTTAAATCGACAACAATTTACATCATTCAAAATTGTCAATCCGATAGTTAAAGAATGGGCGCATGATCAATTAGATCAAACACAAGGTAATAGAGTAATGTCAAGTAAGATGACTGTGGAATATGAAACAGTTATATATAATACCGATCCTACTAATTTCAGCAGTTTACAAAATCCAGGATTCGCTGCCAGTCATTACGATAATACACCTAGTCCGTTAAGTATTGGCGGAGTAGGCACTAACAGTATATTAGGCCCAGGCGGCATTATGGCAGGTGCTAGCGATGTATTTGGATCATTAGCCAACATCGGATCAGCAAGTCCATTAGACATATTAAATACCGCTATCAAAGGCGCAAACCTAGTGAGAAATGCTAAGAGTATTTCCAGTGCAGGGATATCACAAGAAGCTAGCGGATTGGTAACAGGAGTGCTAGGTAACATCAGTGCAACTCCAGCAGGAGTAGTAAACTTAGATGGGACTATTTCACAGGTACCTGCTAGTAATAGAATATCTCAAGGTGTATCGCAATCAGCAGCCGGAATACAGCAGGTAATAAGCCCAGCTGGAGTAAATCTACCGTCAATCGGCGGATCTACTAACATAGTGTCTGCTATCGCTAAAATATTATAGGATATAACATGGCTGTAACATATAACAACGTACCTAAAGCACCTGCATCGTCGGCATCTAGTTCAGACCAAACCGTACAGGCATTTGATCAATATTATCAAACTCCTATCGCATTAAACAATAATGACCTAGTAGCAATGACTGGATTCTTTGAGAAGCGAGGATTTGGAGTAGATTCAGCAGAGTCAACTGCATTGGTAATCCTACAACAGGCCAAGAAAGATGGGTTTAGTGCCATGCAGGTGATGGATACGTTATCTGGGTTGAACCCTGTAGAAATTAGTGCCCTAGTTGCTGAGATCTTAAATTACAATAGATTTAAAACCAGCAGTCTTGGTACATCGCAGAATTATGCACCGTCATCGGAAGTTACAAGAAATATTATAGCATGAGTTTAAAGTTTAGCCAAGGTGTTTATAAGGTAAAGAATCCTGAAAAATATGTAGGGTTAGGAAATCCTCGCTATCGCAGTTCGTGGGAAATATCCGTTATGAAGATGTGCGATGAAAATCCTGCCATCGTACAATGGGCCAGTGAAAGTGTTAAGATACCTTATAGAGATCCACTAACAGGCAAGGCAACAGTGTATGTACCAGACTTCCTTGTGGTGTTCGTGGACAACAAGAATAAGAAACGTGCTGAACTTTGGGAAGTAAAACCAATCAACCAAACTTTACTCGAGAAGGTAGGAAAGAATAAGTACAATCAAGCACAGTTCGTTAAGAACCAAGTGAAATGGGCAGCAGCTAAGAACTGGTGCAAACAGAATGGCCTAACATTTAGGATCATTACAGAACACGATTTATATCATCAAGGTAAAAAACTATGACTAAGAAATTAGAAGAGATCTTAGATATCAACCAAAAAGAAGAAACAGTAATTCCTTTATCAGAAGCACCAAAGGCACAGCCGATCTTAGATCTACAAGAAAAGCTAGAAGAATTTGATAAGATTTCAGCAGCCTTGCCTAGAGTTAAAGGCCTCGGCGATATGGCAGATGATGAACTAGATGCTCTGGCTAATAAAGCAGAACAAGCATACGATGATCTAATGGATCTAGGCATGAATGTTGATGCACGCTATGGTTCAAAAATGTTTGAAGTAGCGGCAAATATGCTTAATGCGGCTATTACAGCAAAGACAAATAAGATTGAAAAGAAACTTAAAATGGTTGATTTGCAGTTAAAGAAATACAATATTGACAAGAAAACTGCACAAGATAACGGTACTGAAGTGCAGGGCGAAGGGTATATACTTACCGATCGTAACAGCATATTAGAGAAACTTAAGAATCTTAAATAAATAAAGCATAGGAACAAACAACCATGACTAAACAATTTAAAGACTATCTAGCAGAAAGCACACGCAAATACGATTTCCGAATCAAAATTGCAGGTGAAGTATCTGCTGATAAAGAAGCACTTATTAAAGCATTGCTTGGAAAATTTCAATTAGCAGAATTTAAGAAAGCAGGAGTTACTCCAATTCAGGAGTTGCCATTAGACTTTCCTAAGATTAAAAATGCTAGTGTGAATATCTATGAAGTAACATTAGATTATCCGGCTACACAGTGGGAACTATCAGAATACATTTGCGCCAATGCAAATATTGTTCCAGAATCAATTGTAGTGCGTCGCCCACACGAAGCATTAGAAGAATATCAACAACCGCAAGAAGCTCGCACAGAAGCACTATTAACAGATAGTGAATATAAAGAATCACCAAATGCTAACTTTGATGACTACTATGGCGACAAATACAACACAGGCTTCGTTAAAGAACTTAACGATATCTTAAAATTACAACGCAAAGAACGCGGTGAAGAAATCCCAGAATCTAAAGCAGACGATGTTATTAAGAATCCAGGCAAAACTTCAAATGAAATTCCACAATACAAAAATAGTCCAATCAAACAAACAGACTATGATCCAAGGAAATAATTATGAACATGAACGATTTATTAAAAAAACTAGCCGGCTTAGATACTAAGAAAACTTCAGTATTGAAAGAAAGCGTTAACGAACGCGGTATGTCTATGAATGTAGATGAATGGGAAACAGATCCTGCTGCACACGATCAAGAGTTAATTGACTCATGGCATGATCAGGTAGTTGATGCTTTAAATCAATACGAAATTGATGGCCCGCTATCGGATAAAGAATTAGAAGAACTTTGTCGCGCAGTGTCTAGTGATCTAAACGATGAAGTAGATCACAAAACTGTTCATAAAATTATTGCAGGTGAATTAGACCAACGTGAACACGATCATGCTAATGATGGGTCATATGACAGCAGTGATGATGCAGCGGCATTGGCATCAGCAGGTCACGGCAGTGATGAAGATTACGGCACTTATGAAGAAGGTGCAGAGTTTGGCGCATACGATTACGAACAACTAGCACAAGCAGTATACGATAAGATCCCACACTTAGATACCAGTGGAAGAGCTGCTGAACTTATCAGCACAGGACACATCTTTGCTAAAAAAATGTTTGGTGATAAAGAAGCCAACTATTTGTTTAGACACGAAGACTTCCCTGCAGACTTCGTAAGTTCATATTCATATCTACAAAAACAACACGCAGGAAAAGAAAGCGCAGGTGCTCAAGGTGACGTCGGTGGCGCACACGGTGAAGAAACAATCAGCCCAGTACATGGAGAAAGTATGGAAAAAGATCTATCAATGGAAAGTTTAAGAGTACTTTCTGGCTTGAACAAAGCAATCAATGAATGTGGTATCCCATCTGCAATGGGCGCAAGCACACCGGCAAGTATTAATATTACCGCTGCCAATGGTTCAGAACTAACTGGAATGTTAAAAGACATTATGAATTTAGCTGGCGTACAACAAGTTACTCCGCAACACATGCCGATTGATGTAATAGCATCTCCGGCAGAAGTTGATCATATGCCAGTAGCACAACACGAACCAGATATGGCCACGCTTATCAAAGCAGTCGACCAACCAGAAGCAAATACTGATAGCATGAATGATCATGAAGAAGAAACAGACGAATCAAGTGGCGAGAAAGAAGAGAATCGTCCTTGGGATTCTAGCCCACACGAAAAGATTCGTCAAGACGGTGTTCGTAAATTTGGTGATTCAAATTCAGGAGATGGTAAAGGACGTATTGGTACACAACCAAACGCACGTACAACAGAATCAGTTGCAGAACGTTTATACTCTGAATATAAAAAATTCGTAGCAGAAGCCGCAGCAGACGAACCAGCAGCTCCGGATGCAGATGCTATTGCTAAACGTAAACGTCTACAAGCAATTAAAGATCGTCAAGAAGATGCAGCAGCAGAAAAATCATATAAGAAAGATAGCAATGTTCGCGTGCATCATGCTAAACACGATGATGCTGATATGGACGAAGGATACGATAGCCGTGATGCATATCAAAAGTCTGATCCTAAACATCCAGATTTCAAAAAGAACTTTGAAAAGTATCATGCAGCAAATTCTCATAAATCAAGATCAGATGCACTAGCTGATTTTGTTAAGAAGATGAAATCAAGATAATACCTTAGACATAGTCAACCAAATAGCCTCTACGGAGGCTATTTTTTTCATTAAATAAACATATGGCAAGTAAATCATTAGACGGTAACCTAGTAAAGAAAGCACACTCTACTCAGAAGTATACCAATCAACAAATTGAAGACCTTCTAAAGTGTAGCGATCCTAGTACGGGTCCGGCATATTTTCTAGCAAACTTTTTCTTTATACAGCATCCTACTAAAGGTAAGATCTCGTATAAAGCATTCCAATATCAGGAAGAATTATTAGAAAGCTATCACTCACATAGATTCAGTGTAAACATGCTAGGTCGTCAGATGGGTAAAACGACCACTGCCGTGGGATATCTCTTATGGTATGCTATGTTTGTTGACAACAGCACTATCTTAATTGCCGCACACAAATACACAGGTGCTAAAGAAATTATGCAACGCTTACGCTACGCATATGAAACTTGCCCAGATCATATTCGATGCGGTGTTACAAGTTACAATAAAGAATCAATTGAATTTGACAACGGTAGCCGCATAGTAGCACAGACAACAACAGAAACAACAGGTCGTGGTATGTCACTATCACTACTATACTGTGATGAGTTTGCGTTCGTTCCACCTAACGTAGCTTCTGAGTTTTGGACTTCAATATCTCCTACACTAGCCACAGGTGGTAAGGCTATTATTACAAGTACTCCAAACAGTGATGAAGATCAATTTGCACAGATTTGGAATGAAGCTAATAAGCGATTTGACGAATACGGTAACGAAACTGAAGTAGGACGTAACGGCTTTGCTCCTTACATGGCTATTTGGAATCAGCATCCAGATCGCGATGAAAAATGGAAAGCAGAAGAAATGTCGCGTGTGGGCGAAGAACGTTTCCGCCGTGAACATAATTGCGAATTCTTAATCTTCGACGAAACCTTGGTTAACGCTATTAGCCTTTCTGATATGGAAGGCAGAGAACCTATTATGAAAATGGGGCAAGCACGTTGGTACAAGAAAATCAATCCTGCTAGCACATACATTGTATCATTAGATCCTAGCCTGGGCACAGGTGGAGATTATGCTGCTATTGAGATCTTAGAAGTACCTAGTATGGAACAAGTAGGTGAGTGGCATCATAATATGACACCCGTACAAGCACAAGCCCGTATACTACGAGACCTATTAAAGTATATCGAAGATCAATGTTCCTTACAGGGTGTTACCCCGAGCATTTATTATTCTATCGAAAACAATACAGTAGGCGAAGCTGCCTTGGTTGCTATTAATGAATTAGGTGAAGAATCATACCCCGGCATGTTCTTAAGCGAGCCGATTAAGAAAGGACACGTTCGTCGTTTTCGTAAAGGATTTAACACAACACATTCGGCTAAAATCAATGCCTGTGCCAAACTAAAACAACTAATCGAATCACGCCAGCTTAAGGTGTACAGTAAGACCTTAATTAGCGAACTCAAAACATTTGTGGCTGCAGGTATTACCTACAAAGCCAAAACAGGACAGCACGACGACTTAGTTTCAAGCCTGTTGCTGGCCATGCGTATGATATTAATACTGCAAGATTGGGATCCAAGCATCTATGAAAAGATGCGAGATCATACAGGGTTAGAGGAACACGATCTTCCTATGCCTATCTATATCAGCTCTTACTAAATATACATTATGGACGCTATCAATTTAATATCACAAGATTTATTCGACAAGGTGCGTAGCCGCTATTCTAACCTAGAAATGGGTGACGAAGATGGCAACGTAACGTCAGATCCTCGCGAAGCACGCTTTTTTGACTTTGATTACACTGTTGAAGGTAACAATATAGGCCGTGTTAGTATTTCAATCAACGAGCGCGGATCACTTAAAGTATTCTACGGACAAGGTATCTTAGAAGGTACTGATCCAATAACACAAGAAATGTGGTTTGATTTCTTAAGAGAAATGCGATTATTTGCCAAACGTAGATTAATGCGTTTTGATACACGCGATATTACCAAGTCCAATTTAGATAAAAACGATTTTCAATACCTAGCAAACACAGGGTCAAAGGAAGAGAACATGTCAGAAAGCAAAATGTACGGTAGCTCAAAAAGCAGTTACCTCCCACTAGAAAAAACACGCCTAATTATCCGTCACAACAAAGCAGTTGACGAAGAACAACGTGGATCACGTAGCCGCAACATCAACGCATTATACGTTGAAAATGCCGAAGGCGAGCGTTTCAAATATCCATATATTCATCTAGCAGGTGCCAAAGCCATGCAACGCCATGTGGCCAACGGCGGTCGTCCGTACGATGAGTGTGGCAATGCTATTATTAAAATGAGTGAACAGATTGCTCAGTTAAATGCTTTCAAACGTCACGTTGGTAAACATGATAGCATGCACAATGAAGCAAACGATATCATGGAAAAAGCCAGCATGAAGCTAGAACACCTACGTGGGCAGATCAATGCTTTATGCAAACAAGGACACTACGAAAGTTGGAAAGAAAGTTATATTCCAGAAGAAGGTGGCGAGATTGGCAACATTGATCAAGCAACTATGGAAAACTACAAGAGCAAATTTACAGTTAGTACATTTGCTGAAGACCTAGCACAGTACTTCCCACTTATACACTCTATTATGCAAGAAGCAGGTACAGTTGATTTAGATGACTATGTAGGCGAAGCTAAAGAAGAATATTGCGATAGTTGCGATAAAGTTATTAGCAAATGCACCTGCGATGAAGACGACCTAGACGAGCATGTAGGATTTGATGCATTTGAATCATGGGCTAACGCAGTAACTGAAGGCAAACTAACAGATGACGAAATTGCTAATTTGAAAGATTTGATCAGTGGCCAAGACTTTACTCTAGGAGTAGACGGTACTAATGCTATTGAATCATTACAGGATATCGGTATTGATGATCCTGATCTACTCGCAGCATTGGCAGAATTAGCCAACGTAAATTCAGAAGCAGATCCAAAACCAACTATTGGCGCATGGTTAAGTAAATTCGATCCAGATGCTGCTCACGCATTAGGATTAGAACATGAACAGTCTGCTGCCCCTGCTCCGGAAGAAGCACCAGCTGAAGAAGAAGGCTATGAAGATCATATGGCCACAAACAAATTTGCACATTATAATAAAATGAAAACAGCAGGTGCAAAACCAAAAGAGCCAAATTTAAGTGTGGGTCAAAAACTTAAGAGTATTGTTAAAGGTGCTCAAGCATGGGTTAACAATAAACCAGATAGCGACAGTGATTTGGATCTTGGTGAAGAAGATGAAATCGGTGGCGAAATGCCACAAGAAGAAGTTACTCTACAAGATATTGCCGAAATGGTTAAGAGCTTCTATGATAGAGAAACTAAGAAGTTTCCACTAGGCAAAACCGGTGTTGTTACTAAAGTACGTAAAGAGATGGGCGACAATGCTGCCGAATTAGCAGAACGTTTAGTGGACCATTTAGAAGATACCTGCGATGAAGAGCAACAAAACGATATGGCACTTGAACCAAACGATAGTCAAAGCCCAATACACGGCGGAGAACCACGCAGCCCAGAAACAGATGACAGAGGTTGGTTTGGTCACGACGAGGTAGAACAAGAAGCATTTGAAGATATTCTACGTTTATCAGGCATCAAAAAATAACCGAAAATAATTGTCAATTAACCATTGACATGATAAATAAAGCTGTGTTATAGTTAACGCTATGCACAGTTTTTTCTTTTAGTCAGTTGGCTTTAAGAGAATGGCACATTAAATTTTATAATAAGGAAAATCATTATGGCAACACTCGCAGAAATCAGAGCAAAACTTCAAGCATCAAGTCAACAAAACGGCGACCGTCAAGGTGGCGGTGACAACGCAATTTACCCACATTGGAATATCGCAGAAGGAACAAACGCAACCGTACGTTTCTTACCTGACGCAGATCCAAACAACACTTTCTTCTGGATCGAACGAGCAATGATCAAATTGCCTTTCGCAGGAGTTAAAGGTGAAACAAATAGTAAACCAGTAACTGTACAAGTACCTTGTATGGAAATGTGGGGCGAAACTTGTCCAATCTTAACTGAAGTACGTCCTTGGTTTAAGGATAAGAGTTTAGAAGAACAAGGTCGTAAGTACTGGAAAAAGAAATCATATCTATTCCAAGGCTTTGTGGTAGATAGTAGCTATCAAGAAACTGGTACACCACCAGCAAATCCAATCCGTCGATTCATTATCGGAAGTCAAATCTTTAATATCGTTAAGGCAGCATTGCTTGACCCAGATATGGAAGAATTGCCAACAGATTATGTACGTGGCGTTGATTTCAAAATCACTAAGACATCGAAAGGTGGCTATGCAGATTACTCAACTTCAAATTGGGCTCGTCGTGAACGTGCGTTAAGCGAAGAAGAATTGTCAGCAATTAAGACAAACAACTTGTTTAATCTCAAGGACTTCTTACCTAAGAAACCAGGTGATGTAGAACTTCAAGTTATGAAAGAAATGTTTGAAGCATCAGTAGATGGTGAAGCATATGACGCAGATCGTTGGGGTCAATACTTTAAACCTAGTGGTTACAATGCTCCAGCAGGCTCAGCAGCAGCGGCTCCAGTAGCTGAAAGTGCACCGGCAGCAGTGGCAGCACCTGTAGTTAAGGCAGCACCAATTCCTGAAATCAATGAAGATGAAGATTTACCATTTGACGCAGATGCTCCAGTAGCAACAGCCAGCGCACCTACTCCAACAGGTAGTGACAGTGCTAGCTCACGTGCTCAAGACATCTTAGCAGCAATCCGCAATCGCTCACAAGCGTAAGGGGTGCTAAATGAAATCATTTGATATCTCAAAATTCCGCAAGGGATTGACTAAAAGTATTGATGGTCTTGGTATTGGATTTAACGATCCAACCGATTGGATTTCAACTGGCAACTATGCACTAAACTATCTTATCTCAGGGGACTTCTTTAAGGGAGTTCCCCTTGGTAAGGTAACAGTGTTTGCTGGTGAATCTGGTGCAGGAAAATCATACATCTGTTCAGGTAACATTATCAAGGCAGCACAAGAGCAAGGCATTTACGTTATCTTAGTTGATAGCGAAAACGCACTTGACGAAGCATGGTTACATGCTTTAGGTGTTGATACTACAGAAGATAAACTTCTTAAGTTAAACATGGCTATGATTGATGATGTGGCAAAAACTATCAGTGAGTTTATGAAAGAATATAAAGGTATGCCTGCAGAAGAGCGTCCAAAAGTATTATTTGTAATTGACTCATTAGGCATGTTATTAACTCCAACTGATGTAAATCAATTTGAAGCAGGTGAAATGAAAGGTGATATGGGTCGTAAACCTAAAGCACTTACAGCACTTGTACGTAATTGTGTAAATCAGTTTGGTACATATAATGTAGGTATGGTGTGTACTAATCACACATACGCAAGTCAAGATATGTTTGATCCAGATGACAAAATTTCCGGCGGTCAGGGCTTTATCTATGCAAGTTCAATTGTAGTAGCAATGCGTAAATTGAAACTTAAAGTAGATGCAGACGGTAACAAAACTTCAGAAGTGCATGGCATTCGTTCGGCATGTAAGATCATGAAAACACGTTATGCTAAACCTTTTGAAGCTGTTCAAGTTGAAATTCCTTACACAACAGGTATGGCACCAACTAGTGGACTAGTTGACCTATTTGAAGCAAAAGGTGTATTAACTAAGAGCGGTAATAAGTTACAATATGTAAACAAAGCAACAGGTGAAATTACATCAGAGTTTCGTAAGAATTGGTCAGAAGAAAAACTAATGGCCATTATGAAAGAATGGGATGATACTGCTACAACTGTTAGTAGCGAAGCATTAGTAGATACAGAAGGCGAGGACGCATAAAATGGATGACAGTTTAATTATGGAAATATGGGATACATTCAAAGAGTATATCCCGGAAAAAAATAAAGACACAGCGGCAAATCATTATGTCGATTATCTGTTAGGTAAGGATGTAGAACCAAGTGTCTTAGAAACTTTCGTAGGTTACGATTCACATCTTGACGATGCTATTAAGGCAGTAGTTGAAGAAGAAAAAGGCTACGAGGAAGAAGAAAGTGATTGGAGTGATGACTCGGACGAGGATTACTAATGGCACACTGGTACGCAAAGGTTAGTAAGGACATTACTCACCTACCAGAGTGTATCGATCACTTCTATAAAGAACTGGAAGATGCTAAACGCGAAGTTAAGATCTATGGTAACATAGAAAAGGCCAGCGCGGCACTTCCAGGCATTGTAGAGCAACGTTTCAATCAGCTTCAAGAAATTGAAGCTGTATTGGAATACCTAAACATTGAACTACGTCGGGTTAGATCTAAGACATTTAAGAAATATCTTGAGAACTATCAACGTGCGTTAAGTTCGCGTGATGTTGAAAAATATGTTGATGGAGAAGCAGACGTAGTTGATATGGAAAAGATCATTAACGAGTTTGCCCTACTACGCAACCAATGGATCGGCATTATCAAAGCCGTTGACCAAAAGCAATGGCAAATTACTAATATTGTTAAACTGCGAGCAGCAGGCCTAGAAGACGCGAGTCTATAATGTACATTGAAGATTTGATTGACCGTTTAGCCTGTTACGGGAATTACCTATTTCATTCTCCGTTGACTATTGCTTATGTCGATATTACTATCGTAACTAGTTTATCTGACCAGATACAACGAGGCAACGCATACACTGAGAAGCAGCGTGGTTTGGCCTTACGGATAGTATCAAAGTATGTTGGAGTATTATCTGCCGATCTAGGATTTGATGTTGGCACATTGTTAAAGAATCCACAGTTTAGTAATCCCATACGAGTAATATCTGGTATTAAATCTATCAGCATTGTAGACCGCGGGACTGGTCCAGTTCTAGCAGTACAGTTTCCGTATAATCAAGAGCTAGTTGATAATATTAAGAAATATAAAGACAGCTTAACAAATTTTCAAGCAATTAATATCAATTGGAATTCTGAAGAGAAATATTGGGAATTTGGTTTCACTGAACCTAATATTCAATTCTTATGTTCATTTATTGACATAGGGTTTGTTGCAGACGAGCAATTTCTAAAATACAGAACTGAAATACAAGAAATAGAACATCGCATAGATGAATATGTTCCTATCGTAGAATATGTCAATGGACACTTTAGATATCGTAATGTAGTAGATCATATTCCACAACCTACTTCACTGAATCTTGTAGAAGTATTATTACATGCAAGGCGGCACGGTATTAATTGTTGGGACGAATCTATAGACATCGCATTAGAATCAGTTGATCCGGTAATATATAAATTTCTAAAGAATTCATCAGGTGAAGTTTCATTTCCGCCCGGTGAAACAGAATTAGATCAAATAAGTGATATACTTACCTTCTCAGAGAATGTATTATTTGTAATACCCGGCGGCACAGAGATAGATCACTTAAAGTATGTACATGAGTATCTAAACTCATCTAAGTATCAAAACGAACAAATGACTGTGATGTTTAGATTAGACAGTAGCTCAGGTAGAATGTGTAATGAATATATTAAAGAACATAAACTAAACACACCACTGTCTGATAAGATTAAATTTGTTTTTGTTAGTGGTAAGATTCCTAAACCACTAATCGAATCGGGCAAGACCTTTGATGTCATTGTTCACTTTGGTACGAACAGTGCTCATTATACATTAAAGAATTTTGTTAAGAATCATCACAATGTTATTAGTATGAACCTACCTAACAGAAAAAATAGGGAAATAAATTTTGGCTAGTTGTAAAATAGTAATTAAAGACGAAGTGAATATTAAGATTGAAAATCTCGATCTTGATACTCGCAAGGCCTTGGTTAGAAAATTCAAGTACGAAGATCCAACTGCACGCTATCGTCCTAGCTATAAATTAGGCAGATGGGATGGTGCGGTTAGTTTCTTTGGCCTAGGTGGTACAACATATCTGTATATGCTACCACAGGTACTTGAGGAACTTGAGAAACGAAATTACTATATCGAAGTAGAAGATCTGCGCACTAGTCCGTTACTTGAATTTGATCTAGTAGATGAAGAATATTGGGGTGATTTATGCTGGCCCGAAGGACACAGATTTGCTGGTGAACCTATTAGACTGCGTGACGATCAGGTTGAAGTTGTAAACAAATTCTTGGAAAATCCGCAGTGTATCCAAGAAATCGCAACGGGCTTTGGTAAGACAATTACTACTGCTACACTTGCTAAGATATGCGAAAAGTATGGACGTACTATTACTATTGTTCCAAACAAAAGTTTAGTTGAGCAAACAGAAGAAGACTTTATTAACTGTAGATTAGATGTAGGAGTGTACTATGGAGATCGTAAAGATTTAAACAAGACACATACTATCTGTACTTGGCAAAGTTTAAACATACTTGATAAGAAAAATCAAGATGATAACGAACTATTAAGTATTGCAGAATTCCTAGAAGGGGTTAGTACAGTAATGGTCGATGAAGTACATATGGCCAAAGCAGAAGTCCTAAAGAAATTGTTAACACACAATATTTCTCATGCACCAATACGTTGGGGCCTGACTGGTACTGTGCCTAAAGCAGAAATTGATCAACTAAACATCAAGGTGTCATTGGGCGAAGTTGTACACGAAGTCAAAGCTCACGAGTTACAAGAGAAGGGCGTGCTAAGTAATTGTCACGTTAACATCGTTCAAACCGCAGAATGGAAAGAGTTTGGAGGGTACGCTGAGGAACTAAAATACCTCGTAACTAATAAAGAGCGAATGGATTTTGTTACTAGATTAGTACAGTCAATAGGTGATACAGGTAATACATTAGTTCTGGTTGACAGAATTGAAACAGGACGTATAATAACAGATGCTATCGAAGATTCAGTCTTCATCAGCGGCAACGTGAAAACTACTAAGAGAAAAGAAGAATATAATGAAGTGGCAATTAATGATAACAAGATTATTGTGGCGACTTACGGTGTGGCCGCTGTGGGTATTAATATCCCTCGTATTTTTAATATGGTTCTTTTGGAGCCCGGAAAGAGCTTTGTTCGAGTTATCCAAAGTATTGGACGAGGCATTAGAAAAGCCGACGACAAAGACTTCGTTCAAATATGGGACATCACTGCTAGCACAAAATACGCTAAACGACATTTAACAGAAAGAAAACGGTTCTATAAAGAAGCAAAGTATCCGTTTACAATTGACAAGGTAAAGTACCAATAATTAAGTGGCTCGTTTAGAATCCCAATATGCTTTCCGTGCTGCTGACATTCGTTGTTTAGTTTCGTTAGACATTACTCTGCCTTTCATTTTATTAGACATGTCTTTTTTCTGAGCATCTGTTTTAGCAGGCATAGATTTACCCTTGTTACCTTTTGATATTTTTTGTTTAGTTTCTTCAGAGTGTTTATACCCTTTTCTTGATTCTAATATTTTATCAACTGTTGATTGGGCAACAACCTTTCCTTTATGTGATTCTGATAATTTTAGTTTTTGTTTATCGGACATTGATTTGCCTTTATTTGGACTAGGTTTGCCTTTACGGGCTGCTGACATTTTTTGTCGTGTTTCTGCTGAAACGATTTTACCTGCGTGACGTATAGACATTGCCTGGGAAAAGTTTAATTTTGCTATTTCGTAGAATTTACCTTTAGATACATGCCTTATTTGATTGGAATTTTCTACCCGTAGTACCATCCACGCAGCGTACCACATCTTGTTAATGTGATCTATATCCTCTAACATTTTTGGCAATAGTATGTGAACTAATCGATGTTCTTGTGCTGTGAGAGAAACTAAATTATTTTTATTATTCCCTCCACCTAGACATTTTGGAATAATGTGATGAATTTCTTTATATGTTTCTTTTGATAATTCTCTTGATCTTGCTCGATCAATGATGCTATAATAACACTTAGTATACTTGTTATCTAAATACATAGGTAATGTCCTTTTGTAAAATATAGTATACGTATTTACGGAGATTTAAAATTCAAATCCTAACTTTAGAAAATAAAACGTACTACCTAAATGATCTACCAGATGAAGTAGATGATGATCTCAGATTTAGTGTATTAGATAATAGTGATTCGAATAATCCAGATTACTTTTTCATTCCACTGATCTTCTTAGAATCATTTACCGCGCCGGCAGCAGTATTGAAAGTTGGTCCTTACGAAATTACTATGCCATTAGATTGGTGTACTATTGTAGGTGATGCAGACGGTCCTGAGATGGAAGTATTACCATTGACCAGTTTAAATGATAGAGGATTCAAAACATTTTGTTTCAATCCATTAGAATCATTTCGCCCGGAACTACTAGAGATTGATATCATTAATGTCTATCAAGATGTCAAATGGTATTTTCCAAAGATGAAACCCGGACAATTATTATGCACTCCCTTACACAGCGGTGAGAATCCAACGTGTGCTTATTTTGTTAAAGAAGTAAGTCGTCAGAGTGAAATAGTAGATTACACCAAGTGTTGGTAATATGATATTTAATAATACAACTGGTCACTATAACACAGTAGTCGGAAATCATGCCTTATCTAACAACAACACAGGAAATTATAATGTTGCATTTGGATATCAGGCAATGGGATATGTTACTCCTGCAGAACCGTTTACTGAATGGTATAAAGCCGCAGTTAAAGAAAAAGGATTAACTCCACATAAGGTAGATGAAGATGGCAGAACATTTGGATATTAAACGAGAACTAGCAGGGGTAGATCTTAGGAACTACAATTTCTACGACAACCTAACTGAAGGTGAAAAGAAATCATTTAGTCCTTATATCCTGATGCGATACGTTAGTAATTCGGACGGGGACAGAGAAATACAAGAATGGTTTATTGAGATGACCAATGAGCTAGTGAATAAAGATCACTGGAATCTTAGTAAGAATCATAAAGCTCTACTATGGAAACTATTTGCAGGTGTAGGAGTTGGTGCTCATATGCGCCATCAATATCTTAAAGCTGGCGCAAAAGAAAAAGCAAATAAGATTGAAAAACTACTATGCGAACTCTATCCAGCGATGAAAATGAGTGATATTAAATTGCTTGCTAGTATGATGACCAAAGAAGATAAACAAGAGTTATTTGACAAAATGGGCTTTGATAAGAAGCAAAGAAAGGAGTATGAATAATGGAAAATCCAAATCGTTGGGTTATTGTAGAAATTAAGACACCTAAGGAAACTATCCAAAAAGTATTTGCTGGATGGAGTGGTGGATACTTAGATGGTGACAGTTGGAAACTTAATAGCGGTATTGTAGAAGCCAAAGAAGATGGCGACTATTGGTTATTCACTGGCCACAGTGGCAATGTATATCGCTGTTTCAAATATGGTTACGGCATGACCAATTATATGGGCAGTATTTACAGCAGTTGGATTAACCAACTGCCTGAAGACACAACTATGACTATATTAGACAATTATCCTGCAGCCTAATGATTAAACTAGAAGAGCAACCATTCGGATGTGTGCATTGTGGCAAGAGTTTTATGAAAGAAAAAACTCTGATTGCTCACATGTGCGAGCAAAAAAGACGAGCTCTTCAAAAAGATGAGAAGCGGGTACTAACAGGTATGATTACCTATAACCGATTCTATCAATTGACTCAAAATGCCAAGAAGAACAAGACCTATGAAGAATTCTGTAAGAGTTCTTATTACAATGCGTTTGTTAAATTTGGCAGCTTTGTTAACAATGTAAATCCATTGTATCCAGATAAGTTTATCGACTTTGTGATCAAAAGCGGAGTTAAACTAGATCACTGGTGTCGTGACGAACTGTACGAAACATACTTGTACGAGATGTTGAAAGTAGAACCAGTTGAGGCAGCAGTACAGCGCACACTTACAACCATGATGGAATGGGGTGATATCAGCCAAGCGCAGTTCAATCATTACTTTAACTATGTTAATCATAATCGAGCAGTTAGTGATATACGCAATGGCAAGATTAGTCCGTGGGTTATGTTAAATTGTAAGAGTGGCAAAGATATGGTCAGTGGGTTTAATGATGAGCAGTTAGAAATGATAGCACCTGCGTTTGATGTACCATTTTGGTTAAAGAAGTTCAAGACAACACCAGCAGACGTTACCCTAGTTAAAGAGATATGCAAGGAAGCAGGCATAGCATGAGAGTACAATGCGACATTGATATAGACTTTGCCAATAGAGAAGATATCCTGGCCAAAATACCTCATGTGATTGCCACTCGCAACGACAAGGGTGAAATTAAGAAACACAACACAGGTGTATATCTACAAAAGATTCCTGTAGATCCCATGACCAATATGGCCACTATTGATTACGAGACTGCAGAAGCTCGAGGATACTTTAAGATAGATTTCTTAAATGTTAATGTCTATCAGGGTGTTAAGAACGAAGAGCATATTAACCAATTGATGAGTGTTGAGCCGCTTTGGGATTTACTATATGAAAAAGAAGTATGTGATCAACTATTTCATGTCAACGGATATGATAGATTACTAGCAGGACTCAAACCTACAAGTATATTAGAGCTTGCCACAGTGTTGGCACTTATACGTCCAGGTAAGAAACATCTAGTGGTTAAATGTGCGGCTGAAGGATTTGATAGTATACAAGATGAGGTATGGGCCAAGACTGATGAAGGGTACAGCTTTAAACGTTCTCACGGAGTAGCCTACGCACATGTGATTGTAATGCAGTTAAATCTTATCTGTGAAAGAGTTAGTTACGGTTTTTCTTAACGCTACGAATTAACTGAATTGATTTACGTTTAACTCTTTTCTCAGCTAGCTCGCTTAAATTAACAATCGGCCCAAATACTATTTCAATATCTTTGCTGTTGAATGTTTTGATGTATTCACGATAAGGAATCATATCCTGCTTTAAGAATATGTTAATTGGAATTTTTCTATTAGACTCCCACCACCATACTTCGCCGGATTCTAAGAATGCTTTCTTTTCTTCTTCAGTTCGTATAATAGCAAAATCGTATATGCTAGTTACATTTGAATCGAAGTTGATTAGTATGCCTATGTATTCTAGATCATTTGATCTAACACAGGTCATAAAAGGATAATTGGTTTTGAACTCGTTTCTAGTTGTCATTGATCGCCATAAATACACATATGAAATTACCAGTCTATTTATATACCAACCTATTCGAAGTAATACTAGATTTGGACAACAACAATAGGATTAACAACGTTATGTATCAACGCGAGCTAAAATTACAAAAAGGACTGAAGAATACAGTACAGCTCCAGTTCAAAAATAGTGACCAAAAACTGTTAAATATCTCCTCAAATCAATTCGTTTTCACTCTATTTGACACCGTAAATCAACGAAATCTGATCGAAAAGGATGTAGAAATTTTAGACGATGGTACTACCCTAGCTTTGCGTGGATTAGGTCAAGTTACATTAACGGAAAGTGATTTAGAAGGTTGCGAAAGTGTATATTATAGTGCTGCTATTAAAGCATTAGACAGTGACGGAAGTTATGTTCCTACGTATGCTAACACCTATTACGGCGTTGGTGCTACTGTAGAAGTGCGTCACGATATATTTCCTGTGCTACTACCTAGCCAAGAAGTTAATAACTTCGATGTGTATTTCAACGCAGATCAAAATGCACAGCGGTACGAATACTACAGTGGCAACCTAAACGGGCATCCAGAGTTCAAATCAAACGTAGCATTGCACACAGTGGCCACATACATGACCAAATATAAAGGACAGGTCATTATCGAAGGTACCTTAGAAAACGATCCAGCTACATTTGGTAATTATGCTGTTATCAGCACCAAAACATATAATGGCGCTTCGGGTATCGATTACACAAACTTTAACGGATTATTTTCAAAGATACGTATCCGTTACATACCAGCAAAGAATCCAGTAACACAATTAAACAATGATACCGTATATGCAGGAACGGTTGACAGAGTGCTCTATAGAAGTTAAAATATTTGTTTTAACTGTGAGTTGACTAAATAAGAATGTAGTTCGCGGGCGTCGGAACCCCAACTACTTTAACATTATTAAGGAATGTCAACGTGATTATTTACCCTTCATCAAGAGTATTACCGTATGTTTACATCGGAATACATAAAATAACTGGTCATATCTATATCGGATCAAGAACTGCAGAGAATTTAAAATTACCGTCTCATTTAGATTTATTTAGATACCGAACTTCTTCTAAAACAGTTAGACCCGAGTTTGATCAATATAATTGGACGATTGTAGCAGAGTTTTTCAATGGGAACGACGCATATGATTTCGAACAAGAATTAATTTATTGTAATTGGCACAACCTATTACTTATGAACAAAAATTGTCATTACAATAGCAAAAAAAGATTTAAAGCCGTTAAAGGAATACCTAAACCGGAAGGATTTGGACAAATAGTTCGTGATAGAATGATAGGTAAATGCAAAGGCCCACAATCTAAAGATCATATAGAGAAAAGAGCAAATTCTCGCAGAGGGAAAACCGCGACCGATGAACAAAAACAAAAATATAGTTTAGCCCAACAAAAGAGGTACAGTACAACAGCAGATTCTGAAATAACTAGAAAAAGAAAAAGCGATTCACATAACGGGGTCTATGAAATAAAATCCCCAGATGGTAGAGTTTGGATAACTGATGTTGGATTAAAAGAGTTTGCTACGATACATCAGGATGAATTAAAGATTTCATATTGGCAGTTGTTCAATGCTTATAGAAAGTGCTATAATAATACTAGCACCATCCGTAAAAGAAAAGATAACAACAATTGGCAGGTAACTAGAATTGACAAATTTGATAACTGATACAGTACTCCTACTCTGGAAAACAGGAAGAAAAACAAAACAGACTTCTAGCGGATGGATTTCCGGAAATGCTCCTTGTTGTGTACATCGAGGAGAAAAACCAGATCGAAGAGGTCGTGGCGGAATCTTGACTGCAAGTGGAGGGTTCCAGTGGCACTGTTTCAATTGCGGATTTAAAGCAGGATGGCAACCAGGTAAGCTACTCAGCAAGAACACTAAAGATTTACTCACATGGATGGGTCTACCCGACACCGAGCTCAACAAACTAAACTTAGAAGCCCTACGTGAAAAAGACGCAATACCCGCACCTACTAAGACATTTTCATTTGAACTACTAGATGTAGCCTTGCCTGAAGAGTGCAAGCCCATACTTGAGTGGGCTGCCGAGGGGTGTACCGAGTCCGACCTAGCAGATGTTATAGAGTACATACTAAGTAGAGGACTAACACTAGAAGACTATACGTGGCATTGGAGTGCGGCTGCTGGCTATCGTGATAGGGTCATTATACCCTTCTATGCTGGTAAAGGACAGATAGTAGGCTACACTGGTCGTAAGATTAAAGATGGCAAGCCCAAATACCTTACCCATGCTCAAAATGGGTATGTGTTTAATCTAGATGCCCAAACCAACGATAGGAAGTATTGCATAGTAGTAGAAGGTCAATTTGACGCCATAGCTATAAGCGGTGTTGCTATTATGCATAACGATCCTAACGACATACAGGTAGCACGCATTAACGCATTAGCACGTGAAGTAATAGTGGTACCAGACAGAGACAGAGCTGGCGCTAAGATGTTAAATGCCGCAATAGCTAATGGGTGGAGCATGAGTCTACCACCGTGGGGTGATGATGTTAAGGATGTAGCGGACGCAGTGAAGAAATATGGCAAGGTCTATACCCTAGCCACAATCTTACACTATCGAGAATCAAATAAGATTAAATTAGAGATACAAAAGAAAAAACTAGAGAGCCTACATGACTAATACAGATTACAGCTATGATATACAGAAACTATACTTGGAGATGTTCTTAAGCGACGCAGAAACGTTTGTTCGCTGTCAAAGCATCTTTGAGCCCGAAAACTTTGATCAAAAGTTACGTGAGACAGCCAAGTTTATGACTGAGTATGTAGATCAATACAAAGTTATGCCAGAGGCAAGTATTATCAATGCTAGCTGTAAGATGACATTAGAACCAGCAGTATTACCTAAACAAAACTACGAGTGGTTACTAACAGAGTTTGAAAACTTTAGTCGTCACAAGGGACTTGAGCGTGCTATTCTTAAATCAGCTGACCTGCTTGAAAAGGGCGATTACGGTCCTGTAGAAAAGCTAGTTAAGGATGCTATACAGATTAGCCTAACCAAAGACATGGGCACAGACTACTGGCATGACCCTAGAGCACGCCTAATGAAGCTCAAAGACAATGCAGGACAGGTCAGTACAGGTTGGCCCACTGTAGATCGTAAACTATACGGCGGCTTTAAACGCGGCGAATTAAACATTTGGTGTGCAGGTTCAGGGGGTGGTAAGAGTTTATTCCTTGCTAACTTGGGCGTTAACTTTGCACTTGCTGGACTCAATGTCATTTACTTTACATTCGAGTTGAGCGAAGAACTAGTGGGCATGCGTGTGGACAGTATGGTTACAGGTGTAGCCACACGTGATGTATTCAAGAGCTTAGATGATGTGGAAATGAAGGTTAAATTGACGGGTCGGAAGGCAGGAGGAATGCAGATAAAATACATGCCTTCTGGGAAGAATTGTAATGATTTGAGGTCGTATTTGAAGGAATATGAAGTCAAAACAGGCAAAAAACCTGACATATTATTAGTGGACTACTTAGACCTTATGATGCCTCTATCGGTGAAGGTTAGTCCAAGTGATTTATTTGTTAAAGACAAGTATGTAAGTGAAGAACTACGTAACCTTGCCATGGAAAGTCAAACAGTGGTTGTAACTGCGGCACAGTTGAATCGTGCGGCTGTAGAAGAGATTGAGTTTGATCACAGTCATATTAGTGGCGGGTTAAGTAAGATTCAAACAGCAGATAACGTAATTGGTATCTTTACTAGCCGTGCTATGAAAGAACGCGGTCGCTATCAAATACAGTTTATGAAAACACGTAGTTCAAGCGGTGTTGGACAGAAAGTAGATCTAGAGTTTAATGTAGACAGTCTACGCATCAGCGACCTAGGTGAAGAAGAAGGTGAGCAATCCTTTAATCAACAACGTACTGGCACTACAGCTAATATTGTAAATCAGTTTAAAAAGACCAGCACAGTAACAGCCAACAACGTAGATACCGAAACAGGTGAGATACGCAGTGCTGATCCAGCAGATGGTGTAGCAGTGGGCAAGGTACGAGGATCAGCTGGTAGTAGCAAGATTCGCGAGATGCTGGCTAATCTAAACTCAGAAAAAGATTAAATAGTCATATGACTAAGTTTGCCCCACCTATTGAACCACATAAAGAACTAAATCCTGCTCTATGGGATGGTAACACCATTAAACCCGAAGTACAGGTTGCACTGCTACGCATTGCCAAGGAGTTCTTTAAGTTCCTTGAGATCAATACCAAGATCAACGATATAGTTATTTCGGGCAGCCAAGCAAACTATAACTACACCAGTCATAGTGATATTGACCTACACTTAATAGTTCCAATGGAAAATATCCAATGTGACGAACCAATTGAAGCACTGTTTGATACCAAACGCAAACTATGGAAGGCCAAACATACTATTGATATCTACGGTATTCCAGTAGAGTGTTACGCAGAAGATCGTGCCAAACCGGCTGTTAGCTCCAGCTACAGTCTAATACATAATAAGTGGATTAAAGAACCAGACAGCAGTCGTGTAGAATATAACAGATCACAAGTAGAACACTCTGTCAAGGTGTGGACTACATTGATCGATCACGCAGTTGGTACTCAAGACCTAACAGAGCTACAACGACTAACAGAACTACTAATGACCTATCGTAAAGTTGGACTGGCCCAGCAGGGTGAGTTTGGTCCAGCTAATCTTACGTTTAAGAGCCTACGTAATGCAGGCACCCTTGAGCGCCTACATACTGCATTGAATCAAACTCGAGACAACGACCTTAGCTTGGATTAGCGGGAACTACCTGCGGGATATATTTCATAGCTAGATTTACACGCATCTGCGGACTTTGTCCGGGCCAGTGCATGATCCAATCGCCCGGCTGCCATTGACCACTGGTGCCTAATTTATCCAACTGACTATCAGCATCGGTATGACAGCCATCGGAAAAGCAGGCCGCATTAAGTGTACGCTGCGGCACAATCTTAACAATATCCTTGTATTCTTCTAGAGTATCAATCATAACCTGCTGTTCTTTCCAATCATGGTGTTGATATTGAGGCATCTTGCTCATGATCATTTCTAACCAGCCGCGCCCTTGTTCTGTATTACGAACCATGAGCATGCCCGCATTGATACCGTTCCAATAGGTGGCCAGCATCACATGATAGTTGTTATCAGCTACATCTTCTATCTTGGTGCTGAAGTTTGTGATCAGTGCATCGCAGTCTTTCCATAGAATCCATTCTACCTCGGGATTCATGCGACAAATAGCCAGTAGGCCGTCTATCTTGGCAAAGCCCGGAGGCATGCCGTAGTTGCTGTCCAGCACAGCAAATGGATAGCCATGTGCTTCACAGTACTTTAATCCATTTTGATCCCAGGTCAAAGGACTGAGATAAGCGTATCCTTGATCGTGCATAGTTGCCACTGCCATTACCATATTAGGTTCCTTAAAAGTAAAATATATTTGGACGCCATGGATAGTTAACTTCCAAGCGTTCTAGTGTTTCGTTCTTGCGTGTTTCTATCCACATGGTCTTGCCCAGAGCCAGCCCCACAGCGCAGGGGCTACTCATACTGGTGATCAGCATTTCGCTGCCCTGTATGACCTGTGCCATGTTATAGAATGTGGGCGTAACATGGTGAGGTACAGAAACATTCATAGTGGAGCAGAACCAATCGTGATCCTCTTTGAGTCCAATGAACACTGCTTGATCAGCTAGCCCCCAATCCAACCAACTGCGCCATTGAGGGCTTTCCACTGCATTGCCTTCTTGATAGCGAGGGCCCCGGAAGATCACATAGGGACGGCCGGGAATCTTAATGGGCTCGCGACATTCCATGTAGGGTTCAACCTGTAGGGGTATGCGATACTGATCTAGGTCCATGCCCAGAGCTCGAGCATATTGATTGGCAAAGTTACGGGGAAATACACCAGTTTCATGATGTCGAGCCGCTTCGTCTAGATCATAGTCCACTGGTTCACCCTGCCAGACGGTAAAGCCCGAGATATAAGGTTGATGCAGAATAAAATCCCGCATGCTGTCAAAGTCCTCAATACGCATGCGACCTCGATGCACACCAACATCACCCCAACCTAGTTTTTCTCGCACCATCTGCTCTAGATTGTGTAGTTTAAGATATAAGTGTCCCCCACCTAGAGCTCGCACCACGCTCAGAGAGTTGAACACATCCCCTGTAGTACCTGAATGGCTGAATGTTTTCATATAGACTATTTAAACGGGGGTCAGGACAGGCTGCCAAGATCCGAGCGCGAAGCGCCTAGCGCGAAAAAATTCTAGGTCTTTAACTGCGCAGTTAACTCCAGCTGGATCAGTCTCTAGCCCAGGTCCTGTCCCTGGTTTAACAGCTCTATAGCATCAACTACCTGATCGTGGTCCACATAGTAACGTATATGCTGCTGTCCTCGGGGATCCTGCCAACGTAAGAGCCACGTGGTGCCAATCTCAGCCACAGCAAATACATAGCCTAATTGATTACGTATGGGTCCTATACGCCAGTGTGTGACAGCGTGAAAATCGTGATCGAACATATGGTTATTTAACTCGAGTTGACAGCAGGACTAAGATAGTGTATAATATAAGCTCACAATCTGATATAAGGTGTTATATGAGCAATCCCTGTCAACACTGCCGTAAGGACATGCCATTCGGAGCCATGATATGTCCATGGTGTAGAAGTAGAGTAGATACATTAGATACTGGTATCATTGGATGGTTTCTATTGGTCATAGCCTTGGCTTGGATTTGGGTCAACTGGTTACTGCCCTTATGGCATTGGCTCACACACATATTCTGATCTATATATAGACCAAAAAAAATTGTGCAAAAAAATTTTAAACCATGAAATCTATTCCTTAAGGACTAATCTTGTACATACAACTGACCAACAGTCATCCAGACTACCTAAATGAACCTATTATAATTAACACACATAACATAGTGACTGTCTACACACAAGAAGTGGCACCTAACCTTAGAGTAACATGTATACACTGTCCTCCCTACGGTACTTGGAATGTGCAGGAAAGCATAAGTGAAGTAAGAGCCAGGTTAGACCGGGTAACGCCTAGTGAAAGGCAAAAGGCTGTACCTGAGGTTAAGAGTGCATAAGCATAGAGTCACCCTGTATAGTGAGAACATATACGTATGGGATGCTTTGAGCCTATACGATACTTACTCGAATATGCCTACTCCTAGAGCTAACCTGCCCGTAGATGATCTAACTGTGATCGAATACTTTAGTCATACCCGAGAAGCAGCATGGGCAGAGCAGCAGGCTGATATTCAGCTAATACTGGTCAAAGATGAAGTCAAGCATGCTTATACTTGTGAAGTTAGTATATGTGCGGACCTAACTGATAGACAGTATGCGGACTATATACTCCGAGGCCTACGTATAGAGTAAAAAAATTGCCGCGCAAAAATTTAAATGGTTGGAGAACCATGGCCATGGTGATTGCGCTCCACTGATGGAAGATTTGGCAAGCTAGCTGCTGCTGCAAGCATGCTTGTAGCATGTATACCGGTCCACCCCACCTGGCCCCACCATCCCCCACCACCCCCCACCTGGTGCCTCAAGCCAAAAAAAAGGGCACCTAAGTGCCCCCTAATGACCTCAGCTCTAATCTAATCTACTGCCACCATAGGCCTTCAAGCCTAGCTCGTTAACTAATACTTCAGCGTAGGCATACGCACCCGCTTCCTTAACGCTAACGCTCTGCGTAGGATAGCCTGCTGGATCCCACAACTGTAAGCCTCCATTGTATGCTTTACGGAAGCCTACACTGGCTAACCACTTGCCCAACTTGCTGTTCGTGCGCACATCGTATACAGTGACCCAACCAAAGCCACATGCATCACGCTCGCCTACCTTGCTGTACATGTCAGCAGCCGCTAGCTTGCTTACTGCTAGAGCCTTGGCTAATACTTGTTCTACGAAGTCTTGCTTTAGTTCAGTTGCTTTTAGTTCCATTTTGTTTCTCCGTTGTGTTAGTGTATACGTAGTATAATATCAAACCTGCCAGCTGTCAACTACTTTATGCCAACTCCTTAAGCTCACGCTGTAGCTTCTTCAATTGCTTCTGTAAGTCCTTAAGCTTCACAGCCGCGCTAATATCAATCGCATGCTTAAACTTCTTATTCTCCCAATCTCTGTCACTAACAATAGCATCCACATACATGTCAACAATAGTCTTTAGTGTAGCGTTCCACTTAGCACCGTCTAAGCACGTGTCCCAACATTCAATCTCATACTTGTCTGCAATGTAGTCATCAAGCTCACTTAAGCGTTCAATCACTTCTGTTTCAATGTCGTTAGCTACATCGTCAATTGTTTTAATTTTCTTAGCCATTTTGTTTACCTCGTTGCGTTAGTGTCTGTGTAGTATACTATCGATTAAACCCTAAGTCAACCTATTTCTTTACTCGAACAGTGAATAGACTGCCTAGTAGGGCTGTGGCTAACCAAGTGTTGAATGTGTAGGGAATAGCCAATGCGGGGAATAAAGTATCCAATGACCATATGGTTAAGATAGGTCCTAGAATGACTGCTAAGATACCTAATACTACTAGGCCTAGTACGCCAAAGGCTTTGGTGGATGATTTCATTAGTTTAGATCCTTATGATAGAATTGGTCCATTTGGTATAGGCTCACACAGGTTAGTACGAGGATACCTAATAGTCCCAATGTTGAGGGTGTGTTAACTTCATATGCTATAAGAGCAAGTAGCAAGGCCTTGCTGGTATATATCTTAATCATTTAATTTCTCCTAGTGTTGTAATGCATGAGTGCATTATATAGTCTAAGCGGCCTTATGTCAACTTCGGATGGCACGGATGCCTAGGGTGAGGATGAGGCCAAACACTAGGATCACTGCTATAGGTATTAGGGCTACTAGGTTGTACATTATAATACTCCTTCTGATTCTAGTTCAGCTACTGCTTCGTTGAATAGGCTTTCTAGGTCGCGGACTTGGTTGGCCACTCTAATGTCTTTCCGACGCTTACGGAGTGCTGTGCCTTTCTGATACATTAAAGGGTGATGCAGTTTACAGTATACTGCACCATCCACTAGGTCCTTTGATCCACACTCGGTTGGATTATCGCCAAGCCATTGACATCCGAGTGCTCTAACCAGGGCTAGATCAAGTACCGGATTATTTGTTTTCATTGTTAACCATCTTCTTTACTAGTTTTTCAGTATCGATGCCCATATCTTTTAATATGATCAGCATGACTGTTGATGTTTCTACTCGGCCGGCAGTGCGTTCCTGGTGTGCAATGATCACCAAGAGGGCAATCAAACTCCACCACTGCCAACCCCAACCTAAGTTGAGGGTGGCCAGTACTAGACCGTAGGTTAGATATAATGCTACGTTTAATATCTTATCCATTAGGCACGACGCATACAGGTTGTTGAAGCCATAGCCTGCCAGTTGCTGGGAAAGCTCTTGCGCAGGTCAGCTACCTTAAGTACCATGCGTAGGCTTAGCTCTCTGAGCTTGGCCGCGTTCACAGTGATGAAGTTAACGATCTCATCTTTGGTCACCTGTTCAAACTCATAGTCATCTAACATACCTTCATTAACAATCTGCTTGATGCGCAGGATCTTCTCGCGGTCTGTGTCCATCTCTAAGTCGATGTAATGGCAACGACTTTCGAGCGCATCTAAGTGGTCCTTCAATCGTTTGCTTTTCACATGATGGAATTTAATATTAGTGATAAAGATCGCCGCACCTTTGAACTCAAACCTGTCTGGAATGCCTTCACTGCGTAGCATACGGCTGTCAGTGTTCCAAGCAATGTATCGCTTCTTGCTACTATCTAATGCGCCCTTGAGGATGTTAAGGCTAAGGTCTTCCATAAGAATACTGTCGCAGTCATCGAACACTATAACGTTGCCTTCGTCTGCGAATTCGTATAACTTAGCATATAGTCCGAGGCTACTCATCGCACCTTTGACCACTTCGTATTTAGGTTTCTTATTACCTAACGTGTTGAATAGATCGTCCTTGCTGAGTACTGCCTCAACACCAAAGCTCTTACCTACACCTGGGGGACCACTTACGATCATAGCACGTACATCGCCATGCTTGACTGCTTTGGTCATGTCAGTTAAGATACTGAAGCGAGCACTTAGGCGTTCAATGATCTCTTCGTCAGTCTCTAAAGCCACTGATAGTTCTAAGGCCTTAATCGCATCGGTATCAAACTCTAGTACTGATACGCCACCACTCTTATTTGCTTTTGCCATTTGCTTTCCTTGTTTTGTTAGTGTAAGTGTGTATTATAACACCTAGCCTAGGCCTTGTCAACCACTTCTTTTTCAACAGTGGCGCCTGTATACTTCTGGCCTGCCTTGTGAATCAATCCCCAAGGATAGTATGTAATAGTTCCGCCCGAAGCAGAAGTTTTTGTAGTGCCTGGTGTGTTCATGTTATACTCCGAATACCAATTTGCCTAATAAGAACCCTGCAAAAAACAGGGCCACCCAACCTACTAAACGATCTCCCCAGTTAGGCTCCATAGTATTCTGCTCCTTCATCATACTCGTCGGCAGTGTCTTCGTCTTCTTCAAAGAAGCCTTCCAACTCAGTAGCGCAGAAGTCCTCGACAGCCGCTTCGCTCATTGTGGTCATTAAGCTGGTTGCCAACCACATTGGGTCAACGATGCCTTCTACCATTAGATCATAAAGCCTGTTAGTGTATTTGCGTGTTGCCATTTTGTTTCTCCGTTGTGTTAGTGTAAGTGCATTATAGCAGGAGTTAGCCCAAATGTCAACCTATGTTCTTGCTATGATAGCCTGTGAGTAGATGATAGATCCCAGAACCTCTGCGGAGGAGGTCACTCCACCTTGTAGCTCCCAACCATTGGCCAAGGCTGCACGTATTTCCTTTTCAACCTCTGCTAAGGTACCTGTGACAATCTTGTATCGCATATTAACCTTTCTCTGCTAGTTCCTGACACCAGACGCATCGTGTGCAGCCTAGGATGGCCTGTCTGCGAGGTTCCGGAATGGCCTCACCACAGTCCTCACACTCGGTTAGACTTGGTTGTGCCGCTTGCTCTGCTAGTCGACGCTGAACATCAGCTACCGCGTTCATGTTTAGGTGGATGGCGTGAATCTGGCCTAACTCTTCTTCGGCTCTGTTATCCATGAAGTTATCTTCTTGGTGCAATACATCTTTAGTTGTCATTAGATTTGCCTTTGTGTTTGGTCTTGCGGGTGAACTTGGTACGGTCCTTCTCTACCTTTGCTTTGAAAGGAAGATCCTTGTTGAATAGTGCATAGTGTCTGCGTACTGTCATTTTAATCTTTCTGCTCGTTTTCATAGTGTAAGTATTATACTACCTTAAACCTCTGATGTCAACCCCTAAATGAGGTCAAGAGAAAGCCCGCAACATGCAGGCTTTTTCTTAGGTCTAGCTATATGTTAGGTTTAGTAACTTTACATACCATGCCCTTTCTTCAAAATTGATTTAAGTGTTATCTCTTACTAAACTACATTATACTATCTTAAACGAATCCTGTCAATGCTCGTTGGTATCGTTCCTCTTGGTGTCGTGCCCAACTCATCTCTAGGCCATGCTGTATACGCTCCCTATCAAACCATTCAGCTAGGGCAGGAAACTCGATTAACGGTAGTTCTATACCATAGTCATCTTCGAACCAATCTGTTCTGATCTTCCAGGTCTCTGGTACCAAGTTTCGATGCACACCGATGTTGGTTTCGATCATTAATCGTTTCCATTTGCGAACCAATGTGTTTATGGTATTGGTCCAATAGGTATTGGCCCATGTGTTTGGTTGTGTCCTGGACAATGCTTCTCGAGCTTGGTCTAATCGAATGCCCAAGGCATCCAACTCATACTCAGTGGGGAATAGGTTCTTAGGTTCCCAATCGCCTAGATCTAAGGGCAATACCACTGCCTCTGGCTCTTTAGGTTTAAACCAACGCATCTTCTAACTCCTCGGGAATGTCATTTAGGACCTTGCGCTTCTTAGTCTCTGCTATCAAGCAGGCCTGCACTTCTGCATTGCCGTTGGCAAAGCCTATGGCGAATAGGAATGCCAGTGCATCCTCTTTGGTGCTGGGATACTTAAGTTCCACTAGGTCGATGTCCTTGTGTCCGCATTTGATTAGGATCTTTACTCGGTGATAACTGTTGGCATATCGAACTTTGAGTTTACCGTCGAGTCTACTAACGCCTGCGTGTGTGTATGATTTCATAGGTCTTTCCTGTTCTATCAGTGTATAGCTAGTATACTACCATTAGCCCAAAATGTCAATAGACTTCTTTGGTGATATAGAATACTTCCGCGGGATACTTCTCTTTGAACTCATCCGTGCCTGTGAACTTGTTCAGTTCAGTAGCATTGAAGAATACCTTATGCAATGCTGTCTTATGTGTCTTACGATCACTGACCGTTAGATAAACTGATGTGGCGCGTCCTGCCATGTTAGACCTCTTCTATTGAATGTGGAGGAAAGCTGAACTTCAAACTGTTCCTGCCTGTGTTGGCTGCCTCTGCACGTTTGAATGCTTCAAGTGCGCCTTCTTTAGTATCTGCTTCTACGACGATGTGATCAGTCTCAGTGTGGTTAAATTCATCCCATCCCGGCATCTCATATTCGTAGCGTACAATGTATCTTGCCATTTTGTTTCTCCGTTGCGCTAGTGTATGTGTTATTATAGCATACACTAGCCCAAAAGTCAACTAGTATTGCACCACACGCACAATCTGCGTTAAGTAAGCCCAACGCGGCTCACCTTTAGTGTCTGTGTAGTCACAACCTGCACGTCCATTCTTAATGTCTGCTTCTACGTTTTCTAACGTAACAGTTTCTGCAGGCTCACTGCCAAACCCACTGCGTATAACTACCACGCTACCTGCACGTACATCATCAATGTCAACGCCAGTGCCAGCAATGCCACTGCGTCTAATTGCGCTAATTAAATCTAATGTGTTGCTCATTTTGTTTCTCCGTTTTGTTAGTGTAAGTGCATTATAGCGCATTTCTGCGCTATTGTCAACCATTATTTTTCTTGCATTACAATGTTGTTAGTGCGTAATTGTTCTGCAGCCTGCGCAAATGCACGCACAACATCTTCTTCGTTGTTATAATCGCTACTAATAAAGCTAGCGTTACGTTGTGTTAGCGTGTCGTATGTAAAGCCTACAATAAGTCTAAACAGACCCTTGTTTGTTTTTAATACTTTTGCGTGTGCTAGTGTGTTTGTTTGCATTTGTGTTGCTCCGTTTTGTTAGTGTAAGTGCATTATAGCACCCACACTAACATTTGTCAACCTCTTTATGCCTGTACGCAGGTACCTCTGACCATGTGAAGGCTTCTGCGCCCAGTGCGTGTGCTGGCAGTTAACCCATGTGCATTTAACAATGCTTCCGTCCTTCCTGCTACCTTCTCGCCTAGCCCGTGATATACCACCATGCCCACATAGCGTTTACTTTCCCAGGTGCGGTGGTTTGCGCTGTCAGTCCATGCCATGCCTAGCTCTGCGCCCAATTGTTTGGCCGCGGTTCTTACTGCATTACGGAATTCTAATGTGTTTGCTGTTTGCATTTGTTTCTCCATTTGTTTAGTGTAAGTGTATTATAACACAGGTATTACCAAAAGTCAACTATCTTTTGGGCCATATGGCGTCTAGAGTCTCTACCTTCTGGCGATTCATTTCCTGGGTGATCTGTTCGTCCTTACCATATACTCGTTCGCGGTACATGCGTTCGAAGCAACGACCCAGACCTTCTGCACTCTTATTACCCCAGGAGGTTTCGTAGCGACCATCGTCATTGGTCTTTAGATCTAACATCTGGGCTATCTCTAGCCCAAATGCTTCTGCTTCTGCGGATGTAGAAAATTTACTTACGATCATCACTGCTCCTATGCTAGGTTATAACGATAGATGATGCCCTGTGGAGTAACCTTCTTAACAAAGCCCAGCTCTGTCCAGTCCTCTTCCAACCAAGCCAATGTCTTAGGATTCTTAAGCCATCCTCCATCAATCTTAATGCTCACACCCTTCTTACCATATGCTTCATAAATTTTGCCAGTGGTAATCTCGCCTAATGCCACCATCATCGCATCAACTTGACGGCGTAGAGAAAATGGATAGTGACTCTTGTTGTTTAGATTGCGTTGACGAGCGTCTTGTGATGCCCACCATTTGTTTGGTGCTTCTTCAGTGTTGAGTAATAGTGTTTTCATTTTGTTGCTCCGTTGTGTTAGTGTAAGTGCATTATAGCATAGGTATTACCTGTTGTCAACCCCTATCTTATGCCAAGAGAAAGGGCTGTGAACAACATTATGTCCACAGCCCTTATGATAGGGTGGGCTTACCGTAAGCCACTACCTCACAAACCACACCCCACGGAGCAACCTATGCAAAGTCTTTGTTATATTGATTACGCTTTGCCTCACACTTGTCTTTAAACTCTGCCCAAGTGCCTGAAAAAATTACGTTGTCGTTGTTAGTGCCAACAGTGACAACCTCAACCTTGTTCTTGTAAACATGGTACTCATATTCCTGCCAATTGTCCACACCTGGCTTAGGTGGATACAAGTAGAACTGCCCTGGACCATCTTTAAAGTGTGCTACCAACTGCGCGGCCAAACATCCCATACCATTGGCAACCTTTTCTGTCTTAGCACCCAAACCATTTACAATTGCAATTGGGCTAAGGAATTCAGCAAGCTCTAAACCATGTCCTTCCATGTAGCCATCATATTGGCGATATAACTTAATGATTGGCGTGTGCTTCTCTTTGCCATTCTTTTGAGTGTAAGTGTCATAAACCCATGTTAAACTGCGTGTACCCATTTTGCTTCTCCGTGTTGTTAGTGTAAGTGCATTATAGCACCCCCTAGGGGTTTTGTCAACCCCTTTAAGCGGGGTCTTACTCTAGGAGTCTTGTTCTTCTTCCTCGTACTCAGGTTCATCGTACGGTGGGTCAGTGTCAATAACAACCTTACCGAATGTAAGCTCAGCACCATCACTGCCTACTGCAAACTGCTCTTCGAAGTCTACTACGTTGCCACCTTCCATCCATAGGCTGTCCGAAGTATCGTTGATGTCACTAAGTAGGATACACCCAATGCCACCTGCATCCACAGGATACTCACGGCCTTGCTCATCCTCATAGTTACCATCACCGTGGGCGGTACTGAAGTAAGCAAAGCGAACACCATTGGCTAATTTGAATACACCTTGTGCACCGCGCCAGTTGTCTTGTCCCTTAGGAAAGAACAGCTCACACGCTTCTTGCCACTGTGGGTGCATTACATAGCACAAGTCACCGATCCAATACTTTCCTGCTGGCATAGTTCCGTAATTCATTTTGTTTCTCCGTTGTGTTAGTGTAAGTACATTATAACATCGGTATTACCACTTGTCAACCCCTAGATAGCATCAGCCTCTTCAACGTTATACTGCGTGATGTCGTCCTCAAGGATCTCAATAGCCGTCACACGCACTTCGTTATCAGTGGTCATACCGCCGAGGACATTCTTGTAGTCCAAGAGTTCTTGTGCATACTCAAGAGCCTGGTCTCGGTTATCGAACGGTTCGTCGTGTGTGATCTCAGCACGCACTGTGGTGTAGATGACTGTCTTCATTCTGCTGTCTCCATTGACATCTCTTGCAAGCGGTCATACGCATTAACAAAGTCCTCGCAAAGCAGACGCATACGATGCATAGCCTGCTCTTCGCTGTCGCTTAGGCCAATGTCTTCAAAGTCGTAACCGTCTTCTAGAACATTAACGCAATCGCGCAAATCACCTAAGGTGTTTTCGAACCTGCAATAACTCATATTAGCCATTTTGTTTCTCCGTTGTGTTAGTGTAAGTGCATTATAGCAGGTAAAACCTGCTATGTCAACCCCTAATTAGCAAACTCTTCTATGCAATCTAATACTTCTTCTAACTGCATAATAACATCTTCGATGTTGTTGTGGATAGTGTAGCAGACATCCTCGTCTTCAGGAAGTGCATCTTTGTAGACTGCAAATGCTTTCTGTTGCAAGCGGTTTGCAGTGTGAAGTGCTTCGATAGCGGCTTCTAGGTGTTGTTTGGCTAGTGACATAATGTTTCTCCGTTGTGTTAGTGTAAAGCTATTATAGCACCAATGGTAAAACCTGTCAACCGATATAGTGAACTATTAATCCAACTACGCCTGTGAGCAGCATCACACCGTTCACAACGATTAAGCTGGCCTTGCGCCATTCTATAGCTATAGCAAACCATATAGCACCGCCTACGCACAGCAACAGGGGCCCTTGTGGGTAGTATCCTAAGCTGTTAACTGCTGTGCCAACGATTAAGATCGTTGTAGCTATCCATTCTAATATTAAGATTCTCATATGTCTAAAGTACTTCCTAATCCTTTGTGATAGAACAAATGTTGTCCCACCTTGGTTATATACTGCGTACGGTCTGCCCAAGCCGGCGATACATATGATGCATGATACATTAAAGCCTGCTGTAGGGGTCTTACACGTACCTTATCCACCAGCACGCTATGCGCAATCATTTGACTCTCAGCCCACAACACACCCTTGGGCTTGTCCAACTTCTTCTTAAGTGTCCACGAGAACTGTGCCTTTGCGTGGACTACCTTGCACACACTGTTACCCCAATGGCCCGTCTTGAGTCTGTTTAAGGTTACCTGTGCAACTGCGTATTTGCCCTGCACCGGCTCCACCCCAGCTTCGTAGTATACATTCTCTGCTAGACAAGTCAAGTCATTTTTTGTGTAATGGACATTCTCATCTGTCTGCACAAGAAAAGCCTTGATCTCACGGACCTCATTGTGGACCTCAGTGATCTCACGTTGCTGGAACGACAGCAATGCTACCACTGCCGTTCCAGTTGCCGCTATGAGTAAATTACTCTTCGTCAACACTGTCTGCTTCCCACATCTCTTGGTTTTCGGAGATGGCAAAAGTATCGTCTAACTCTTGCGGTAGTTGATCACGAGCGCCTTGTGCATCACCCCAGTCTTGGTAGTAGTCATCATTGCCGTCTTGATAGATGCCAGCGAACTGCATACCACCTTCATAGTAGTAGCCAAGCACATCAAAGCCCGCTTCTTCCAAGAACGCATAAGCGCCTACTGGCGGAGCCCAAGCACTGTCAAAGTGCAGGGTGATGCTGTGGAAGCCGTCAATGGTCTCATTGATCTCGTAGTATTCATCCTCACTGCCAACATCCCACTTGGTTCCCCAATTGCTCACGCACCAGTCATACCAAGTGCTGTAGCCATATTTCTCAAGGTTGGCTTCATATAGGGCCTGTAGTTCAGCATCATCAGTACCTGGAGCACTGGTGATCATCAAAGCCTCGGGCACAGGAGCGAACTCCTGTAGCAATACCCCACGCTTAAAGGCCTCTTCGACACGCTGGATCTGACCAGCATCTTTGTGAGTAAGTGTTACGATATTCTGGCACCAGTTTGGAATTTTGGGTTCCTACCTTTCTTAATTTGTTAGTGTAAGTGCATTATAGCACCTTTCGGTGCTATGGTCAACTAGCATTCGTAAAGTTTAACTCCAGGATCTAACTGCTTCAACTCATTCGCCGCCTGTGTTAGAAACTTAAAATTCCTACGAACAGTGGCCGCATCTAGCTCGCCATCACAGGTCAAGTTCTCTGGTGATAGTTTGCCATCGATGATATCTGCAATGTGTTGTCGGTCTTGGGCAGTGGCCAACGACAGAGGTTTATTCCCCCATATGGCACGCCATTGGTTTTCTGCTTGGATAAAGGACTTTAGTGTTTTCATTACGTTTCTCCGTGTTGTTAGTGTAAGTGCATTATAGCACCTACACTAATCTCTGTCAACCTCTATCTAGGCCATCTCTACCATGTTAGCAGGCACACGCCAAGCACCTTGTGGTGTATCGATAACGATGTTCTTAATAGCGATCTTCTTAACGGTGCCTCGAATGGTTTGACGGCTACGGCTTGAAGTAAACTGGACAGCGTCACCTACACGGAATGTTCTTAGGTTCAATCGAGCGTTACGGCTTCGGACATACTTGATTGACTCTACGATTGAGTTGATATCCGCATCAGTCAATTCTGAAGTTAGGATTAGTTCATTGATTTTGGCTACTGACATAGTCTGCTCCTTAAGTGTTTAAGTGTGTAGTATAACATCGGTATTACCAAATGTCAACCTAAAAAGAATTCAATCTCTTTAATAAGATCTTCCTTCACTGGCTTGTCTTCGTCGCCATGCACATACGCGGCGAACTCCTCTTCATGCCAGCGTTCAAATGTGCTAGTCATTAGCCAATTGAATATCTTTTCTGCTGACTCCTGCTTAACCTTAGCGCGGAACGCTTCCAATGCCTTAGCACTGTCGCCTTCTGTCCAGTAGGTAAGTCCGTCTTGCTCAACTAGCAGGCCTGCTTCGATTGCTAGTTGTTCTGTTGCGGAAAAGGTTGTGCTCATGCCATTACTCCTTGTTTAACCTTGCGCCAATCCCAACGTGCCTGTGTGTATGCACGACGGCTAAGTGTAAAGCCTGGGCAGTTCTTGCAGGCCCAAGCTACGAAGTGAACTTGCTCTACGTTACTCATAAGCCACAAGCCTCGTAGAAGCGTCCATAGTCAAAGCGACTGTTCATTGCCTTAGCAACATCTGCAAAAGCCTTAGCCGCTTGCTTGCGTGCATCCAAGTCTGCGATACCTGCTAGTTCTTTTGCCATTGCAATAAAGTGTTTACGTGACATCTTGTGTTTCTCCGTTTTGTTAGTGTGTAGCTATTATAACACCGGTTTTACCTTTAGTCAACCTCAATTAACTTTAATTCGTAGAACATATCCTGCGCCAAGTCTACGCTGACAAAGTCAATAGCATACTCTTCGCCACTCTCTTCACCTGTACCGTAGAAGCGACCTGTACTGAGATCCTCTCCCAGATCTAATAAGTCCTGGTCAGTATCCCAATAGTCAATGCGGATGCCCTCGCAATTGAATGGAACATACACTGCGGCACGGCCTACGATCTCTTTAACCTTATCTAAGCTCATACCTTCTCCTTTGCAACAATCTTAGGTTCACGTCCACTGCCATCGCTGATGTAGCCTAACACTAAGGTCTCCATAGCCCGCTTAGCCTCTTGCACGGCTTCCCAAGCAAGGTCTTCTGCGGTGCCGTCTTTGAATACTTCCATGGCATCCTCGTACAAGAAGCCACCTACATAAGCATCACCTAGCTCGATGTCCTTGTAGTAGGCCACAGCGCGAAGCATGAACCAATCTAATTCATACGCATCAATCTTGCGACAAAGGTCTTCAACGTCTGTTACAGTGTCATCAAAGCAGTCTCTGGGGCTAATATCTTCCCAGGACTTTTCGATCTTAACAGTAAAGCCATCCATTTCAAGCTGGCCTAGTGTTTCCCAATGGCGCATATCATTCTCCGTTTGTTTAGTTTAAGTGCATTATAGCACAGGTATTACCAAAGGTCAATCCCAAAATTTATTAATAATCTCTTCTGCTTCCCTCATAGCACCATCAAAGTCACCAGCACCTAAGCAGAAGATCTCTCCGCTGTAGTGTAAGCACCAGCAGTTCAAGTGTAGATCAAATTCTACATCGTAACCAGTTTCTAATACATGTACAGCCATAATATTCTCCTTATAAACTTGCGGTATCAATTTCTACGTCCGCTAGGACAATAGTAACATCCCACGGCTTCTTAGCACCTAGTAGGCCTGCTGCGAGTCTTTGTGCGGCAAAGCTAGACTCTGCTTTCACTTCAATCTTCTTGCTCTTGTAGAACGCTATATACATATATGTTCGCATAGTGTACTCCTTGTTGTTAGTGTGTAAACATTATAGCGTAGGTTTTTCCATTTGTCAAGCATTATATTGGTAATATTTTGGTTGACAGGTATTACCAGCGATGCTATACTACGTATACACTAACAACACGGAGAACTAAAATGGGTACACCACTAATTGGAATGACGCTTGCAGATGCCTGCAGTATTGTTAAGGCCTATGCTGATCTACAAGGCTTACCGTTCTTAGAAGGTTTGATGGAAATGGATGCAGGCTATGATGACTTGGACCTTGAGGATCAAAGGGCCTGCAACATGGTATTGAAAGCTGGTCGAGAGATGTTTGCCCCAGTGTAGTATAGTGGGAGTAGGTACGCAGGACACATCCTACTCCCCCGTCCTGCTTGTTTTGGGCTAACATAGGCCACTACCTAACCACTGATCAGAACGTGGTCGCAGGTTAACACAGGCGCGGCATCACTATGTATAGCCTCATAGGGTTTCCTATAGGAGCAATCGATCAGCATCCTCCTAACTCTCTCCCTCTTTATGCCTGACGTTCACGGTTTACTGGTGCTCCGTCAGGGATTCGAACCCTGCCTCCCACGTTATGAGCATGGTACTCTCTACCTAGTGAGTTACCAGAGCAAAAACTTATACATTAATAATACTATATCTATTCAGTTTTGTCAACTGTTAGTGGGCCTACCTTGACTCGAACTAAATACTATTATGAAACTAGAACTTACTCCGCAGCGTATTGCAGCTAACAAAAAGAACTGCCTACTAGGAGGAGCAGCATTTGCCGCTAAAATGTCATCAGCATATAATGCTAATCCCAGCTATTGTAATCAATGCAGCACTATATTACCTCAGAGCAAGAAAAACAATAAATTCTGTAATTCCTCTTGTTCTGCAAAATATAGCAATGCACGCAAGGACTATTCAAAGTTCACACCAGGACCTGTTCCTAAACCTAAAGATCCTACAGCGGGGTCAGCACCCTATAGTACATTATTCCGTTGTGAGTGTAAACATTGCGGAGTAATTAAGCTGTATCGATCTCAAACCAAGTATTGTCCTGAACACAGGGATCTTTATAGCCACGCAGGCCGAGCTAAGTATTGGTTCACATTTAACGTGTTTCATTACCCTGATCTGTTTGATCTAAACTGGGTTAACTCTGTGGGATTTCGAAGCTCTTCTAATCCCAATGGAGTTACTAGGGATCATAAAGTAAGTGTCAATGACGCCATTCGAAACAACTATGATCCCTATTACATAAAGCACGTACTCAACTGTGAGCTAATGCTATTCGCTGAAAATAATAAAAAGAAAACCAAGTCCTCTATCACCTATGCAGAGCTAGTCATACAAGTTAACCTGTATGATCAGTCTCTGACCAACTGAGCTACAGGCCCTAAAACTACAGTGTGAGATCCCAAAGTATCCTTATGGGACGATTTATCTATCCGCTGCGCAGTACTATGTACATCGCCAATCTCACACTTCTTTATTTATAACTCAAATGATGTTATACTACACTATATGACTTATAGTATTACCTAGAATAAGTTAACTTGTTCAACAGTTCCTGCCCACAGACTCCCTCAGCAATGTCCATGAGTGCAGCCACAGTAGGTTGATGAGCATGTACTTGAGTGGGATCATTTCGCCCAGAGATTAATCTAGCAGTCTGAATCTCACGAGCTCGAACACTGGCACCTAGAATCAAATAGAATGATTCATTGGCGAACCGCTCCATGGCAGGAGTATTATCATATACCTGCTGAACTTTTCTCACTATCTTCTTTGGTTTATATACTTTAACTTCACTCATATCATTTCCTTAAGGTTATGCAGCGGGGTCACTACATATATAGTGTTATACTATAAGATACATTATACACTATATACACTAGTAAGTCAATGTATACTGTATATAGTATAGAATATAAGCTATTAAGATATAGTGAGTATAGTATATAGTATAAGAGATCTATATATACTATACAGCGGGGTCACTACATATACAGTAATATAGTATACAGTAATACAGTATACTGTATATACGGTGGGACCTATCGATATATAAGAGGGTATTAGGCAAGGTCAGAACCGCTAGGCCAAGGTCTAAATATGGTCAAGAATGGTGGCCAAATGGTGGATTCATGGGAGGTTTTTCTGTGAGATTATGGTAAAATCACTATAGAAACTGTGGGAAAATTGCTGCAAAATTTTTTGAAGGTGGGTGGGGAGAGAGGCTATGCTAGAATACTTCCCCAATGGTTCACCTATTTTCTCATACCTTGTTCACCTATTTTCTCATACCTTGTTCACCTATTTTCTCATACCCTGTTCTTACTATTCTCACAGTTCTCATGCAGCGGGGTCATACTGTATATAGTATATATAGTAATAAGTTCCCACTATAGCAAAAGCTCTTTAACTAGGTGTATAGTTCTAGCATACTCTCTTATACTGTATATAGTGTGTATACACTGCATGTATTAGATATACTGCATATAAGGTTATATGTATTAGATATAGTGTATATAGTGTATAGTATTGACTTCTAGTAGTATATAGTGTATACTGACTGTATGTATAGATTATGAGTAGCAGAGTATATATAGATACCAGCACTTATACATAGTCTATTAATATTGTCCTCACCCACTCAAGGATCTACTATGTTTGCCATATGGTCAGCTATTATACTATTATTGCTTAATGGTTCTATACTCAGTGCAGTATTTGTTTTAACCATATACATGATCAAGTGCGGTTAATGAACCTATTAGATTTCGTATAGTTTAATTTATTCACTGTATATAAACTCATAGTTTAGTTATACGTATATATTTAAACTCTCAAGATCTTCCTCTAACTCCTAGAGTATCTAGTAAATATCCATTTGGATCCTGCCTATGTTATTATTCTTTAGTTTATACATTATCTTTGGTCTAGCCCTGGCTGCTCTTGCACACTACCTACTGGATCAGGACCTGATCACTGAACAGCATATGGTTCTGCACTTTGGTCTAATTGTTCTAGTCAGTTTGATCTTTAGTCTTCCATTTATAGTCTATGTGTTGGTCAATGCGTTATGGAACTGCTTTAGTGAGTCTAAGCTCTAGCCTCTTGACCCCGTGAGTCATTTAGTCTATACTATAAGTGACTTCACTTAAGGAAAATTCTCATGCGCCCATGTCCCCACTGCACCCGAAGGGTTGATGACTCAGCTAATCGGTGTCCCTACTGCACCAGTTGGATCACTCCCGTACCCAATACTGAGGTCAGGGATCTAATTGGTCTGGTCATAGTCATATGGCTCATATATAAGTTTTGGGGCTAACATGACTTGGCGTAGGGATCTTGATGTACTGCAAAAGAACTTCACCAATTGGATCTTCACCAATTGGATGCTGATACCTCTTGTTAATAAGGCCAGTGGACTAGCTGATGTTAATCAAAGGATGCAGGCCCTGTACCCTGGTCCCTATAGTGTAATAGAAAAATTTGATCCCCGTCGAGGGTTGTTTGTTCTAGACCTAGAGTTTGCTAGCCCTCAAGCTCGTACTTTATGGCTACTCAAGTGGAGTTAATATGAAATACTTTTGGCCCGGACCCGGTGCAGATCCTGTACTCACCCACAGATTTAAAGTTAGCCTAGTCACTGATGAAATGTGGCTGTGGTGCGAACAATATGATAGTGGTCTGAGTGTAGACCGTGACTTTAGACGTTGGAATATTGAGTTTGGCCAGAACCGAGGCCGTGACCATGATGTCATACAGTTTGAATGGGAGCAGGCGGCAATTATGTTTGCTCTAAAGTTTGAGACCCTATAATGTGGGATAAGATTCAGGACTGGTATCTAACCTGGCGCACTGGCCGACCTCGCCAGGTACGTGAGTTTGAAGCATGGGCAGAAGTTACAATAGTCAAGCGTGCTAACACAGCCGAGGCTATGTTTAGGAACTTCAAGTATGTGTTTACAGTTGACTACAACAAGTTCTTTTTTGATGCTGGCATGTTTATGGAGTTAGACCCAGGAACTAAACCATATATGTTTCCACAGCGTGAGTTAGGTGATAACTTAGTCTATGCTCACCTGCGTGGAGAGGAAATGCCAATTGGCCTGTTTCTTATAACTGACTTAGGTGATGAAGATAGACTTTATGTTGCCACAAACAACGGCAAGGATGCTACTATGATAGCACTATTATACGGTTGACTTTTTTGGTAATACCGTGTATACTTAATTTTTGTTAATAGAAAGCTCTATATGAAAAAGATCTCTCGACTAAGTGATTTCCCTTATTCGATTCTTAAAACGAGAAAAGGACCTAACATGGTTCAGATTATGGCAAGGAAACTAACATGCGAGAAATATTTGCACTAACAGTATTGTTTATGGTGTTTATTGGAATTCCATTGATCTTATACTGGCACTACATTACCCTAGCCTCTAAAGCAGAATCCGATATTGAACAGTTTACTCGTCAACTACGTGAAGAAAGAAACAAATGAAAATCTACTTTGAAAAATTAAATTGGGCCCGTGCGATTGCAATCGCATTTACTATTTGGGGCAGTGTATGCAACTATCCAGAACGCGGCCTATGGGGCATTGTTGATGCTGTAGTTCTTGTTTGGCTATTATACGCTTTAGGCTATTGGGCCGCGGAGACCGATCGTGCGTCACAAGATTAACACACCAACTGTGTACACTTTACCTTCGGCGGGCGAAGCACATGCTTTCGTTAAAGGAGTTAACGTTGGATCAAAAAGTAAGGATAAAACTATAGTTGTTTACCCTTGGGGTCGAGAGGAAGTTGAGGTAATAGTATATGCGTCATAGAACTAAAACCTTACGCGAAGGCCGTTGGTACAAACTATTCAAAAGTACTAATCCTAAAACTGGTCGATCCAGCTATACCATACAGGTTGATGTGTATAATTTACGAGCGTGGGATAATGATGTGATACGCAAGCATTTTGACCCAGCAGGCAATCGTGGTAGTAAACACGGCACACGTTGGAAGTACGGTAATAAAGAAACGGCAGAAAAAGTATTGCTAATGGCAATGATAAAATTTGGAGAATAATATGGATTACAAAAGATTTCGATTTTGGTTTATGCTGTCATTCTGTGTAAATTTTCTAATAGGATTCTCCCAACTGATCTTTGGCTACAATCATTACATTGATCACAAATGGTTACTGTTAAGAGTTAGTCTAATTCTTAGTACCTGTAATTTTGTCTGTGCCAAAGTAATGTACACTAGATATAAGCAGGTCATCCAAGATGAAAAGGATGAAGTGTGGAGAATCTTATCAACTAACTATGAACATCAAATGGAGACCTTCTAATGGAAATGTTTTTTGGATTTGCCATGGGCCTGGGAACAGGGGTATGGGCAATGAATTATCTTTGGGAAGAAAAAATCCGAGAGATTATTCGTACAGGCGAGTATACCAGTCTGGTCAACCCTCCAGTTGACAAACCCTAACATCTAGTATATACTATACAATATGAATGTACAAAGATTAAGCGAATTAATTAATAACGCACATATTCTAGCTCGGGTATGCGTGGCCAACCCTCGATTGACCAAAGATGAACAGGATATATGTGAGAGTAATCTACGCACCTTAATTGCAGGGCTGTATGCAGAACTAAACGAATCAGCCCCGAATCATGAACGGCTACCGGACTCTATAAAGAGTGATTACTAATATGCATGAACTATCTCCTTGGATTGCTAGCCTACTTGCTGCCGTGGTAGCAGTGAATATATTTGCTTTGGTATTCCTTATCATATATGGGCTAGCACACCTATGGGAACGTAAATACAAGGAAGAGGATCAATGAGATATAAGAAAATCTACATAGCGGTTATGGCCGCACTTCACGGGCATAAGCGTGATCCACTTGCGTCCTCACACTGGTACTAATATCATGCTAGATCCTATTCGTCAACAAGTATTAACTATTGCTAATAATAACTCGATGATGTATGTTCACGAAACATATCTTGTTCGTTACACCCGTGATATTGTATTAGCCACTATTGCAGATTTAGAGCTCAACGGCTATGACGATGCAGCCAATCAACTCAGAGTTACATGGAAAGGACTCCTAGATGACCCCCAATAAACTTCATGCATTAAAGGGTATTGCTTTTCTTTTGGTAGTAGTAATATCAGTACTGATCCTAGTATGTCACCTAGGAGTAACACCTAGACTGTCAGATGATCAGCGGGCTAAGAATGCCGCAGAAGATCTGGGCTGTGAGTACCTGGGTCGCACCCATGATGTACCTCGTGTGGGCTTTATGGACTGCGGTGACGGTGACATTCAAATGATGAGGGTATACTAATGAAACCTGTAATTAAACAAATGTGGCAGGATGCATTTGATTATGCATTTGATGTCAGTGAACGAGGTCCTAACCTCAGCATGGCCCATATGAATGAAGTGGCATTAGAAAAGTTTGCTGAACTGGTTGTTCGAGATTGTGCTGATCATATACTCAACTGTACTGATAGATATCGTAAAGAGTATTTTGCACACTTAATTTTAGACCAATATGGGATTAAAGAATAATGGAATGTGTATATAGTTTAGGGCCTTTTTGTTGGCATACTGCTCTCAAGTTTTATATTTGGTTGGCTGGTATTATAATGATTTGGACCATGGTGGGTGTTAACTGGTATGTGAGTTACAAAAATAATCAACGCATTAAAGAACTACGTGCTCGTATTAGAGCTCGTGAAGGAAAGGATAGCATATGAATCGTAGCGCATGGTGGTTGTATTGGGTATCGATGATTTATCTAACAGTGGGTATGTTTGATATATTCATCTACAGGTTTTGTCGTACAGGGTATATCCAAGCAGTATGGGTAGTGGTATTAAGTTTGCCATTATGGATTAGACCATTGGCACGCAAGTTAAACATGAAATGTGTCTGGGAGGCATGATGAGTCATTTTAGAGATTGGTATCAAGAAAACGATGTAGAGATTACTTGGGCCTTAATTGGTTCTTTAACTGCATTTGGTATTACAGAACTAGGTCAAGGTGATTACCTGTGGGCTACTTTTGATTTTGCCTTTGCCTGTATTAATTTTATGTTTAGAAAGGCATAATATGGCTTATGTTGACGTTGAAGTAGAAGTAGAGTTAGATATGTTCAGTGATAAGGAACTTATCGAAGAATGTAAATTACGTGGAATGTCTGTTGATGGGGGTGTAGAACATTACTCTGCTCATGATGTCATCCGTGACATCTATAATGCCAAGGCCCGTGGACAAGACTACGAGCCTTTGTTACGTGATCTATTCTATCGCACACTTGGACGGGTATGCTAACTGATATAGAAATTAATCAAGGGTACAAGCCCTTAAAGCTCTCAAAGCTGGCCTCTGGGCTAGGCATTGGGGGTAGCGTACAAGAGTGGGGGCCAAATAAGGCCAAGATAGCATTTGATGAAGTTAAGAGCCTTACCCAGGGTAAATTGATCTTAGTCACAGCCATCACCCCCACCCCCGCAGGTGAGGGTAAGACCACAACCACCATAGGCCTAGCTGATGGGCTACGCAAATTAAACTACTCAAGCATAGTATGCCTACGTGAGCCAGCCCTGGGCCCGGTGTTTGGTATGAAGGGTGGGGCTACCGGGGGTGGTCATGCCCAGGTCTACCCTATGGAGGATATCAACTTACACTTTACAGGTGACTTCCACGCAGTTGCCTGCGCACACAACTTACTCAGCAGTATGATTGATAATCACTTACATTGGGGCAATGCGCTACGGTTAGACACTAGCAAGATCACATGGCGCAGAGTCAGCGAAATGAATGACCGTAGCTTACGCAGTACAGTAGTAGGGTTAGGAGCTCATAACAGCATCACCCGTGAAGAGGGCTTTGATATAGTAGTAGCCTCTGAGGTAATGGCTATATTGTGTCTAGCTGAAGATTTCAAAGACCTAAAGAAACGTCTGGGTAAGATCACAGTTGGGTATACCTTAGATGGTAAGCCCGTTACAGCTAAACAGTTAAAGGCGCATGGGGCTATGGCAGCCTTACTTAAAGATGCTGTCAACCCTAACCTAGTACAGACTTTAGAAGGTACCCCAGCACTAGTTCATGGCGGCCCATTTGCTAACATAGCACACGGATGTAATAGTGTTATTGCTACCAAGTTAGGTTTGAAACTTGCTGACTATGTGGTAACAGAAGCAGGCTTTGGTGCTGACCTAGGTGCTGAGAAGTTTATTAATATTAAGTGTCGTAAGAGTGGATTACGGCCAGATGCAGTAGTCCTTGTGGCCACTGTTAGAGCAATTAAGTACTGGGGTAATTATGATAATTTGGACAAACATATGGCTAACATCAAAGGTTGGTATAACTTACCTTGTATCGTGGCTATTAATCGTTTTGCAGACGATTCTGATGAAGATATTGCTGAACTAATAGAACATTGTCGAGAAAGAGATGTTGAAGCAGTAGAGTGTACACATTTTGCAGATGGCGGGGTAGGTGCTCAAGAACTAGCACACGAAGTTGTCTTGGCCATTGACCAATCAAGCAAGCAGATGGAATTGACCTATGCTGATGAAGATACATTATGGACTAAGATAAATCATATTGCCAAGAGAATATACGGTGCCGAAGGTGTTCATATGGATGCTAAAGTATCAGCACAGTTAGATCTACTACAGAAACATTATGGAAAGTATCCAATCTGTATTGCCAAAACACAGAGCAGTTTCAGTGATGATCCTACAGATAAGAACTCAGCAACAGACATACACACACTAACTGTGCGTGAGCTACGCCTGTGTACCGGAGCAGAGTTTATTGTGGCAGTATGCGGTAACATCATGACCATGCCAGGACTACCAGAACGGCCAAACGCTGAACGTATTGGTATTGACCGACAAGGGCGTATTGAGGGATTAGACTAATGGCAGTTGTTTGGGAAAATAGAGAAAAGAGTAGATTCTTAGTATCAGGACCTTTCGATGAAAGTATGCCTAATCTATATGTTATTATTGCTGATTTTGGTTGGTATATCGAGCATACTGACGAAATAGAATATTGGATGGATCAGCATTTGCCTCAAGGAAGACATCATCGAGAGGGGATGGTTATATCGTTTGATAATCCCAAAGACTGTTCGCATTTCTTATTAAGGTGGATGGTTTGAGTCATTCTGCCTATAGAGAAATTACAAAACCTTATTGGGATCATCATGACGATGTATATGCCGATGAAGTAGAAAATGGTTGGGAGCCAAAGTTTACATCTTGGTATCAACACACTATTGTAAACGACATTGCCCGTGGTGGATTTGATTGGCATTTTGATACCTACGAACAGATTGCCAAATGGATTCCTGAGAACGTGGAAGATTGGGCTAACAATGCACAATGGCTCAAGGTCAGTGATTGCATCTATGTTAGATTTAAGCGTGAAAAAGATTATGTTTGGTTTATGTTGAAGTGGGGCTAATATGCCAAGAAACGGCGAATACGAATTGTTTACCTATAAAGGTACAATTGTCTGCATGGATGACCCGGATATCCCGAGAATAGAATTCTCTGAAGAAATTGCCGAGTGGATACGTGAGCAAGACCATTTAATGTGGCGTTCATTATCACCGCCCAATCAAGATATATTCTACCTAAAACCTAAACTATATATGATGTGGAAGTTAAAGTGGGTATGAATGGTTTCCAACAATCAGTACAATCAATAAAGGAAAATTTTGCTTGGTCTACAATCTGTAGCAGCCGAGACTTTAGACATCAAGCTCAATGGGTTATTGATAATCTAGGCCCGCAAGGTATTAGATGGGAATATTCTCAAACAAAATACTACTTAAAAACAGAACAAGACAAATTATTATTTCTATTGAGGTGGAGTTAATGCTAATACCTGTTGAAACTGTACATAAGGCTGTTAGGGATCTCGAATCTCACGGGGATATAACCCAAACTATGTTTGAAGATCGTTATCGCTGTAGTCTTTGTCCCAGCGATAGTCTAGAGCATTATGATGTTATTTTTGATACACCTCAAGCTGCTATTATGTTTATAATGAAATGGTCATGAGATGAAAACAATTTGGTTAAAGAGTCCTATTGCAGAACTATGGTGGAAGTTCTGGCCTGGGAAGATCATTGACCTACCGATGCCAGATGGCTTTATGTCTGAAATTGTATGGGGTGTTGTAACAGTAGGAACAAATATGTCTGAGCAGTATTACAATATGCTGGTCTGGATGGAAGAACATGTAGGAGTAAAAGGACGTGATTGGAATTGGCAAATTCATACAACTACTGAATTATTACACTATAAATCTGAAACTAGATTAGCTATTAAACTTCGACGTGGTAAAGAAAAACAAGCAAGTATAATAGCATTAAAATTCTCATGATATTAAATCGTACACAATTTGCCATACACTTTAACAATCTGCAACCTGGACTAGGTAATCGCAGTAGTGCCTTATGGAGTCCCGAAGAATATCTTAGAGTAAACAAATCTGTGGCATTTGTTTGTGTTAAACCTATTAACGTATCGGCGATAGGAAAAATAGTATATTGGAACTGGTGCAAGAAACACTTACAAGGAAAAGTAGCCTGCTACAGCAGCGATGATATTAACGAAGAAGAATGGTGGGGATTTACTAATCCCGATGATATTGTATTTTGGATGCTAAGATGGGCGAACTAATAAACTCAAATACATTCGCTGATAATACAGAGAACTCTAAAGACAGAGAAGATTGGTTACTTAGACGTAACAGATACTGGATGAGATTGCGTGCAGTCCATCGTGAGTTTAATGCTCTTAAAGGTGGGAATTACTCAGCAGGTGACGAACTTTTTGTCAAATACCTGCAAGATACCTACGGAGTTCAAATGCATGTTGAAAACACCCATATTACTGCCCTCTACAATGTAGTAGACAAATCAAAATATCTGTTATTCTTAATGAAATTTGATGTATGAGTTTTGGCGGCTTTTCGTTACCGTTTATAGGCACTAAAGAGGAATATCAAGAGCTAATGGCCAAACAAGAAATAGCAAAACGTACACTCAATCTGTATAAGAATCTATTATGGCGGTATCGTCTTAGGACTGAGATCTCTATCAAGTGGCCCATTGGGTGGACACCACAGGATCATTTGGGCAATAGTGCTGAAAGCTCAGACCCTAATGTTTGGTACCGTGATTGGTTTGAACAGCATGCTGGTCGTCAAGGATGGGCATGGGATTGGCGTATTGGTCAAACGCATACTTACGAACTTGATCCATTAGTTGAGGTGCATGATACATTACGCATTAAGTTTCGTGACCCAAAAATAGCAACCTTGTTTATATTAACTTGGGTAAGATAAATGGCAAAAAGTAGTTTTGAAGAGAGTCTTGAGGATATGATAATTCAGGAATGGTCTGAAAGTTGGGATCATGCCGTCTTAGATGAGCTATGGGGAAATACACCTAAGACCTACAGCATAAAAAAATCTTGGCGTGATCGCAGAGGCAGACAGATGCATCGCATTTCGGTCAGCGGTCGTGTGCTGGAATGGTTAGAAACTACACAGTCACAATACGGTAAATCAAATCCAGAATGGTGGAAGTTCCAAAATGAGATCAACATCACAGATAAGATGTTAAGTATGTTGATACTAAGATGGGGTAAGGAATGATGTATAAAGTAACAAAATTAGATGGTAGATTTGCTGGATCAGATCGATACAAGTATTACATCAGCCCTAAGGGAAGAACTCCGTTTAATATAGTTAAACCTTTGTTCAACGATTGGCGCACATGGTGTTGGGCCACATGGGGACCAGCTAGCGAACGTGATTGGTATGCAAATGTTGACTGGGCATGGGATACTGAACACAATCATCTACGCATCTATCTGCGCAGTGATAAACAATTATCTATGTTCCACCTCAAGTGGGGTTAAATAGTCGTATGAGCAACTACAACAAAGTACAGAATCAGATCAAACTGTTAGAAATCAAATTGAATAAATTTAGATTATACGAGCAAGAGATAAGATCAACAGATCAATGGAATACGAGACGTATTGATGATTGTGTTAAATCTCAGGAGAAATTAGTTGAGATGATCAAGTACTGGCGTGGTAAATTGCCTAGCTAGCAGCAAATATTACCTGTGCCGCGCCACTACCTGCTGGCGCATCTAAGATAGTCCAATCCATGCCCAAGACTGGTGTTTGGTGTATATGGCTACGTGGTATCCAATACTTATCTACATCAATCTTAAGTTGATCAACGATATTGCTAAACACACTGTCCAAACAGATAACTGCCTGAGCGCCTTCGATTACCTTAAGCCAATCAAACACACAATCAGTAATACCTTCTGTGATATTAATCACTTGCCAGTCAGCGGGAACATTACTTAGATCTGGTTCACATTTAAACGAACTACCTTCTGTATGAGTTACAATGTAGTTTTTGTTCTTAACTACTCGATCATATAGAGCTGTTTCACGTGCAGGATTGCGGGTAATACATTCATCTAATTTCCATTTGTTTAGGAATGGAACACCTGCTTTGGTATATTTGAATTCATCAAAGTGTTGTATTTGAAAATAAGGAACTTGAGCAAGTTCCGGAACTGCATTAAGACTTTGGTACAAGCAAATAGTTTCTGTTACGCCCAATGCTTTGAGTCGTTTCATTGGTTCAGAATAAAAGAAATCACCTCGACTATCGACTGGGATTGGAATCCAGTTGACCCAGGGCGCCACATCGCGCACACTGGACCAAAAGGGTTCACAAATTGGCCAATAAATTTCATTTCCTTGATCTGCATAGTATTTGGCAATAGGAAGACCTATAACTAAATCCCCCAGCCCTCTCGATTGTAGTATTCCTAATTTACTCATTAATAATTGTCCATCCATACTGATAAAACATTAGCCTGTCCGTATATAGCATAGGCTTGTTGTGTTGCTTCGTAATTGTTACGGGCTGAAACTACAGTCTCACCCCAACCACCATTTGGAAAACGATAACGTACCTTAAAGCTAAACATAATATGCCCTTTCTAAGTTAACAGCATAAACATATTATAGTATCTATTACCGGTTTTGTCAACCTTAAAAGTAGTGTAATCCCGGGTGTTCTTTGAAGTAACATTCATTTCTAGTTATCTCTAAATCTCTACGTGCTTCACACCAAATTTCCTGATGTCCTAGTCCAATTGCCACGCTGAGCGCCACGCTTTGATTGCCTATAAATGCATCAGCACCTGCGATGTATTCAGCTACTTCAAGTAGAGAGCCTGTAGGTTGATAAGGAATTTCCCAACCTGTTGCAGATTTAAATGCTTCGTACTCTTCTGGCAAGCCCAAAAAGAATGCTCGATCTTCAAAACCCTGTAAGGCCCAATCATTCCAAATAGGACTTAACTGAGGTGGTAACCATCGTGCAGTACGATTGATAGCAATGTTACGTCCTTCAACAGTCTTAATATCTGGTACTGTGAGCCAAGCATTATTTCGTAGTTCTGTTAACACTTCCGGATCTACAATACCAAACGCAGCCCCATATACATCTACATAATTGCCCGGATGACGAATAAACAGTGGACGAAACTTATCTAGGTTATGTGTGATTTCGTCTACTGAAGGATTTAATTTAGCAAACTTTGTGATATAAGGTTGTGCTTCTAACAGACCTTTGATGAATTCGTAGTCCGTGTCGTTCATACGCCCTGCATGGAATGAGGGACTTTCTACACCATAATAATGTCGACTAAGAAAGTCAATTTGGTCCATGTGTAGATAAAACGCACCACCACCAAAATGTTGTACTATGGGCAAACTGTAGATTAAGTCACCTGTTGTACCGCTATGGACGAAAGAGTTTGAAGTAATAATCATAATATTCCTTAATATATAAATATGTGTAGTTCGCGGGATTGGCGTCCCCAACTACTCTAACAGTTTACAAGGAACTATCAGCAATGACTATTTACTACCTATATATCAAGACCCACAAAATAACTGGACTTAAATATCTCGGGCAAACATCTGCATCTGATCCGCATAAGTATCCTGGCTCAGGAGTTGATTGGAAAAATCATCTTAAAGAACACGGATATAACTATACTACTGAAATTCTAAGAGAATGTCAATCAAAAGACGAACGTAGAGAATGGGGATTATATTATAGTAATTTATGGAATGTAGTAGAAAGTGAAGAATGGGCTAATCGTATTCCAGAAACTGGCGGCGGTGGCAATATCACCCCAGAAGGTTGTGCAAAAGCAGTTAATACTAGAAAACAAAAAGGAAGTTATAAACGAAATGAATCTGCTATTGCAAAAGGATTAGAAACAAGATTACTAAAATACGGAACAACAAATACCTCAACTCCTGCTGGTATAGTCAAAGGACTTGAAACTAAAAAACGAAATGGAACATCTGGTAATAATTTAACTCCTGAACGTATTGCTAAATGTTTAGAGACTAAGAAGAAAAATGGTACAATGAATAGCAATACCCCTGAGTCAATTGCTAAAGGACTTAATACTAAAACAATTAACAGAAATACACCAAATTCACCCACGGTAATATCTAAGGCACTTGAAACTCGCCGTCGAAATGGCACCATGAATACATCAACTCCTGAATCGATTGCAAAACGAACAGAAACTCGCAAAAAACGCATACAAGAAGGTACAGACGGAGTAATAATGAAGGTAGTTTGTCCACATTGTAATAAAGAAGGCGGGCAATCGATTATGGCACTTTGATAATTGCAAAAATCGCAATACTTGACAGATCTTGAGCAAGGTGTTATTATATATAAAGTTATCTCAGGGAGGTAAATGGGATAACTAAACTTGCGTCACCAAAATATCGGTGGTGCTAAACAAAGGGAGGTGCAAAGTATGAGAGTATTTTTCTCAAAGATAGCGGCCTTGGTCGTAGCTCTAACAATATGTATGACAGCTAGAGCGAATGAAGTAACCGACGTGCAGTTAACACGTCAGCTAACATGTTTAGCACAAAACATTTACCATGAAGCAGGCAGTGAAAGTATTCAAGGTAAAGTGGCTGTAGCACAAGTGACAATTAACCGTGCCAACAGTGGTAGATTTCCTAGTACCATATGTGGTGTAGTAAATCAAAAGACAGTCGTAGCAGATAAAACAATCTGCCAGTTCGATTGGGCCTGTGACCCTATTGCTCTAAACCGCAGAATATATAATGCGGCCTATCAAGAGAGTTACAGGGTAGCAGAGTTAGTTCTACTAGGTGGTAAGAGAGTAGAAGAGCTAGGCGAAAAGACCATGTATTTTCATAATACACAATCTAATCCACACTGGCCATTGCAACGTATTGCCCGCATAGGCAACCACGTATTCTATACCAGTGATACAGAAACAAGAAAGGTAGCATATAATAAATAAGACTATGAGAGCTAGAGAATTTATTATTGAAAACAAGCGAGGTACACCAGAGGTTTTCCTAGATATGGATGGTGTCCTTGCTGACTTTTTTGCAGAGTATGCTAACCTAGCAGGAGTGAAAAGCGGTAGCTATCGTGACATTCCTCCAGCTAAAGCAGATCCAACGCTACAAAAAATGGTGGGCACTGATTTCTTTGCCCGCCTTCCTAAATTTCCAAGTACTGACAGTCTAGTCAGTATGACAGTAAAGATGTTTGGACACTATCATATTTGCAGTAGCCCATTACGTGGCGACTTTGAAGGTAGTGAAAAATACAAAAAGATTTGGATCAAACAACATTTGAATCCACAACCAGTAGACATCCTTATTACACCAAACAAAGCCAAATATGCAGTACAAGCAGATGGTACTCCAAACATCTTAATTGATGACCGTGGTAGTAACATCAGTGCTTGGGAAGCCGCAGGCGGAGTTGGTATTAAATATCAAGCAGATGAAGATGGTCTTGATGTAGTATTAGCAGGCTTCAAGCGTGCAGTAGATATCGTCAAAGGTCGTATGAAACACGAGCCACAGCAACTGACCAGCAAAGATAGATCAAGTGGCAAACTAATTGCCAAGAGTGGCGATGAAGAAGAACATCCAAGTTCGCCAGCAGATCTAAAGAATAAAGAAGTAGCATAAGGTAAATACTTGTATGAGAGCAAATGAATTAATATCAGAAATGGGTTGGGGCGCAGACAGCCAAAAAGCAGGCACTGAACAAAATGCCCGTGATTGGGAACATGTTATGGCCAAACATACTAACAGTAGCCCAGAGGTCAAAACAATCTTAAAGATGCTACGCCAAGGCAATTGGAAAGCAGCCTACGCTGAGAAAGAAGCCCTAGGTAACGGTGGCAAGAGTGTTGACTTTTGGCTAGCACATGCCAAGAAACAAGGCTATACAGAATCACTTGAAAAACGTCTTGCAGAAGAAATCGATCAAGACGAGTATACCAACGAAGCAGACATGGTGCAGAGTAATTTACACACTATTATCCGTATGGCAGAAGAATTAAGCAAGATCCTAGAAGTTAACGAAGATATGGCAGAATGGGCTCAAGAAAAGATTGCCGTGGTTAAATCTATGATTGTTACTGTTGGAGATTATATCATCAGCCAACATGAACAGGGTAATGTACAACATACAGACGAAGAATTTGAACTAGATGAAAAGACATCACCTAAACTATGCCGCAGTGGTAAACGTCTAGGACGTAGCGACTATTCAAGTTGCGTATCACAAGGGTTAAGAGCCCACACATCAAAAGGTAAAGGCCATACAGATGGACATGGCAACTATCTAAAAGGTAAGAAAGCCAAAAGTACTAGATACGGTGGCGATGTACCTGACTACAGCTAACACAAATAATCAAGCCCATTTAGGGCTTGACTTATATCTGCATCTATGCTACTATTATGTTATAAATATCTTTAGTAAACCTTTTCAAGGAGTAAGATAATGAAAAAACTATTAGTAGCTCTAGTATTAACAATGTTCGCAACATCAGCAATGGCACATGGATACGGTCGCGGAGGATATTATGGCGGGTACCACGGTGGATACGGTGGCGGTTATGGTTGGGTCGCACCATTAGCAATCGGCGGGTTGATTGGATATGAATTATCACAACCACGAACAGTCGTAGTTACACCTCCTCCTGTGGTATATCAACAACAACCTATTATCGTACAACAAGCCCCTAGTGTGTTGCCTCCAGCACCGTACGGTTATCACTACGAAAATATGTTAGATGCTAATTGTAACTGCTATAAAACTGTGTTAGTAGTCAATCAATAATGGTACCTACAATAACAGTAACTGAATCAGCAGTTAATAAAGTAAGCAAACTATTAGCCGACGAAGGTAATCCCAATCTTAAACTACGCATCTTTGTCGAAGGTGGCGGATGCACAGGATTCCAATATGGATTTACCTTTGAAGAAAATCAAAACGATGATGACTTTGTTATCACTCAAAATGAAGTTACATTCTTAGTTGATACTATGAGCTATCAGTATATGGTTGGTTCGGAAATAGATTATACAGAAAGTCTAATGGGTAGCCAATTCCAAATACGTAATCCTAATAGTATCGGAACTTGCGGTTGCGGAAGTAGTTTCGCAGTATAATGCTATATCAAGCACTGAAACCATATTCTATCCTATTGCAACATGACGAAACTCGCGACCTAGATGCGGGCCTCGGAATGATGTTGCTTCCCGAAGACAATTCTAAAGTATTTCTACATTGGATGAATGGAGATAAACTCCGTGCCAGCTACACAATGAGCAAGGCCACTAAGGTCTATGAAACTGTACGTTTAATCAACGCATCGAAACGTGTAATTGAGATTAAAATATTTGATCTTGGTTGACACGTTTGAGTTTACAGTTTTCAAAATGCCAGCGTTTCATATTACATCTGCTACCCGTTTTGTTACAGTAAGGACAAGTAACCTTTATCTGGGAAGGATGAGTTCCGTTCTCCAATTGCTTACGTACAACATCGCCGCCTAATAGATTATGCGTCCCATTTGCTACTCTTTTCAAATTATTTTGTAGCTTATAGTCGCCATTAAGAAATAGATGAGTCCCGTCTGCAATTCTTTTTTGATTAGTTTTAGATTGCAGTTCTCCGCCAAGGAACGGATGTGTTCCGTTTTCTATTCTTTTCTGATTTGACTTACGTGCTACTTCGCCACCTACCCAGGGATGGGTTCCAGATTCTACCCGTCTAAGATTTTCTCTTGTCGCTGATATTGAGTCTACTCCGTCTCCGGTTTCGGGTTTAAGATTAGCCCACAGTTTCTTTCCTAACTCATCTCTTGCCTCAACAATATCCCATAGATTGCTATAGTAGGTACCTAAGCGTTTTATTTCTTTCTTTGAGTCACATTCGTGTAGTATATCGGTGGTGTAATCATTGCCGTGTACCTTGAGATGATCTAACCAATATGATCCGCTCCCTTTATATCTGTGAGGATCCTTTGATTTTGTTTGTCCGAGATATTTCAATCCGGTTTTATTATGTGTCTTTATGTATAGATAAATAGGCAAGCTGATTGCTCCTTTATAGCATTAGAGTAGTTGGATATCCCCATATCGCGAACTACATTTATTTATCTCTTGACAGCACAGCCATCTTAGTGTATAATAAGTTATTGATCAATTAGAAAAAGGAAAGATTATGGCTGACCCGTGTGATAGTATTATTCGCATATTAAGAGATCACAATTCTCGACTTGATAAAGAATCTATTATCGAAGTGCAAGCACTAGAAAAAAATTCTGAATTTTTTGAAGGTTGCAAACTTGCCTATGACAAGATGATTACATTCGGAGTTAAGAAAATCCCAAGTCATAGTGGGCCAGATGGACAGGGACTGCCGTGGGCGGCTTTCTTAGAATTAACGCATTTACTTTATACTCGTCAACTTACAGGTAATGACGCAATTTCTGCAATTGAACTAGCCTTGTCGGCCTCAACAGGATCTCAATGGAATGATTGGTATAAATTGATCTTGCAGAAAGATCTAAGATGTGGCATCAGCGAAGTTACTATAAACAAAATAGCCAATAAAATTAATAAAGATTATACCATTAATACATTTTCTTGTATGCTAGCACACGATGGCGCTAATCACGAGAAGAAGATTGCAGGTAAGAAATTACTTGAGCCTAAACTAGATGGCGTTCGTGTTCTAACTATTGTTAATATGGATAATCGTACTGTTACCCAATACACTCGCAATGGTAAGTTACTAGAAAACTTTAGCCATATTACTCAAGCACTTGAAGCTAACATTGATGACTTTGAACGCAGTTTTGTTCTAGATGGTGAAATGATTAGTACCAGCTTCCAAGCACTTATGAAACAGGTACATCGCAAAGATGATGTTAAGGCAGATGATGCTGTGTTAATGCTATTTGATATTATTCCTCTAAGTGAATTCCAAGCAGGCAAAAGCACACTTGGTCAGCGCCGCCGTTCAGCAATGTTAAAAGGATTTAATCCTACGTTTGCCAAATGTGGCAACATTGGTGTTGTGCCACAAGAAGAAGTAGACCTAGATGGCTATGTGGGAGAACTGCAATTCTTAGAATACAACAAAAACGCTATCGATGCCGGATATGAAGGCATTATGATTAAAGATGTAGATGCTAAGTATGAGTGCAAACGCAGTGTTAGTTGGTTGAAACAAAAACCGTTCATTGAAGTATCATTAACTGTAACCGCAGTTGAAGAAGGTACTGGCAAGAACGAAGGTAAACTTGGTGCATTGGTTTGTGAGGGTGTAGATGATGGGAAACGTATTGTGGTCAATGTTGGCAGTGGGTTTACTGATATTGATCGCGAAGAGTATTGGGCCGGCAAGGAGGCTATGGTTGGGCAAGTTGTGGAAGTCCGAGCAGATGCAGCGACTCGGAGCCAGGATAGTGAGGATATTTACTCTCTACGGTTTCCGCGCTTCTTGCGATTCCGAGGATTTGCAGCAGGTGAAAAAATCTAAGATGGATAAAGATGCTGTTAAAGATGTTACCTTTGGCGGGCTAGTAGAGATAGTTAAATCTAAAAGATACTATCGCTACAGTTCAGTAGGTCCAGAGTATAGCTATCTAACCGAAGATGGTGAGAAGATGATAGTTGAATACATCAATCTAATGGCATACAAAATACACCAAGCCGAAGAAGAAGAGCTCAACAAGCGAGCAAAGGAACTAACTATGAAAGCATTAAAGGGAGAGTCAGTTTAGTGGCCAAAGAGGATTTAATCGAACTCGAGGGAGTTATAGAAGAGTTACTACCTAACGCTACGTTCAAGGTTAGGATCAATGAAAAGCACACAGTATTAGCCACCATCTCTGGTAAGATGCGTCAGTTTAAAATACGTATTCTTGCTGGAGATCGAGTCCGAGTTGAAGTCTCAACATACGATTTATCACGCGGTAGAGTTACCTACAGAGAAAAATAAACAGGAGCCTTAGCTCCTGTTATGTTATACCTCAAGGCCTAAATACATTGGCCAACTTGGGTGCCGATGATCAAACGGTAATTTCTTACGTTGTTCTACTAATTGGTAGTAGTTTGGTTTGAACGGCACTTTCTTAGGGTTGATTCGATAATCATTACCTTTATCACTGTTACAATCACCACAGGCACAGGTACAGTTTTCAAACGTACTCTTACCACCTAGGCTTGTAGGCAGCACGTGATCTAATGTAGCAGTTTTTTGAGTAACATTGATACCGCAGTATTGACAAATAAATCCATCACGTAAGAATACGTTGGCTTTACTAAAGCGAACGATGTTCTTCTTTTTCATATATTCTTTCATCATAATAACCGCAGGTACTCGGGTACTCCAGTTTGCACTGTGTACAATCCAATCCTCGTGCCATTCCATTACATGAGCTTTATCCAAGACCATATAACGAACAGCTTCCTGCCATGTGATAACACTCAATGGCAGCATTGAAATTGGTGTGCCGTCTGTGTTTAATACTAATGTTGATTGCATAATATATGTATTTATTTGTTTATAACGCTACTAGTATAACATAGAGTTGGGATTAGAACAAGTTAAATTTTGATATCACTATTGACAGATGTATTCCACATGCGTCTACGTTCTACACCTTTAGACTGTGCAAACTGTTTAGGATTGCAGTTAGAGCATACATGATAGTAGTCATTGCTGACCCTGCGAGGATCTATCTCTCCTCTAGTTCTTTCAAACCTAGCATTACAATTATCGCAGGTAAAGATCAGCATAGTTAAGGTGCGAGTATAATTGTGTACTACACCTTGTTTACTGGTGCGTTGGTATTGTTTAACAATCTTCCTAGAGTCGATATACATAGAATTATTTACATTCGGATTATAAAATATACCGCTAAATATGTACAAGAACACCATAGTAGGAATTATACAATGTCAATACAATACATCAACACAGGTACCGCGGCCAACAAAGGTAACGGTGACACCCTTAGATTAGCATTCACTAAGATCAATCAAAACTTTGCGGAGATTGCCGGTAGCAATAATGTTAAAGGATCAGTTGGTGAAGTTATATCTAATCCATCACTACAACGCGGTATTTCAGTAACATACAATACTGTAACACAATATGCCAGCTTCCTAGTTAACATAGCCAATACCAGCACCTTAGGCGGAGTTAAAGTTGGTAATGGTATTAGTGTAGATGGCACTGGAGTAATTAGTGCGTTCGATGGCAACTACAATAACCTAGCAAATATTCCGCAGGCCTTGGGCACTACTGATAGCCCAACATTTAATAATGTACACATCACTGGCAATGTTGACATTGCTGGACAAACTACTATTGTTAATTCAACTGTGGTAACCACAGACGACCTAACATTAACTCTAGCCCACAATTCAGCAAATGCTGCGGCCAGCAATGGCGCCGGTATTATTGTTAACGGTCCTGTAACTCCTGCTAGTATTACCTATAACAGCGACAATGATTCTTGGGTGGCTAATAAACCATTTATCGCAACCAACATATCCATCGGTGGAAACAATGTTGTTACTGCAAACCAATTAGGCGATATCACATTCTCAACTAATGTAATTGGTACCAGTAACGCAGGTGAAGATCTAGTACTTACTCCTAATAGTACTGGTACATTGGTCTTAAACAAAATCAGTACATTGAAGGCCTCTGGTACTATCTATCAAGGTACTGCCTACGATAATATAGAATATACCGATACTTCAATTCGTGTTGATGCCGACACCAACAGTTACGCACAAATGATTATGAAGAATCACAATGCTGGCGATAATGCCAGTACTGATTTGGTCATACTAAATGACAGTGGTAATGACTTTACTAATCTAATCGACCTTGGTATTAACAGCTCAGGATATAATCAAAGTGCCTACAGTGTAACACAACCAGGTGACGGATACTTGTTCACAGATGGTGGCAATTTGGTATTAGGTACCCAGAGCCCAGGTAAAGCGATTATATTCCATGCAGGCGGAACCACTACAGATGATGCAGGCGGTTCACTAACACAGTACGCTTGGACATTTAACAGACGAGTAACAACCATAGTCAACCAACCTGCTCGCTTAGATTTCTTAGTACAAAACACCAGTAATAATGTAGAAGCAAGCTCTTATTATCAAGCACAAAACGATTTAAACGATTACATACGAATGGGTGTAAACTCTAGTCAACGAGTTGATGGCAACATCTTACAAGGTGAGGCATTCTTATATCCAAGTAGTTCTGGTGGTACATTCCACATCGGTAATCACTCTAATATAAATTTCTATACCGATCCAGATGCTGGATATACAGGCACTCCTACATTGGTATTGAACTATGACCAAGGTGCTGCTATATTAGATGCTGATTGGATCCCAAATAAAGATAACACATATAACCTAGGTAATTCAACCAGCACATGGCAGGCATTGTATCTAAACTCTACATCAACTGTGGCATTTGGCACCAACCAATTAGCACTTGATAATTCAGGCAATGTTCTAGTTAACAGTACACCAATCTTAGGCAGTATCGAAATAACCGGCGCAACAATAACATCAAAAGATACCTACGGTCCTTTAATTTTATTAGGCAATGGTGTTACTAGAAATGCTTCTATCCAATTTACTCCAGAATCTACTGAGATTGATGTATATGGTAGTTTTATGTCTGGACCTCCAAACACTTATGATTTAGGTGGACCTTTCAATCATTGGCGCGGTGTATGGGTAGGCACCGACGGTATACAATTCCTTGATGGCAGCTCATTAACATCAGCTAACAGTGTAGGAGCTCAGGTTGTAGTTAACTCTACAGGTACAGTGGCCAATACAGGTACATTATGGTATAGTACAATTGATGGTAGACTATACGTTGGGTATGACGGTACATTTGTTGATACAAATCCTTCTCCTGTACTTGACCTATCAACTGTTACACAAAATATTATTCCAGGCGTAGATTTAACCTATGATTTAGGTAGTCCAACTAACCAATGGCGTAGCCTATATGTAGGCACATCAACTATCTATTTTGGAGGAGTTCCTCTTACAGTTGACACCTTAACAAATACACTGTTATTAAATGGCTCGCAAATAACAGGTGGTTCTGCAACAACCTCAACTTTGGTCAATGGTGGTCCTAGTGTCACAGTAGACAGTAATGGGGTCCTTTCAACACCAAATAATGTAATATCTAGCGGTACAGTATTTGCTACCGGATTAAACACTACTGGACAAATTGTTATACCTAATAATGGGGTTGCTGGCGGACTTGTTTCGCAAAATGGTCAAGGAAACATTTATTTCAATACTGACAACAGTCTTAATTTCATTGTCGATGGAACTTATCAACATATATTCAATGCCGACGGCACTATAATATTTGGCGGTGGATACATATTCCCTAATACTCAAGGAACTCAAGGTCAAATTTTAGTATACGATCCATCTGGTTCTGGAGATTATACTCTGCGTTGGCAAAATCCACCAACTGCGGTTTCATCACTGACCAACGATATCGGATACATCACAGCCAATTACCCAGGTACTTTTGAATCAACCGGCCTACAGGTAAATGGTAACGCACACGTTACAGGTAATTTACAAGTAGATGGAGTGTTTACTTTCACTGGCACAGCCACAGTTATCAGCGTAAGTTCTGCTACATTCTTTGGTAATGCCAACGGTTTTGGTGCGTTCTACGCAGGGGTAGTTGGTTATACTCCACTACCTTATACAGTAGCACAGTTTACAGCCAACTACGGCGACTACAGCCAGATTAACTTCCAAAACTTAAACAATAGTGCCACAGCGTCAACTGATTGGGTGGCCACAGCAGACAATGGCAGTGACTCTACTAACTTTATCGACCTAGGTATCGCAGGCAGTAATTGGAACGGCACACAGGCCAACAGTCTTGGCACAGCCTTAGGTGCTAATGATGCTTATCTATATGCTCAAGGTGGTACAGGTGGCGGTAACCTAGTATTAGGTACAACCAGCATAGGCAAGGCAGTTAAGATCTTAGCAGGGCAATCAGGTGCCGCAGGAGTTGTGGCACAGTTTAATGCTAATGGGTTGACACTAAGCACAGGAACAGGCATTACATTCCCTGACGGTACACAACAAACTAGTGCTGTTAGTTCTACAGGTACAGTGGTACTGAGCACACTTAATGTTACTAATCTAAGTGCAACTAACATTACAATCAATGGACAAACTGTTACAGCTGGAATCAGTACTGCCACAGTTAATGCTTTAATCGCAAATAGTCTAACAAACTATGCAACACAAAGTTATGTAACAGGTCAAGGATACTTAACGTCAAGCACAGTTAATCAATATGTAACCAGTGGAATTAGTACAGCTTCTGTTAATGCATTAATTGCAAATAGTTTAACCAACTATGTTAAGATAGGTACAACTGCTAATTTTATAGGCACAGGTACAGCAAGTTCAACTAATACAGGTATCTTACAGGTACAAGGCGGCGCTGGTATTAGCGGCAATCTATATGCTAATACAATTTACAGTGGTGATGGATATTTCAGAGGACCAGCAGGATACGGAAATATATCTCTTGCTTCGGGCGGCAGTGTTTATCTAAGTGAAGTTGTTATAAACGGCACTGGATTAATTAAAGGTCCAGGTGGAAGTACACACATCGCATTGCTTTCAGGTACAGGTGGTAGTGTTAAGTTTTATAATACTGCTAGTATTGCAGGTACAACATCTGCTACTTCAACTACAACTGGTGCTTTAGTAGTAAGTGGAGGAATTGGTGTAGGCGGCGATGTTTATGTTGGCGGCACCGTTACAGCTAACAAGTTTGTCGGTGATGGTTCAAGCCTAACTAATGTTACAGTAACACAACAGGCTAACATTGTTGGTGTACAGCCTAATGTAACTTTAGTAGCAGGCAGTTACAGTTATGTGTTTGATAACACCAGTAACTTTACAATGCCTACTAATGGTGATATCATAGTACCAGGCGCCAGTGGTAATATTAATGTAGGTAATACTGTATCTGCCGCCCAGACTGGTACTTCAGGTGGCTATGCTTTCATAGCAGGACCCGGCGCCACAAGTCAAGTAGCGTTGGGATTACAAGGTACAACTGGCACAGCGGCCAACATGGCCATTCGTGATAACTCTACTGTAGCAAGTAGCATCTATTACGATGTAAGTATCGGTGGTGCAAGTCACGGTATGCATCAGTTTAGAGGAACAAGCGGTTATACACAGTATGCTCAAATTGATCGTTATGGCATTAACTTGCCAACTCGTCCTGCGTTCCGTGTATATGGTGCAGGCACAACAAATAATTTGTCAACAACAGTTAACACTAATGGAATATTAAACGGCAATAACTACGCAGTTGATTATCAACAGAGTACAGCATTGAATACATCAACAGGCGTGTTTACGGCTCCAGTCGCAGGTTTATACAGCATCCATCTTAACGCCCGTGTTTACAACAATACTGCACCGTTAGCACAGGTCATTGTCATAAAGAACTACAATACTAGTACTAGCGCAAATATGGTCATGTGGGAATCAGGGGCTAATCCTTCAATCAACCATTTTGGTGTCAGCACCATAGCCAAACTAGCAGTAGGCGACACGCTAGTAGCCAAGGTAACAGTAGGATCAATCAACTTTGATGCCAACGACAGTTGGGCAGTGGCCTACATAGGATAAACGATGATCATCCAAGGTGTGACTATTAAAAATACTACTGTGGCTGATCCCTACATCACCACCAGTAATCTTGCCATATGGCTTGATGCCAATAACTCATCAAGTTATCCCGGTACGGGCACGGCTATTACAGACTTATCAGGCAATAGTCGTACTCATACACTTAGCAACAGTAATCTCTATACTACACTTGGTGGAGTGAAATGTTTCAACTGCTCGTCTGTAGGGCAGGTCATCCTGGCTATGTCCCAATCCACTATACCGATAGCCACAAACTTTACCTATATTACATGGACTAGAGTGCGAGCCAGTACCTCAGGGTTTAGAACCCTGTTCAGATCCGGCGGCACAGGCGGACATGCTATCATTATCAACAACGGAACTAACACCCTAGGCATGTGGGATAATCTTCCTGACAACACTGGATTTAACAGTTCAGGCTACGATATGTCGGCTTATAATGATGTTTGGGCTCAATGGGCCGTAGTAGGTGATGCTTCAGGGCAAACATTCTACATCAACGGACAACAGGTAGGATCCTCAACAGCTAAATCAGTTGCTGGCCAATATCACTATGCCTGGGGCAATATTCAATCAGCTAACGACCAGCCCTGGGGCTATGTAGCCAACATGTGTTTATACAATACCAAACTTACCCAGGTACAGATACAACAGAACTACGGATACTATAAAACGCAGTTCGGAGTTTAACAAATTTACAATAAATATGACAAACAGGATCAAATAAGATGGCAATATTAAACTTTCCAAACACTAGACAAGATGGTAGCCCGTTACAGGCAAATGATCAGTATACAGGCGATAATGGAGTTACTTATATCTATGACGGAGCCAAGTGGATAGGACATGCTGTCGCACA